GAGAATGGAAGCTCCATTTAAAGGTAAATGTGCTATGATTTTTTTATATCTACCTTTATTAGGATTTACCGAATCTAAAGGATAATTGCCAACTTTATTTTTGTTAATCTTAATATGCCAATCACCTTCCGTAATCTTACTATCATCGACAACAAGTAGATAGTTGTCTGTTTTAATTATGTTGTGTCTCATAGTCTATTAATTTTTTGTAGTCCTGACAGGATTCGAACCTGTATTTGTATATGTTTGTGACCTCGACTGCCGCTGTATCCTCAAACTAAATCACCTGCCGATGTGCGTCTACCAATTCCGCCACAGGACTAATTTTTTACAAAAATAGACACACCAATTGACATTTCCAAACAATAATCAAAAAATATTTTGGTTATAGATGTTTTTGTTATTTTAAAATATTTATATTTAAATAAAAATACAAAAAAAACACAATGAAAAAGATAGTAAAACTTACAGAAACAGATTTAACTAGATTGGTTAAAAGAGTAATCAATGAAGAGTATTGGAAGGATTATAATGAGGAATTAGAAGAACTAGAATCTAATTTGGATATGATTCAGGAAAGACTTGAGGGACTAACTCAAATTATTGATAATGATGATAATTTAGACGATGATGAAAAGGATAATTTACAAGATTATGTTGATGAATTATATATTAGGTGTAAACCAAAGAAAAGACGATAAAAAATAAACCCCATCTAAATCAGGTGGGGTTTTTTATTAGAACTTATGACTAACACCCAATGTTAAAGTCACACCAGGATTAACACTATTGAATACTTGTTTCTCAGCTTTATAGGAGTGATAAAAACTCTCAACTCTATCATTAAGAATATTTTGAACTCTAAAATCAATTGATGTATTCTTAATCTTTTGACTTACAGAAAGATTCAATGAATGGAATGATTCATCATAAACATCAGGAGATAATCCAGTTCCAACAATGGATAATGTTTGTCCTTTAACATTATAAAACAACCCAACATTCAACCCAATTTTATCGTTCTTATAAGATAATCCAGTATTGATTACAAATGGTGATTGTCCTGCCATAACTCTTGTATTGTCTATGTTTTCATTTAACCTTTCATATTGTTTTCTTGCTTGATATTCTGTCTCTGTCATCGTTATTTGTGACTTAACGAGTGTGACATTGGTATTGAAATAAAAGTTCTTTAGAAACGATTTTCTTAACTCAAATTCCAATCCATACACATCACCATTACCAACATTCCTTGGTTGATATTCAGTTGATGTTTGTTGTTCAGGTATTCTAACAAGTTCAATTGGATTATTGAAATGTTTATAAAACCCAGATATTGAATATAAATCATTTTTATTGGATAACTCCCATCTTAAATCCAAGTTATCAATATTTGTTGATTTCAAATTTCCATCCCAAGTTCCATTATATGTGAATAAACCACCATTGAATATTCTATTTGTGATTGGGTCTAATATCTGAGCATAAGATAATTCCTTGAATGATGGTCTCGCAATCGTTCTTGAATATGATGTTCTTAGATTTTGTTTTGGTGTTATTGAATATATGATATTTGTTGATGGGAATAGATTTATCGTTTCCATAACTTTATCATTAACCAAATTGTTTCCATTCACATCACCATTGGCATATCTTATATCTCTTCCTGTATGTCTTTGAATAAAGTATTCAGTTCTTAACCCCAAATTAATCTTTAACTTGTTTTTGATATTATAATCACCTGAAACATATACACCAAGATTATTAACATTTGATGAATATTGATTTGGATTTGGATTCACATTACCAGATTGAATATAAGTTCCATTGACATCAGATGGATATAAGTTATCACTATTCATAACAAGATTGGGGTCTGGTGATGCCCAAGATTGTGGTTTTGAAAACATCAATTCAAATAACTTGATTTCATAGTTTCTCAATTTATATACGTGAGATAAACCAAAGTTCAATTTGAAGTTTTCATATTCTTTATTTATATCAATCTTTGATTGGTTATTAAATTCACCCAAGTTTCTCCATATCCTTGATGGATTTCCCGCTTCACCTGATGAGAATGAATATGAACCATCATAACTAAATGGTGTCTTTCTAATGTCAGGGTCAATTGATGATGAATAAGTTGGGGATAATTTCCAATCAATATTCCAATTGTTTATCTTGTGTTTTCCACTTAATAGTAAATTGGTTAATCCTCTTTGATTGTATTCAAGATTATATGATGTTGCATCATAACCTGATTGTCCAACAGCTGATGAATTGTTTGATATGTTGAACTTACCAGCTCTACTTTCACCACTCTGTAAATGAATTAGATTTAATTTGTATTTACTCTTACCTTTAACAAAATTGAATCCAACTAAACCTCCCAATAGATTATTAATTTCAGTTAATTGTCCTGATTGTTTTGTTGCATAAATCAAATCATATTGTGAGTTATCAGTTACCCTTTGGTATTCACCATACTTTACATTAGTATAAAATCTATAATCTGTTTTTTGATTTAATGATACAATATAACCAAACTTTTTATTTGTTCTTCCATAAGAAAATCCACCGCCAAAATCCAAGAATGGCATACCATTAACACCACCCAATTCAGGATTCAAACTTCTTAAAGTATTAATAATATTCTGTTGATGTTGTGCTGAACTTATACTTGATGGTTTGTTATATGGGGTTGGGATATAACTACTTCTTAGTTCATTTGGTAATCTTCTTATTCCACCATCAAATCCTAATATGTCAGTCATACTTCCTTTCTCACTAAAGAAATTATTATTGAAGTGGGTTTGATTATTAAATCCTGTGGTTATTGAAAATGAACCTTGTGGTGTTTCAGGTATATCTTTTGTTTCAATATTTATTAATCCACCTGTAAAATCTGCTGGTAATTCAGCTGAGAAACTTTTTGATACGACAATATTATTTAATAAATTGGTGGGGAATATATCCATTTGAAGTGAGTTTCTGTCGGGGTCTAACCCAGGTATTTCAACACCATTCATTATTGTCTTTGAGTATCTATCACCCAATCCTCTAACATAAACATATTTTCCATTATCTATTGATACACCAGTGACTCGTTTACTTGCTTCAACGGCATTACCATCACCAGTTGATTTCATTTTCTCAGAACTAATACCATCAACCATTGTGACTGATTTCATTTTCATATCAATCAGACCAATTTCATTTTTAACAATTCTGTCTGCGGTAATAACAACTTCACCAGTTTCTAATACATCTTCTTTAAGAATAATATCAGGGATGGTTGTTAATTCACCAACCAATACAATATTTTCTTGGATTTCTTTTTTATATGAGACATATGAGAACTCTAATGTAACAGTGTCTTTGTCTGAGTCTATTGTGAATATACCTTCAATGTCTGTTGTTGTACCAACTGAAGTTTCTTTGATTATAACTGTAACACCAATTAGAGGTTCTTTTGTATTTTCATCAACAACTTTACCAATGATTGTAAATTGTGAAAAGGATTTAAATGATAATAGGAGTAATAGGACTAGAAAGATATTTTTCATACTTATGGTTTTGACAAATCATAAATAGGAAAAATAGTTGATATAGTAAATTCTTTTGTATTAACTTATTGTTAAGTTATTAAAATGCCATCACATCAAAATGGACTAATTCTCCATTTATTTGTCCAATGTTTTCTCCGTGTAAATCTTTTGTTGATATATTGTTTTCTTCCAACTTCAATAATAACTCTCTGTATTTTTCAATATAGTCTATTAGTTCATCAAATGTTATACTTACACTTGGAGTTGGTTTTTCTCTTTTTGGTATGTAATAATTGTCTTCATCGTCATCATCAAACTCCTCATCTTCCTCATCATCTTCGTCATTACTATAATAACCACTGATACCAATTGGTGGGAGTTCATCTTCAGGTTCAGGACTTTCCAATCTATCAACCAAATTATCCAAAAACTCATCATCATAATCATCCCAAAAATCAGAATCAGAATAGTTTGCACCCATATAAAACATCGTTGTGTAAATATCTTTTTCTGTTTTTGGAATTGGGTTGGCTTTATCCATTAAAATACCATAAATGTTATATTTGGGATAAAATTCGTATCCATAATAATTAACAATACCTGGTATTTCTTTCCCTACTATTTTTTCAATCCCTTTGATTTCATCTTGGTCTTGGGTTAGTTTCAATATCTTATTGTTATCAACTAAAAAGGCCATTCCATAATAACCTCTTCCAGCATATTTGATTTTTTTAATACCAAACTTATCAACCAAATCATTAACAATATCGTTAATACTATTTCCTGATAATCCTGTTTTGATTTTGGTAATACCTCTTTCAGTACCTGAAATAACATCTTTTCTCCAGTCTTTTTTTAATTTCTTAACGTTTTTAATATCACCATAATCATCAAATTGTTCACTTACGAACTCATTCAAGATTTTTCTTATAATGTTTTTATTTACCATATTTTTCTTTGTGTGCTTTCAATATTGTTTGTATGACTTCTTCTTGGTCTTTTGATTTCATATTGTGAATTGGTTTATTTTCTTCAAACCAAGTTCTTACCACCTCTTCAAATGGGAGTCTCTTTAATTTTGCAAGTCTTTTGAATCCTTGTATTTGTGCTGGAATTTCGTGAGCTTGTTGATAATATTTCTTTGAAATTTTAGGACTTTTCTTGTTTAAATTAAATTCATCGTAGTATTGTTGTAATCCGTGTTCCAATTCGTGAGCAATAATTATATTTAATTCACCAATGATATCATACATTTGTTTCTTCAAGTTATCAGGATTAACTTTAAGGATTATTTCAACAACATCATCATCAGTTGAATAAGCTCCATTAAGAAGAAATCTGTCCAAATTATCATCGTAGATAATTTTAAATTCTATTGTAAATTCGACCTCATAATCATCGAATCGATAAGAATCCATTTCTTCTTCAGAAGAAATATCTTCAGGTAAATAAAATTCACCTTCTTCTTTTCTTTTAATTATGTCCGTTAAATCTCTAACTACTTTTCTAACAACATTCCTTTCAATTCTTGACTCATTGATAATTGAACGAAGTTGACTTTCACTAATTATTATTTTCATATAAATAACTCACCTTTTACTCCAAATTTATTTTTAATTTCATCTTCACTCATTCCACTATCTTTTAATTCTTTTCCAAGGGGTGTATTAGTTAACATCAAATCACCACCAACTGAAATTAAATTAGGTAATGATTCAATGTCTGTATTATCCAAACCTAAATCATATTCAACTTCTTTTAATTTAGGTAGGGAGGTGATTTTTGAATGAGCATAATATAAATCCCCAACTGACATTAAATTAGGTAGTGAGGTAATTTTACAACGATTTGTAATATATAATTGTTTATTAGTACTAACCAAATCATCCAAATCACTATTTAATCTGAAAAAATTTATTGTTTTCAAATTTGGTAAATTGAATATTAAGTCAATTGTCGTTTTAGATAAGTTAATATCCACATCTAAATTAGTCTTTTTTATTATTTTTTTCAAATTTATTACTGATGGTTTATATTTAAAAAGTTTGAATAATTCTTCATAATGTCCCAATATTGTACTCTGTTTTATCTTTAAACCTTTTGCAATCTGGAATGCAATATCAATATTTGTTTCATCAAATGTTTCAATTAATTCCATAATCTGTCCGAGATATTCCTCGTTTTCCAATATTAGTTTATACTGACTTTCTGTTATTATTATTTTCATATAAATAACGTACCTTTAACTCCAAATTTATTTTTTATTTCATCTTTACTCATTCCACTATCTTTTAATTCTTTTCCAAGTGGGGTTTTTTCTAAACCTAAAGTACGCCCAACTGAAATTAAATTAGGTAATGATTCAATTTTTGTACCCTCTAACTCAAGAGTACCAACTTCTTTTAATTTAGGTAATGAGGTTATTTTACAGTTAGATGAAAAAAATAATTGTTTATTTGTACTTACTAACTCATCCAAATCACCATCATTTAATGTGTAAAATGTAATTATTTGTAATTTTGGTAATTTGAATATTAAGTCAATTGTTTTTTTGGATAAACTAATCTTAACATCTAAAATAGTCTTTTTTGTTATTTTTTTTAAATTTCCTATTCTTGGTTTATAATTAAAAACTTCAAATAACTCTTTGTAATGTTCCAATATTGTGCTCGGTTTTATCTTCAAACCTTTTGCAATCTGGAATGCAATATCAATATTTGTTTCATCAAATGTTTCAATTAATTCCATAATCTGTCCGAGATATTCCTCATTCTCCAATATTAGTTTATACTGACTTTCTGTTATTATTATTTTCATTTTATATTTCGTTTAATCTATCTGTTAAATATTGATTATATATATGTCTATCTATATCAGGATACCAATTGTCATTGAAACTAGGTTTTGGAAAATCAATACTTCCTTCACTTAATAATTCATTAAATACACAACTAGGATTATCATAACAATTCTCATAGTATTCATCAAGAGTGTCCTCATCAATATTATTAGTATAATCTTTCAAATCAATTTGTATCTTAATTGTCTCATCACTGAATTCAAATACACTACCATATTCTTCTAAAGCTGATTTTAAGGTGTCTCTTAAATAATCAACATATTCATTACCAGCAATATCGTTTTCTGTTGAACTCAAAGCGTTACGGATATCGTCATTATTATCATATTGTTCTATTTTTTCCTCCAAAGATATATCTTCATCAACTTCATCACCACTTTTACTAATCCATTCGTTAATGATTGACTCAATTAATTTTTCATTTTCAGGGTTTACATAGTAATCAAGTGCTGATTTCCAATCACTTCCCCAATCCATATGCCAAACATCATCCCAAATTGAATCGGACATTATTTGTTCATACCAACTTTCTCTTTTAACCATCTCTTTACCCTCACTATTTTTATATCTACGAGTTGAATAAGTATCACCCTGTAAATATGTTCCAAGCTCATTTGCTGATAGTTCCAAAACAAATTTTGTTTGGGTAGGTTCAAAATCAATAATACCCATCTTACCCAACTTTCTTTTTAAACCTCTTGTATTAAATAATTTAGGTCTATCGTTATATATTTTTCTAATTGTTACATCAGGTAAATCAGATAACTTGAAATCTTGGTCAGCACCATATTCAGTTCCAAAACCTTGGATTAAATAATCCTCTTCTTCTCCTCCACCACCTAAAGTATAGAATAAAGGTTCGATATATTGATGATATTCTTCTTTTGGTTTTGAGTTCTTAGGACCTTTTAATTGATATAATATCCCATTACTTCCAATTGCAGCAGTTAAATGACTTCTATTTAACTTATATTTTCCTCCTGGTAAAACTCTATCACTTCTTAATGAATATAGATAACCATAAGAACTTCTTCCACAATGTCCCATTCTCTCACATTCTTCAGGTGAGTTTTTAACATTTAGGTCAGCCCAATAATATCCTTCACCATCTTCATTTCTAAAATCAATTAGGATTGGAGCATTTTCAATATAATTTATCTTACCTTGACCAACATTTAGTTGGTCGTGCCATTGAGTTGATAGTGAAGCAATTTGTACTATTGATAAATCATCCAAACTACTTTTGTTACCATTTAATCCTACTCGGATATAATCCATTATTCCAGGTAATACTCTTCTGAGTGTAGATGTGGTCATTGAATTTATACGATGCTGTGCCCATTTTAACATATCTTTATGTGCAACACCAGGGTTTGACTTAGTTTTATTATCTTCATAATAATATTTTAGATATTTGTTAGCCAACCATATTGCTAATTTTCCACAAACTTCATCGAATACTTCAGCTATATTTGGACTTAATCCCAACTTATCCATTAGGATTTCTTTTTTGGATTCATTCAACAATCCAAAATTATCATTATATTCCTTTAATAAATTTAGGATTTTTTTATGGTAATATTTTTCTTTTAATTTCATAAATGGTATCTTTCAATATAATTTAAGCTGTCATTTAGTTGTTCATTGAAGTAATCATTGTCAATATCAACTTCATCTATATCAGGTCTTCCCCAATAAGGTTTTGATATAATGTCTCTACCAACTAACTCTTTAAATACATCGGAGGTAGAAAAGTCACCATAATCTTCTTCTATTCTATCATATACTTCAATAACTTCTGGGTCATCAATATCAACAAGTTCTCCAATATCACCTTCAATATCAATACTAATATCAACTCCATAATCATTCCAAATAACTGAACCATAACCTTCAAGTGTAGTTAATAAAGATTCTTTTAATTTTCCAATTGCCGAATCAGCTATACTATCACGATAACAATTGTGATAAACTTCGTAAATATAATTAATAATTAAATTTCTGGTATCAATTTCTCTTATTAAATTAGCCAGTCTTGATATTTGTAAACTCCATTCTGTAATCTTTTCAACTTCTTCCAATTGTTTTAATTGTTCTTCAGTTGGTTTCATCATTTTTAATAATCTTATCATATGTGACCTTAATCCACCATAAACATTTTCTTTTAAAACTTTTTCTAATGATGGTTCTTTATAACTAGGTAATGAATATTCTTCACTAATCCATTCATATAATTCATCAAATTTGTTGCGGTCTAAAAGAGCTTGTGATAAGTATGTTTTATTCACCACATGCCTTGAACTATAAGGATTACTACTTTGGTTTTTTGTGGTGTAAATTACTTCATCATTATCAATATAATAATGTATAGAATCAAACTCTATTTCCACATAAAAATCTGTTGGTAATGGTTCAACTTCTATTTCAATTCCCAATTCAGCCATTTTACTTTTTAACCCTCTTGATTTGAATATTTCAGGTCTAATTTCATACAAATCTTTGAGTGTTTGTATTGGTAAATCTTCTAATTTGAAATCTTGTTGTGAAGCATATTCAGTTCCAAATCCTTTGATGAAATAATCATCATCTTCATCTTGTAAATCAAATAAAGGTAAAATGAATTTATGATATTCTTCTTTTGGTTTTGAGTTCTTAGGACCTTTTAATTGGTATATTATCCCATCATTACTTATTGATGCTGTTAAATGACTATCATTAACCTTATACTTTCCATCTGGTGTAAATCTATAGCTCCTTAATGAATATAATGACCCAGAAGAACTTCTTCCACAATGTCCCATCCTTTCACACTCTTCAGTGGAATTATTCGTTTGTAGGTCAGCCCAATAATACCCTGTACCATTTTCATTCCTAAAATCAATTAGGATTGGATTGTTTTCAATATAATTTATTTTACTATCACCAACATTCAAACTATCGTGCCATTCTTTGGATTTGTTATAAATTTCCGAATAATTCAAATTATCCAAAGATGACTTATTTCCATTTAATCCAACAACAATGTAATCTTTGATTGATGAAAATTGAGTTATCCAATAATTGGTTCTAAAAAACAATCCTTTTAATGCTTCTTGAGGTGTACGATAATCATTTGGAAAATTTTTGGAATAATATTCACCTATTTTTTTAGCCATCCATACTGATAAAGGACCGAACTTATCATCAAGTATTTTTGCATTTTCTTCCGACATTCCAATCTTATCTATCAATACTTTAAGTTTGGATTCAGTAAGAATATCACTATGTTTGGAGTTATACTCTTTTAATAATTGTATTATTTTCTTTTGATTAATTAATGACATAATATTTTTTCTATAAACTATAAATATTAAAGATTCTGTCTTTATACCTATTAACCCACAAAAATAAAACCCCACTTTTTATGGTGGGGATTTTTTTTATTTTAAGTATTTTAGTTTATATATTGTTTGATTCAAAAGTGTACAGACATTATCAATTTCATTCTGTAACCAACTATCTTTACAACAATCCCTAAGTTTGGTTACTTTATCACAAACATTATGAAAGAAAGATACAGTTGATTCATTACCTTTATATTCAACTAAAGGATAGTTTTTATAACCTTTAACAATACCATATTTACCTTGATACGATTCTGTAATACTATCTATGAGACCAACAATTCCATCATAATAACCTTCTAATGCCTTATGTTCGGCAAATGATTCAGTTTGAAGGTGAAATGTGTGTGCTTGAGTTCTTGAATGAAATAACAATGATATCATTTCAACAAAATCACCTTTATCTGATTCTTGTTCTAGGATTAAACCTCTTTTCTTAGCTTCTTCCATTACTGTTTTTTTAATTTTATCTTCCATATTTTTTTATTTATAAATATAACAATAAAATGAAAAAAGGAGACAATTACGTCTCCTTTTATAGGACCGATAGAATCGGACTCCACCACCTCATTTTTCTAAATAAGGAAACTACTTCTTATGGCAAGAACTATCTTTTTCAACCTTGTGACAGGTTTTCTCAACTTTAGCGCAACAAGCTTTCTTTGCTGGACAACAAGCTACCATAAGAACTACAAACATACCAAATAAAAACAATTTCATATCCAAGTAATTTAAAGTTTATTTTGTGACTAGAGCTTCAATCTTTGATTTGACAATCTCTGTCATATCATAAGTATTTACATTGGTTGTAATTATTGAATCAACAAGTTTATCATAAGGAATATGTACCAAAAAGTCAACTCCATTGAAAAATGTTAACGCATTTTTAAGTTCCAAAGAACCTTGAATCATTTTAAGAAACAACTTGAATTGAACATCGTTAATGAAATTCTCGTTAAGGATTGTTCCAAATTTTTCATTAACAATCTTGATGTTATACATTGTCGTGTTCATTTGTCTGAGTTATTTTATTGTAATTAAAATTACTTGCGAATTCCATTGCATCTTCTAAATTATTCCAACACATTTCAGTCCATAAAGAGTTCCAATAAACATCATCTTTTTTTCTGTGAGCTAAAATATACCAAGATAAATTGTGTCTTTCAATTTGTATGTGAAAATTGTTTTTTCTACAATTCCAACTCAATGTACGATTTTCAACTTTTTGAATGAATGTGGTTTTGTTTACTACCTTCTTAGTTACCATTTTGATTTATTTTGAAGTTCTCTTTGAATATCTCTTTCTTTAATCAAATTTCTTTTATCGTGAAGTTTGTTCCCTTGTGCCAAGACTATTTCAACTTTAACCAGTCCCCTATCATTAACATAAATTTTGGTTGGGACAATTGTTAAACCATTAATAAGTTTTGATTTCAATTTATTAAGCTCAGATTTCTTTAATAACAACTTTCTTTCCCTTTTTGGTTCTCCATTTGGTAAAGATATTGAAATATTTTTAACAAACAATTCTTGGTCTTTAAAATAACAATAAGTGTCAGTTAAATTCGCATTTCCATTACGGATGGATTTAACTTCCATTCCTGTCAATACAATTCCAGCTTGATAAGTTTCAAGGAATGTATATTCAAATTTGGTTTTTCTATTTTCAATATTCATCTTCGTCTTCATCATCATATTCTAATTCCCAATTTGCTTCATTAACTTTGTTTTTGACATATTCCTCCAATTCTTTGGCGACTTCCAAGTATTTTTTTCTTAACTCGTGGAATTTTTCATCCTCTATTTCTTTGAACGAGGAGTAGTGTTTGAAACAATAGTGGAATCCTTCTTGATTCATTCTATAATGAACATTATTCCAGTTTTCAGCTTCTTCTGCTTTCATAATAATTTTATTTTTTAATTCTTAGTTAAATTGGTTTTTATCCAACACCCTATGAATTTAGCTTGTTCAAGTAATTGTTTTTCAAATTCTTTCGCATCTTCATTTTTAATGAAAACCTTTGCTTGTCTTCGTGTATCATCTGACCATCCCGTTTTTACATACCAAGTTACAGTCCAACTTTCAACTTCTGTAACTATTTGTATTTTCTCTTTAGGGAGAAACAATTTTAATAAGTTCATATTTTATTTTTTTAAATTATTTTACCAATTGATAATTTTCATCGTTAATTAATTTCAATACTTTCTTCTCAACAGTGGTGTTCAATGCTGGTTTTCTTGCCATCTCAGTCAAACCTTTAGAAAAGATGACCTGATACTTCAATGTGTTTTTGTTGTAGTATCTAATGACATAGATATATTCACCATTGTTATTAACTAATAAACCATTGCTTTTACCTAATAAAATCTGTCCCAATGTTTTTTCAGTAGTCATATGATTGTGTTTTTTATTAAGTGATTCAATACTATTATAACCAATCAAACAACCATAAAGTTCCAAGTTTGATTATTTTTTTTTAGTGTTTATCAATTCCACCACATAGTCAAAAGTGTGTATATATTTATGTTATAAGTAATAAAAATTACTCAAAATACCCTTGTCCAGAAAACAAAATTTTTTCACCATCATTACGTTTATAAACAATTTCTCCTGAAATAACATCATTAAGGATGATTGTAACAATTTCATCAAAAATTTCGTTTCCGTAATCAAAAACCCTAACCATATCACCTCTTTTCAAATTAATATTTTCCATAATCGTAATTTTTACATACTTATAACAGCAAATATGTGTAAGTTTTATTGTTGTGAACACAAAAATAAGAAAAGATTTTTAATAAAAAGAAAACTCCAATAATTTTTTATTTACTTGAACAGGTAGGTCCCAAACCTCTTTCAATACTTTGACCATCAGTCAATACTCTCCCACAACGTAAACAACTACCAGTATGGGAAATTTCAACATTTTCATTCAATAAGTCAAATTTTCCCTCTTCAACTTTGGATAAAACCCAAGCAATCGCTGTGGCAGTAGGAATGTTAACCACATTTCCTTTATTGTATATTTTACCACTGAAATAAGTTCCAATGCGTTTGAAATTCATATATTCCATCTCCACACTAATGTGAGTGTACCACTTACCATTGAAAAGGGATTTTGTGATTGTGTAAGTGTACTCCTTACCAGTTTTGAGTGATTTAATCACAAAAGAAGCACCATTATTGTTTTTCTCAGCTTTGATAACCGAAGTAAGACTTGTTGATGGAATTACGTGTTTCATATTTGATATTATTTGTGATGTTAATAATAGTATAACCAATCAAACAACCATAAAGTTCCAACCAAATAAAAAAACTCCAATAATTTTTTACAATTATCGGAGTTCTATATATTGACCAACATAAGAAAGGGAAGTTGGGGATTTGTGAAATATAAATATATCAAATTTTCAAAAAATCTTATTTATTATAAAAAAAAGTTGATTTTCTACCTTTTTAGGTAAAGTTTTTTTGGTATACCAACCACATTCATCGTGTTCACTACCATCAATTGCTTCATCCAAATCAATATTTATCTTTTTATCAATCTCATATAAGAACAAATAGAATTTCATTTTTGACCCACCATTCAATGTTGCCACATAATCCAAGTTATCAACAATCTGATATCCTGTCTCTTCCCTAAACTCCCTTACAGCACCATCTTGAATACTTTCACCTTTCTCCAAATGTCCTCCAGGAACTGACCAAATACCTGGTAAACTCCCTTTTTGACTTCTTTTACATAATAAACAATGATTTTTATATTTTAATAAAATACCTGCACAATTTCCCATAATGAATTATTATTATATTTATATATATGAAGTTAAGTATAAATGACAACATTTTCAAGGTAAAAATTCAAACATCACCTGAAGAAACTCAAGAAGGTATGATGAACAAAACCTTTGACAAAACATTCAATGGAATGTTATTTGTAATGAGAAACCAAGAACATTGTTTTTGGATGAAAAATTGTATTATCCCTTTAGATATAATCTTTATTGATAATGATGTCATAACCAAAATATATCACAATTGTCAACCAATGACTGATGAATCACATAAAAATTATTGTGGTGAAGGAAACTTTATACTTGAAGTAAAAGGTGGAACTTGTAAAAAATTAGGAATAAAAAAGGGGGATAATGTATTATTCCCCCTTTAATCTTAACCTTTCATTACTTTTTTAATAATACCCCTAAAATAGTTTTCGTTTACATTGTCCCCTTTCTCGGCATTAATTCTGTCTTTTAGAATTTGAACAAACTCATCTTTTATTTCTTTAATAAAATCAGTTGTTTTGTAAGGACCAAAACCACCACCTAATGCTGATGTTTGGAAATTAGTAATACATTTGTGTCCGCCACTATTGTTCTTGATTACATCATAAGCAGTTGTATAAATAGAATCTAATACAGCCAATTCAAATTCACTTAATTCAACATAAGGTTTACTCATTGTTTTACTAACAATTTTTTTCCATTCTTCTAATCCTCTTTCATAATCAGGATATTTCTTTGATAAAAAGTTTTCAAACTTTCTTGGTATTTCATTATACCCTTTTATACTATTACCATAAAATGCTACTAGGTCTTTTGCCGTAAATCCAACACTCTCACCAGGTACGAATTTTTTACTAGTCTCAGCAACTTTTTTTAATCTATTTGCAGTAATTTTAATTTGTTCCAATTCACTCTTTCTTCCTTCAAGAATGCCTCTATTTATTTCCCCCAAATCAATTCCTTTTAGTCCTCGTTGTTCCTTAAAAGGATTACAAGAAACTTGTAAAAGTCCAACAGAACCCCAAGTAATAACTTGAAAATCAGCATCAGGATATAATTTAAAACTCACATATCTATCATATGAACCAGGTTTTATCATACTTCCACCACCATCTTTAATAATGATGCCATCTTCATATGATTGTTTACCATAACCTCTCATCTGTTCAATATACTTCTCCCTATTCATCTGTAAATCTTCAACACCTGACCAACCTTCTTCTTTCATAATTTGTTTTATCTTGTTGAGAATACTAATCAATGAAGGCTCACACTCTAAAACTAATCTTTCTAAAAATCCTTTTTTGTTCTTAAATGCTAATAATAATTTGTTGGTAACTAATCCCATCAACATTTTATTTTTTTCTACAGGTAAACCTTTATCAAGATTAAAGATATAATTGTTAACATCATCAATTGAAATTCCCATAACCCTAAAGTTGGCCGAATCCACAGTTGAAATTAATTTAATATCTCCTGATGGAAACAAATCTTTTGGTGATAATATACCTGATATTGTTTCAACATTAGACCTCGCACTTTTGAAACTTGTTGACGTATCACCCTCAACACCTGATTGTGAATCGTGGTGGTCTGTGTGAATCAAAAACATTGGTTTTCCGTGAGCAAAGTCAACCAACACAGGCATAACTCCACCACTTGCTTCGGGTTTCTTTATTGCCCATTCTTGGTCACCATATTGGATGACTTCAGCATCAACTACTTTGATACCATTATCTTCCAAGTATTTTTTCATTCCTAATGCAGATGTAACTCCATCCAGTCAAAGGTCCTGATGAAAGTAGACCTTCGCTTTTTTGTAGCGAAGAGCAAGAGAATTAATATCTCTTATTCCACTTTCAATCAGGACCATTTTGTGTGATTTTTTCATTTATTGTTTTTTTATTAATAAATATTGAGTTTTTTATAATATAAAATGTTGGGTTAATTATTTTTAATTTACATCACCAATAATTTCAAAGCGTCAATTGGGTCAACTGATTTAACCATTGATGATAGAGGTGATGATGTTTGAGGTGGAGTAAATGTTGGTAGTTCAGATTTCATTGGTAATTCACTACCCATAGAACTTAATTGTTGTCCTTGGGGTGTTGATTCAAATTCGGCCATTTTATCAGCTAAGTCAGGAACTTTTTTGATTAATTCTTCTGGTGGTCCAGAAAAATTACCCAAACCTAGTGAATCTAATAATCCTAAATAAAATTTTGTATTATTTGTTAACTTTCTAACAGCTTGTCTACCTAATGGTTTAAATATTAAACCACCTTTACCTGCTTTTACAAATAAATCAACCCATGTCTTTACAGTTTCAACTAAACCTTTACCTAACCAAGGAAACTTACCAACACTTTTTTCTAATACCTCAATTAGTTTTACTCCCCATGATGGTGCCTTTTCAATCATTTTAGCAACAGGACCTCCAAGATTTTTTGCTGCTTCAGCTATCTTAACGGCATCTTTAGCCAAAACAGCTCCTTTAAATAATTCAGCTCCTTTCCCACCAAGTTTTAAAACAGAAACAACTGGTGCTGCAATTAAATCACCAAAAATAGGTAATGCTCCAATCCAAGATAAAATAGCATATAATTTATCACCTTGTCTCCAATAATCAAATCCATTAACCAAATCAATCGCCGAACCAATACCAGGTATTAATCCAGCCCAATCCAAAACAGTGTTATACCATTTAGCTTCGTTTATTGGAATTTTCACATTAGGATTTAATAATTTAAACATTTCAATTATTATCAACTTGTCATCTTTGGATAATCTATCCCATTTTTCATTAAGAATTTTTATTCTTTCTTGTTGATAAATTATGTTGATTTTTGTCCTAAACTCTTTTTCAGTTAAGATTTCCATATTTTTTTATTTATAAATATTAACATAAATAAAAAAAGGGTCTAATTTGACCCTTCTTTCATATTTTTAAAAATATGTGATATCACATCTACAGTCCATCCATTCCCAAGTAATTTAAACCTTTCGGTGTTTGAGACTCCCCTTGTATAATTTAATGGTACTGTTTGTAATAGTTCACAATCTTGTGGTGTATATTTGTATATCTGACCCAATTCATTTTTACAAAAAGATGAAACCTGTCCTTTATACATTGATGCCGTTAAACAAGATGCCTTGTCTCTATATGACTTAACAACATCCTTTCTTGTTCCCCTACCATAGAATGGTAAATCTAAATAGTTTGGATATTTGTCCTTAAAGTCTGGAGTGATAACATCACAAATATTTAATCCCAAATCTTTTGGTTGTGTTATATTTGGAATATTTGTCCAATACAACCTTGGTCTATTTTGTGCTGAAACTAATCTACTATTAATCTTAATTGGTTTCACACCAAGATGTTCAGTGATTACATCTTTCCATTCTTCTCTCATTACAACATTCTCCAATAAAAAATACTTTGGATTTGTTTCTTTTAATAGTCTAACATACTCAAAGAATAATTTACTCCTTGGGTCATCGAAATTCAATTGTTTCCCTACCTTTGAGAATCCTTGGCAAGGTGACCCACCTATAAGAAGGTCGATTGGTGGTAAATCACTTCCTTTAATTTCCGTTATATCCCCCAATTGAATTGTGTTGGGATAATTTTGTTGTGTAACCTTAATTGAACTTTTATCAATCTCGGATGCAAAATACTTATCATATTTTATGCCAATTCTATTTAGGGCAATTTGACCACAACTTAACCCATCAAACAAACTTAATACATTCATTTAAACACTTCTATTTTTGTTTCTGTTTTTATTAATTCACTCCAAGTACCTTTGTAAGTTGTTGCTTTGACTGGTCTATTATCAATCCAATGATATTCTTGACCATCCTTACATCTTGGTTTATCCATTATTAGTCCGTGGAATTTGAATCCTTTCAATCTTAACCAATCTTCCGTAATATGTCTATCTTTTGACTCTCTTGCGGTAAAAAAAGTTATAATGTTTCCTTCATCATACCACTTATTTAATAGTAATCTACTATCTTCAAAGTGTAATGCAAATGGAAATAAATGGGAATCTTCATTGTTAATATCTTCGCATATTGTTCCATCAATATCAATCAAAAAAATCTTATTCATAATTCTATGTTTTTAAATATATGTGTTATTACATCAACTGTCCATCCGTTACCTAACATCTTTCTTGCTTGACTATCACTTACAACATTAGTATATCCATTAGGTATTGTTTGTAGTCTTTCCATTTCAATTCGGTAAAGTTTTCTGTATTTCCAAGTTGAGTCAACAATAAAATCTAAAGGACTTTCAACAGTTACTAAACAATTACCTTTGTTATTTTTATTTGGTGCATACATCTTAAATTCTTTACTCCTTGGAGTTGAATCTCTACCAGTTTCAATTCTTATTTTTCTCCTCATTTCTTTACCCTCCTTAGTTCTAGTTTCATAAAATGAAAATGGTACTTCGTTGGATAAATCTATATTAACTCTTTTTCCATTATTCGCATATAGTGTTACAATACCATCTTCATTAATGGTTATAGGGTTACCATAAGACTTAGTTAATGAATCTATTTTTTCATCAATAGTCATATTACAAGAGTCATCAACAATGATATCTTTTAAAGTAATTCCTTTGTCAATTGGTTGATTAATATTTGGAATGTTTGTCCAATATAATCTTCTTCTGTTTTGGGCTGAAACCAAGGTTGAATTTATTTCAATCGGTTCTAATCCCAAGACATTACTTATTATGGTTTCCCATTTTTTTAACATTTTAACATTCTCCAATAAAAAATATTTTGGTTTAACTTCTTTTAATAGCCTTACATATTCCCAAAACAAATATGATTGTCCTTGAAATTCAAAACCTTCATCTTTTAATTTAAGATACTGTTCTAATGTTAATATTTCAATATCTTCTTTTGTTGACATCCCTTTCATTTTACCAGCAAATGAAAGATTTTGACAGGGTGACCCACCACACATCAATGTAATTGTTGGTAAATCACTTCCATTTATTTGTGTAATATCTCCCAATTGAATCGTGTTAGGATAGTTGTGTTGGGTTACTTTGATACTATGTTTATCTACCTCAGAAGCATAATAATTTTCATATTTAATCCCAACACGATTCAATGCGATTTGTCCACAACTCATCCCATCAAAAAGACTCAGTACGTTCATTTACTTCTGTAGGTTTTCAATTTTTCTATTAAGATACCAAAGAGCTTTTTTAAGGTCTTCAACTTCTTTATTTTTATCTTTTTTACCAGCTCTTCCAACATATTTAACTACATTGAATAGATACGCATCTTTGTCAAGTCCCCAAGCCTCACATACTTTTACGACTTCATATGGGTCTTGTTCTCCCCCATAATGACTGGGGTGGTTAACCATTTCTTTATTTTCCCAAGTTTTCATTAAGGTCTCCATTTTTGATAAGTTGTTTTATTTTGTTCAATATTATCTTCAACATTCTTTTGACTATCAATTAATTTTTCCAAGGTTTCATCAAGTAAACTATTTCCCTTTTCTTTTTCTAAAAGGTAGTGTGATAATTGAATAATTTTTGTTTCTTTCCAACCTTTTCCATCGGTTAGAGTCATTCTTAGTTTAAGGTTTTCCATATGATTATTAGATTTTAGTAAATAAAAAAAGGTTCTAACTTTTGTCAGAACCTTTAAATAAGTTTGTGTTTAGATTAAAACTCTAATAACTGATTTGCTTGTTCCGACCAAGTCCAATTGAATATTGTTTTGTTTGCACCAATACTTCTATTAGTTACATTGGTTGCATATGAACTTGTTCCATTTTTGAACACGTTACTCAATAAGACATTTGTAGGAAGTATAACTTGTAAATTAGAAAAAGTCAAAACTCCGTTAGTTAAATTATCTATAGAACATGTAGAATTTGTTGGATTTGATATTGATAAATCACCTCTTCCACTAATTGATGGGTCTGGAAAATCAAAGAAGAAAATATTTTCAAAACTTCCTCTTGGACAAGCTCTAAAATCACCCAATTCAGCTTCACTACTACCTTTAACTGAACCATTTTTAATTGTATTTGAAGCTAAATAAGTACCTTCAGGACCATCAATTTCTAATGCGTGGTCTGTGGCATTCCCACATATTACAATGAAATTATTTAATGTTCCACCCCAAGATTGGTCAGTATCAATTGCATCATCACCTGAATACCAAACAATAAGATTAGTAACATTTACATTACCACCAAAGAATTCAATACCATCATCTTGGTTTCCAACAATTTCAATATTTTCAACTATTGTTGATGAACCAACACCGCCCAATGTTAAACCATTGATTTCATTTCCATTTCCAATATTTGCACCTCCGTGTCTAATCGAAACATATTTTAATACACCAGAATTGTCATTTGGATTATTACCACCATATAAACCATTTAAATCAGTCGTTGGTATTCCCTCAATTTGAACTTCAGATGCTGAGGCTGATATTGGAGCATAACCTAGAATAATCACACCTCCCCATAAACCTTGTGAAGTTGGGTCTAAATTTGGACTTACGAAGTTACCATTTCTTACTTGTTCCAATGTGATTTCATCCGCAACAGATGTAAAGATGATTGGTAGGTTTGATGTTCCTTCTGCGATTAATTTAGAACCTCTTGATACTAATAAGGCAGTTGCATTTGAACCTGTACCAGCTTGTCCTTTAATAATCGTTCCTGGTTCAATTGTGAGTGTTGCACCATTTGTGATGGTAATTCTTCCAGCCAATTCATAGATGTTGTCGGATGTCCAAGTTGTGTTTGTTGTAATGTTTGATGTGATAATAACATTTGTTGATATACCTTGACAAGTGCCATCAACACAAATTTGTCCATTTGGACATATTGTATCAACACATTTATCTTTTGTTCCACAAGATGTTAAAATTGTTGCTAATACAATGAATAAAAATAAAACTTTTTTCATAAAATAATTTTTTTGGTTTATTAACTGATTATATATAATCTTAGTTTGTTAATAAAACCAAATTTCAATATTACCTTATTGTTAAGTTTTTTGTCTGTAATACATATGACATAACCTTTCTCTTGAATAATGGAATTAAAGTTTCTTCCATTGGTATGTCTTTTTCACAATGAAGATAAAATGCTGGTAGTGTATTATCGGATGAGTGTATATGTTTTAATAAATCATCCCCAAATTTTTCTACAATATTGAACTTATCATAGCCCTTGTACTTTCTGATATTGTACTCCCAAATCTTTATTATTTGACTAGATTTGGTATAGAAATAACCTTTCTTAGAACCAATGTTATCTTCATTATATATCGATACTATTTCTATTGAATCATAAACAACTGTCCATATTGATTTAATAATATCAAAGTAATCTTGGAGTTTGGATAAACTATATTGTAATATAGTTTTGAGTTCGTTTAATTCGGTGACTTTGAGTGGAGGTAAATCTTTTGTTTTTAAATCAATAAAAGTTAACTCATCATCATAACTGGTGAGTTTCTTATCTGTATATAATATTTTATTATTTTTGATGATGTTTTGGACATTAGCAAGATGTAGTGTTATTTCAGTAAACATAGGATAGACTTTCATTTCTTCCAATTGTTTATTCAATTTTTGGAAATAACCTAATAAAACATATTGTTTCTGTTCTGCGTCTATGACTCCATCAAATATCCAATCTGTGTCCATCACAAACTTTAATTTATTTTTTCCCATATCAAAAATATAACTAAAGTTTTTTAAAAAATAAATTAATTTGTTCTTACAACAACAAAATTGTATCTAGTACCATCAGGTCCTGAAATAAAGACATCATCATATGTTCCATCATAACTTGATATTACTCCAATACCATCACTATCAACAATATCTTCAGCAACACCTTTTACATTAACATAACTATGAATACTATCTTCCATATCCATACCTTTTAACCAACGAACTGGATTATCCATAGCTTTTCTAACATAATTACTTACTTTTTCTTCAATCATTTCTTCTGTTGGTTCATCATCAGGTACAATACTATCTAATTCATCTTGAAGTTCATCTATTTGTTGTTCCAAATCATTAATTTCATCTTCCTCTTGTGTATTTTCCAATTGTTCTTTCAAATCACTTATCTGATTCTCCAATTGTTCTTTTCTTTCCTCTTGTTCATCAGTTAGTTCAAAATCTTGTTTTCTAAAATATCCTTCAGGATAATCCCTTATATCCCTTTCATAAAACTCCTCAATATACTCTCTGATAGATTCTTTATCAATATTATCCATTAATAAATAATTAGACAACCCATTTAATCCAATTTCATCTAATAATTGTTCTTGATAGTCAACTGCAGCATCATACATATCGTCATATGTTCCAACCATATATTCTTTACCCCTCAATCCAGTAACCTCAAAACTATATAATGTTCCATAAGGTTTATAATTTGTTGGGATTATATAATATACATCAGCACCTTGTGATTTTAGTTCTTCAATTTCATTAAGTAAATCAATACTCTTATCTTCTAAACTTTCTAATTCTTCTTTGGTTGCTGTGTCTTTTATTGATTTATATCTGTATTGAATATCTTCATATTCCTCCATTTTAGATTTAATTTCAGTAATGGTTTCTTCATCTATTTCATCTAATTTACCCTCTCTAACTAAATGGTTAAATAAAGCATTTGCTGCCAATCCCTCTTCATCAATATCAGGATTATCTAATCCCCAATCATTATCTTCTCTCCTTGATTCAGCTTCTCCCATTTTCTTTAATTCTTCTCTTCTCATTCTCATCGCAGCAATTGGTGTTCCATAGTCATGAACCCATCCTTTAACATAAACACCATCCAATCTTGATATTTTGGTATTACTTATGTTCAAACTACCCATAACTTTTACATTTCCCAATGTTTGAAGTGGAACACCTGATACATCCAAATCACCATCAACAATTGCAACATTACCCAAATTAGTCATAGTGTTATCTGACCCAATTAATTTCAAATTACCTGTAATGTATAATGGTTTACCTTTAAACTTTTTAATACCAGTAACCTTGGGATTATATGATGCGTATTTTAATAAATCCAAATAATCTTGTGGTGATATTTTGTAATATTCTTCATCTTGTTCTTTAAGAACCTTTACCAATTTCTCAAATTGTTTACTATCTATGATAATTTTTTTCATATAATTAAAATATATTTTTATTTACATATAATAAATAGTCCAAGAATACACTATTAAGTTGTTATTTGATATTTATATATATAGATTTTTATGAATTGTGGTATATACAAAATATTAAACAAAACAAATAATAAAGTTTATATCGGAAGTTCAATAAACCTTTCTAACCGACAATATAAACATTTTTGGATGTTAAAAAAAGGTATTCACGATAACATTTATCTACAAAAATCATTTAATAAAAATGGAGATGATAATTTCACATTTGAAATATTGGAGTATTGTGAAGAAAAAGATTTAATTTCAAGAGAAAATCATTATATTAATGAATATAAATCCTACGAAATGGATTTTGGTTACAATTTAGCATTGGTTAGTGATTCTAGAAGAAATGTTTTAACTGAAAAGGTTAAACTTAAATTATCAAAGTACAATCAAGAAAAAAATGGTAACTTCAAAAGTTTTTTTCTTATTAACTTAGAAAATGGGGAACGAAGAATATTTGATAACTTAAAAGATGGTGCTAAATATTTATTAGAAAATGGATTTACAACTGGAAGTGAAAGAAATGTTAGAGCTAAACTTTCAGTTTGTCTAAGAAATAAAATGGTCGATAATGGTAACAAATTAAAGGACACATTAAGAAAAACTTGTTACAAACACGGATTCGGAATCATAAACAATTAAAACACATTACTATGTCGTGCGGATGCAAAAACAAACCACAAAGTCAACCAGCCCCTTCAACTACACCTGCACCTAATACACCAGGTCCAAGACAGGTGACTAATAACAACATTCAAGAATCAATCAAGAAAGTTGTTGAGAAGTACTATAAAAAGAAATAAATCCACTGAAGGGTAGGTACGATTTTGGAGGGGACATTGTATGTCCCTTTTTTATTTGTTACTTAACCATTGTTCAATATCTTTGGTTGAACCTAAAACAATTAAATCTTCAGGATTAACCACAATCAATTCATTCTTTCCACCATCAGGAACAATTACATCATAACCCAATTCTCTAACTTTATCCCCATTGTATTTAAACAAACTCATAACTCCTTCAAATTTAAAGTCATCATAAAAATTAGGGATATTACTAAAATTATAATCGGTTTCAAGGAAATTTAGGTTTTTGGGTATCATAACATAATAGTTATTTGACTTTCCTTGTTTACCCCAAGATGAATGTGAGTATAGATTCAAATCTTTTGTAACAAAAAAACCATCTACACTATTGTATTTCTTTTGTCCCATTTGTTCTGGGGTTTTAATATCAGTTGTTAAAATATCATCACTTGGACTTGAATGTTTTGTAAGATAATAATCTTCATAATAATTGTTCACATAATCCATATAATCCTCTAATGAACCATATTCATTAACTGGTGTTGAATTATACGTGTGTTCTATTGCAATACGTTTTAATTCATCAATATCATTATCTCCTTCAATATTTTCCAATATCATTCGAATCATACTTTTGATTTGTGATTCAGTTAAAATAATTTTTTTCATAATTTTTATAAAAAATTTGTTTACACATAAATAGACAGATTATCCGTATTCCTTTTTTCATTTAACTATTTAATGTATGATTTTTTTTACATATAAATTGAATAAAAAATTATGAAATACATTAACACATTATCAAAAGAGGGATTGGTTAATCTCTTTGCGGATTATATAATAAAAAACATTAACCCAATCCATAAATCACGTTTCCAAGTTATTGATTTTAAATCCTTTTTGGTTGTTTATGGTTCAACATCATCCGATGTTGTTATAGACTTAAATAAACTCAGAGATGAATTCATTGAAGAAAACAAAAAACTATTTGATTTTCTTAATCTAAAAAGTCTCAGTATTATTGACTTAATTGATTATCGAGAGCCAATTAGTCCAAATCAATATTATTTCACATATTATAAAAGTGATAGACCAATATACCACAAAGAAGTCATTAAAGAAGTTAATAGACAAACAAGTGAATATAACAAAGAATTTTTAAATAACATCAATTATACAAACAAACTTGAACTTGAATTCTATTCTCCATTCTTACCTGACAAGTTGAATATCTTTAATTCAACAAACTTTATGTCTGTCTCTTCATCATTCCCTTATGGTTATAGTCTAAATCTTGGTAGGAGAGAGTTTTATTATGGTGAGTATGTCTGTAATCATCTTTTTGATATTTTGGTCACAGATGAGATATTATTCAAATATACAACCGATGTGGTTGAAGATGATTTAAATATTGATATTATTTGCGATTCAATTTATTCAAATAAAGATATTAAATCGTTGGTGTTGGATGTATTCGATTTTAATTTAAATAAATTCTCAAACGAATACTTAAATGAATTTAATATTGATAGTGATATAAAAAACCAACTAGATTCAAAACCTTGGTTGGTTAAAGATAGAATAAAAGATTTGATATTATTTTAAATGAAAATGTCCCCTATATTTGGGGACATTTTTTATTACAAAATAAATTTTTTGATTATTTCCAATCCTTCATTCAATTCATTGAAATCAACTTCCGGCGCAAATAACATTGGTATTGGTTCATCACTTTCACTCTCATCCACCAACATAAATGATGGAACATAATCTTTTCCTGTTATTTCAACAAACATATCAAATTCATCCGAGTATTCATTTATATCCCTATCATAGAATTCAATGTTATTTTCTTTTAACATATCTTTGAAGTCTGTACAATGGGGACATCCCTTCATCGTATATAATATGACTAACTTATTATCCATTGATGACATTGTTGATTATTGATTTTAATTCATTCTCAGATAACATACCTGGTTTTGAAAACATTTCTACACCATTACTGAAAAGTTTAGTTGTTGGTACTGCCCTAATACCCAATTGAACTGCATATTCTGGGTTCTCTTCCACATTCATTGTGTACATTTGAATACTTGAAGATTCCGCAACTTTCTCAAAGGTAGGTTTATATATCTTACACGGGCCGCAAAAATTAGCGAAAAAGTCAACAATAACTTGTTCTCCAGCCTCAATTTTAGTTTTTAATTCTTCTCCTGTAATTTCCATTTTTTTTAATTTTTAATCTTTCCATCTTTTCCCCGATTTAATACTATAAATAACTTTTATATTTACATTGGGGTGTTGTTTATGTATTTCACTTGATTTAACATTCTCACTGATAAGTTTTTTTATACTTTGTATAGTTTCTATACTATATTTAGCATTTTTTCTAACAGAATTTTTTAGACTTAACAATCTTTGTTTTTTATCCTCTTCTGAGATATTATCCCAATAATTTTTAACTTTTTCTTTTCTTTTAATTTTTTCTTCTTCAACTCTATCCCCATAAATTTCATCATAAGTTTTTCCTTTATGAGACTTTCCATTTTTAACTGCTTCAGAGATTTTCACTCTAATTTCTGGTGAATGTTTATAACCCAAACAACCTTCACCACCAAGTGTAGAGTTTAATCCATTTTCAAATGAATTGTATTCTTTAATCAGTTCTACTTCCCTCTCATAAATTTTTTCCAAAGAACATTCATCAATCAATTCAATAGTAAACTTCTCAACACCATACTTCCTAATACTATTACATAATTTAGTATTAATATTTGTTTTTAAACAACGATAACAATGTTCTTCAAATCTATGTTTTAGGGTGTTTATCGTACAACCAATATACAAACTATTATTTTCGGTATTTGTTATCTTATAAATTTTTCCATTTTCCATACGACATAGTGTTTATTATAAATATCACCAAGTAGTATAAAAAACCATTTTATTTGTTAAGTTTTATTAAATTATGTAATGTAAACTCCGCAACATTCAATCTATCTGTTGTGGTAAAAATAAATATATCAATACCTTCTTCTATGTAAATAAGAATTCCACTTGGGTCATATTCAACCAATTTTTCAAATTCAACTATTTTGTTATCAATAACTTTCTTATTGGTAAATATTAAATGAGATTTACTTAAAAATTTATCCAAGTTTTCTTTGGATATTTTTTCATTTTTTATATATAAAGAAGATGGTATTTGTTTGTATCTTTCTTTAAAAATATCTTGTATTTTAGAATGGTGTTTCATCAATTTCTAATGTTGGTAATTTTGTTCCTTTAATATCATAAATTTCTCTATTAGAAAAATATAAGGCTTTATTAATTGTTTTTATTCCCCTCTGTCCTGGTCTCATTGCATATTCAAGACTATCTCTAAACTCCAATTCACTATACAATGTTTTTTTACCGAAATTAACTTCAAAGGTGGGTAATTTAAAAATATCATTTATTAAACAATATTCAACTCTATTATCCAATACTTTTAATATTTCATCCCAACTAACATCCAAAACTTTATTGAATCTGCCTAGTGATTGAACTCTGATTAAATTAATATCATCATTGTCCCCAGTTATTCTATATTCAACTGATGCTCGTTCTTTATCTTCCATTCTTATTATTGATATTATAATTGATTCTGGTCTACTTGCATAAGTTCTAACACAGTTTGATTGGATAAAACTTTCAACGTTATATTCTTTATTATTAACTAGTATGACTGGGTGATATCCTAATATTGGTTCTTCTATAATTTTTTTGAATTCTTCATTGTAATATCTATTATATGTTGCGGTTTGATATGAACCAAATTTCTCTGACCATTCAAAATGTTCTTCCATAAATTTTTCATATGTGTTTGATTGCCAACTTACTGGTTCTAAATTATGTAATCTATTCTTGGTCATTACGTGGTCTATAAATGTGCTAAAATTTATTTCACCAATCAAAACCATCTTAAAAACCTCAAAACAATTTTTGATTTCTCTCTTGGTAAAATTTTTAAGATGCCAAAGTATATTCCATCCTTGTAAATTGGAATTACAATTTGATTCAATAATGTTTTTAATTATTTCATCATTTTGTGATAATATAAAATCATTCCCAAATAGTCTTAAAGCAAATCTAAACATAAGAACACCTGACGTTGAATTGACCATATGGAGAACTCTTTTTATCTTATCACCACTTAGTTCATTGAATGCCATATAAGTGTCTACAAACTTGTTTTTGTGCTTTCTAAAGTCCTTTAATGTAATCTGGGGATAAGTTCTCTCAAAACACATCCAATTGTTTGGTGTTTTAATGTTATGTCCATCCAAATATTTTTTATATAATCTATCGTCTGGGTCTTTTATGGAATTATCTAATCCTGGTATATTGTTAAAGAATATTTCAAAAGCTCTATTAATTTCAAGTTGCCAATTATGTAAATCATCAAAATTATCCGACTTTAATTGTCTTAATGCTGAAGATATAAGTACGGAAAAATTTTTTAAACTTTTATGATTCCATTTGTTTTTTGAGAAACTTTTTCCACATCTTTTCTTATGATGATTTATTATAGTACCAGTATATTTTGTGTTGGTTTTAAAATTAAACGTAATGAATTGACAGGTTGTGTTTTTTGTGAAAAACTTAACCCCAACATTTTTATTTAAGTTATATGTAAAATATTTCAATGAAACTTTTTCATCAGTTTTTGTGACCATCAAACGTATCTTATCAAAACTAACTCTAGCTAAAATGTTTTTTTTGTTTTCACTATAAGTTTCATCACCAAAACTTCTACTTGAGACATCATATTCGTGTCTAAACATATTTCGGTTTTTATATAGATAGAAACCCAAATCAGAGTCATCTGAACTATGATGACCTAGAATTTCTTCTTCACTTAACTCACACACATCTTTGTGTATTACAACACCTTTGCTTATCTTTATAAAATCAAATAAAGTTTCCATATATTTTTTTCCTAACTATAATAAAAAAAATGGGGAGTGTAAACTCCCCAATTTTAATTTTAGTAGACAAATGTTTCGGCCAATTCCCAAAGTTTGGTGTTCATTTGGTTTGTCGCCATAATGTTTTTCAAACCTTTTAGGGATGTCTTACGACCAGTTTGACTTCTGTACTCAAGACCACCTCTAACAAATCTCTCCTGAAGGATATTGAATGTTGTCCAAAGGTCATCGTTGTTGTCTCCAAGTCTTTGAGGAGTAATCAATTCCTCATAATCAAGGTATGGTACTGAACCCATTCCCCACTTGATGATTGAAGCACTTTTTGCAAAGTCGATTTTCTCACCTTCGGTCAACATTCTATCCATCATCTTATCAACTGAGTTTTGTATGATGGGGAGTTTCGTTGCAAAACTCTCGGTCAATCTTTTGACTTCTTCTGAGTCAAATCCCATATGTCTCACATTGAATTGTTCAGCTGTAGAAGTGGGTACAGTCAAACCATTAGAACAAACTAATCGGTGTAGTCCAGCACTTACAGATAGAGTGGTCATACCATTATGTGAGTTTCTAACAATGGCTTCAACCAAGGTGTCTCCAACCGCAGGTAGTTCACCATTTCTAAATCTCAATTCGTGCACACCATAAAGACCAGTACCATTTTGTTTTACGGATTTAAGCTCCCAACCCTCGTTGGTGAATTTCTCCATAATATCAATCGTTGGTACGAATGAATATCTTTTAGACATCTTAGGGTCAGCTGAAGTTGTGAATACTGCTGGGGCGATAGACTTAATTTCTTGGATTGTCATATTGTTATATTTTTATTGGTGAATAATTGATAGGTACAAAATTACGGATTAAATTTCTAATTTCCAAACTTTGGATGAGATTTTTTTTAGAGGTAATTAAATTTTTAAACCAAATACATCTTCAATTAATACACAAAATTGTTGTTGGTCTATCCAACCACCTTTCACATATTGATAGAGAGTTTTCAATCTGTCATACTTATTACTCAAATTTACTTCCAACAACATTTTTGTTGCTTCTTCTGTTGTTAATTTTTTATTTCCCATATTTAATATTGTTATATTTTTATTGGTTAACGATGGGTCAAAATTACAAACTACTTTTCTAATTTCCAAAGTTTGGATGAGATTTTTTAGATTGCCTTAAAATTACTTATGAACTCATTTTTGGTCATACATAATAGTAATTCATAACAACTAACCATACGAGTGCCAAAACTCATTTCTTCGGTCAAAAAAGTAACAACATCACCTTTTTTGACTTTTCTGCCCAAAAGACCTCCACCTAATTTACGAGTATACAAAAAATCAGTATCTCTTACCGCTTCAAATTTTTGTCCTTTTGTCATAGCTTGTATTCTTATTTGTTAACGATGGGTCAAAATTACAAACTCATTTTATAATTTCCAAATTTAATTCAAAGAAATTAATCCGAATTTTGTTTGTTGGAAAACCCCATTGGTAAGGAGTACATTTATATTAGGTTTTCCTTTCTTAATTTTAACAACAATGTCAATCAGTTGTTTTTGTGTTAATGTTATCTCATCACCATTATCATGGTTTTTATAACATTGTTCTTTTACTTTATCATAAAAAACTTCTTTGAGTGTGTCACCAATTAACTCAAGTAGTTCATTTGGATTATTCTCAAAGAAGTTTATAAAATTCTTAATGTATATTTCAACATCGATGTTCATAATTGTAAATTTTGGGGGTTACATTACATAATAAAATCCATCTTTTTGGTCTACCATTTTTTCTTTTAATCTTTCAGGTATTTCAAGATTTGGACTAGTTCCTTTAATATTGATAAATGATAGATACTCTAAATCGGCTAAATTCTCAGGTAAAGATACAAGATTTTTATTATCAGGTAAAGATAAAAATTCTAATGTTGATATATTCCCAACTTCATTCGGAATACTCTTAACCATATTTTGTAAAACCAATGCTGTTAATTTATTGAATCGCCCAATTGATTTTGGCAACTCTAATGAAATTGATGAATTACTTGTATTGATAATTTTCAATGTTTCAATATCTGCTGGTAAATTCTCAAACAAGTCATCAAAACCATATATTGCAACATATTTACCTGCAGAACTATTAGGATATGAAATTTCAACTTTTTTTCCACCATCAGTAAATAAACCTCTCGCAAATTCACTCTTGAATTGTTCTTTTAGTTCTGGTGCTTTTTGACTTAAAAATGAAACTAAATCAATTTGTTTGTCATGTCTATCCATAAATTGATTTGATGGGAAATGGAACTGATATCTTTCTTTTGGTAATCCTGTTCTTGACCCAACTTCACCATTATCATTTTGTGGAAAAATAACATAGAGAGGTCCGTTTTTAATATATCCCTCAAAAAAACTTAATCCAGGTCCTGAAGTACACCAATCAGATTCACCATTTCTATAATCTTTAAATCCACCATAATAAATGGCTGCATCTTTACTAGTTGGATTATTACCTTCTATTTTGATTAGAACCCAATCATTCCCCTCAAAGATAATTTTACCACCAGCATGTTTGAAACCTTCTCTTGTTTGTCTTGCTTGTTTCTTTTCAATTTCTTTTTGTTTCTTCTCAGGAAGTTTAAAATTAGCAAAAATATACTTCAATTGGTCTGAAGTCAATTTATTAATATCTCTTTGTTCTTGAGGTAAATATTGTTTTACTTTTTCGTAAAATTCCAATCGTTCTTTGATTTTGAACAAATCTTCCAAAAATAATGCTCTATATCTTTTTATAGCTTCTTTATATTCTTTGGATTGTGGGTCTAAATTTTTTTCTTCTTCAGGTAAATTAGGAATAACAAATTGTTTCAATATCCATTGTGAATATTTACCAACTTTAACAGTGTCCATTTCATCAATGTTAGCACCTTCAATATCAAAATTTTCAGGAGCTTTAGTATCTGGGTCGGCAAATATAATTTGTTTTAATACATCAAAGGCCATCAATCCTTTTGCATTTGGATTTTTTTCTAAAGCCTTTTGAGATGGAATAACCATTTTATCATATAATACCTTAAATCTTGAGTTTTCAAGTATTAGTTTTTTTAGAACGGAATTAAATTTCATTTCAATTTTTTTTATATAAATATCAGAATTAAATTAAATTGTTGATTATTTAAACAAAGATAATATTTTTACCTTAAAAACTAATATGAAAAAAGAAAAAAGTTGTAATTCTTGTAAAAAAGGTTTGAGTAATACCCAAATTGGTTTAGGTGTATTATCCTTATTTATTTTGGGTACTTCAATTTATGGTACTATAATTCTGATACAGAATTTGATTTCTATTTTCTTGTAAACTTTACGTGTAAACTGATAATTAAATCCCCCTTATCATTTGAATGTTGTTCAGTTGATTTATATCCCTTGTATCTAACTCTTAAAGGTTTTGTTGTATCAATTTCATTTGGTAGTTTAATTGATATTGTTCCATTTGGGTGAGGTATATCCAAACTATCCATTTGGATTTGTTCCAAATTCATATATGCGTGATAAACTAAATCGTTTTCTCTCTTCTCAAAATTGTTTTCAGGGACAACAAACAATCTTATAACCAAATTACCATAACTATTATTGTAGAAGTCACCATAGTTATGTAATCTCATAAATTGTCCATCACCAATTCCGTGTGGTATTTTAACTTTAACAGATTCTTTTATTGTATTGGTTGTTGACCCACCACAAGTGTTACAAACTTTCTTAAATAACTCACCACTTCCTCTACAGACATTACAGGCTTGTCTCATTATTTGTTTAAATAAACCAGACCCCATAGTTATAACACTAAATCCTGTTCCATTACAACCATGACATTTAACTTTTTCACCACCTCTACCATTACAAGGTTCACATTTAATTTTTCTATCAAAATTAATTATTTTTTCCACACCCAAGTATGATTCAATAGCACCAATTTCCAAATTAATTACTTTTTCAGGGGCATTAGTTTTTCTTTGGTGATGGAATCCACCATTAAAGAATTCTTCAAACATACTACCCACTCCACCCATATTACCAAATGGATTTTTTCTTTGGTTATCATATTGAGTTCTTTATTTTCATCACCCAAAGTATCATAAGCTTCTGAAATTTTTTTAAATTTTTCTTCATCTCCTCCTTTATCAGGATGATGTTCCATTGCCAATTTTCTATAAGCTTTCTTTATTTCATCGGAAGTGGAAGTTTCATTCACACCCAAAACTTCATATAAGTTTTCCATACTTTACTTAGATATTAATATTATTTATTTTAAGAATTATGAATTATCAAATAGTACTTTTCAAAAATAAAGAAAAACAAAGAATAATCAAGAAATTTTTGACCTTGGATAAGGCCAAAAAGAAATACGATTCTTTGATAAAAGAAAGTTCTGAAGTAATTTTTGAAAAAAGGACTGAGAATGGTAAAGAATGTATTTTTGAACTAGGTTTGTTAGAATTTGGTAAAAAAAACAATAACCAAATTTATATCAAAGATAATCTTGGTAGAAATATTAAAGTGGAAATTGATGATGAAAACTTCAATATATTAAAAATTCAAGAATACAAGTTGGAGGAGTTATTTTTGGATTATAGAACAAAACAGAAAATTAATACAAAATATTTCATAACCAAATATCTTAAAGGTCCTGGTTTAAAACAAGTATCTAAATTGAATAATAAAATTATAGTTCAAAATGATGATGTAATTAATTTATTTACATTTAAATCAGAATTAGATGGTCTTAGGTTTACTGAAAGCTTACATCAGGAACTTACTAAACAAGGAAAAAAGGATTGTATTATTGTTAATGATTACTCAACAATCCATAGAAAATATCTTTATAAATTATTAGTTGAGGAGGGTTTTCCTATTGATTACCTTCAGAGGTATTCAACAGCTCATCTTTCAAAAAGATGAATTCAGTACCAGAAATGTCTATTTTAAATTTATCATTATCTGTAAAATCATTCACTTGTGCTTTCATAAAAGTAAAATCATAATTACTAAGTGAATATACCACGGCAACTTTGGCGTTGGGTAATATATCACCCAAACCTTCAGATATTAATGCCAATTTTTCGATTATCCCATTAATACTTTCTTTATTCGTTGCCATAGTGTTAGTTTTTTCGGTTTTTTAGGTACAATATCTTCTTTATTAAATTTTCTAATTTCATTAATAAAGTCATTCTTTTCTTTTATTAATTCAACTTCATCCTTGAGTATTTCTTTCTCAAGCCATTTTGTCTGTGTCGATTGGTTCTTCATCATCTTCAAGTGTTACTTTCTGTTTTGGTTCATTTATATCAAAATATAGACTTTTAAGTTTTTCCAAATTTTGTTTCTCAAAAAGTTTTTTAAGTTCTTCAACTTTACTTTCAAACAATTTATCTTTTTCTTCTCTTTCTTTATTGTATTTTATGATACCACATAGATTATGGTAAACACGTTCAATTTCACTTTCAGTTATTTCACTCACATATGAGAACAATCTTTCATCTTGTATATTACTTTGTTGTTCCATAATCCTGTTCTCATCCACATATTTTTTGGGTAATTTCCAAGTGTTAGGGAAACTAATATCAAATGATAGATAGTTTTCAATTTTTCTTACGGATTGTAAATAAGGGAATAATGTTGAAAATTCTTTATATAAACTCATAATTTTATTAGATATGTTATAATGTATGATATGGCAAACCCCAAAAATAATAGCTCTCTATTGTTTAAAATGAACCTTTGTGGTGGATTTTGGAATAGAGAGCTAATAAACCTTACACAAGTTCTAACTATTGTTAGAATTGAGAAGATAAAAACGAACAAAAATAAACTATCTAAACTAAACATTTTCTGGTTTGTTTCTTTCTTTCAAAATTTCATTTCTAAGGTTTTGTAACTCATTTTTTAATTCTTGAGCCAATTTTCTTGCTCTAGTTCCAGCACTATTATTCCCTTTGAAAAATTTTGTAGTGTCTACTGATAGTTCTTCAGTTAAGATTTTGATTTTTTCTAGTGTATCCATTTGTTTATTTTTTTTATAAGTTTAATTTTATTTTTTTTGTTTGTAAATACAAAAACGTTAAATTGACATATTCTTATCCAATTTTTTGTATAATAATAATACTATATCCAAATCAGATTTTGAAAATGGTGTATCTATGTCAAATATTTGTTTAAAAAATGTTTTAATTGAGTTTTTTACTTTTTCTTCTTTCTGATTATAGAAGACATCATTATAAAAACTTTTGAAGTAATCTATGTGTTCACCTTTTTTGTTAAATTTTATACCCTCTTTTTGGAAATTATCTATTGTTTTATTTAAACACCATTCTAAATGTTTTGAATTGTCTTCAGATGATAGATGTATTTTGGTTTCATTTCTATCTTTTTGTTCACCTAAATAAGTTTCAAGAATTAACATAGTTAGTGACTGACAAAAATCAGAAAACAAATCCATTTTTTCAGGAATAATGTTATTTACCCTGAACCATATTTCCAAATCCTCAGAAGGAATAGGTTTTGATATATAATTAAAAAAATTCTCCATAAGAATAAACTTATGGAGAAATGATAATAATAAAATTCAGAATGTATATTATTGAGTTTTTCTATCGTATGAAAATAAATTTTTAATTCTATCAAACTCTTCATTCAATTTAATAACTTTTTTAGTTTCAACAGTTTCAAGTTTTAAACCTAAACCTTTTCCAGTATCATTACCTGGTTTTTCATTGAAGACTGGTTGTGGTACTCTTTTGTATGATTGGTCTTTGATTTTCTTAAGAGTGTTTTTCTTTCTCATCTTATTGAATCTCTTATTAGTTTCAGAATCTAAAGCATTACCACCTGGTGCATTACCTGTCATAGAATCACCTTGGAACAATTTATCCATCCATTCTTCATTATAATCTATAGCATCAGGAATGGGGAAGTTTTGTCCAGCAATTTCGTAGTTGAAGTCTTCAAGGTCATCAGTCATTTTATAGGCTTTCTTATCCATTTTGGCCAATTCACCATTACCTTTAGGGAAATGTTTTGGTTCCATTTCATATTTACCCTTTGACCCATCTTTAAGATAGTCTTTCATCTTCTTATTTAATGACTTGAAATATTCTTCATTTTCTTTACCAGATTCTTTATGAGCTTTTTCGTATGTTGTTAATCCTTTTGGTTTACCCATAACTTTTAATCTCGTTTTCTGTTCATTAACAATGTTTTCAATAAAATCAACCATTTCACTCTCATTAAGTCTAATAAAATCACCTGAACTATCTTTTATACGATATTCAATACTTTCGTTAATATCATAATCAGAGGTATCAGTATAAGTTTTACCATCTAATGTAAATTTATCACCTTTACGAGCTTTGGCTAACATACCAGTAAATTTATTACCTTCTTCCATCTCTTCCTCATCAACTTCAGATTTTTGTTTTTTCTTACGTAAAAGTTTGAAATCTCCTGAATCAATTTTACCATTTTTATTTTTATCTAATTTATGTTGTTTTCCATGTAATTTTTCATTGATTTCTTCTTTCATCATTTCTTTATGTATTTGACATCTACGTGCGTCATATTTATGACTACTTTTACTACAATATCCCTCAAGAATATCATCATTTTCTTCCGTTCTTTCTTCATCTTCAGCTTGAACATAGTCAAAGTCTTGAGTACCTTTGCCCCAATCTTCAGATTCATCATATATGTCTTCATCCATTCTTCTATAACCACATTCATTACACTCTCCTTCTCTTATACTACCTGAACCACATTGTTCACACATTTCACCTTCCATGATAGTTTCCATATCACCACCTCCAAATTCAGTATCCATATCATCGTCATCGTCTTCATCATCATCATCATCATCATCTAACCAACTTAAATCATCCTCAACTTCTTCATCATCTTTGATATATGGTTCTTCTTCAGGGGACAATTCTTTTCGCATTTGTTCTTGGTCATATTCATCTTCAAAATCTCTCATTGATTCTCTATAATCAAATTCATCTTGAGTCATTGAATCGTCATCAAATCCTTTGAACTTTTCACGAGGAAATCTAATTTTTTTAAATTCATCAGGATTGAAATCTTTACCACCTCTCATTGATTTTATTTCAGGTGAATCAAAACCTTCACCCATTTCATATCCTTTTATTTTACCCATCAATTTATCAGCTTTTTCTTCCAAAGTTTCATTGATAGATTTTCTTAATAATCTTTTTAAGTATTGTTCTGAATTTTTCATTTTAAGTTTTTAATATAAATATCTTTATTTGTGTTTGAAATAATCTTTTCTCAAAATACCTTTAATTGTTTCTTCGCTAACGTTATGTTTTTTACTTAAATCTTTGACAATTTTATTCATAGATTCTTCATTTGTTAACTTAAGTGCCTTTATATCACCTTGATTACAATATGGGAATTTTTTACATTTACTTTTTACTTGGACAAATTTTCCACCAGGAAATAAAGTTTTACTCTTACCTCTCCAATCTTTTTTACTAGTTGATTTAGCCCAAGCTGCAGGAGTTACATAAGCTCCAGCTGAACCTGAACCTGTAGCCTCTTTGAATTCTTTTTTATCACTTTTTTCTTTCTCCAATGTTTCATCCTCTTTCAATTTCTTTTTCTTTCCAGCACAATGAGCTCTCTGACTGAAACCTTTTGGGTTATCACAATTGATTGAATCTTTATATTTCTGAGACCATTTCTCTTTCATTTCACCTGACAAAGAGGGCGCGAATCCACCAGCACTTCCAGCGCCAGTTGCTTCCTTAGTTTCACCTTTCTTTCCCATTGAAAATAGTTTACCAATTGGTTTATCCATTTTAGTTTTAGTATTAGATAATTGATTTATGATGTCTGATTTTTTTATTTTTTTCTTTATAATAGTTTCTTCCTTTTGTTCAAGACTTGATGAAATATTATTCATTGATTTCAAAAATTCTCCCGAATCCGCAGTATTGCCGATTTCAGTACCAATCATATTATTTATTTTTTTAGCTAAATCAACGTTTAAATTCATATTAAGATACTTTTGTTAATTTACGACTTCCTAAAACTTTAGCCCATTTTGATTTGAATTTCTCATAATAGGATTTTAACTTTTGTACAAACTCTAAGAAATCATCATCAGTATTTATCATATCACCTTTCATGTAAATTCCATTTTCTTCACCAATCATAAAAATAAAATCAACATTGAATTCCAAAATTTTACCTGACCATTCAACAGTATTTGGATATACATTCAACTGATTAAACTCAGCTAAATCAGATACCTCAGATACAAATTCATTCATAGTTTCTTGGAATGCAATTTTTTCATCAGTAGTTAATTCTAGTTCGGATTGTTTTTTACCATGAAGAACTAAAATACCACCAGATATTCTAAAAGATTGTTTTTTATCTCTTGATGATTTTTTTGTACCTTCTTCATCAGTTTCAATTTCATCTTCTATTGCTTGACCAACATTAATTTTTTTAGTTATATTACCTGATGTTGGAACAACACCTTGTTCTGATATAATATTATATTGTTTTTTAATTTCTAAGTTTTCAGAAATTGTATTTTTATTAGACAACATATTTCTTGATGCCTTTATTAAATTTTTTATTTCATCGTGTTTGTTACTCATTTTCTATTTTTTTTCTAAATTTTTCAAAATCAAAGGCGGGACTTACATCAGTTATGTTTGAATCAAAATTACTTCTAGTTACTATTCCTTCAAACAATTCAACATTTCTAACCTTTGTATTATGACCTATTATGTCTTTACTCATTCTTTTTTCCTTGATTATAGTTTTACAAAGTATTGTTAAACTATCAATCTGTTCGTTAGTGTATTTATCCCAAAAGAAATAATCTCTCCATTTCCTCTCAAATACCTCACCCTTATAAATATCTCCTATCCAATTAATGTAATAGTCTTTTAATGGTTGTTTTTCAAGCCATCCTAAATTTTCCAAACATATAAAAATACCATTTCGATTTACATTAATCTTTTTGTAATAATTTGTGTGTTCAATATTCTCAAGAAGTTTAATTATTGTTCCATCTTTTTTAATTACATAATTTGGAATTCTATCATATTTTCCATTGTACCTATAACGTAAAGAAGCCAAATAATTCTCCACATTTCTTCCTGTATGTGTGAGAATTATTTGGTGTTTCTTCTTTTGTTTCCCCAAAGGTTTAAAGTCCCCATATTTGATTATGTCAATCATAATCTATCTATTGAAACATTTGGTTTGGTGTATGTCAATTTTGATGGACGTATAGGTGGTTGTTCTATTTTTGGTTCAAGAGGTATTGGGACTATTTCTTCTTCAACTTTTTCATTTTCAATTTTTTCCGACTCTTTTAATACTTTCTCAGTAATTGCTGGGTTACCATATTGGTCTAACCAATCATCAATCATTTTAACTTCTTTTTCTTCATTTAATAATTGAGGTTCTTCAACAACTTCTTTTTTCTTTCTACCTTTTTTAGTTTTTGGTTTTTCAACTTCTTTTTGTTCTTCTTTCTCTAAAGTCTCCAAATCCATTAATGAAACAATTTCCAAATCTCTATCGTTTTCAATAATCTCTTCTTGTGGTTTTTCATATTTTACAAAGAAGTGTAATGAAGTCAAAGATATAATTGGAAGTAATCCTCCACCCAATATTGCCAACCATCTTTTATGTGATATTATATCCGTTGGTTCTGTTCCAAACAATTCAAAGATTGGAGATGTAAGTTCAACCCACGCTTTAAACAAATCTCCAGTTGGGTCAATCTCTTTATATGAATAGAATATATTTCCCACCATTTGAACGAATGTTACCAATCCGAACATAAACCACACCCCACCTTTAATCTTCTGTGTGGCGGCAATCAGTGCTGTTATGGCACCAATCTCAATTGCTACTGATAGATAAATTGCCCAACTGAATGGGTTTGTTATATCATACCACGCAACAACGTGAGATATTGATATTCCCGCAACCAAAAATATGGGTACAAGAAACATTGAACGAATGGGGTTTTCTTTAATCCAGGTTAATAGGTTATTCATTTATCTAGTGTCTTCAGTTCTTTATCAATTTCAATTTGTCTTTGCAAGTCCATAATCTTTCTATCACTCGCTTGAATCATTCTTTTTTCAGCTTTCAATCCTTCAACTTTGATTTCTTTTTTCAACTCATTCTTCAAAGTTTTTATTTCAGTTTTCAAACTATCAAATTGGTCACTTATTTTTTTCTCACTTCTTCGTTTACTCATATTACTAGAACAAGTGCTGGTTACGATTAAGACAACCAAAATTATTAATCCATATTTTTCAATAAAATCTATTACTTTTTTCATATTTTTTTATTTAATAAATATTGTTTATTTTTTTATTGTTAACGTTCCGTGAACATTACATCCATTCAAATAAATCACTAGATAAGTTTCTCAACTTTCTCAATGATTTTTCTTTTATTTGACGTACTCTTTCTTTCGTAAGATTAAAGTCCCCACCAATATCTTCCAATGTTCTTGGTGAACCTGTAAGACCAAAATAATCTTCAATAATGGTTTTCTCGCGTTCATCCAAACAAGTCAACAATCCAAGTAATTTGGTTTTAAGGATATCTTTCGTATTAAATGATTCATCAGGCATATCCGCATCATCATTCTTCAACACATCGAATAGTGTGTCACCTTCTTCATTGATGTCCATATCAAGGTCAATCATTGATGGTAAACCAACAAATCTTTCATCTAGTTCACCCCCTCTTTTATCAACTTCTTTTTTAGCCCTATGTAAATCTTGAACAACATTAACTGGGAGTCGAATTGTTCTTGCATTATCATTCAAACTTTGAAGGATTGATTGTTTAACCCACCATACCGCATAAGATATAAAACGTAGGTCTTTGTTCCAATCAAAGTTTTTGATGGCTTTCATAAGACCAAGATTACCTTCAGCGATAAGGTCAGGTAAATCCAATCCTTGATTTTGGTATTGTTTGGCCACGGTAATTACAAATCGTAGATTACCCTCCAATAGTTCTTTGTTTACTTTTTCCCTTTCTTCAAGAGTCAAGGTGTCAGACTTCATTAGTTCTGATAGTTGTTTCTCCCTCTCTGGGGTCATTACCTTTTTCTTTCTTATGTCTTTAAGATAAGATTGGATTTCTTCTTGATTGATTGGAATACCTGAATTTTTTTCTTTCATTTTATTTTGAATATTGTGTTAACAAATTTTTTTCATCAGCTGTAAGTGAACTCATACCACTAACATTAATCTTATCCAAAAGTTCATCCAAAGTTGGTATTTTTGGTTCACCGAATAATTTTTTCTTAATGTCAATTGATATTCTTTCCATTTTTAATTCATCAATGGGTTCATCCATACTCATATACATTGCATCTTGAACCATTTTTTGTTCTTCCTCTGTGTACTCATCATTTGTCTTACACAAATCCGTACCAAATAGATGTTGTTCATACTCTTTTGGAAACCAATATGACATTTTGTCAGGTTTTATTGGGGTGAGGATAAAAGTTATGGATAAATCAGCCAAGATTGCGTCAAATAAATTTTTAACCTTATCAAATCCTAACTTGGTTTCAAAGGTAATCAAAATTGTTTGTTCACCATAAAAATATTTGATTGAGTTACCCACAGGTATTGAATCTCTAATTTCAGTTGCAAGACTATGTGTGAACATTTCTTGTTTGTCGTGTTGAATAAAAACGTTGAGTAAGTACTTCATATTTTATTATTTTTTTTGTGAAGACAAAGATAAGTCAAATTTTGATTCTAACAAAAAAACCCACCTTTTTTTTGGTGGGCTTAATCATTTTATTGTTTTACACTACTGATGTTATTCTCTTTCGTGATTTTAACAATATTATCCGCCCAATTACTAACTAAAGGATTATGGGTAATAACGAATATCTTCTCAAAATAGTTCTTTATTTTAGTAAAAAATTCTCCAACCATATCCAAGTTATCATTTGAGATTTTACCAAAGATTTCATCAAAAACCACTAAGTTGGGTTTTGGTAGTGAACTAATCTTACTTAACACCGCTCTCAATGCTAATGAAGCAATAGTTCTTTCATAACCCGACCCTGATGACATAAGTTTCTCAACCTGGGTATTATTATCAATCATTAAAAATTCAACCTCATTCTTATCATTAATATTAATCTCCAATCTAAAATGACAACTATCTTCCAATAACCTCTGTAACTCAGAATTCAACATTGGAATCATTGTTTTCATTATTGTCTTTGATATTCCATTCTTTCCAAATATTTCCAAATATAACTTATATATTTTTTCCTTTTCAGATTCTTCCTTTATTTTTTCAATCTTTTGAAGATTATCTTTAATCTTATCTTTTAAACTTTCAATTTGATAATTGTTAGAATCAATGATTCTTTGTACAGATACTTTTTCTCTATCCAATTCATCAATTCTCAGATTGGCTTTGATAAGTTGGGTTTCAATTTTGTTATTGGTGGATATTTTATCCTGTAACAAATTGAATTTTTCCAACTTATCTTCCAACCCTTTGATTTTCATCTCATAACCCTCAATTGTAAGTTCATATTTTTCTTTGATAAGTTTGTTTTTCTCATACTCATCAAATTCTTTTTTCAATAGAACATACTTAGCTTCTCTGTCTATTATATTAGACATTAACCCCTCAAATTCGACTTTTTGAATATTATAATAGTCAAGTTCTGCTATCTTGTTTTGAGTTATTGATGCGGTTATTAATTCAATTCCACAATGTTCACATTTAATTCCCCCATCAACTGAAGACTTTAGTTCTTCAATCGAATTGATTGTTTGTTCAACTTGAACAATCTTTTTGTAGTATAGTTTGTGTTCATCTTTTATCCAGTCGTGTTCTTGTTCCGAGTAAAACTCTGTAGGTTCAACTACCTTGAGTTCTTTTAATTGTCTTTCAACACTTTGTTTTTGGGTTTTTATTCCCATAATTTCACTTTCAATACGTTCAGGAACAATATTGGAGATTTCAACATCAATATCCGTGTGTTTGGATTTTAATAATCCATCTCTATATTCTTGTCCTTTGATTATTCTGTTTTGAACATCAATAAGATTGTTTTGTTGGGTTATATTATCTGTGGTTAATTCTTGTATTCTTGAATTATAACCATCATTATCTGATTTCAATTTATCACTAGAATATACATTTGACAACATTGATTTTGAGAAGTCAGAATATATTTCTTTTGCAAGTTCTTCTTTCTTTTTGAGAAAGTCTAACCCCATAAATTTTGATAATACTTGACCTCTTGCTGTTGGTTTGGAGTCAATCAAATCTTCAAGATTTGTTGCTGTTGTTAAGATTGTCATCAAGAAATCATCTTTTGTCCCAATTGATGTTTTGATGAAATTCTCTGTTTCCCTCCTTTGTTCACCAGTGAAGTTTTGTAATGACCCATCGGATAATTTCTTATAAAAATCCAATTCGGTTTTTACATTCCAAGTATCATCTTTCTTCTTCTTTCTTTCAATGTTTCTAATGATTACATATTCATCCCCATCAATGATAATTTCACCTTTTACGTGGACTTTATCTTGAGTTGAGAATCTATTAAAGATTTCTTCAGCTTTTGTTGTCTTGGTGGTTTCATTGAAGAATAGGAATAACAATAGGTCAACGGTTAAAACTGTCTTTCCACCAAAATTTGGTGGGTCAGATTCAACAACCGATATTCCATTACATTTTTCAAAATCTATTTTTTGATTTTGTCCATAAGATAAGAAATTGGAGAATTCAATATTTTTGATATACCATTTTTTGAATGGGGTAATATCTTCATCTGTCAATAATCTATTATCAACAATTCTATCTAGATTAAAGATTTCATCAGATAATTGATTTTGATTTTTGGAATCAAGATATGATTTTACCAATTCATATTGATAATTTTTATCCAAGATATTAAAGGAAACATCAACCGAGTGATTGGTTGTTTCTGATATTTTTGTTTTGGTAATTACATTAACATTGGTTGAATTGTATTTTTTTTGGAAGTAATGTTTGATGCTCTTTATTTTTTCTTGTGTAAAGTTTTCAGCATAATCTTCCCATATTACCTGGATGTATGGATTATCAAACTTGGTAAAATCTATATCTTTAATCATATAATTGTAATTGTATTCTATTGGTGGATTGAATAAATCCATTGTGAATCTTTTAATTGATTTTGGGGGTGAGTTGTATATATTTTTGTTAGCGGTAATGTTGAAAAGACAATGTATCACCTGGATTGAACCTGCCAACACTATCCACAAACCAAGTTCCTTTCATATTCAAATCCATTTTATCAATAGGCTCGACTAAGTAAAGATTAGTTCCTTTTGTTTTGTTAGTTTGAATTCTTTTTACTACAAATTTTGATTGGGTATTAGGGAATTTAGTTTCTACATCACAAGAAGAAAACACTACTGCTAACAACACATAGACAAAAAAGCCGTTCAGTTTTCTATTTACCATTTGTTTTAATTTTTAGAACACTCAGAAATTATTTCAATTTCATCTCCGTGGGTTTGAGTATCAATAGCGCCCACCATTGTAAGTCCACATTGATACTCCATTTCCCATACGTGAAGAGAATTGTCCTCTCGTTTTATTTCAGACCCACATTTTGGACAATTATCAAATTCAATTTTCATTTTGTGATTCAGGTTCAGTATTGTTTTCCAATTCACTTGGGTCAACAACTGAAAATCCAAGTTCTTGTCCACCTAGAGTAACTTTCAACTCGTTTTCTAATTGTTCGTTTTCAGTTAATTTTGCTTGATATTCTTTCAATTTTTGTTCCAACAATTGTGTGTATTGTTTTTGGAATTTTTTCTTTTCTGCAGCAATTTTTTCATTTCTTTTTGCAACTTTTTTTCTGTGTTCTTTTTTAGCCTTTCCCATCTGTAATATTAATTATTTGTTTAGTTATTGAATATGCTTTTAAATGTTGAATTATTGTTTCAATATTTTGGTCAACGTGATAGAATTCATTAGGATTCATCGTTGTTATTTCAGTTCCATTTTCTCTTGGACTTAATGATAATATCATTCCTGGATTTATATAAATCGGTTCATTATTAATTGTGAATTTTAAAAGTGTCATCATAGTCCCTTCTTTAAATTAATTTTGTTTATTTGATTAATAAGTTTAACCCACCCAATACCTTGACAATAAGAATATCCAGCATCTTTACATTCTTTTGTTTTTTCCTCTGATTCATCATTTTGGAATTCAATAGGGGCAACTTCAGCTTCCCATATTATTATCCAATCATCACAATCAGTTTCGGCCATATTTTCAAATGGAGTTAAATAATGGATGGGTTTATCATTACCCTTCATTGTGTATTCATAAACTATCATTGTCTTGTAAATTTTAAATTGTTAATTTAAGATAATATAGAAAATCAACCTTGGATTGTCAAATCTCATTTAATAATATTAATCTCCGATTCAGTTACAATAACCACCCTTGCACCACAAGATAAGATTGGTTTTGCATCACAACCCTCACCACCATATATAATCTTACTGGGTCCCAATATTTCAACCTCATTACAATAGGTGTTCTTTTTACCTTGTTTGATTGTTATAACAGGTAAATCCGTTCCTTTTGTTTTATTGGAACGGATGTGATGTTGATTAACGTGAATGTAGGTTTTCACTATATTTTACCTTTGGATTTTAGTTTTTGATAAGTATCTTCTGTTATATAACTAGTTTCACCATCTGGTGCCATTATAATATAACCATTTTCCAATTCTTTGACAACTACAAATGTATTCATATTACCAATTTTAATCTATTTTTGTTAACTCTAACATAAGACGTTCTCCAGTTAATTTTTGAAAGTCCCACTCAATTTCTCCAAATAAAGAATCAAAATCTTCTTCAGTTGAATTAGAGTAATAAACGTCAACATATATAACATATTTAGTACTTTTACTAAAATTTTCTGTTATCTTATTTATTTTAATCTCATTAACATATTCAATCAAATCTAAAACTTCATCACTATATTCATCAGGATTTTCTTCAACTAATGTTTTAATTTCTTCTAATATCCGATTAAGAATAAGTTCTAAAACTTCTTTTTTAAGTCCAAATCCTTCTGACATTATTAAAGCTAATTGTACATTATTTGGTTGATATGAATCAACTAAACGTTTTAATTCGTTTAGTTCAGATTCTTCTCTCAATATTTTTTTTATAATATTTCTCATTGTGATTTTTATCAAATAAATATTGATTAATAATTTTATCTAATATTTCTTAATGACCATATTTTTGTTTCACTGAACATATAGAAGTTTACAGCAATGATTTGGTTTGTTGAATCAATTACAATAAAATCAAATCCGTTTTGTTGAACTAATCCTGTTGCTGGTTCAACTTTACAATTTGGATATAATTTTTCCAAATGTTTTTGTCTATTTACTTGGTCAACACAAGATGTCATTAAAATGACTAATAATAAAAATAATAGTTTTTTCATATTCATTAATAAGGTTTTTTATAGTATTCCCAAACTTCATCTAATTGAGAGGGGTCTTTACACCACATAATCCAATCATCCTTTTCAATTTCTTCTTCTAATACATCAATGTAAAATGTCTTTGGTATGAATGGAAATCCTTTGATTTCTAAATTACTACCAATTCTATCTACACAATTAATAGCATCTTCTCTTGTAAGATATAATGGACCAGTCCAAGTAATTCCATCAGGAGTTCTTTTAACAATAGCTTTTATGTAATGAACACTACCATCACTATACTTGAATAAAGCACTTTCTCTTTTGTTTTGATAATAAGGATTATTACTATAATCTCTTATATCACCCCACTCTTCATCTTTCCCTGTGATTGGTAATAGGGGTTCATAATTTCCTAATTTTGCAAATAATGCTCTTACCATTGATGCTGACATACCTGAATGTCCTTGTTTGGCAAATACTTCAATAAGTTCCATAACGGCATCACCTAAAGCTCCACCATAATCTGAATCTTCATCAAAGTATCCAGCCATTTGTAATTCTAATTTTGAATGTTCTACTATTCCCATTTGTTTTTATATTGTTGTTGTTGAATAATACTGTCCCCCTTTTGTACAATTACAGATTCCATCACCACCATTCAATGGATTACACATACAATTAATGTAATATGGATTTTCAAATGTTTTATAGGGGAACGCGTTGTTTAGAAATTTTGGTTCTGGTTCATCTAATTCGTATAATGTAATCAACGCCATAATTTCACTATATATTTCTTCTTTGTCATCTGTTTTATCAAAGACATTTTGTATTAGTTTTTTTAATGTTTCTGTTTTCATATTAATAAAATTTTAATTCGGGATATTCAACAATTCTAATATGTTTTTTATTAACTATATAATAATCATCCAATACAACATTCAATAAATCTTCTTTTGTACTTCCAGCGTAATACTCAATACCACTACCATACCCAAAATCTATTCTACGTGTAATATCTTTCCAACCAAATAAAGTTTTTCTTTGGATAGTGTATCTATCACGATTTGGATAATAGATAAATCTAATTTTGATTGTTTTCATATTCTTAATTTGATAATGGAAATTTAATTGTTGGATGTGATTGATAGTTTTCAACCTTGAATGTAATGTCTGGGTCTATTGTATTCAATACTTCATCTAACTCTAACAAATGCCAATTCTCATTACCTGAATTAATCTTTAATGTTGGTAGGGGATATGGTTCTCTTGTTCGTGTTGGTGTTCTTGGTAAACACAAATCAAAAATAGTGTGTTTACCATAGTCAGGCATTTCATCAACACTATCGCAAACTTCTTTATTCGGTTTACAATTCTTAAACCACCAATCCATTCTTTCTTCAGTGGTCATTGCTCTACCAATCTGTTCTTTCACACCCTCAACTTGATTTAAGTAGATATGACAATCACCCATATTAGCAATTAATTCATCTGGAACCATATTAACCATCTTACCAAGTATTGTTAATAAAAGTCCGTAAGAAGCTATATTGAATGGCGTACCTAATGGTAAATCTTGGCTTCTGGTATTATACATTAAAGAGATTGCTCTGGTTGGTAAGTTGTATTCTTTGACTTCTTTAGGGTCAATCAATAATTTACCCATTACAGTCATTCCTTTAAGATTAAAACCTCTTTTATTTGCTTCAAATGCAACTTCCTCATTACTCAACTCTCTTGTATAAACTTGAAATCCATAATGACAAGGTGGAAGTGTCATTGAATCCAATTCTCCAACATTCCAAGCTGACACAAGTAGGCGTCTTGAATCTGGATTTGTTTTAAGGTCGTTGATTAGGTTTGCAATTTGGTCTATAACTGTTTGGTCAGCCTCATCATAAATGTTTTCGTATGAACCATCTGTCGATAGATACATTTTCTTTTTATTCCAACTTCTCCATTGCTTACCATAGATGGAGCCGAGTTCACCCCACTTCTGAGCAAACTCATCATCTGTTTTGATTTTGTTAATGAATTCTTCTTGTGTTGTTACTTGCTCATACCACTCAATATATTCTCTTAATTTATCTTCCGATGCAGGTGGTTTTAACATTAACATGGATTTTCTAATTTGAGAAAACCTCTTATAAGCATCCCCATCCCATATATGACAATTATTATCAACAAGGTATTTGATATTTGTATCACCCCTTAAAAACCATATAAGTTCGGTTACAATACCTTTGAAATACATTTTTTTGGAAGTTAATAATGGAAATCCATCACTCATTCGATGACGAATTTGTCTACCGAATACTGAGATAGTACCAGTGCCAGTTCTGTCTTTTTTTGTAACTCCATTATCAAGTATGTCTTGTAGGAGTGCTGTGTAATCTTTATCTAGTTTATTCATATTCAATTTCGAATGTGTTGGGATTAATATATTTTATTCTTTTACCTCCTGTTAAATCAACTATCTTATCATCAGGTATTCTACTTTCAATAATGATATCTTTTAATTCCTGCGGTACATCAGGATTATTTAATATTTCATCACTCTTTTCTTCATGCTTACGTGCTAGTTCAGCACCGCATTCTATTAGTTTATCTAGTTTGTTCATTTTTTTTAATCCATTTGATTTTAATTGAAGAGGCTACATCCCATTGAGAAATGCAGTAGTGTGTGGATGTTTCCCAACTAACCCATTCTATTAGTTTATCTAGTTTGTTCATACTAATCTATTGTTTCGTTGTTGTGTTAATCATATCAGGTAAATCTTTCCCATTACCCAACTCTAATAATTTAAAGTATTTCTCATCACCAATTATTCCATCAACACTCCATTCTGTCTTCACTCCGTTTTCGTAAATAGGTATTGAATATGTATCTTCTTTACTCATATAATTGTGGATTATTTTCTAAAATGGTAGAGATTGCTCCAACTATTTCTTCTGGTGTAAATGAAGTTTTCCAATCACATTCTTCGGCAACTCCATCTACCCACTCCATATAGAGTTTATATAGTTCTTCTTTATTGATTTTCATTTTTACTTTCTATTAGTTTCATTATATCTCTAGTGAGAGAACCTGCAGTTTTAGTTCCATCAATATTCCACTTAATAATAAGTGTTTCAATTTCTGAATAGAGTGTTTGTTGTTCTTTATTCATATCTTAATGTTATTTTATCGTAGTCTGTATCATAATATAGTTCATTTGCTTCTTTATGTTCTCTAATAAGTTGTGCTAATAATATCTCACACAATCCTATTTCTGAGCAATCACCTTTATCCCAACTCATCCAATGTTGTTTGGTAATTGGGTCTTCCATATTCAACATTGATTCTATAATATCTCTTTTATTCATAATCGTTAATCCATTTTTTTAAATCTTCAATGATATTATTGTTTACTTGGGTACAGAAATCCCTCTCAAGCATATTCATTAATGCTTCTTGAGCATCTAATCCAAATTCGTTGGTTGCCAACTCAATGCACTCATCATCGGTTTTATTATGCCAAAATGTTAAGTGTTTGAGTAAATCATTTCCATCAATGTTAATTTTCATAATTCGTTATTGTTTATTTTAATAAAGATTGGTTGACCTTTTTCATCAAGTCGGACGAATTTTATAGGGAGTTGTAGTTCTAATATTTTAATGTAAGCAGCAAAAACATAACCATTATCAGATTTCCCTTTTTTTCCAATTAAAATTTTATCATTCATAAGATTCAATTGGTTTATAACTATCAAATTTTAACCAAACCTCATCTTCATTTAGGTTTAGTATCGGGTAACAACTAATTAAAGTACCAGACTCACATATTGTTTTATATTCAATATCTTCTGTGTAATCTGATTTTGGCATACCAAACTTATTATGTTTTTTTTGCCATTTATAAAAAAATATAATATCTTGCTCTTCAGATAGGGGTATAATAAATTTTCGCTCATCATTATATCTTCCCTCAAACCATTTTTCATTAATTTTAACTTTCATAACTTTCTATTGTTTTATCGTGATAAGATATTGTGATTAGTTTATTTGAACAATTATTACTACTCAATATATCTTCCATATTATATTGATTACTACTTCTTGTTAAATTTGTGTTATATGTTTTTATAAACCAATCATATCGTTCTTCCAAACTCAACTCTCGTTCTTCAATGGTTAGACCCCATTTCTCAGAGAACTCAGAATCTGTTTTACATTTGTTGATGAACATAAATTGAGTCATTGGGTCTGTATCAAAAGAGTATTGTTCAATTAGTGTTTGATTTTCAAATGACTTACAATAATTCTCATAAGCCTCATCAATTAGTACTTGTTGTTCTTTTTTTGATAACAATTCCTTCCAAAACTCATCACTTGTCATAACTCTATTATTTTTTAAATCGGAGAGTCCCCTTTCAAGGGATTCCAATTGTTTTTCATTTAATGAATCAAAATCTTCCATATTAATTTATCTTTCATCAGGGTTTAATAATCCTTTACCATATTTTTCAATTCTTTCATTGTATCTAATCTTAACTCTTTCCGAGATTGGAATTGGATAACCTTCTTCATCAATTCTAACAAACTTGATATTAGTTGAAACCACAACCTCTTGTTTACCAGTGTAAACATTATGTTTTCTAACTTCAATGTATAAAGTTATGGAAGTATTACCAAATTCCAAAACTTTACCATATATTTTTATAATTGTTCCAGCTTTAACTGGATTCTTAAAAACCAATTCATCAATTTTAACTGTCACCATTCTTGGTGTATCACATATCTGTGCGGCATAAGCACCAGCACTTTGGTCAATCAATCCAAGTATTGTTCCACCAAATATATTATCGTGAACACCAGTGTCAGATAATTTACAAATATAAGTTGTTATTAGTTCCATTATAATTTAATTGAAATGTAAATTCCTTTGTACCATCCAAACATTTCTTGTTCAAATGTTTTATCATTATCAAATTCATCCATATTGATTTCCATTTCAATGAACTCACTTTCATTGGGAAATCTCACCAATTTTTTCTCCATCATAATTATTTTTTTTAACAATGTCAAATATATATTTTCCAACATTGGGGTCAACACAATTTCTAATAATTTGGTCTTTCCTATGTTTTAATTTAAACTCCCTCAAATCAAAATAACCCTTCTCTGAACTTCCCCTCTCATTATGGGTTAAACCATCCTTAATATCAATAATTGGAATATCAAAGTTTGTCCAAAATAAATGTCTTCCCAATTTCAATGATGGTTTAACAAATGGTTCATAATAGGGTTTAACATTCTCAACAACAAACTTTATATTGGTATTCTTTGTGAAGTTTTGTAAGAAGATTATCTCCGCCCATAATTTCATATCTGGCATTACTGAATCATAACTTCCACCCTTGCTTGCCATCATCCTAACTTTGCTATGACTTTGACAAGGGGGACTGCTCCATATAAAATCAAAGTTTCTCCAATTCTTTGCAAGATATTCGTGGGCATCATCAACAATAACATTATCATTGGGGAAAAAATGTTGATATACATTTGCGATTTCTTCATTATATTCAACCGCTGTTACTTCAACATCTTCCCAATATTTTCTATTCCCACCAATACCTGCATATAGATTTAATACTTTCATAATGTTGATGTTAATATTTCATTGCAAAGTTGTTCAGGTATTTTACTTCTTTCATAACTTCCTTTTCTACCTTGAGTTCCAGTTTTACTTCCCCTTGGTGCTGGTTGGTGATGACATTCCGTATTACCATTCTTGCAAACAGGTCTTGCTATCCAAGTTGTACTATTTGTCCATATATCAGTTGGTTTGGCTCTTTCATCACCATATTTGCAATACCATATTGTATGTCTTGTGAATTCTAACATCCAAGGCATCTTTCTTAACATACCCCTTGGATTTTCAATAAAGAATACCATATTTGGATTAATGGTTAACCATTGTTTTATCAATGAAATAAAATGTTGATTAACCATATCACATTTTTTTGCATATTCACTTTTGGGTTCAGTTCCGTTTCTGTGGTGTGATATTGCAGCAATTGTATATGTTGTACAATCTGGTGAAGCCCAAACAATATCAGGGGTGAATGGAACATCTTCCATTGTTAATTCACCAATATCTTTTGATAAATTTATCCCCTCATATTGTTCCCAATCAACTGAAAATACTTCCATTCCAAGTGATTCTGCGGCTTTACCAATAGAACGACTACCAGCAAATAACTCTAATACTTTTTTCATTTAGATGGTCTATTTTCTTCATAATATTCAACAATGGCATTGATTGCCCATACTGCTCCTGATGCAATTAATCCATCAAAAAACCAAGATGTGTAAATCGGCATTCCAAATAAATGATAATTTGGTGACCAAATAACCAATCCAATAAAAAATCCAATCCATGTTGAGCAACACATTACACAGGACAAAATACCATCTATAAATTTGAATAGGAAGTTAAGTGGAAAATATGGGTGATTCCCAAAACCTTTAATTGTATCTCTTAATCCTTGAAAAATACTTCCATAAACCATAATGTTTGTGAACCCATAGGCCATAACAAACCAAGTTAAAATTTGAATTGTAATCATGCTAAATTGTTTTTAAGTTGTTCACTCTCTTCAGGAGTAAGAATTTTAATGTTTCTAACAGAAGTTCCATCTTCGTGGGATAAAAGTTGTGGTGCGATAATTCCTTGTTTGTATAGCCAACTTGCTATTCTAAATCCAATTTTTACTAAAATGTTTTTCATAAGTTTAATCTTTTTGTATGTTTATGTGAAATTCTCTAATCATATTATAAATTTCGTTGTCTTTGGGTACTAATATTCTCATTGGATTTTGAGTACCAACATATCTCAACTGATATATTTCTTCCAAGTTGGAATCGCTATGTAAATAGTAATCTGCTGTCGGGAAATAAAGTGATATATCATATTTAGTTACATCAAACTCATTATCATTAGTGTCAAATGTAAAGTAGTCATTTATTTTTGGTTTATCATTCCAAAAAACTTCATCAACTTTAAATAACCAAATCATAATTTATTTTTTATGTTTATTTAAAAATTCATTTATTTCTTGTCTTGTAACATTAATTCCTTTATGACCTAACTCTTCGATATATTTACTACCTTATTCAGGTGGAATTAACATTGAACAAAGTGGCATCTGAGTTAATTCTACCTCATCATTTTTTTTGGTTTCAAACACCCCTCTAATCATTACACCCCTTTCACCTTTAATTTGATAATCTTGTGGTGAATCCAAAATATTATCTAGTGTTTGATGTAATTTTTTTCTTATACTTTTATTTTTTTCATTTTCAGCATCCTCAATCATACTAGGACTTCCAAGACCATAAATTGCTTCGTCTTGTAATGTTTCAGGTTCAAACTCTATGATAATTTTCTTTTTTAATGTCAATGTTGATGGGTCAACTATTGCAGGAGTGATTGATGCACCATCTTTAACCAAATCATTAATTTTATTTGGGTCAAACATTTCAGGTGTTAACCCAATTGAATAGAGATAACATTTACCTTTAAAAGAGTTATTATCGTCAACCTTAAAAGTTTGAACCATCTTTGTTTTCCCATTTTCATCAAGAAACACTGGTTCTTTTATGATAATTAATTCATCACAATTTTGCAATTCCTCACATTCTTTTAATAAATCAATCATTACTGATAATTCATCTCCTTTGATAATTTCATTCTTAATTAATTCTTTTAATTTCATATTAAAATTTATTTTCGTTTATTGAGTATTATTTTTGTATGTTTATTGAAATTTTATATTTTAAACCATTATCACCTAATATATCCCAAGTAACACTTAAATCTTTAGGATTAATTAATTTTGGCGTTATTGTAAAATCGTTTCCAAGACGATTAAGAGTACATTGAACACATTCTACTATTCTTTTTGGAATTTCATTTGTTTTTACAAAATTATTTATGTCTTCTTCAGTTAGATAAAGTCCGACATTACCATCTTCATCTCCAAATGTTTGTCTGAATTTTTCAACTAACCCCACTGGGACTTCATATTTTTTTAACACTGGGTTTGGTTCAGATTTGTCAACGTAAAAGAATGGTCCACCTTGACTTGAGATTGGGAACTTCTTAATAGTATCTCCCTTGGATACGATATCCATAATTCTTTTGGAGTTCATTAATTTTTCTGTTAACTCGTTTTCCATTGTTAAATTATTTTTGTTTTATCATTTATTATACAAATTCCTTCATCCAAAATATGACAAATATTTTTCAAATCATCAATAGTGAAGTCAGTTAAATTAAACCACTCCCTCTCAATATTATGTTGTTTGAATCTAAAATGTAAGGCTTTTTCTAGTTGGGTGGGGTACTTTGACTCAAATTCAAGAATAACACTTAAATTTGGTGAATTCAACTCTTTTACCCTCTTTTGTACATCTCTTTTTGTGTACCCTATTTTAACTTGGTCAGAATTGTCTTTGACAAAGTAAACAAATCCCACTATCTTTTTTAGTTAAAAATAGTGGGACTTTGTAAAAGTTAAATGTTAATTAATTTACTTGTTTTTTAGAATAGTTTTTGCAATTAAATCATAATAAAATTCACTAACTTCATCATCTTCCATTTCTTTGACCTCATCAAAACCTAAAGCATACAATAAATTACTGATTTCATCATAATAATAAGGAATATCAATTGTACTTGGTAATCCTTGTAACCATTCAATTATAGCTTTTCTTTCACCCATTCTTTTGATAGCCCAACCATATTCATCTTCAAAAACATCATATAATTGACTAATTTTGTTACGTGGATTTTTATCCAAATCATAACCTTCAAAACTAATCCTATCTTCCAAAAACTTTTTAAGTTGATGATGGGGATTTTCTTCTCTAATTTCTTTTAAGATTCTTCTTATTAACTTTTCCATATGTTTTTAACTATAAATATGTTAATATGAAACTTCTTTATATTTTATTTCACCATCTTCATCAACACTCGCCAAACCAAGTGTTATTAGATTTTCATATTCCAAATTACTGAGTGGAATATCATAATCACCAATCATTGACCACATTTCATTGGCAATATCAATGTTTTCTTGAACTGGATTGTTTGCCAACACTTCGAATATTCTTTCAAATATTTCTGTACTTCTTCTATCTGCCATATTATTAATTTTTATTGTTTTTTAATCATCTCCTCCAGAATAGAAAGTGTCTTGTATTTCAACAACATCTTCAAAAGGTATAATATAAACTTTAGAATTTCGGTTATTCATTCTATCATAAACTAATCTATGATGTCCATCTAACAACCAAAGTTTACCTTGTTTATCTTCACATAATATTATATCTGATTTTTCATATATTTTATCTGTAATACTATCTATAAAAGATTTAGATACATATTCTTGAGTTGAGTAAATCTGTTTATCTTTATCTAATTCTTCTTTTGTGTACGGAAAAGACTCTAAAGTATCTTCCCAATAATTAACTGCAGTATCATGAATATCAATCAAATATTTAGGAAATCTTTTTAGAACTTTAATTTTATAGTCCTTAGTTTTATCAAAATTACCAATTCCTTGCCTCTCTTTACTTATTTTAGTTCTTAAACTTTCTTCGTTTTCATTAACTACTCTTTTTATCAATCTAATTAAATTTGATTCAGTTAATCTTACAATTTTTTTCATAATATTTTTTCAATAAATATTATAAGTTATCTTCTTTATAGGTTTCATTGTAATAGGTTTCACTTTCTGTAAACATTGAATTAGGATAATAATAATCTTCACTATTTACTCCTGCATTAAAAGCATCATTAATTTGTTGTTCAAAAAGTTTATTAGCTCGTTGAATTTCACCATTGTAAAACTCTAAAAATGATTTATCTTCTTCGCTAAATATCTGCTTAATTAAAAATTCTACTGCTGTCATTTTATTTTCTATGTTATTATTACTTAATTTGACTTTCAAGATTCTTTTTCATTTCATTTAACTTTAACCACTCTTCAGCTATTTCAGCTTGTTGAGTTTCAATTTCATCATCAGTATAGCCACACCTACCAATATCTGAAAATATATCGTCTAAGTATTCCATTCTATTTTTTATTTCTTCCAATGTCATTTTGTTTCGTTTTTATAGGTTTCATTGTAGTATTGTTCTGCATTATCAAATGTAGTTGTAAATTGTCCACCACCATAAGCTCCATCTTTCCAAGCATCTTTTATCTGGTGCTCAAAAAGTTCGTTGGCTTGTTGTACTTTTTTTTGAAAAAAATCATAAGATATGGCTGTATCTAAACCATCAATTTCATTTGCTAACCATTCTACTGCTGTCATAAGTTATTTAATAAATTTGAACCCTTCATAAATACAGCACCAGTATTGGATAACAATTTTTCAAGTTGTTCAATCTTGTTATTTAATTCAGTTATTGTTTTATCTTTCTCCCCAATCTCTTTTCTTAGTTTCATCAATGTCTCTTGTAGCATTCCCATCTTATCATTTGGTTTTTCAACTTGTACAATTTTTTCCACTATCTTCTCAACTTCAACTGGAACTTGCACAATTTTTTCTACTATAACCTCATTTGGTACAAAAATTTTCGACTCAATTGGGACTTCTTTTATTACCTCAACAATGACTTCCTTTTCAATCTCTTTAATAATCTCGATGGGGACTTCCTTGATAATCTCCTTCTCAACATATTTGATAACCTCAATCGGAACTTCCTTTTCAATGTATTCGATAACTCTCTCATTATTTTCTCCTATTAATCCATATTTTTTTATATCAAATCCTTGTTTGAAACATTGTTGGAAAAATATCTCAACATCTTCAATATTGTTTAACTTACAATAATCAGTTAAATCTTTTTGAGTTTGTTTGTTAAGCGTTAGTGAGTTTTTCTTTTCCATCAATTATATCTTCAAATGAATTTATTGCAAATTTAAGAAAAGGTTTTGGATTATCCAAATCAACAAATGAATATTCATCCTTAACCACATTATAAATTCCAAATCCGTGTTTCTTAATTGACTCCCCATAGTTCTGTTGGATTGTTGAGCCTACTTGAATTATTGGAGTTTTATCCAAATAAATAATTTGACGCTTGTGTATATCTCCGCATAGAACGATATCACATCCCTCAAATTTACTCACCTCATATCCTGTCTCAAACTTATATCCAATGTCTGTATATAACCCTATAATAGGTCCGTGAAACAATCCAATTTTAAGGTTATTAGATTTCTCAATTGTTGGGGGAATATTGTGTTCAAATAAAGAATATACAACCCAATCAATATTCTCATCAGTATAAACACCTCTATCTTTATAATAGACAATGTTATCATTATTCATTGATTCAATGATGGGGGTTAATGTATCCAATCTTGATAAATTGTTTTCAAGCATATCGTGATTTCCAACAATGATGATTGTTTTTGCAATCTTGGAACATTCATCTAATGTCCATCTAACCATTTCAATAAGTTCTGGACTGACTTGGTTTTTACTATGGACTAAATCCCCGCTGAAGACAATTCTATCAGGTTTAATATCTTTGAATTGATTAAACATATCAATCAATATTGATTTGTATAAATCGTGGTCTTTTATTAATCTCAAATGTAAATCTGAGAAGTGTACTAAAGTTTTTATCACGATATTAAATTTGTTTTATTATCTTCATCAAATAATCTAAAGTCATCATTTACGTGTCCACAATCATTACACATATATGTTGGGAATGGTACCATAGTATCATTAGGAGTACCAAGTAACAATTTTGATACTTTTTTTATCAATGTAACTTCTTTGAAATATATTGACCCACATTTTTCACAACTTACTGTAGGTTGTTTTTTCAAATCAATATTTGGTTTTTCATTAAATAAATTATCCATATTATTCTACAATTATATTAAAATCTTCATTATCATATTTATCCCAATCTATATCTTGGTTTGTTAGTTCATCTAATAAATTTTCATAAACATCATTGTTTATAGGTTTCATACTATTACCATTTTCAAGAATGTATTCTTGGATTTCATCTTCATTCATTCCTTCTAATTCAGGGTAATCCACGATATTAATTATCAATGGTTTTTTTCTTGTGTAGGCAGTATAAGATTCATAGACTGAGACTTCAACTGATTCTAATTTTTGGTTTTCCATTTTTTTAGTTATTGTTTTTATAAATTAATTTGTATGTTTTTGGTTCAACACCAATTATTTCTTTGTCAGATACGAACTTTATACCATCATAAATAAAATAGTATTTCTTTCTCGTTCTTAAAGTTTCTATTAAATACTCATCCGTATCAGGTTTGTTGTGATTTGTTTTTGTGTTTTTGGTGATTACTAAGTCCATTTATTTTTTATTTAAATTGTTATAAAAATCATTTCCGTTTAATGTATCAGAATATCCAATTTCAGATAATTTTCCATCTTGCCAAGCATCAACAACCATTCTTTCTTCCTTCTCTTTCAGTTCCAGTATTTTCAACATAATTTCTTTATGTTCATAACCATCTAATCTTAGTTCTTGGTCAACCCAATTTAATAATTCTTGTAGTGGTGTCATAAATCTAATTTTAAATTAAAAACTTGAGTAATTACATTCATAGGAATTCTAAACTCTTCAAATGTCCCATCTTCTTTCAACAATACTATAATTGCTCCAAAAAGTCCAATTTTTTCATACTTACTTCCTTCCAACATTTTAAATAATAATCTTAAATATAATGGTAATTGAACATAATAGTGACCTAAAGCATTATTGGGTAATTTATTGAAGGGGTATTTCATCGGTTTTGTAAAATGATTGGATTCAAAGTTCTTAACCTTATTGGTTTTCCAATCTGTACAAAATATCCCAATTTGACTCTTTTCCTTATTCTCAATTAACCACATTTTATCTGGTTGTCCTACATAACATAATTCATTATCACCTAATACCATTTCCGTATCTAATAATACAGCACCTCGTTCTTTCATCAATTCCAAACATTTAATCCCAGCACTGACCATTCTATCACTCTTTAATATTTGTTCAAAATCGCAATCAAAAATTGGTTGTCTAACCTCTTTCTTAATATTAAACATATCAAGGGATTTTTGTTCCAATAAAAAGTGGGTTCTACTACCTAAGTTAGTTGAGTATGTTCCAGCTCCAGCCCATTCTTTTAACAATTTTTGTTGTTCTTCAATATCACCTTTGGCTTTCTTTAACGCAACTTCTTCAGCTGGAAATTCATCATAATACTTTTTTATTATTTTTGATACAGAATACCAATCATCTTTCAATACAGAATTATTATCCAACATTGTGTATTGGTGTTTTTCTTCTTCAAAAGTTAATTGTAATTCTTGTTGTCTTTTTTTAACTATTTCTAGTATTTCATCTCTTACTTTATATAAATCTGTCATTTTATTTCAATATAATATTCATTTATTTGTCCCCTCAAATCGGCAATATCCTTATCCAAAGGTAGTTTTACTATTTTAATTTTTCCATATAAATTCCCACCATTTAACTCATGATACAATTTAACCGCATTGTCCCAAGCATCACCATCCAAGGCGATTGTTATATTGTTGTTGGCCTTTTCATATAAGGTATCAAACAATAATGAACTCATATGTTTCCCCAACATTGGAATACTATTTGGGATGAATATGGAATCAAATGCTCCTTCAACTAGAGTAATATCTTTATTCCAATCAATCAAACTTTCAAAGAAAATAATCTTATCTTTTTCAGCTTCAGGGTTTTTATATTTTGCTTTTGTATGTAAATCCCAACTTCTGGCAATATAGTAATTTAATTTGTTATTTTTATCATAAGATGGAATTATTATTCTACCAGCGTGACTACCATTATCACAAAACCCAATTCCATATCTTTCAATTATTTCATCGGTAATACCCCTATTCATTAAATAATTATATGCTTGTCTTCTTACTGGGTATATTGATGAGACCTCATTGAACTTCCGATAAAAACTCGGTAGTTCAAGTTTGTTAACTTTTTTCTTTTCTTTGGGTAGGTTTTCTTCTGGTGCTAGTACAGAATAAGTTTTAAGGTGTGATTTTTTACCATATTTTTTAATTAACTTATGAAGTGAGCCGTGCATATCATTTGTATCACCACAGCTCCAACAATGAAATAGATGTTGGAAATAATTTATCTCCAAATTTCCTTTTTTCCTCCCCTCATCACAAAGGGGGCAATTATGACTAATTTGGCCTTTAGATTCATAATGTTGTTTTTCATCCCCAAATATATCACGTAGTAATTCTACGATTATTTCATTATCGTCAGACATAATATTCACAAAGTTTTCTTACCTAATATATTTATTAAAAACAATTTTGTCAAATGCCAACAACAATAACTATAAATGGAGTTTCAGGTTCAACACCTTTCGACATTTATCTATGTGATGACCCCTTAACTACTTGTGTATATGTAGATACCATAACAGGTGGTACATATTCATTTGATGTTCCATCAATTTTGGATGGTCAATTATCTTATAATTTAAAAGTTGTTGATGATAATAATTGTGAAATAATCTCTAATTTAGTAGTTTAAGAAATGAGTTGTCCTTGTCCATCGGGTTATACCCCAACCATCGATTCTGATGCTTGTATATATACTGTAACCGCAGCAACAAGTGGTGGTTCATTTTTTTATACTGCAACAACAGGTAGTGTTAATACAGCATATAATGCTTATGGTGTTATTTTTTATGAAGACATTACAAATCTTTCATTCCCAATAACAAATACTGGGTCAACAACATCAGCATTCACTGAGAATGGTACATTACTTTTTAATACTCAATTTTTAGTAGATAATAGTGGAAGAATTTTAAATATTCAAGCAGGTGGTCAAGGATTTACTACATCACCATACTATGGTCCGACTAGTTTAAGAAATTCTCTTTGGGGTACTGGAACTACAATTACAGGTAGATTAAATAATGCGGGTATATGGACAACTAACAATCCTGACCCACAAGATGAATATGTGGGATTTTCCTATTGTTTAGACATACCAGTTTCAGGTACATATTTTATCGCGATTTCAGGTGATGACTATTTTAGATTTAAAATAAATGGTAATTTAATTTATGATACAATATCAACATTTCCAGGTACATCAATCGCTCAAGGTTATGGAACACTATTTTTAAGTGTTTTCCCATATACTTTCTCATCAGGTTTGAACATAATTGAAATGGAGAACCTGAATGATTCAGGTCCTGCGAGTTTTGTTGCTGAAATATATAGTGGTTCTGTTTCAACTCTTAGTGGTTATACTAGTTATTCACAATTAAGCGCGGATACTTTGTTTACAACATTAAGTTTTATTGGTCAAGACGTTCCTTTATCTTCAAGTGGGGCAACAACTGGAACTGGATATACTTGTCCTGATGGTTATTCATTATATACTTGTAGTGGTACACCATATTGTATTCTAATAGATAAAACCGATATTGTTAATTATTGTATTAGTGATACAGGATTGGGTTATGATGACAATTACAAATACGCTGGTATACATAATTCCCAACCATATTGGTTAGGGGTAAACACTGGTAATGTTATTTATTTCACAACTGGAGGAACTTGGTGTATGTCATCAGTATTGGATGGTACTTGTTTATTAGAAGGACCTTATCCTTGTATTTCAACTTGTCCTGATTTATGTGATGAATATGTATTTAGTGGAGCTTGTCCTACACCTACTCCAACGCCAACTGTGAATTGTTCCGTATTAGACTTTACCGCAGTTTTTGATTGTGAATATATTCCAACACCAACACCTACACCAACGATAACAACTTCTCCAACAAGTACACCAACACCAACACCTAGTAATCCTTGTGGTGATGTAGCTATAGATGTAACAATAACTGGATATACACCAACACCAACGGCAACATTAACACCAACACCTACACCAACACCTGATGTAACAAGGCCAATAAACATATTAGGTAATGTAACATTTAATACTGTAAATGGAGAAATAAAATGTCCGAATAGTAAACAATTCCAAGATTGTTATACTGGTGAAATGTATTATACAACCAATTCAATACCATTACCTTCAGGTGGTACTATTGACCAATTTATGATTTTTAAAGGAAATGTTAATGGAAATTCAAAATGTATTTCTTTCTTGGGTTATAATTTGGATGTTATTGGTATTGATGAAATAAGTTTAATTGATGGACCTTTAGGTTATTCAAATTTAGGTGAATGTTCATTATGTACACCTGATGTTTCACCTACTCCAACACCAACCGTTACACCAACATTAACACCAACAAATACACCATCACCAACACCATCTATGGCCATAGGTTATTATGTTTTCAGACAATGTGGAAATCCAACAGAATATATTATTCAAACTTTGGCTATTCCTACATTTACACCAGGAACAATATTTAAAACTATCACCAATGATTATTGTTGGGAGTTTATGTACTACTCATCAACTTATCCAACTTTACCTTTAGGTTCAACATTTACATACATCTCAGGAAGTTTTTTCCCATCAACTGGAAATACTTTCTTTGATAATTGTGCCACATGTTTGGGTAGTTTATAATACGTAATATTTATAACTACATAAAGTTATAATATGAACTTACTTTCCTTTAGTAATATATGGGGATTAAATCCACCTTACACTGTTTACGTTTGTGATGTATTCGGTAATCAATGTATTTTATTAGCATATATATCAACAACAGTACCCATTACCAATTTAATGGTTTTACCACCTCAATTTGATTCCGCACCTGCAATTGGTGTGAAAGTTATAACAAGTGATGGTTGTGAAAAGTTTAAGGTATTATATTGTAGTGAAGATATAAAAGAATTTATGGATTTAGAGGATTTCTTTTTTATGGATGGTGTTGGTTATTTCTTTATGTCCTAACTATTTATAAATAAAATATTAAATGGCATTTCTTACCGATAGGACATCTGCAACAGCTGTGACATTTACGGATTTAATTCATATTGTAAATCCAAATGACACTTCACAAAATCCAGCTGGGTCATCATTTAAGGCAACAATACAACAAGTAACTGACTTAGTACAATCAGTGTACATATCAGGTGGGACTTATGATGCGACTACAGGTACTATTACATTTACTAATACTTCGGGTGGGACTTTTACAGTTTCAGGTTTCGTTACTGGATTTACAGATACAAGTGTTACGAGTTTTACATATAATAATAACACATTTACAATTGGTGAAAGTGATGGTTCAACATTTACCGCAACAATTGATTCGGTTACTGGTGTCACATTCTATGAGGCAACAACAGGTATTACTACCTCCGCAGTAACCTTATCATCAGGTTTTAGTTATAATGGAATAAGTTATTTGGGGGATGTCGATTTAACTCTGTTTTCACCAAATTCTTTGGATGGATTAAAAGTAACTATAAAAGACGAAGGTGGTAATTCTGGTTCTTATAGAATAAGAATAACCCCAACAAGTGGTACAATTGATGGAAATTCCTACGTTGATATGAACATAAACTATATGTCACTTACATTGGTGGCAAGAAATAATAATTGGTGGATAATATAATATGGCATACATTTTTAATAATTCGATAAAATACTCAGATAGCCCAAACTTAGATGCGTTTGGTAGATTAAGAACTGCAGCAGTAACTAATCTTTTAGATATCAAACACGTTTATGATAAAAATCCACTTCAAGTCAATGAAATGACAGCTGGAACTGCTACATCAATTTTTGACCAACAATATGCAAGAGTTAGAATGTCTACTTCAGCTAATAACGATTTAGTTATACGTCAATCAAAAACACATCCAATTTATCAACCAGGTAAAAGTCAATTATTTGAAGCTAGTTTTAATAACTTTGCCATTGAAACTAATGTTATTAAAAGGGTTGGTATGTTTCAATCAACGACAGGAACACCATATAATTCAGTTTTTGATGGTTTCTTTTTGGAAAGTAATGGTGTTACAAGTGCAATAACTTTTAACATATATTTGAGCGGTTCTTGTACTTATAGTGCAGATACTTCTGTTTGGACTAATACTCAATTTGACCCCAACAATTTTGATTGGACTAAAACCAATTTGATGACTGTAGATTATCAATGGTTAGGTGTTGGTAGACTAAGATTTGGAATGGTATTATCAGGTCAAACAATTTATTTTATTGATTATACTGCTGCAAATAATATATCAACAGTTTATATGGCCTCACCTAATCAACCAATAAGATATGAAATAAGACAAGTTGGTGTTGGTTCTGGTTATTTTGATATGATATGTTCTCAAACAGCTTCTGAAGGTGCTTTAAATGGTTTATATTCAACAGTTTCAGTACCATATACAGCAACAACAACATTAGCTACTTCTGGTGAAAAATATCCTTATATTGGTTATAGATTGAAGGAGTCTTATACATCGGTTTCATCACAATACGATGCAATTAGTATTCTTAATACATCTAATGACAATTATTTATTAACAATGGAATTCAATCCAACTTTATCTTATACCCCAACTTGGGTAGATATTCCAAATTCACCATTCCAATATAGTTTGGGTACTGGTAATACACATACAATAACATCCCCTGGTCACATTATGACTTCTTTGATTGGTCAAGCGGGTACTTCGGCATTAACTACAACGAAACTTGATGATAACCAAATTAGAGTTGGTTCTAATGTTAATGGTACTTTAGATGAAATGTGGTTATGTATTACACCATTAGGTGCTAATGCAACATTTAATGGAACTGCGGATATTCTATATTATTTATAAAGTCAAATTATTCTCTATATTTTTTTATAAAAAAGTATGGACAATAATTTGGTATTTGTATCAGCTCATCCTGACATCCCTTACTTCCATTGGCAAACAAAAATATATACAACAAACTTTATTGAGAAAGGAATTAAACCTGAAAATATTCACGTTTTGTTTGTTATGGTTAATGGAAATACATTTCCTTCAGATGAGTCAATTAAATTAAAAGAGATTGGTATTAACGTACATCATTATTTGGATGATAGAAAAGATAAAAAATATATTCCAAGTTTAAGACCAATGGCCTTATCAAGATGGTTGAAAGAATATCCTGATTTAGGGAAATGTTACTTTTACCACGATTCTGATATCATTTTTAGAGAACTCCCTGATTTCAACAAATTGTTACAAGATGATATTGTGTATCTATCTGATACCTTAAGTTATATCAATTATGATTATATTATGACTTGTTGTGAAAGATATGAATCTATACACCCATCACTACAAAAAGGACATTTAATTCAATTAATGGCTGATGTTATTGGTATTTCTGTTGATACAATAAAACAGAATAATAAGAACTCAGGTGGTGCTCAATATTTAATCAAAAATACCGATTACACATTTTGGGAAAAAGTTTTTAATGATTGTCAATTACTTTATAAAAATGTTTTTGAATTTAATCAAAGACATAGTGTCCCATCGGGAGAAATACAAATGTGGACAGCTGATATGTGGGCGGTTTTATGGAATCTTTGGTTAACTAGCCACGAAACAAAAATAGTTGAGGATTTAAGTTTTTCTTGGGCAACTGATACTATTTCAACTTATGAAAAACATCCTATTTTACATATGGCTGGAGTTACCGATGATTTAAAAAGGTCAAAATTTTATAAAGGTGAATTTATAAACGTAAATCCATTAGAAAAATTAAAAGAAAATATTAATTACTTCGATTACATCGATAAGAATAGTTCAACAATTAAATACATAGAGGTTATGAAAAGTATAATAGAAAAACATTCTTAATTGTATTTATTGTTGATTAGTATAATAAACTTATTTTTTTAAAAATTTATGTCCACATCTGTAACTGTCTCTCCTTGTAGTTGTATATCATTATCAGCAACCTCTGAATCTTTTGGTGGTGTATTTAAGACAACACTTAAACCAGGTGGTTATGTTAATGGTAGAAAATCCTATGTTGGGTATGACCCTTGTTGTGGACAAAATTTAGAAATTAAAATAGTTTATGATTTAGTAGATTCACAATGGGAAATTTTTTACGATAATAATTTAGTAAGTTATATTTTAGGTGAATTACAATGTCCAACTGGTACAACTTGGGCTAATTTGGATGCTGTGATGGATGTTTTTGAAACTGCCGCAATAACTTGTCCTGAACCAAGAAAATATGACCAACTAAACTATCTACAATCAAATGAATGTGGTGTCTTAACCATATATCCTATGGGTGCAATATGTGAACCAACGTCACCAATAGTTAGTGGTGGTTACGGAAGTTTGGGTGTTAAAATTACTGGTGGTACTCCACCATATCAAGTGATATTATTAGATGATGAAGGTAATACTGTAAGGTCAATACCACCATTAAATTCATCAAGTACTAACTTCACAAATTTAGAATCAGGAACTTATTTTGTTCAGATAACTGACCAATTTGGTGATTTTAGTTTATTAATAAATTGTACAATTGTTGAACCTACAACAACCACAACAACCACGTTAGCACAACTTCCATCAAACCCATCGTTTATGGAATATAATATGTGTATAACAATACAAGCACCTAAAACATTAATACAAATTCCATTTATTATTGCCTATTTTGAAACTAATAATGGAGTTATTCATCCAGTTTGGAAATCCCCATCAGGAAATGAATTAATTTATTGGAATCAATATTGGATTTTATCTGGTTCACCATCAAGTCAGTTGGTAACTCAATTTAATCCACCTATTGATATTGTTTCAACATATCCATTACCAACACCACCAAATACATTCACAGCAAGTAATGTACCATTGAATAATTGGTTTGTATCTAATGCTAATTTGTACCCAAGTTATACAATAACGGCAATCAGAAATATATGTAGTGTACCAACTCTTAACTTTATAATTAATGAAGGATGGTGGCAAACTTGGGGTTCTAATATACCAAATCAGTATAGAGGTTCTTCTTGTGGTGGTCAAAATCTTATACCAAATTTTGTTTGGAATACGTATAATTTACCTGTAGGTGTTTCAGTTACAAGTTTTGATATATTGTGTATTAATATGTCTACATTAGATGTTTATTTAGATGTAACAAACATAAGTCCATCTCAATTAAGTATTAATAGTTCTTCACTTTGGATTGGTGGGGCAACAATAAATAATACAATTGGTGGTCCTGGTTTGATGAATAGTCAAGGATGGCAAGGACCTTGTTCTCCAACAAATTATAGTATTACTTTAACAGCAAATCTTTCATCAGGACCACCACTAACCAATACAATTTATTTTATCTATTGTACAACAACAATAAATGGTATTTGTGGAATATAAAATATAAAAATAATTTATGTCATTAAACTCAACGATAACAGTTAATCAAACAATTTGTGGTTGTGATGGAGCAATAACAATCTCAGCATTTGATGGATATCCTCCTTATCAATATTCAATTGATAATGGTATTACATCTAAACCATTTCCAATATTCACAAATTTGTGTAAAGGTAATTATGTTGTGACAACTACAGATATTTCAGGTGGAAGTTTTACAAATTTTGTAACACTTAACCCACCACAAAATCCAATAACATATACAATATATTTAAACACTACTTCTCAAACAATTAATTCATCACCATCACAAAAAACTGAAGAATACGTAACTAAGGTTTCAGTTTTTCCTAAATTATCAGATGGTGTGACAATAAATTTTAAATTGAGTCATTCTAATTTAGTAAAATCCTCCCCAAATTTGAATTCCGTTTCAGCAATTACAAATTCAAGTTTAGTTATTGATACAATTCCAATTTCAATAACAACTTCAGGTACAAGTACTGGTTCAACTTATAACTCAATACCTGGATGTCAAAATCAAACATTGTATTTAACAACATATAATGAAGAATGGTCAAACATTTCATTAACAAATAACACAGATTTTACACTCACAACCACAGATATTTTATATAAAAATGAATTCGTTGATTGTTATATAGGAAATAGTCAACATACATTTTCTTTATCTGATTTAGTTATTACTGGTTGTAATTGTTGTAACGTAATAACATCATAAAAAATGAATTAACATATTTATACTGTATGGGATATATTCTTAAAAATACATCAGGTTTAATAAACACAAGGTTAACAGATGCTGGTAGACAAAAACTATCTGAAGGTAACTTCAATATTTCTTATTTCCAAATTGGTGATAGTGAAGTAAGTTATAATGTTATACCTAATTTTAATCCGACAAATTACTTTGTCTTCGAACCAAGTTTCAATGCTCAAAATATTGCAGGTTCACCACAATCAAATAAAGAAAATGTAAAATACCCAATCTATGTAGATAACATTGGGGGTAACACATATGGTGTTCCTTTTATGGATTCTATTATTGATTCGGTCTATAATACTGCCGCAGAAAGAGGGTTTTTCAGTGGAACTCCAATAGATGATACCAACTATTATACTTGGAGTGCATTAACAAATAATTTATACACTATTAATTCAAACTATGTTGTTCAGATGAACACATTGAATGGTACTAATACAATTGATTTAGTTTTTAATAGTTGTAATCCAAGTGTTGTTAGAGGATTTGCCGTTGGTGATATAATAACAATTTATTATGATGGTACTGGTTTGGTTGATTGTAATTGTTCAAATCTTCCAACACCTACACCAACTCCAACAGTGTCGCCAACACCATCAATGACACCATCGTTCCCAGTGTCACAAACCCCAACACCCACAAGCACAAATTTATTTCCTTGTGATAGTCCTACACCAACTCCAACACCTAGTGCAACGTTTTGTCCAACACCAACACCAAGTAATGCTTGTCCACAACCAGCACCACCAGATTGTGTAGTGACTTTACAAAGTTGTTTCCCAATTTTAACATATAGAATTGTTGGAGTTTGTTTGAATACAATTACATTAGATAGACCAACTCCTGACTTCTCATATTTGGGTAATGATTGTTATGCAAGAACTATTATATACCCTCCAAAAATGACTGAAATATACGATAGTATAACTCCATTCAGACATTGGAATGATAATGTAATAAACTTTGAATCTGTTTGTTATACAGACCAATTTGATGTTAAGATTTGGAATATGAATATTCCTTGGTCTGAAAGTCCTGCAGGATTAGACTCATCAGTTTCAAATGATTATACAAAATTTGGTTCAGTTAATTACTTAGGTACTAAAGAATATTTGGGTTATGCTTCAAGTAGTGGACAAACTGATACTAGCTCAACTTTTTATTTTAATTCATTTGATGAAGTTGTAAATGTGTTACCTGAAGACCAAAAAGCTATTGGTATTATACATTATACAAATCAGACAATTGATTTATTCTATGGTGAAAAGTTTGCAATGCAACCATTTGACGATACAACAAATGACACCACTGGTCAAGGTAGAAACTTCAAAATACATTTACCTTGGATTATGTGGCACAAAAATCCAAATTGTTGTTTAGGACAAACATTTTGGGTTGACCCACCAGGTTTTGAAGATTTGGAATTATTCCAAGTTAATTATTTAAAATCAACAAAGAATGTTGATATGAATGACCCTGGTATAAGATATTTCCATTTGTGGGATGACAATCCAAATCCTAATGCACCAACGCCTAATATTCCAAATAGAGTTGGTAAAGTATTTCCTGACTTGAAAATAATTGTTATTGATGACGAAGAATTACTCGCGGCAATGTCATATAAGTCAAATCGAAATTGGACTTTACCAGCACCAAAAGTTTCATTAATAACACCAAATATTTGTGGTCTAGACAATAATTCAGTTGAGGGCATTTTAACTGGTAATACAGAATATTTTTATGTGACATACAGATTATCAAACGATTTAGGATTTACAAATTCATTACATTGTAATTACTATCAAAGTATTCAAGGTCCTAATGTTTCTTGTAATCCAATATCTTCACAAAATGTTAGTGTAAGATTCGGTGATGAATTTTCATGTTTAGCTACGGCTAACACATCTATTACTCCTTGTTGGTATTCTGGTTTCACATTTTGGTTTTTACCACAACCAGACACATCCCCTAACGCTTATAGTGCTTATCCATTTATTAACACAGACCAAAATTTGAATGGTTACCCAATATTTAGAAGTTTTCTTGGCGAGGGACTGATATCTAATATTTTTTATGATGGTAATGATTGGGTAATTAGAACCAACAATAATAGTACTGACCTAATAATTAATTTTACAAATGGTGGATTAATAGGTGACTTTACAATTGATTTTGAAGGAGGTATAACAGGTTATACTGAATGTAATTATAATCCTTTATTATGTGTCACATTATGTGTTGAAAATGAATCTTGTTTAACAATACCTTATTATAATACTTTGAGTGGGTCAACAAATCTTTATTTATCAAATTTTGATTTAGCTGAAAGATTGGTTTATTATAATTCTACTTGGGAGATTTATTCAGCAGACACTAGAATAGCCATTTTAACAGGATTAACTGAAAATGATATTCCAATTGGAACTTGGACACCTGATGTTGTTCCTGTTACTGGTTTAACAACAAGTTTATTTGAAAGTTGTGTAGATATTACTTGTAGTAGTTACTCGGCAAGTACAACTGCAAATAGTGCAACAATTAAAGTCGTTGATTGTAGTTTTATTATTTCAGATGAAACAATTATAACTTCAGGAATTACATATAGTGGTTGTGCTATAACTTTGGATGGTTCTTTAGATTCTGCAATTGTTCAAGTCTCAGAGGAAACTACTTATGGAAGTTATACTGGAACTTGTCCGACATATTCAGCTGTTACCGCAAGTACAATTTGTTCTGAATTCTGTAATGTACAAAACGGATTTATTGCAAATAAGTTTGAAATTATATGTCAAAAAATTGATGGTAATGGTAGACCAGAACCAACAGAATGGAAAATTATTGATTTTACAGACCAATTAAGTGGTTCAACAATAAATGGTTTCTTAACCCAATCAGGGTTAACTGGTAATACTTTTGTTATTACTCAAGATTTATATGATAATGCCGATACATATGTCTTAACTGATTATATTCACTTGCCAACAGGTACTACAACAAATCTTAATTTTGGTGATGAATATTATTTTTATGGTAACATTGAAACTGATATTCAAGCAACAATTTATGAGATGAGATATAAAATAAATTTAGGCCAATCTGAATTTTTAGCATCATCAAATCCAACTTGGGATAATACCAAAAAAGTTCATATAAGTGAAATAGGTCTTTACGATTCTGATAAAACACTTATGATTGTTTCTAAGCTACAATCACCTTATCCAAGAACGGGTATTCAACAATTTGTAGTGAAATTTGATTTCTAATATATGAACAAAAAAATTGAATCTAATCCTAAAATACTAGGTCTTGACGTGTCCACCAAAACAATTGGTTGGGCACTTTTTGATATTGAAACTAAAGAGTTATTGGAATTAACTCACGTATCACCAATTGTTAAACCAAAAGAAGACAACAAAATTAAAGAATTATTTCTTAAAACGGAAATTTTTAAATCTAAATTGTCAGAATATAAAAATTTAGGTATAACAAATGTGGTCATAGAAGAGCCTCTGTTGAACTCAAATAATGTTTATACAATACAAACACTACTTAGATATAATACTTTAATCTCAAAGGAAATCTATGACATATTAGGTATAGTTCCTGAGTATATATCAACGTATAACTCAAGAAAGAATGCCTTCCCTTGGTTAGTTCAAGATAATGGAAAAGGTAAATACGTATTATTTGGTGGACATCCAAAAGATTGTGATAAGAAACAAATAATATGGGAACAAGTTGCAAAAAGAGAGCCCCAAATAAATTGGGTTTATACAAAAAACAATACACTCAAAAAAGAAAATTATGATATGAGTGATGCTTATTGTTGTGTTTTAGGTTATATGAAACAAGAAAAAATATGGTAAAATTAAACCCCACTTTTTAGGTGGGGTTTTTTATTATGGTACTGCGGTGTCTCCTATAAATGTCCAAGCGTATGTTCCAATGATATTTGACCTTGCAATGTCACTAGGACTTCCTATTTGATATTGTCTTCCACTCACACCAAAAATCACATTAAGTTGTAATGATGGTAATAAATTCCAATTAACTAATAATGCCTCATATTTACTTTGATTCATTCCACAATTATCTAACATTGATGTCATATCAGTAACGTTAGATATATTCCAAGTACTAATATCTTGATTAAAGGTTATTGCGTTATTGAACATTCCAGTCATAACTGTAACATTAGAAACATTCCAAAGGTCTATTGGTTGGTCAAATGATGATGCGTTTTGGAACATACCAAACATAGTTATTACACTCGATACATTCCACCCATTTAAAGGTTGATTGAATGCTGAGGCACTACCAAACATACTAAGCATATTTGTAACATTTGATACATCCCATCCACTAATATCTTGATTAAATACTGCAGTATTTGAAAACATACTACTCATATTAGTTGCATTAGAAACATTCCATCCACTTAAAGGTTGGTTGAACGCTAATGTACTACTAAACATACCAGACATATTTGTAACATTTGATACATCCCATCCACTAATATCTTGATTGAATACAGAGGCGTTTGAAAACATATTACTCATATTAGTTACGTTAGAAACATTCCATCCACTTAAAGGTTGATTAAATAGTAACGCACTTTGAAACATACCAGACATATTTGTAATATTAGATACATTCCAACTATTCAATGGTTGATTAAATGATGTTGCAGATGTAAACATATTAAAAGCGTTAACTAAATTAGATACATCCCATCCACTTATATCTTGATTGAAATCAAATGCAGTTTGGAACATTCTAAATGTGGTTGTAACATTTGACACATCCCAAGAACCAATTGGATGATTAAATGATGTTGCATTTCTAAATGTTTCGGTCATATCTGTAATTGTTGATACATCCCAAAACTCAGCATTATTAATTGTTGTGATTGATGTACAATTCCTAAATGTTTGGAGGAATGTTGTTGTCGTTGACAAATCAATAACATCTGTAGTTCCACTCAAGTCTAAATTAACACAACCATAAAAATGTCCAGGAGAATCACCTAATTCTAATATACCCCATTGTTCAATAGATGAAATTTTAGCAACGTCTCCGCTATTATTGAATGAAAATCCACTAAATTGACCATTAATAGTAATTTGATAAATACCAGTTGCTGTATATGTATGTAAAGTATTTGAATCATTCCAAGTTGTTATAACATCAGTATTTCCATCACCCCAATCAACATCAAAATCATAATATCCACCTGATACTGTAGGTAATTGGAATTGGTCAACTAAACTTGAACCTGCCGATAATTTAGTAGTATCGATTGTAAATATAAATGGTACTAATACTGGTGGTGCAGTATCTTCACAACTTATATCGTAATATATTTTTATTCCAATTATTATTTCAGCATCAACATATTCCGCTGATGGATTACAAATTGTTGCTATTGTAATTTGATTTTGGACAGGTTCAATAATAACATCAGTTATACCTGAAAATCCAAGTAATAATGACCTTACGGCATAATAATAATCGTCATCACCAGGGAAATCATTTATACTTGTTCCAGTGTAGAATGTTGTTGCTGTCGTTGTCGCACTAACACCTGATAAAGTAACTTCAACTTCAAAAATAGCTTGATTTAATATACAATTAGTATCACCTGATGTTAAATCAGTAAATCCTTCTATTAACATTTGTTGAGGTCCTTTTCTAACATTTGAACCATTATCTATTAATGCCCCTTCACATATATTGTAAGTTTCAAAAGATGAAACCAAATTAAAACCAGTTAATATTGAACTTCTTGTTTGTGTACAACCCAAAGAATCCGTAATACTTAAAACATAAGTTCCCGCAGTTAATGCTGTCACTGTTAAACCAGTTTGGCCATTAACATTTGAACTCCAATTTAATGTAAATGGTGGAGTTCCATCTGTTATTAACGTACTTATTTCACCATTATTTCCAAAAGTAGGATTTGTTGATGATAAAACAAAATCAAGAGACCCTAAATTTGTAATTGTAAATGGTAATGTTTGTGAACATAAATTAGCATCAGTTACAATTGCTGTATAATTTCCTGATGATAGATTTGTAAAACTATAAGTTAAACCAGTCACATTTAAAATATCAAATCCATTGATTTGGTATCTATATGGTGCTGTTCCACCAGTTGTAATACCCAAAGTAACTGAACCATTAGGTTGGTCACAAGTTGTACTTGTTGTTTGTGCTGTTAATGTAAATAACACATTATTACTAACAACAACTGTACCTGAATATGGACATAAATTTGATGAATCATTAATTAATAACGTGTAAGTATCTGAACTCAATGAAGTAAAGATGAAACCCGCATTTTGAACTGGTTGTATTCCTATTTGTGAATTGGTACTTGAGTCAATTAACGTATATGTGTATGGGGCAGCCCCACCAAATACGGATACTGATATTTCACCATCTGTATTATTACAATTAGAATTAGTAACATTAATTGTAACAACAGATAATGCACTTGGTGTTAATAATGTGGTATATGCTGTTGATTGACAAAGACCCGCATCAGTAACTACTACTGAAAAATATCCTGCAGGTAATCCAGTAAATGTATAAATTGTTGAAAAAGTTATTGCAATTTCACCATTAGAACCTTGAATGTGGTAAGGTGCTGTACCCCCTGAAATATATAAAGTTGTTTCACCAGTTGCTGAAAAACAAGATGGTTGTACATCATTCAATAAAATAGTACCCAAAGTTGGGACTTGTCCAATTATAGCACCTTGAGATGTTGTACACCCTAATCCATCAGTAACTACAACTGAATATGAACCATTGGTTAACCCAGTAATGAAAGAAGTTGTTTCACCATTTGGTAACCAAGAATAAGTATATGGGGGAGTTCCAGTTAACCCTGTAACATATAAAGAACCAAGACTATTAACACAAGCTGAGTTATTAATCTGATATAATCCAAAATTTAATGTTGATGAACTCTTTATAATACAAGATTCAGATTTTCCACTACAACCACCACCATCATCAGCAATAACATAATAAGTTCCTGCAGATAGAGAATTGAATTCATAACTAGTATTTTGGGTAACTCCTGATGATATAAATCCATCATTGAGTTCATATAAATAATAAGTTGACGCAAAATAAAGATTTGAAGTTGCTGTGGTTATTGACCCATTATCAAATCCACAAGATGTATTTGAACTATCTAAAATAGATACACAAGAACCTGATGAAATATAAACATTTAATAATGAATAAGTATTTCCCGAAGGACAACTATCAACAACATATAATGAATATGTTCCTGCTGAGAGTGAATTAACACTATATCCTGTAACACCAGCACCTAATGGAATTGTACCATAGGAAGGGTTTATCCACTGAATTGTGTAATCAGGTGCTGTACCATCAATGGTTAAACCAAAAGCACCACTATTTGTGTTTGAACAATCACCCGTATAACCAGTTAATGTTACAAATAAACTACAAGCCATTAACTACAATATATTTGAAAGTTTATACCAATATCAATTGTAAATAACAAACCATTGTCATTCGTTTGACAAGTTTGATTATACACAACAACTGTATTGTTGTCTGTTAAATAATAATCATATCCCATATTTTTCAAAGAGTCCAAAGAAGAAATTAAAGCATTAAAGTACTGAGTTTCTGTTGGCGCGTTGAATGGTGCGAATGAAAAGGTAACACCATTAAAGAATGATGTCTGAACCATAGTAACACCACTCACTTTAAGTTCAATATACCATTCACTAGTTAAAGTATTCTGAACACAATCATTTAAATCATAACCATTATTGGCTAAATATGTATTCAATACTTTACCTAAAACACCCGAAAGTGATGTAACTTGTGGGTCAGATTCCCAAGGATAAATTGGACACTCAATAGATTCCACATTACAATCATATTCAAATATATTAGTTATTAATGCACAAGGTCTACAAAGTGGTGGCATACCTTTATATCCAGTTCCACCTCCACTTTTACCTTCACCACCTGGTTTATTTTTGATTGTTGGAACACTAAATCCTGCAGGTGGAGTTGAAACTAATGGTCCTCCTTGAGTTTCTTTTGTTGGTGGTATACTTTGACTTCCACCCTTATCACCTGGAACTAACTGACATCCCTCTTGTCTTCTCCATACAAATTTTTGTCTATGAAAAATTGAATTTTCCATTTTAATACCCGTATTCCATATTGTTGTTGCGGGTATCATTTGTTCAATTAATCTAATCCAATAATCACCCATACCATTAACATATTCAATCATATTATCATACTTGAAATTGTTATTAGGTATTTCAGCAAATTCTTCAGACTGAATATATTTCCAATAGATTGATTCTAATGTTGGATACCCCCCAGTTTTACCATTTGATGAATATTGTCTATTTCTTACATTAATTGTATTTTGCCAAAAAGTTTGAGCAAATTCAAAAAATGTTTTACGTGCTGGTTGTGGATTAATTATTGTCCAGTCAACACCACCTTTATCAGGGTAGATAGTATATGGATTAGGGTCACAATAAGTTGGTGGAACATAATTTAATCCTTCGTTTGGAATTGGGTAATTATATTGTCTAGACATCGCCCAAACATCATATAAAATACCTTGAGCAGGGTTCATAAATATGTCAACATTCTTGACATTTAACACCAATCTGTCATCGGTAGTAAAATATCTCGCATTAATATTTCCATCCAAATTACTTCTTAAGCCTACCTCATTATCATACCAACTTTTATTGTTATCAATTTGAGACTTCAATACAAACCCAAGATTCATAAATGGAAATTTTCTGAATCTATTTAAATAAATTTGTCCGTAAGTTGGTGGTAGTAAACTTGTTTGTAATACAGTACTTTGACCTGTGAATACACTGAATGTAGTATCAACAACTTCAGGTCCTCTATGTTGAGGTGTTTGTTCAAACCAACCACCCCCAATTTGGAAGAAGTAACTCTCCGAATCAACTGGTGCTGATGGATATCCTTCACTATCTATTGGATAATCTGATAATGAAAGATTTACACTTTGGATTGTATTTGTTGTTGTGAAACCAGTATATTCAATACCTTGTATTGAAAATACATTTCCTTCCTCTAATGTTGGTGTTTCTGTAATTGATGTCCCACCTGATAAATTAGCCCAATACGTATCAAATTCATCCAAATTTATTCTTTGGTCGGCTAAATAAACATATTCATTAAATTCAGTTAAGGCTTCAGGAGCGCCAATCATTCTTAATAAACCTTCAATTGATTTTCTTGTTCCTTTAGATTTAAAAAGAAAAGCTGAATTCAATATTACATTTCTATAATATTGATAATTTAGTTCATCAGGTGTTGGTTGTACGGCAACACCACTATAATTTGATTTATCGTAATTTGTTTCACCAAATACTGATTTAAGGAAATCCTCATTAGATATTGGTGTAATATTTGTGTTCCATCCTAAAGTTAATGCTAAGTTTCTTAATAATTGTGATGGGATATCATTTCCTACATTGTAATTTACAGATGTCATAAAAGACAATGCTGTAATAAATTTTTGTACTTCATCAAAACTTCTACCATAGATTTGAAGTACTTTTTCCATTTTTCTACCATCAGTGTCAAAATCATTAAAAGCACCAGTGGTTAAAAATCTTGAAATTAAATTTGTTTTATATTCATCATAATACTCACTAATTTGATTAAGCGAGGATAGGTATAATTGGAAATTTGCTGTTAAAATGTCAAGATTCCATCTACCATATAGTGGCCAAGTTACAAGTCTATTTTCAATATAAAATGAACCATCTTCAGCTTCAACAGGAACTTTAAAGGAAGAAGTGTATATCGGAACAATATTTCTATTTAATAAAAAGTTTTCAATTTCATCTAAATCTTCATTGAATGTTTTAGCAACAACTGAGTCATTTGGTCTAATAATAATATCATTATAACTTTCACTTGAACCTGAAAACGGATTACCCGCAACATATATTTTTAATGTTCCAGATGTTAAACTATTTGTTGGTATTATTCGAGTAACATTATAACCATTATCTAAATAATATAATGAGTAATTTGCATATTGAACTGTCATATCCCTCAATGGCGACACTTCAATTTCCCTAAGTTGTAAATTTCTTGTCGAATTTACTGTAAAATCAACTTCAAATGGATTTCTTAATCTTGACACATCCAAATCAAATGAAGTTTCATTTGAAATCTCATTGTAAATTATATTTGTTGCTGTTGTTCCTGATGTGTAATTTAAACCAATTGCTGTAGATTCAATCGCAGCAGGAAAATAACTAATGATTGTTGTTATTGATGCTGAAATCCTTTTGGATAATGAACCATATGTAGCATAATTTAATACTTGAGATAAATCAAAATTTGGATAAACTTTAAAGTTATTCTCAACAATTGCTTTAGCCTGATTAATATCACTCACGCCCATTGAGTCTAAACTCATAGGGTTTGAGAATACACCCGTACTAAAAGTACGATTAACCTTCTCCGTTACTGCCGTAGTAAAATTAAAATTACCTTGTGTTAAACCCCCACCAGCAACTAATTGAACCCCAACTAGATTATCTGAAAAAGTATCCGAACCTGAAGCCCCTTGTGGCGGACAAGTAAATTTATTGGCCATTATTGAGTAATATTTGTAAAGTTTTTACTGAAATCAATATTATCCCCTCTATCTTGTCTAACCTCGTAAAGTAAGTCATTAAATTGGTCTCTGATTTCGTATAAGTTATATTGTTTATATATGTTATTATCACTATCGTAAAGTGTGTAAATACCATCATCAATAGATTTGGTCTGATTACCAAATAGACCTATCGCCAATGTTGAGAAGTCGTGTTCAGCTACCTCAATATCCAAAACTATCGGATTAAAAAAAGTATTAGTTATTATTATATTTTGATTTGGTTGTCCTATAAAAGGAATAGCATTTGGTTTGTATGTTGGTGCTGTTGATGGTGATAAAGTACAAAATATTAAATTAGTACTTGAGTCTGTATATCTGTATCTTACAGATTTTTGTGACGTATTTGTTAAATTTTGAACAACTGGTTCACAAAAAAATGATGATGTAATAATCCTGAAAAAATTAGGTATTTTTGACCCATCATCATTCAAATATTCAACTCTAAATCCAACCAAACCTTGATTAACAAATTTGTTTCTATATTCATTTGAAACTGAATTTAAATCAATTACAAGTCCTTTGACATTTGGTAATGCTGATAATATACCACAATCTAATATTGTAGTTCTTATCTGAGCTGGTCTTATCATTAATGTGTATATACCCAATCTATTAAATTGTTCAGCAGGTAATGTTAAATTATAAAGTCCTCCTAATATTTCAACACCCGCATTACCGCCAGTGTCCGAATTATTAAAATATGGTCGTAATATTGATTTAGCATCTAATTTCGTCAATACAAAATTCTGAGTCTCATCTCTAGATGGAGTATAGTTTAAGATTATTTCAACATCTTCGGGTGAAACATCTGAGGGTCTAATTGTACCATAATTACCAATTGCCATTTTCTATAATTTGTTTTTTAATAAATATCATTTTTATGTTTTTATAACATTAAAGAATCCGTATCCATATTTTGTTAAGTCCCCAACATTATCAACTTCACCAAGTCTCATCAATCTTTCTAATGCCGAATTTTTACCTCTTTCAATGTAAACATCCGATTGAATTTCAGGCTCGTCAACAACATTTAATAAGAATTCTTGTTTGGTTATTGCAGAACATACAACATCAATTGGTGTGACGCCTGAAATTATAAAGATAGTTTTACCATCATCATAATCATAATAGTCCATACCATTAATTGTGTATGCTGTATATGGTAATGATGAATTACCTGAATAAACAATTCCGACAACACCAGTAGAACCTGTGACTTGTTGATTTGCCTTGAATTTACCCCCATATAATCCACTTTTAGGGCCATACTGACTTAAATCCTCAATTGAGGACTTTGTATATCCCGTGATGATTAATGGTCCTGATAAGAAAGGATTATTTCCTCCTTGATAAATTTCACAAGTGGTATCACCACTATATATAAAATCATATTGTAATGCTGAACCTGACCAACTGCCTCCTTGTGGAGTAAAATATGCCGTACCATTTGGATTATCTATTGTGACTCCAGTAAATGGTACATATACCTTTTTCTTAATAAGATTATTACCCCAAGGACTCATACCACTGAATGTTATCGTATATTCAGCAGGAGAAGGTGGATATGTATGTTGAAATGGCATTGGAATATTAGGCCCAATTATTTGAACATTTGTACCATCTCCCCAATCCAAATAATAATTTGAGAAACTCAAATATTTTTTAAATTCTAATTCGGATGTGTTGTAAACATAACAAGTATATGGTGATATTGAATTACCTGAAAATAAGAAATTCAACATTGTATCTTTCTGTAAAACAAATCCATCAAATACTGAATAGTAACCAAAATCAACCGCAGTTTGGGTTAAAAAAATTGGTATGGTTAATCCAGTTAATAACGATGAACCATCAGTTCCACCTGAAAGTATATCAGTAAATGCTGAATATGCTATTGTAAATCCTGTATAGTTTTGAGTGGTTGTTGTGGTTGTTATTTCACAACAAGGGTCAAAAGTATTACCAGTTGGTGAATTACCAGCATTGTACCTAACAAAAAATTTATCTCCATTGATAAATTCAGGTGAAATTCTTATATGAAAATTTCTATCTTGCATTATTGATTTACATATTCATACCATTTTATTGGGTTGTTTTCAAAACCTATTCTTTGATTTGAACTATTAAAAATTTGATAGGTTTTTTCATCGTAATCCAAAACGACCTTATTATAAAAATATGTAGAACCCGAAAAGTTAAATCTTCCAACACCAATGGGTAATGAAGATTGCGGTTCATTCATCATCTTTACAAATACACCAATTTTTGCATCAAAAAATTTAGCACTCATATAAAAAGTATCAATATTCAAATATGTTCTACTTCTTAACCAATAAATAAAAAACCCTTCTTTATCACCAACATAATCTAATTTGAATTTAGGTTTCTTAATCAATACATTTGGTAAACTTGGTGATGTTGATGTGGTCATCGTAAAACCTTGTTGTGTTGGTATTATTATTGTAAAATAATTTATTTGGTTTTTTGGGTCAGGAGAATCATAGAAATCCAATTTGAAAAAAGATTTTGTAAATGGATTACTAAAATAATATATTTCTTTTGTAGTAAATCCTTCAGTAACATAAGAATTTACCCAATCAGTTGATGCTGTAGTTGCAGAAATACTTGTTGATGAACCAGTGTTATAAAAATAAAACTCATAGTTCACGTCAGTTTTTGGACTTAGTGGTGATACAACATCGTGAGTAAATTGTTTAATTTCAAAATCTTCAGGTGAACCAATAACTTGTTTTACAATTTCATCTTGGTAAATCTCAATACTATCTGACCTATCCAAAAAATCCCATTGTATTTCAATGGGTAATTGAATAGTTTGATTAGTTATCGGAAGTTTTAAATAATAATAGTTACTCACAAGGGTCAATAGTTGGGTCTTCGATTATGGTTTGGTCAACAAAGTCACTTCCTTCAGGTATGATTCTAAACATAAAATTACCATAAGGATAATGTGAACCATTTAAAAATGGATAGTTAACGCCTAAACCTGCAGTATCAATATATCCATATGAATATATATCTCTCCATTTAAAAGCATTGTCATTTACTGAAAAATATGCGTAATTTGGTATATCATAATTGTTTTGTGGTGGTGCTTCTTCAATATAATTTGAATATACACTTATTGTTAAAGGATAATGTGGTTCAAAATAATAACCTTTAGGATTTGTATTCACTGAGGTATCATTTAAGTTAAACACCGATGAATTGTATGTTATTTTGTGATATAATGGTGATATGATTCTTTCTTTTTGTTCATAATCATTCCATTCACAAAATGCACCATCAACAATATCACCTGATTTTAAAGAATTTACATAGGTAAAGGTATAATTGTCTCTTGTAAAAGTGGTATAAGTGAAATCCGTATTTGATTTTGAATTAGTATAACTCCACCAATTTGTAGGTACACCCCCATTTGGTAAATTAAATTGGTAACCTTGTTTAAGTTTTCTTGGGTCATTATTACCATCAACCCCCAATGTCCATCCAAAATAACCCTTCCATAAAACTGTAAAGAATAACTCAGTTATAGGTCGTTTTTGGTTATCCAATAATGGACTTATTCTAATATCCGAATTAAATGATAACGTATATGATTGTGAACCTTCAAGTATTGAAACCCTCGCCACTTTATTTGGTGTAAATCCTGAACTTTCATATTTCTTTTTAGAACCAAAAATATTTTGTTCAAATCCAGCTTTGACCATAACAGCATCTTCAGGATTTGTTAAAATTTTATGTCTTCTAACATAATATTTTGATATTGTATCAGCTGTATTTGAAAGATAAATTATTCTTTTAAGTGTTCCTATAACACCATTATTGAATGTTGACCCAGTGAAACCAGTATCTATAATATTGAATGAATATTCATCTGTGTTATAAAAATTATTTCCCAAAGTATAAACTTGGAATGTGTTTCTATTATTGTAAGATATACTCAAAGAAACATATTCTCCCACACTCAATCCATGTTTCATAGGACAATTAAATGTGATTAGTGGTTTACCATTTGATGTTCGTTTTTGAATTGTAAATGGAATACCTGTTGTTGCTGACCATGAAATTAAAGTATTATTTTCATCAATAACTTCCAATTGTTTATTAACATTATCATATGGATAACTTAAATAAAAATTCCAATTGTATGAATTGGCACTTTTTGAAACAAAGTTTATATGTGGTGGTGTGTTACCTGATGGTATTGTATAACCTGATATATTATAGTCATTTCTAATAAAATCAAATTCATTGAATTGAGGATAACCTGACCAAGCTGTTGATGTCCCATATTGACATTGAGCTGCGGCCGCGACTTCAGCATTGATGTAATAAAGATTGTTTTCAAAAGGTTCGTAATTAGTTGTTCCACTAAGATTATTCTTGAATATTAATGAGAATTTACAAGTGGGTCTAAATAAATCTGATTTTTGTCTTTCATCATCAAAAACTTGTTCTAACGATACATCAACACTTCTATCAAACTCATCCATTTCTTTGTGAGTTTGTAAAAGTGGCACTTGAAAAAATAGGTTTGTATTAGGTGCTGATTTGTACCTAAGTGAACCTAAAACTACTCTTAAATTATCTACGTTTCCCATTATTGTATTCTTTCAAAATTTATCCATTTTTTAGCGAATCTATCCCAAGCAGACTTTCCTTTTTTTAATCCAAAATAAAAATAAAATGGAGCACCTACAGTTATTGTTGTTGGTTCTGGATTATTTATCGCCCAAGAACTCCTCAAGGGGTTCAATGAAGGCTGAGTAAAAAATGGTGAAGTTGGTGGTGTTGTTGATACAGGATTATCGATTGAGTATATATATCCTTTGAAATCTCCAGCAAAAACACTACTATTTGTTCTAAAATATCTTGAGTTTATATTTGCCCTATCCATTGATTGATACTTATAGCTATGGAAAAATGACCCATTTATTGGTTTTGTATACCAATCATTTTTTTGAGAACCAAAAATACTCTGACTTGGGAATGGACTTGTATTTTGTTTTATTTCCCATTGATAAAATGGAACTTCTTGTGAATAACAATAAAAATTGTTAAATGCACAATTATTATTTAATATTCCTTGACTATTAATAATAGTTCTCTTAGGTGTAATATAATCTCTTAATTGTGTATCAGAAGAATAAAAAATACCAAAAATAACGTCTTTATTTGTTCCAGTATTAAAATAAACAGGGTCAATAACAAATTGTGGTGGTGTCAACTGAGGAAAATTAGGATAATTTTCAGCTTCAAATGGAACAACACCAAGTTCAGAATTAATTGATATCATTTGAGCGTAGTCGGCATCAACTGTTAATTTTTCTCTAGTAAAATAATTAAAAATATTACCACCAGCAGTTCCTCTAAATATACTACGATAACTTGTATTTAACAATCTAGTTATTATTAATATATTCAAAAGTTCTGATACATCTTGATATGATGTACTATTAATTCGATTGATTACATATCCATCATAATCATCAGAAAACACTAATTCTTGTAAATAATCAGAACGAGGACCTAAATCCATTATTGTTGTCGGAAACAACAAATTTCTATCGTTAGGTTGAACGTTAGCTATTCTACCTATAAATCCAAAATTATTTGTTGTTCCAGTTTTAAATGGACTACTTCTGTAATAAAAATTATTAGTATCTTGGTCATAATAGATAGTATCAGTACAAAAATTTGGTTGTACATTATTATTAATATCAAAAAATTTATTGTTTTTAAACGCAAAAGCATATAATGTACCATTCACCCAATTTTGAGTGAATAAATGTGAAAATACATTTCTACAAGCCCCAAAAGTAATGTTAGTTCTTGATACCCATTCAATAATTAATCTTATGTCTTCAGGTAATGATATTAAAACTTTAGTAACTAATTTATAACAACCATTATCAAATATTTGTTTATTACTAAATTCTTGACAAGGTCCTGAATTTACAATATATTTTCCACCTCCAGGATATTGTTGATTTTGTATTTGTCCGTTAGAATCGAAGTCATAACAAGCTAAGTTTCTACTATCTCTACAATTGTTAGTTGTTTGTAATAACTCAGATGTAAAATTAGGTATATCATCATTATCATTTTCTTGTACCACACCAGATGAACCGCCAGTGTTAGCTGGGACATCAAATGTACCCTCATCAGGTATAACATATATTGCAAAATTTTGATTTTGTTGTAAACTATATGATATACCACAAGTTTCTAATAATCTATCTGATGTTGGTAATCTATCAGAACGCATTACATATCTCCTATCGTTAGATAGTACGAATTGAGTACTTAATGTCGAATCATACATTGGACCAATATATACTCTTTGTTCGTAAGTTTGAGGGTTACTATATGCTGTATCTAAAAAATAATAGTATTGACTACCAAAATTAATTATTGATGCCGTTATTGACATCATTGACCCACCTTCAACAATTTCACCTTGATAATAACCTCTTCTTTCGTCAATTAATGTGAATGGTGGGGCTGGACTATTTATTCCTGGTATATTTGGGTCAGTTGAGTCTAAATAGAATTGTTCACCAATTTCAATATATTTGTATATGAATTCATTTTGACCCTGAGAAAATAAAGGGTTATCATTGTTTATAGTAATAGTACCATTTGTAGGTGACAAATATGAATTTATCCAATGTGCTCCAGTTTGACAAATAACTCCACCACTAACAAGTCCTTGTTGTAGATTGGAAGTACTATCTAATGAAGAATAATAATGGGTTAAATTTGAACTATACGCACTAAAGCCAAGTGGTTTATAATCAAATGTAGGATAAAATAAATAACTTGATGAATAAGTGTCTTGTGTTGTTTGTGTATTTATAGCACTATGTCTAACATTTTTAAATCCACCTTGTATTGGTATATTTAACTTATACGAACCTTGAACACTAACTGCGGTTGGGTCTTGTTTACCAAATATTCTACCTAAATCATATCTAATATTGACTCTAGTTGAGTATGGGTCAACACCTCTATTTAATATAACAATAATTTGATTCTCATAATCCTCTAATGATTCTAATGGATGTATATCTTCTGACGTTGCTTTTTTTGTACTTGGGTCTTCATAATACACTATATTTATCCTCATATTGGGTTGTAACACTCTATTTGGGAATCCATTATCTAAAACACCTCCACTACCAGAAATTACTTTTTGATTAAAGTCATTATATGTCATCGCAGTAATTACTTGGAAATATTCAATATCAGTTGGGAATTTGTGATAGTTTGTATTTCCTGAATTTGGTTTTGGAATTGTATATTGTGTAATTCTATTAGTTCCATCAGGTAAAGTATGTGGAACATCAATATTTACTGTTGTTGTATTTACATTAGCAAAAATACTTTCACCACTAATTGAATTAGTATCATATATATTTAATGAAGCCCCACTATAATTAATATCTTTAGTTGAATTTGGATTTACAAAACTCAAAATAGTTCCACCTGAAAGTAGTGGTAAACTATCAGGTGTCATCATCATAACTATTACGTTATCAGTATGATACTTTAGATTATTATTATTTATATATGGTTGATTCACATTACCATTATAGGTGTAAGGTAACCCATTTAAAATAGGTTCAACAGATACATATACTTGATTAACTCCCCCACCTGGATTTGTAACTGAATTTCCATCAAAATATTTTGATTTTACATTAAATAAATTAAATCTTTCACCTAAAGTAATACTTCTAGTAAAAAATTGTGCTTTACCAAAACCATCTTCAGTATATTGATATTGTCCATTAATACTAATTGGAACTTTACTATATGACCTAGCTCTATTACTCCTTAATTGAACAAAATATCCACTTAAAAATTGATTATAAATTCCATAATTTATATCATCTTCAATTAAGTCAATATTATACGCTCCACCTTCAAAGTTAGTGATTTGAATACCTGATGCGTTTTGTTGTGCTGGAAAACTTTGTAATAATTCTGTACTACCACCATTAACACCACTATCTTCTGATTCATCACCATCACTACATTTACAAAATTCGCATTGGTCATATAACAATAGTGGTAAATTTATTCCTCTAAATTTTATTTGAAATAATAAAATATTTAAAGCCAATAATGCTGAAAAGGTAACAATATATATTACTAATTCACCTATAAATCCAGGAAGTAAATTTAAAGTAAATGGATTAGCCGCGGCAAAACCTATTAGTATTGATTGATTTACTATTAAATAAGTTAAGTAAGCTAAAAGTATTGGTATTAATACGATTCTTAACAATCCTACTAAAAAATAAAAAAAGTGAAGTAAACTTACTAATATAACTAATAATGGTCTAAAAATATAACTTGCAAAAGTATAAAGCAAGTATATAAAATCCCATCTAAATGATGAATCATTAGTCGGAAACTTATTATTTGTCGTTTCACAACTATTATCTAATATATTTTTAATTGATATTATTCTATTAGCTAAAGTTCCCTTTCTATATTGGTCAATTAATTGTGATACGGTATAAACTTTATTATATGAGAATTGATAAAAAGTATCTTCACCATCAATGGCTGATTGTGGGTCAGCATAATCATCCCAACTTAAACTAAAAGCATAAGATTTTTTCTGTAAAGTTAAATTTGTTGGGGATGGTCCTGTGTTTGACCACCCATACTCTCTAACATTTGGAACTAAAAAGTAAGCTCGTTTTACATTATCATCCAAACTTGGTGATTGATTCCACTTAATTTTAAATCTATATTTTCCTCTTGTTGGAATACCAATTTCAGGGTCATTTGAAAAAACTCTTTCACCAAACTCATTCGTTGTAACATAATCTAAATTCATTGGTAAATCTACCAACCAAGTACCATTATCATCAATAACTTGCCCCCCACTTTCAAGTTCATATTGTTCCAAAACTGGTTTACCTGTATCATCGTTAAATATTGTTTGTCGTATTGCTAATATTTCACCAGGTCCTGTAACTAAACTACATAATTCACCTTGGGCTAATTTTGGTTTACAACCACTTTTTAGAGCTAAATTATCTACATCAGAAAACATTGAACCCATAAAAATTGCTGTTGGTTCAATCACAACATTTGCCTCAGCTGACAAATCAAAATCAGTTCTATTGATTCCAATATTACATAAATCAGGCTGACCCCATAATGGTTCAACTGTGATTACTCTATTTAAAGATACAATTTGTGGTAATTCATTAAGATTACTTGAAGACTTGAATTTTGTACCTGAAACTTGTGCTTCAGTAGCCAAACCAGTTCTGATTAAATCTTGCGGTGCTAATGAAAACTCACCAATATCTGATAAGTCAACATCAACGTGAATTGTTTGAACACCAACTGGTACACCAAAAATCATAAAGTCACCACTCTCATTTGTGATTGCGGTGTATCTATAATATTTGTCAAATACTTCAATAAAACTTTGATTAATTAAGATATCTTCCTTATCAAAAAAAGACCCCGTTGGAACGTGATTTGAATAAGATTTTACATAAGGTAATAAGTTATATCTATACCCAACGTCATTAATATCTGAAACTGCCTTATATGGATATATTTCAGAAACAATTGGGTTGTTTTCATCTTCAGTTGTTAATGGAACGAATATTGAAACCCTGCAATTTGGAAGTCCAAAACCATTATTAATACTTATTCTACCTATAACAACACCATAATCGGCACATTGTCTAGTATAAATCTCACTCTGTAATATCTTAAGTGAAAGGATTTCTAATGATTCAAAATCTTGTTCTAAATGTACATTAATTGACTTATCAACCCCGACTTGGGTTCTTATTCTATATGAGTTGGACATTAATTATCTTTTTTAGATAAATAGTTTATTTGCTATTTTCAATAAAAGATAACCAAGAATTGGAATAAATAAATTATCAAGAAAAATTAACAGTTTTAAGATTTTTAACCCTCACAACAATATCTTTGTTTGGAAATCTAACCTGATAAGTTTGACTTGGTTCAGCAAAGATTGTGTCATCAATTAATTCAATTTGTCGAGTTGTTGAGTCAGAATATCTTTGTGATGTTTGTGATGATGAATATTGTCCACCAACCTTGTTAAACACTTGAATATCTGATAATGATAATACACCATTCTGAGATTGAATTAATCTTCTTATTTCTGACACATTTACGTTTTGTCCCATTTGTCTATTACCTGGGTCCATATACTGAGAAACAATATCAATTATTTGTGTAACAAATGCACCTTGATTCTGACTATTATCTAAAACCACATCAATGTTAAACCCTAAATCAATTACATTCGCAGTCTCAACTGAAACATAATCATTAATCATTCTATAGTTAGACAAATAATTGGCAACATTACTTTTTAATGTATTTGATATGATTTCAGTCAATCTTCCAGTATCATCATAAGATAACATTTTAATCTTAAGTTTGTTATTCTCTTCAGTTACAGAAACTTTGGCTGGAGCACCAAATTCTGATGGCATACCTCTGATTATAGATTCATAATCGTTTATTGTTACCGCTCTATTCTGTGCTGCAAAATTATATGTAACCAAATTTCTAACTTCCTCAGTTGTCGGAGCTCCTGCACCACCAATTGCGGCCGTAACATTTGTACAAGATAATGAATTAACAACACTTGTATTAACACTTGTTGATGGTCCGTTTACTGCAAAGGAAACTGTACCAATATTATTAATAACATTAACCCCTAAATTACTACCAGTTCCACCTCCAACTCTGTATTGGATGAATAACGTTGTATTAGCTTTTAAAGTACTACCTAATGCCAAATTATCAGAATACTTATATAGATTTAATTTAAATCCATTTCTTGCAAACTCAGCAAGTTGTTCATCAGCTGATTGTGTTCCACCCCCAAAAGTCATTTTTAAAAATCCTTCAGGTGTAAATTCTGTAATAAATTTAGTATTAGTTTGAATATATCTACCAACTTTAATACCTGGGTTATCTGAAACTTTGGTTGGGTCTTCAATAAAGACTCTGTCATCAATCAATGCCTTAACCTCATACCATCTATTATCTAATCCCTGAAATTCTTGTGGTGATGGTACACTCGCATATTGTGTTCCATCTTTCAATAATACACTTGTAACACCCAATACATTTCTTTCAGGTAAAAATAATTCATAAAATGGTCTTACATCATTTGGTGTAATTACCCTTTTGAATACTTTTGTTGTACCATTAACAACTGTTTCCCTTTTAACTATTGTATAGTTTAAAAGTTTATTATTACTATCAAAATTAGGTATTTTAAGTCTATTTGGGTATCCATCCCCACCAACAGCTGAAGCAAAATCAATGTCATACACAGTTTCAAATACTTGACCCGCACCATTTACTTGAGCACCTCTTCTTAAGATACCACAATATCTTAAGTCTTCTTTATCTCCAAATGCAGGTACAGTTATACTAAAATCAACTAAAGCAACCGATGGTCTTTGACCTGGTACTTTTAACCCATAAGTTCTCGCAATATTGAAAACTGATGAACGTTGTTGAGCATATTGTAAAATCGTTTCTTGGATACTTCTATCAATGTTAAATTGAAGATTATCTGAAACCGCAGCATTTAAGTCCAATAAAGCTGAGAACACTGAAGCATCATTGAAGTTATCAATTAACTCAGGGTAATATGTTCTTGTAAAATTAATCAGTTCTGTTCTAATGGACTGAAAATCTCTGGTTGTATATGATATTTTTTTGTTTGCCATATTGTTATACGTTAATAATTACAAAATCACTTGAATTAAATGCTGAATCCGTGACTATATAATCGATTTTAATTTTTGCTGTATGTTCTAACTGACCAATATTAGTTACACGATACTCTCTTTCATTAGCATCATTAACAAAAGTACCTTTATTTTCTTCACCTTCAGAAGCAGGTTTTATTGATATATTTGTGATTGTAATACCTGGTATATATTCAGCCACAGAATCTCTAATTTCAGACTCAATATCTGAAAATGTAGGACCATCCAATGGTTCAAAAATATATTCATAAAGTCTTGTACCAAAATCAGGTAAATAATATCTAGTCCCTTTTCTTGTTAAAAGTAAGTGAACCAAATTAGTTCTTATTTCTTCATCAGATGTTTGTGATAAAGACAAATAATTACCTTGATATGAATCTCTAAATGGGAAGTTTATCCCATATGTTTTACCATCTGCCATAATAATAAATATATAACCGAATATTTTTCAATAAATACCATAAAACAAAAAATCACGACATTGTGTCGTGATTTATTATTTTAAGATGAACATCCAAAACATTCAAATGGTGAATCAGTTGGTTTACTAATTACTTCAACGTGTGGTAATGTTGGTGTAACTTTTGGTTTTTCTATCTTTGATATATCTACAGCCAAATGTTTTGCACCAGTTGATATTGCCTTAGTTCTCACATAATAACATAATGTTTTCAATCCTTTCTGCCAAGCGTGGAAATGTGATGAAGTAATCTTTGACAAAGTTGGGTTACCCATATAGATATTCATTGATTGTGATTGGTCGATAAAAGGTCCTCTATCGGCTGCCATATCAATTAATTCTCTCTGTGATATTTCCCATATTGTTTTATACTTCTTCATCAAATGTTCAATCCTTTTAACTTTGAAGTTATATTTTTTATCTTCTGTGTCTAAGTAATTGTTGAAATTTATATTTTGAATTGACCCTTCATTTAGAATGATTTCATTTTTCAAATCTTCACCCCAAATACCAAGTTTCTCAAAGTCAGCGATTAGATATTTGTTTACAATCATAATCTCACCACCAACTACTCTTCTATTAAAGATTGCTGAATGTGCTGGTTCAGTCATTTCATAAGAACCTGTTATCTTAGCAGAACTCGCAACTGGCATCTGTGCTGTAAATAATGAATTACATACACCATATTTCATTACATTTTCTTTCAAATCATTCCAATTCCATCTTCCAGATAAATCAGATTCAGTTAATCCCCACATATCAAATTGGAATATACCTTTTGACATTGGTGACCCTTCAAAGAAATCATATTTTGGATATTCGCCATCGTGAGCTAATTTATTACTTTCACTAATTGCAGCATAATAAATTGTTTCAAATATTTCTTTATTCAATTTTTTAGCTTCTTCGGAGGTAAACTCATAATCCATTAAATAGAATACATCAGCCAAACCTTGTGTTCCAATAGCAATTGCTCTTTGTTCTCTGCCACCTTTTTCACCCTTATTAGTTGAATAATTATTGATATCAACAACTTTATTCAAAGCTCTCACTACTTTACAAGTTTCGTTATAAAGTTCCTCAAAATCAAATTGTGCATCATGTACAAAGTTCTTTAACACCATTGAAGATAGGGTACAGATTGCTGTAGTTTTTTCATCAGTATATTGATAAATCTCATTGCAAAGATTTGATTGTTTAATCACACCAATGTTTTGATGATTTGTCTTTTTATTAGCACTATCTTTAGAACATAAATATGGAACACCAGTTTCAATCTGAGATTCAATAACTTTTGTCCACACGTCTTGAGCCTTAATTTTCTTACCCAATCCCATACGTACAGCCTCATTATAAACATCCTCATACTCATCACCATAAACTTCTTGTAGTGCGGGTAATCCAGCCTTTTTGATATCATTAGGACAGAATAGATACCAATCACCATTTTCTCTTACGGCTCTCATAAAGTTATCAGGTATCCACAATGCCGTGAACAAATCTCTTGCTCTTAGTTCTTCAGCCCCTGTATTCTTTTTAATCTCCAATAAATCGATGATATCTTTGTGCCAAGGTTCAAGGTAAATTGCCGCAGAACCAGGTCTTCTCCCTTGTTGATTAAAGAATCTTAATGACTCGTTAACAATCTTTAAATATTTTAATAATCCACCAGCGAAACCACCTGATGTAGATAATCTACTTTCCTTACTTCTAATATTTGACATACAAAGTCCAATACCCGCAGCATCAGCCGAATAAGTGGAAATATCAGTCATTGTATTCAATAATCCTTCTCTTGAATCTTCATCATTATAATGTAACACACAAGACGCCAATTGTGGAATCTTTGTACCAGAATTAATCATAATTGGTGTTGCTGGAGAAATAAGTTGGTTTGATAATGACTTGTAGTATTCAACAGCTTCTTCAAATGATTTTGTAACCCATAGAGCAACCCTCATATACATATGTTGAGGTCTTTCAATTGTAACTCCATGTGGTGTTTTAAGAAGATACATTTCATATAATGACCTCCAAGCAAAATAATCAAAGTTATAATCATTCTCGTGATTGATTACACTATCAATATTAGAAGCACCATAACTTTCAATAGTTTCCATTAACTTATCATTAATTACACCTTCAATATGTAAGTAGTGCATTGTGTTAGAGAAACTTTCACTAGTTTCTTTATGATATGATGATATAGCAACAGAGGAAGCCAATCTCGAATAATCGTGATGACTTCCAGTATATGATGCCGCAATTTCATAAATCAACTTATCAAGTTGTTTAGTTGAAATTACCCCCTCAGTTGGTACTGAGGTGATAACTTTAATGAATATTTGGTCAGAATTAACATTTAGGTTTTTACTTGAACGTTTAATTCTTGTTTGTATTTTTGTGGGGTTAAATGATACCACTTCCCCATTTCTTTTTTGAATTCTTAATGACATAGTTATAATTTTAAAAATCGTCTGTAAATGAAATCGTTTCGTTCAATTTAGCTTTTTGGTATTCCATTGTTCTTGATTCAAAGAAATTACCCTTCGTTTCAACAGCAATTTGTTCCATAAACTTGAATGGTTGTTCAACATTGAAATGTTTACTACATCCCATCTTTATTAGTAACCCATCGACTACAAATTCTAAATATTGTTTCATTAGATTTGAGTTCATTCCGATTAAAGAAACTGGTAAAGATTCTGTAATAAATTCTTTTTCAATTTCCAAAGCAGACAATAGAATTTCTTTAATTCTTTTTTCACTTGGTTTATTTTCAACGTGATTATTCAATAAATGAATTGCGAAATCACAATGTAAGTTTTCATCTTTAAAAATCAATGAATTAGCATTACAAAGTCCTTGCATCACACCTCTTGATTTCAACCAAAAAATTGAACAGAAAGAACCTGAGAAAAATATACCTTCTACAGCCGCAAAAGCAACCAATCTTTCTTGAAAAGATGCTTTCTCAATCCAATCCAACGCCCATTTGGCTTTCTTTTGAACTGCAGGTAATCTATCAATAGCATTGAAACATTCGTCTTTTTCTTTTGGATTTGATATGTAAGTATCAATTAATAAAGAGTACATTAAAGAATGGATATTTTCCATCATTAATTGAAATCCGTAAAAGAATTTTGCTTCAGGATATTGAACTTCCCTATAAAAGTTCTCAGCTAAGTTTTCATTGACAATTCCATCAGATGCTGCGAAGAATGACAATATGTTCTTTACGAAATATTGTTCGTTCTCTGACAAGTTCTGCCACTCTCTGATGTCACCAGTCAAGTCAACCTCTTCTGCTGTCCAAAATGCCGCTTGGTGTTGTTTATAGAATTCCCAAATATCATTGTATTGAATTGGGAAAATCACAAAACGATTTGGATTCTCTGTTAATATTTTTTCTGTCATAATTAGTTATTTTGTTCTCTTTGTTTTCTTTTTTCTAATAAATCTTTAATTCTTTGTCTATTATTTTCTTCTTTTTGTTCTTCGTGACCTAAGAATGTTACAGACGATTCTGTATCAATTTCCAACATACTATTATCAAATTTACAATTTTCAAAGATGATACCATCATCCCCAATCCTTGATTTAGTAATAGCCATTGTGGCCAACTTCATTTCTTTTTGTTGAAGTGTTTTTGCTATTGATATAATTACGTGACCAACTTGTGCTTTTTTGATTGACCCACCCATTTGGTCTGTTGTTACAACTTCAGATGATATTGAACTTCTATTACCCTGTGTTGCAGTCCAACCTACTAAGTTAAGCTCGTGACACATTGCTTCAAATCCTCTCATTACAGAACCCTCTGATTTCCATTCATCTCCCAAGTTTTTCTCAGGAACAACACAATCAATATAATCCAATAAGACCATATCAATCTTAATCCCATCAGCAATCTTCTTTCTAATTAGATTTTTGATTTGTGACATTGTCATTGTATCAGATGGAAGTTTCTCCAAAACAAGTTGATTTGTCATTTTATTTTCAATCTCCTTTACTTTAGATAAAACTTCTTCCTTTTTGTTGGACATATCATCAGGATGGATTTTTGTCCACAATGTAAAATGTTTTCTTTGAATAACCTTGGGATTATCCTCAAAAAATATTTGAAGAACATTGTAACCCAAATTAAAAGCGTGGTTGGCAATCTTGGTTAGGATTGTTGATTTACCTACACCAGTTGGGGCTAATATAACCCCAATTTCACCTTTTGCCAAACCACCTTTTAAAAGTCTATCAATTCCTGGTATTCCCATTGGAATTGGGTGTCTATAATCTTCATTTAAAACATCATCCAAGTTTGAGAATACATTTAACATCCCACTTTCAACAATTCCGACTTGAAGTGCTTCACGAATCATTTCTTCAAGAGTATCGTAATCTTCAAACTCACCACCATCAATTACTTTTTGTGCTTTAGTAATTGCTTTTTGTAGTTCTTGTTGTTTACAAAATTTTAACGCTTTTTCTTGAACAAACTCTCCACCTGATACTGGTGCTTCTTTTATTTTTCTGATAGTGTCAACCACAACTTTAGCAACAGTTTCTTGTTGAAATTCAGATTTAGTTATTTGTTCTAAAGTTTCAAAAGATGGTACTCCATCCCATTTTTGACTATACTCTTTAATCATCTGAATGATGATTTTGAAGTACTTGTTATCAAAATAATTTGGTTCTATTACATCTACAATAGACCTTGAAAATTCTTTATCTACTACAATTTGATTAAGAAGTTGTATCTGAAATGAGCTCCCTAAATAATCGAAATTTTTGTTAGATGACATATGTTTGAATTGTTGTATGAATAAATATTACACTCTTGTATTAAGTCCAAGATAATCAAAAGAAAGGTCTCTTGCTGAAAATAAACTTGTTAAATCTTGTAAGATTAACTTAATTGTTTGTCTAATGTCAACTGTATATCTGACTTTAGGAGGATAGATTTTAGCATCAAATCTTCTGTGACAAAGTAATCTATCTCCGTGTTTTAAATAAATGTTAAAGTACTCTGGTCCTTCAACAAATGAAGTATTAAGTAAACTAGGATTATTGGTAATATCATATTGATTCTCCAATAAATAACTTACCGACTTCATCTTAAGTTGATAGTTAAGTCTTTCGACTAAATCATTCATATAATCAAGAAATTCCATAGAATTCCTTGTATCAGGATTATAGTCTCTTACGTTGAAAAATCTTTGTACGATAATGTTATCATTTACCATCATCAAGAATTCCAGTTTGGTTACATCATTTTGTTCTCTCATTGTTAATCATTTTTTTGTTTTAAAATTGTGTTTTTCTTTTCTTGTAAGTTTCAAAAATGGTTTTAAAAAATTTACCCAAGCATCATCACCTTTTGGAAGAAATTTAAAGAACCCATCTTCCATCATCATTTTTATCAGATTTCTATGTCCTCTACCATCAGGGTCTAATGTCTCCTTATAATAGAGTTCAACCATCTCTTTTCCTTCATCGTCAATTAATGGTTGGGACAAATCTACAATCTTTTTATTGATTTCAAAGAATTCATCACCATAAATTCCTGTTTTTGTTTTTCCAGTTAAAAGGTTTTTAATGGTATTGTTTTCTTTATCTTCTTTCAAAAGGTTTTCAGCCTTGGTTAAAATATCGTCAATTGTTACGTCTTGTTCAAGTAGTTCGGGAAAAAATTTAAATAAAGTTTTATCACCCAAATAATATATCCCATCAATATTATCTGATTTATCACCACATAATACCTTGTATGTCAAAATATTATTATGGGGAATTGAATGTTCTTTTAATTTAATCTTATCCCCATTTCTATACATTTGTTTTGCGGATGGTGAATAAATTGAAACATTTGGGGAAATAAGTTGTGTTAAATCCTTATCAGATGAGAATATTGTAATTAATTCGTCTGTTGCGATTTGACAATAATAAGCAATTAAATCATCAGCCTCATTGTTCTCAATGTTAACTTGTCTAATGAACATTTCTTCCAAATATTGTTTAACCCTTTCCTTTTGATATGAAAAAGATTCTTCTTTAAACACATTGGATTCGACTACCCTATTTTCTTTATATTGGGGGTATATAATCTTTCTTTTACTTGAATTACCTTCACCATCCCAAAAAGCAATTACTTTATCAAAATTGTATTCTTCAATAAACCTTTTGGTTGTATTTAAAAAGTGCCAAATACCCCCAATATGATTACCATTGTGGTAATATTCTTTAACCCCATGAAATCCAATCTTCATTAGGTTATTACCATCAATTAATAATGTTTTTGTCATTAATTTTTTTTAAGGGTTAACAAAATTGTTTTCTTCTTTTTTGTATTCGGATGTGATGTATTCACCCAAAAATTCTGTAAATATTGCTTCCATTACAGGAACACAAATTGAGTTACCTGCCAAAGCAACGTGATTGTTTGTTGTTAGACTTGTTGATAATAATTTATCAATATCTTCTTCTCTAACACCCATAAATCGATAACCTTCTCTACCAGTAATTGTTCTAATTCTACCATCCTCTGTCATAATCTGTGGTGAACCAGTTGTAGTTAAACAAGGTGAACAACCATCAATAGAATAGATACGTCTTGCTTGGTCGTAACTTACATCGTTTCTACGTCCCACAAGTCTACACACACTATTCTTTTTGGGTTCGTTAGGTGTAACTTCACATTCAATAAATAAGTCCTCCACAATGTCATTTTCAATGAATGGTCTCATTGGTACTCTTTGTTTTTTGTGTTTTTCAACACCATCCATAATCTTCCCAACTTCATCATTTGTCATTCCAAAAACTGACATCATAAAGACTCTCTCCCTATTTTGGGGACAACCATAGTCAGCACCATTTAAAACCCTCCAAGAACATCCATATCCCAATTCATTTAAGAATGATATATGAGCTTTAAAGTTATCTATATGATTGTGAGATACCAAGTTCTTAACATTCTCCATCAAAAGATACTTTGGTTGATTCTTTGTTAAAATTCTTTCGACTTCATATAATAAACCACTTCTCGTACCTTTTTGAATTCCTTTTTGTACTCCTGATATTGATATATCTTGACAAGGGAATGAGTAAGTCATTAGGTCACATTGGGGGAACTCATTCTCATTTACCTTAGAAATGTCCCCCAAGTTACCCAATGTTGTTGTATGTAATGAATCGTAAGTAATATTCGCGGTTTTAAGGATGTCACAATTTGCAACATTCTCAAAATCAACACCAATATATTTTAGTGCCAATTCTTGTGTCCCATAACCCGAAAATAGTGATATAACTTTTAATTTATTCATAATTTAAATTTAAATAAAAACTTTGTTAAAATCAATTAAAGTATTTTGTTACTCTTTTTGATATTATCTATAGCCCATAATGGTTGTAAATTACTAAAGTGAAATAATTTGATGAGTTCCTCCTCTGTTTTTGCCGATGATAAGGGAATGATATGGTCTATATGCCAATTTCCTTTATTATCCCAATTCATACCATCTATAAATTGTTTTTCTATATGTTCTTTCAACTCTGATGGAGTACATCCAATTATTTCAAAAGTACTATTGTTTTTGTATATTTTATGAATTTTAAGATATTTCCATAATCTACATCTAATACGATTTACAAGGTTGTAAGTAGGGTCTGTTTCTGTTCTTTCTTTTTTTCGTTCTTGTTTTCTTGTTCTATATTTTTCTCGATATTTTTTTCTTTTATCAGGATTTTTTTCATAGAATTTTTTTAATCTTTCACCCATTTCTTTTGGATTTTCATTTCTAAAAATCATTTCAGATGTTTTCAAACAGATTTTACATTCAGGTCTTACTTTATCCTTTTTAGAACTATCTTTACGAAATTCAGTAATACTTCTTTCTTCACCACATCTACAACAAATTTTTGTATTCATTTTCAATATATTCTTTTAATAGTTTATTAACTAAGGAAGAAAGATTTATATGTTTCAACTTAAAAAGATTTGGGAGTTCAGGGTCTATTGCAACTGAAATTTTTACCTTTTTTTTATTTTCTTCAATTTTCTTTCTTCCCATATTAATAAATATATCGAAATTTATAAAAGTAATAATTTTATTACTTTTTTTAATCTTCGTAAGAAATTTCATTAATGTCGGATGTACTTTCTTCCAAAGTGATTTCACCCGTACCACTCAAAATCGCATTCCAATATTGTGAAAATTCTTTCTTATATTTTTCTAATGCTTCTTTTGTATCAGAAATATAACCTTGAGGTACTGCAATAATTTTTCCATCCTTGTAAGCAATACCATTTACGTGATTTTTTAATATGGAGATTTTAGTTCTAACAGCATATGATACAGTTCTTCCATTTTTTGTTGCCGTAATATGATTTATACCATTATCGGCCTCGTTACCAAAAAGAAAGACCAAAGAAGCCGCTAACCATAGTGCTTCACCACCCTTAGCTTTAATTTTTGGTTGACCAAAAGGATTAGAGGGTAATTGAACCCAAGGTTGGTTGATTACAACCATAGTATTATAATATGGGTAATCTTCTTTCTTAGATTTCGTAATTCTAGAATGAATACCCATACCTATTTTATCTGCAAGAGCTGCGGCATTGTGCATTTTTCCACCTTTACCTTCAAATGTCATTTGACAAGGTAAAGAACCCACACTATCCCATAAAATAAGTAAATCATAGGGAAGTTCTCCTTTTTCTTGTGCATCAAGTAAGTCATTGATGTAATCTGTTGCTTGTTCCAAATAATCAAAACTATCATTAAATATAAAATTTCCATCCCAATTTCCATCTGAATCCATTTCTGCTTGCAAACCAAGTTCAACAGCGTGAGGCCAATTCCATTTCTTTTCAGTAATAATAAACACAGGTAAATGTCCTCTTTTTTGAGCATCAGCCGCGGCTAATATTAAAGCTGTAGTTTTCGAAGTATTCGTATGCCCCAAGAAAATGTTAATACCTCCCATAACAGGACCTGGTAACCCACAAGCTTCCATAAAAGCATCACCACAATTATAGAAAGTTTCTGGTTTATACTTAGTTTTAGTCGAAAACTTGGATTTGATAGAATCCAAAGTTATTTCTTTTTTCTTAATTGCCATTATATAATTTTTAAAGGAATAAATAATAAAACATAGACACTTTGTCTATATAATGTCTATGCTTTTTTTGTTTTTTTTAGAAAGGTAGGTCACCATCAGCCTCAAAGTCAACTTGAGGGTCTTCATAAGAAGAAGATTTACCACCAAAGGATACTTCACCAGCATCGGAGTTACCATAAGTGTAACCACCCTTTTCACTATCCCATTTAGGTGTTTCACCTCTTGCAATAGCTTCTAGGTATTCTACAGGTTTTTTAGAATAAACATCTGCCCAACCTAATTCATCATTCACCCAACCATCAGCAGTTGATTTATCTGTGTGAATTGGTGCGGGGTCATCATACATAATTGTTTGTATAACTGTGTACGTTGCACCTTTTGGTGTTTTGGCTTTAGTCATTTCAAGGATAATGTCTCTACCTTTTTCAGGGTCAGTTACATCACCTTTAGCACGGAAGATAGGAATTAGTTTATCTAATATACCTTCGTTTTTGTAGTTGTGTTTAAATCTCCAAAATTTTACACCATCTTGCTCGTTGTCACGGTCAATTAATTTAACGATGTAAAATTTTCGAGGTTTATATTGTTTGGCAAGTTCTTTGTCGGCATCTCTACCTGTCGCCATTAATTCTTCATACACTTCAGAAAGTGGTGAACGTTCATTATCGTTCTTTCCTGGGTCATAGAATTTCTGCCATTTACCATCAACTTGGATTTCGTGAAACCATACTTCTTTAAAAGGTGAAGTACCATCATTGGTTGGTAAAATTCTTAATCTTTTTTGTCCTTGTTTTTCATTGTCTTTTAATAGAGCTGCGAAGTATTTCTTCATTCTCTCATCTTGAGACATTTTGTTGGTGTTTGTGCTTGATTTTTGTGATTGCTCGTACTGAGCCAAAATCGCATCTAAAGGATTTGTCGCCATGTTTTTTAAATTTTTTAATTAGAAAATATTATACACAATTATAAGTGTCAGCCGTGAGTTTGTCAAATTTTAAACTAGTAAATTTTTTGAAATCCACTATTATTAAATCCATCGAAGTCTTCAGTATCTTTAAATTCTCTGAAACTTTTTTTAATTTCATTCGGAGAATAATTTTCAACCTCATCAGGAGTTAGAATATATTGTTCTTTTCCTGTCTCTTCAAATTCATCTTCCTTTTCATCAAAGAATTGACTTAACTTTTGATTAAAAGGACCTGAATCTAAACTTCTTAATTGTAATTTTTCTTCAGGTGTTTTTACTCTATATTTTTCTATTTTTGTTTCAATAGAATTTAATTTGTCAATAATACTATCCATACTTGATAATTTATTTTCTAAATCATCAAGTTGCTGAAATAGATTCTCAAAATATGTTTCTTGTTTCTTTTCAACATTTTCTTGTCCCTTAACTAAATCAGTTACCTTAATTTTCTTCTCTTTTGTCTTATCATCAACCTTTTCAACTTCAGGGTCTTGTTCAACATTAACAGGTTCAGGTGAAGGCGTAATTGGGGCTACACCACCAGGAGGTGGGGGTGCTCCACCAGGTACTTCACCAGCAGGGGGTGGAGGAGGTGCACCTAATCCAGCATCAGCGGGTGGTGGAGGCGGTGCAGCGGCTCCTGCCTCACCAGGAGGTGGTGGTGGTACATCTTGTTCAAAAATGTAATTATTAATGTCTTTGTATCGTCTTATTTCATTAAGTATTCTGATATCTACTTTCATTTTATTAACCATTTAAAAGTTGTTTTATTCCGTTAGTAGTTTCAACTTGGATTCTTTTGTGTGTTTTGAGTGTATTATCTACTCTTTCAATTAAACCATCTTTCATTCTAACAACATAACATTCACCAGTTTCTAAATCACATACTTGTTTAGAACCATCACCTAAGTCTTTTTCAGTTGTTTTGGTGTTTTTACCTAAATAATTATCTAATAATATTTTTACGCTCATAATATTTTTTATTATAAATATCTTAATTTAATTAAAAATTTATCTAATTACTGAATTATATAAATCGATAGATTTCTGTATAATAGATTCATAATTTTTCAAATCGTTGGTTCCAATATATGATTTATATACCTCTTGACCATTTGTCGCGTCAGCACTTAAAGTTATAATAGCAAACTTTGTAATATCAGTTACATTATTTTGTAATTTTAATGATGATGGATAATTTCTCCATCTTGCAAACATAAAATTTAGTTGGTCATCCAAGGTATCAAAATAAACCATTGGGTTATTTGCTGGTGTACAGAAGAATTTCTTACTTTTTGAAAAGTAACTTTCCGCAGGACCCCAATCTTGATTTAATGTAATACCCGCTAAGTTGTTAGCATAAGATTCTATTAATGTATCACCACCTGAAATTAAATAAATTCTTGCAAACATACAATATCTTATTAACACATCATCTGTTTTGGTAGAAATTTGATTAATCAAATTTTGAAGTGTTTGGAATGTTGATGATGGTTTTTCAGCAACATAAGTATTATATTTTGTTGATGCTGTACAATTCTGAGTACTTCCTACTGAATTAAGTTTAGTTGGTGTTGTAGTTCTAGTTGTTACACTATTTGTACTTGTTTCCTTCTTTTGTTTAGCATCTTTTTCTTGTTTATTCTTTTCAATTATAGTCTGAACTAAATTCTGTTTTAAAGATTGTAAGAAATTGTCAATCTTTGGTAATGCGGCAGTTGGTTGTCTTATACCACTAAATCTAGTTGAAAACATACCAGGCCTAATACTATGGTTAACTTCCAAAATCTTATAAGGCCCACTAAACATTGGTACATTTCTCAAATTGAAATACATTGTGGGTTGAATCAAGGCATTACCCATCATTTCAACTTCACAACTATAACTTCTATTTTTATACAAGTTATATAATGAAATACTTTGTGATGAACCCGCTCTGTTATTACCTTGATTTGCCAACATATTTGTAGCTTCTAATGACTCGGCAGTTGCTTTTCCAGCATCTTGTCCAACATTAAAACTAATAAAAATACCTTGGTTTTGAGGACCAACATCAACATTAAAACCAACAACTTTGTTTGACTTATCCCAATCATTTTTACCTATTAGGTTTTCAACTAATGGGTTATCACTCGCTCTTCTAAGCTCAAAAGCGTCACTTCTTTTACGATAATCAACATTGTTTTTTAAATCCAATTGTTCACTTGGTTTACCACCATAAAAACAAACCATTTTTGCTGATGATTCCCTATAGTCAACATTTAAGAAAGTTCCAAACATAGTGTTCGCAAAATCCAAAGTATCTTCAACTTTTGGTTTTGGGTTTTTAACTGCGTCTTGAACTCCATAAAAATTAACATAAGATGGTAAATTCATTACCACAAAATTGTTCTCAACTAATATGTTTTGAACAAAAATTAACATTGTTGTTTTATTAGTTTCTTTCTCAATTACAGTTTGTAATCTATCTTTAAGTTTATATATGTCAACTAAAACTTTATCACCAATATTTCTGCTTGCTCTATCCAATAATAATACATCCTCAAATAATGTTTTTGTTTTAAAATCACCACCAGCAATCCATTTATCATTTAATGCTTTAAAACTTTCCCAAATTTCCAACTTTGGTTGAGGTTCACCTTGTAAAACACTTTGGTCTCTTTCTTCCGCATTGATTGTTATAGAATCTAAAGAATTTCTAACATCAATCATTGTTGAATCTATAATTTTATTTTGGAAATTATTTATTTTGTTTAAATAATTGTCCATAGCTTCATAGAAAGCCGATGAATTATTCCTATTTGAGGAACTAGGTTCAGGATTATATGTTGTTGGTGTTACCCTATCAAATGTTGTTATATATTGAGGGTCAGTTGGATTGGTTGTTGTACTACCAAATATTCCAATAATTGTTTCATTAATTAATGCTGTATAATAAATCTCCGAACCTGAAGTAGTATATACATCATTACTAAATGTAAAAGTATACGCACCTTCAAATAATAATACATTATCACTATTATAATATGTAGTTCTAAATTTAGGACCTAATTTTTCAACATTCACTGTCCCACCACTCTTTAAGAAAGCTGTTGCAACAACATCAGGTGATGGTTGTAATGGTTGTTGTGGTGGTATATAATTAGACTGAAATTGATTTAGTTTCTGAGTCGCATAAATCTTAATTATCGGAGCAAAAAGTTCTATATTTTCAGGTGTAAATGCAACATTCAAATCAATAAAGAAGTCAGTAATATATGAACCATTATTACTATATTTTAATTCAGGTATTTCTGAAAATCCGACATAAGTTTGTAGGGTAGCCCAAGCACCTGAATAAATTATTTGAGAACTACTTAATGTAGTTGTACCATTTAATTTAGGTAGAGCGTTTGGTGTTGAATTTGTATATGTATCCCATTCATATGGGTCTGTAAATGGTAATGTTGAAAACGTATTAAATAATTTTCTATCAAAAGCAGAAGGATTTCCATATTTAAATGTTACATCATAATTTAAAAAATCAGATAGGACTGATTTGATTGTACTAAATTGAGACGATTGAACTTTTTTAACATATTCATAACCTGTATTACCTGTAATTTTTGGTACAGATAATAATGTTCTCATTAATTGTTGGAAATTTCTATTTCTCTTATCAATTATAGTATCCCCTACTTCCTTTAAAGATTTAGTAATATCATTAACTGCTGATGTAATTTCTGTACTTGTATCTTGACCACTTGAAGATTTTGTAGTGGTTGTAGTTGTTGATGTTTGACTTGTTGTAAGAGTTAAATTAGATGAAGAATCATCTTCGTAATCATATATTGATTTTGAGAATTTCAAAAATTCTTTTTCAAAACCATCTAACACACTTTTTTCAAATACTGAAAATATTTCATCAATCTTAGAATATTCATCACCAAAACCAGTTAAAGTGAATATATCTTGATATGTGTCAGCGGTTAAAACTCTTTTAAGATATTCATTAGGTTTAACTTTCGTGATTCTAGTGTTATCAAAATAACCATAGTTTGGTGCTGTCCAAAATAATCTTACAGCTCCATTATGTACTGATGTATTACCAGTTACCTCTTGAGTTAATTTGTTGTTATTATCAAAACATTCATTTTTGGTCTGATTAAACAAACTACCACTTGATGGTAAAACATACATAAAGTTTTTGTTGTTTGTATCAACAGATAAACTCCAAGGTATAATTCTTAAATCTCTCAAAGGATTATTTGGGTCAACACCTTCAGGTTCATTGATAATTGCATTACTCACATAATACATTGATAAACCTGAAAAATCTAAAGCACTTTGTATATTTGAACTTGTATAACCAACACTTGTTGCATTAGTAACAGAAAATAATGCAGTAGAACCAGTTTGTGTCGGAGTTATTTCATAAGTCCCAACACCACCTGGTGTTCCCCCAATTTGAGAAATTATTGTTGTATTTGGAAGTAAATTAATTCCAGCTAAAATGTAGCCTGGTTGTAATGTATTTGAATTAACTTGTGTTATAGTTAATGTTGTTCCAGTTACACTACAAGTCCCATTAACTTGAGAATTAGACTGAATTATTTCATAACCATTCAAGAAAACATTAAAGTCATTAATTAGTTTTGGATAAAATCCAACATTAATTAATGAAGAAGTTTCAAGTCCAATTACGTTATTATCTTCCAAAACTAAATCTATTGGTGAACCATTGATAGTTAAATTATATGTTTTAGTTGCTGCAGATGTAATGGGGTCATAGTTTGGAACACTATCAAAACTTTTCCAACATTCATCTAAAATATCCACGTTTTCTTCAACATATTTTTTATATCGATACCAAACAGAACCCATTTTAAGAATCCAAACATATGGAACTTTATGTATTGCACCAAATTTTTTCAATGTTGCAAATATATAATCCATAAAAATGGTCTTATCATTTTCATATTTTGTATATTTTTCTTTAAGTGTTATTAATGGTAAACTATTCAACAACAAATAGGCTGAAGCTACATATGGATGTTTGTCATAATTTCTAAAATTTTTCTGCCCAATTTGAATTGAATTAACAAAATATGGTGTATTCAGTATTGATGTTGTTTGTTCAAAACTAACAGACCCACTATAATTGTTATATCTAATTCTACCTTCAGTTATAATTTGTTTATCAGATGGTCTTTGATAAAAATCTATTAATTGACTATTTGTAACTTGTGAGTTTTGAGCATTATTTGGAATTGGATTTGGTTCAGTTCCATTTTCTTGTACAAATACTGTAAATGGTCTGGCAAAAGTATTAGTTGCTGTAGGTAAAAAATTAGCAATAATTTTATTTGTTTGATTGTATTTAAGTACTTCGGGTGTTTTAAACGCAGATTCTGGTGTATCAATTGTTGATGATTGTGCTAAATACGTTTTAACCCAATTTTTATTTGTAAATGGGAATGTATCTGTAAAATCAAATTTAGAATTTGTAGATGAACTTATGAAATCTTGTATTTTAGTTTCATCAGTTAATGTAATTGCAGGTTGAGTAAATTTCTCATTTAATATTCTTGAATCCAAGAATTCAAAACTTGCATTATTAATAGTATTTTTAATATATTTTGTATTAAAAATACCTCTTATATAATTTTGCCAACTTTCACCCCTACCATTATTTGAGAATTGTCTCAATAATTGTAAAAAGTTACCAGAACTTATTAAATAATTTTTAAGTTTATCTTTGATAAATGGTGCTCCATCACTAAGACCATTTTTAATATTAATTTTTTCACATTCAGAAATTATTTTAACAATTGGGTCTGTAAAACTAGGTGCATCAGAAACTCTTGACAACTTAGAATAGTTAGACAAATACAACATTCTCTCATAAATTTCAAAAAAGAATTTAACTTCTTCCTTGTTTGAGAATACATAATTACCAATCGGAAATTCAATTGCGTTAAGACTTACTCTTTTTACTTCAGTAACCTCATTACTATTTTTATTTTCTGCAGGTGGACTCTTTCTTTCCGTAAACCCCTTGATAAATTCTTCAACAAATTCAATCTCAGGCCATACATCCAACAAATACCCTTTGGTTTTAGATATTACCGAAGAATCACCAGGATAACGTAATTCATACTTTTCGTGTCCATTCTCCCCTGTTGTTTCTTCAATATATTGAGGCCAAGGATAAATTGGTGTATTTTGAATATCCCCATTATTAAATGTTTCTTGAGAAGCACCTGCCGTTTGTGTATTAAGTACTATTTGTTTTCTAATTGGGTTATCACTTAAATCCCAAGCTTTGGTATGAACATCATCCATCATTCTTAAGAATGCCTCACCACTTGCAAATACAACAGCTAAAACATTCCTCATATTAGGAACAAATCCAATACCATCACTTTTATTTTCTAATAAATTAGTTAAGGCTAATGTTAGTTCTTGTTCAATTTGTTCTCTGATAACTTTAAGGTCTCTACCCATTTTTTCAGTTAAATCGATAAATGTATTAGGACCTTCAAAGATATAAAAATTAGTTATAGGTAATTTAGTTCCATTTTTTAATGTTGCTTCACTTGTATTAACAATAAACGCTTGTGCCAATTCTTTTTCAAATTGAGCCAGCTGGTCACTATTTGGTTCAGAACCTTTCCTTTGAATATAAGTTTGTTTTGTATTAATATTTGTATAATTAACACTAACATTGAATACATTCGTTGTTATTGGATTTGAAACCGATACATTAAATGTTTTACCATCAATTTTATAGTTACCCTTTTCCCCAACAACTGGATTACTATTTAATTTTTTATTAAATTCTTGAACAATTCCATCTAATTCAGAAACTGCTGCTTGTCTTAAATCAGGGGTGTTTATTTCTTTTTTAAAAGTATAAACTTTAGTTTCAGTATTATTATTAAGGACAAAAAAGTTATTTTTATCCAAGTACTTATTAAACCAAGATATTCTTCCCGCTGTATAATAATATATTGCTCCTTGATATTCTTTTAGATTTTTTTGATAGTCATCACAACCTGAAATAGGTTCTAAATTTTGTTTAGTAAATGTGTCTAATTTATCTTTTATGAAAGTATCCAATCTTTCTTTAAGTTGTACCAAAGTTAATTCAGGTAAATCATCAGGAATTAAACCTTTTGATTTATATTCACTATATAATTCTTTAATCTTTTGGTATCCTCGTTCAGTTATTGATTCATTTACTTTTACTAAAGTTGTAGGACCTCCACTACTAGATTGTGTTGAGATTCTTGTTTTATACATATGAGGTGCAGCTATAAGTGCCGCCATACTCAACTCACTTAGTATTGTGTACTTGTATGTATAGAACATCAAATCAATTTTGAAGTTACCTGACTCAGGTTGAAATCTTGCATTGAATTTCTGTAACATTAATCCCAATCTTACAGCTTTACCATAATAACCCTTTATAGTTAAATAAAATAATGGGTATGGTAAATTAAAAAACGCAGCATAAGGTGAATTATCTCCAGATTCAAACAAAGCCCTACCTTTTATGTCAACCAATTCAATTGATATTGTTGGCATAAACGCAGTTGTTTGTCTAATATTAATTGATGTTATACCCAATAATCCATTATCAACTGAACCAGGTTTTCCTCCTGATTGGATTGTTTGACGTATATAAAAATCGTTATCTTTATTTGGGTTTTTAATTGATGTTTGTTTTGGTTGATTAACACCATCACCTGTTACAGTTCCTTTACCTGTAATTTCATCAGTCCAAGAAGTGTCCAAGAACGTCTTACCTCCAGGTTTCAAAAAATTAATTTTAGCAACTGATATTGTTTCAATTGCGTCATTTGGGGCAACACCTATTGCCAATTTAGTTCTTGGTAATACATCACATTCCAAATTGGCATACATCACGAGATTTTCGTGTTGTACCAATCTTTGTTTAGATTTACCATTTTCATCTATAATTTTGTTTGGGTCAATTATAATAATGTTATTATAATCGAATTCCACCAAAATGTTTTCTTGTTTATCTACCATAATAGAAAAGATACTCGTCCAATTGATTTTTATAGTCTTGTAATGAAGCTACTAAAGGATATGGAATTGTCAATATAGAACCATCAGGAATGCTCCATTCATTACCACTGAATTGTGGATTTGCTTGCATAATTAACCATCCAAATAAAGGAGAACCATAATATTGTTGAGATACCTTATCCATCCTTGACATACCAATCTTATAGATATATTTTTTATCCGTACTTTTAGATGGAAGAGTTATATAGGGTACAATTGTTTGTTCCCCATTAATAACAAAATCCTTATATCTATTGTAGTTTTGTCTTGCCATAATTAATTAAACGTTATTTTATTGTCAAAATTTGTTTTATCGGCATCACTACCATTTTGACCATTATATAAATTCAAAATTTTACTTTCTTGTGAAGTTAAATCACCGACTGTAGTATATTCAAATTTTCTAGGTTTTCCAGGTACATACATTTTTTTATTTATCCCATCAACCAAATCTTTGAATAATTTATCTTTTCTCAAAGTCTTAAACATATTTTCTTCTTTACTTAATTCAAGTGAATAGTCTCTATCTAAGTCGTTAACTATATTTTCAAATTTATTCAATAGATTAACTGGAGTTTTCCAATTTTTTAATTCATCTCCTTTAATAACACTATCAATAAATTGTTTCTTTTTATTTTTATCACTAATTATTCTTGCCATAATCATATAGAAAAGTTTTTCATTAGAGTTAGTCAATTTATTTTCTAAAAAAACTCTAAAATTTCCATCTTTATATATGTCACCCATAAAAGCAATTCTGTTTTTATCCAAAATACCTCGGATACTTTCATCTCCAAAACTTAATACTTTTTGTAAAGTATTATAATCGTCTTGTAATTCAGTGTATGTATCACCAGTTGCTGTTGTTGTTGGACTTAAACTATACATTCTTGGTTTACCTGTATCCAATATTTTACCATCTAATTTATCCAAAACAACATTTAATTTTCTTATTATTTGAACATAATTTTGTTGACCAGTACTTAATTCTTGAATTATTGTAGTTAAACCATTTGAAAATTCACCTTTTAAATCTGTTATGTATTTTTTTAAATTTTCTTTAACTAGAGGTATTGGTGTTATTTCATTTTTATAAAACTTACTAAGTCCACTTATTATTACATTACTATCATTATCAATTTCAGCTAATACGTTTGTAAAAGCTTCGTCTAATTTACTTTGAAATTCAGGTTTTCCATATATTTCAACATCATCTTGTTCATCTCCCAAATTTAATTTACCTTTAGTATAGTTTCTATTAAGTTCAATTAATTGTAAAATACCATAATTATAAGAATTATTAATACTTTCCAATTTATTAGTTAATAAATTAATATAATTTTTAGTTTCAGTTAATAATTGGTCCATAATAGTACTATAAGATGTTTCACCAGTTTGACCACCAGTCACAGGAATATTTGTAATAATATTACCAATTGTATTACCTCCAGGATTTGGTTGTATATTTGTAACTTGATTAGTTGTAACACTTGGTTGATTTAAAATTAAAGCATCTACAATTTCTTTATCTATAGTTGAGGTGTCTTCTGTTGGTGTTGCTCTTTCATCATAAACCTCAGTATTTGCATAGTAGTTAAATGAAAGTGCATTCTGTAATTCCTCAATAGGTTTCGCAAGACCCATACCTCCAATAATATTAAAATCCAAACTAACATTTACAATCATAGGCTGAATACCAATACCTTCAGGATTCATATCATAAACTATTGGGTCATATGTAAATGATACACCATTTGGTACTATCTTGGTATGGTAAAAGTCCCCAATTCTTAATATTAAGATTGGTGGTGCTCCAAATGCCGTATTTAAAGAGTCATTATATTTTGGTTTTCCATCTGTTCCAATAATAGGTATTGTTTCACCAGGACGAACACATTGATTCAAGAACGTTAATCTTGCATTAAGTCCTTCAGGTGTCATTGAGTGGAATGTTGGATTAAAGTATTTTATTTTTTCTTTGAACGAAGAATAAACCATTGGGTTTTCTTTCTCAATCAATTCAAAATAATCACATTCAGTCAATAAATTTCTCAATATTCTTTTACCAATACCTTCTTTTAATTTTTTCTGAATGTCAACTGTTGGTTGAATTCTTGGTATTGGTTTTAAAGTAACTTGAGGGTCAACATTTTTAGCTGGTGCTACTGTTGTTGTAGTTGTTGTTACTTGTGGTATGGTTACAACAATATTTTCTATTCTAACTCTCCTACAAGCCATTGCATTTACTGAATAAATTTGAGAAGATTGTGTAACAAAACCATTACCACCAATAGTATCTCCTGAACAATTAACCGCAAAACCATAATCTCCAGTTTCGGTTTTAGGAATTGATATCACTTCCCCCACAGTTGATGGTGGTTTAACTATTAATTGTTTATTATCTATGAACTTTTTTAAATTTGCATCACCTATTTTGTAGGTTTCAAAAAATTTAAGTACTGAATCAACTCTTCTCTTTGATAAATCAACATTATATTCAACACTACCAGGGGCTGAAGCCGAGCCAATCATATTCAACGTTATTTTGTTTTCAGGGCTTTCAGATAGTAATTGATATACTTTAGTTACAAAATTACCTTCTTTTGTTGCAAATTTTTCATAATTTGGTTTAATAACATTATTAAAGAAATCTGTTGTATTTTTTTGTCTTGTACAATATTCACTATTACTAATAGAAGAACCATCAGCTGTAGTTATTGTACCATTTTTTTTACAATATGAAGAATCAGGTGAAAATGTACTATTAGCAAGTGATTGATATTGTGTAATAAAACTTGGTGCTGTATATGCAGCATATGTATCTTGATACGCTTGATTTGATACTGCACCAAAGTTAGGACCTGGTATATCATTAAAGAAATAAAATGCTAATCCATTAAAAGCATCTTTAATTTCTTGTATTCTTGGGTCATCTTTAACTTGTGGTTCAACGTTTTTATTAGTAGTTCCACCACCTTGACTGTTTCCATCATCAGGTTTTTTAGGTATTTCTTCAACTACTTTTTGATATTCTTCACCAGTTAATCTTGGATTATTTAATATTTCTTGGTAAGTGTATAAATCAGATAATGGGATTGTATTAAATTTTTTGGCTAATTCATAGATATCATATTTTACACAACCAGCAAAAAAAGAATCCATAATTGAATTAATTTTTGGGTTATCAATATTTTTTAATTGTTTGTCTACTAATAAATTTGTTATTGATGGATTATCAACAATTATCTTCCAAGATATATTACCTTTTCTACTTGTATCTTTATAAGTATAAATAGGTTCAGGTCTCCCAAGAAAACTAGTAGGAGTAAAACTCGCAGAACTTGAATCTGAGAACTTTAAATCATATGGTGGAAACCACATAACTCTACCTCCATTAGGACCTTTCTCACAAGCAGGTAAATCATCCCAAGTAAAACCAGGTCTACTTGATGTTCTCCAAGCAAGATTTTCAATAGAAAACATATATTTTTTAGCTACTAAATTACCTTTAGCATCTAATTTTAGATTAGTTGAATTATCACCTTTAATTGGTGCAATATTAAGATTATACGTGTTGTCAAATACTGAGTTTGTAAATCTTCTTCCTGATTCTGTTATACCATCAGTTTTTTGTAAATCAGCATATGTGTAATAAGGAGTATCTTTAGTAAAAACTCTACAATATTCAATACCAGCTTCTTGTCCCGTTGTATTATCAACATATGATAAAACTTTTGAACCTTTAGTTATTTCTTTATACCCATCATTAAAAACTTTACTAACTTGATTAATTGCATTTCCAACGTGTTTTAATTTTGATATTCCTGCTACATTATCAGCAGAATCAATTAATCTTTGAGTTTGGTCTAATATAGAACTCTGTTTAAAAGTAATATTAGTTGATTCATTTTTTTGAAACTGAGATTCAATTTCTCTAAATTCACTATCTATCGAACCTTTACCACCACCTGGTGTTGCCTTAAATCCTGCAGCACCTTTATATTTAGGTGAAGTCCAAACAAATTGACCATCAATACCACCTTCATCTGAAAATGATTTACCCGCTAAACCAAAATTAAGTTGACTCTGATTACCTTCATATAAAATACCAAGTTCAGAAGGACCATAAACTGGTGTTTGTACTTGTTTACCAAATGGGTCAACAGGTAATTGATTTGGAGGTGATGTAATTGTTGATGGTTCAGCATTTCTTGAACCCACATAATATCCACCAACTAAAGTTCCATTGTCAGGATTGATAGCATTGGCAATCAAATTAACAACACCTTGAGTGGCACCTAAAATACCTCCAAAATTTTTATCATATGATGGTTGGTATCTGTTATAACTAATACTTCTGAATAAAACTGAACGTTGTCCATTTCCAGTATTAGCCAAAAACAATTCAGAAGGATTTCTTGTAGTGTTTAATATCGGTCCTAAAAATCCACCCGTAAGTTGATTAACAACATTTAAAGCATTACTAATTTGTTTTGACGAACCACCACTTGGTTCAACATCAGAAAAATAATTACCAGGGATTGTTGATAAAGGAAATATTGCTCCTGATAATCTTGTTATTAATTCAGCCCCAGCAACTAATGGGTTTTCAGGTATAGTTATTCTATAATCTTTATAGATTAAAGGTTCTTTTCCTGTTGCCAATAATGCAACCTCAAATGGGTCTGATAAAGCATCAAGATTAACGACTCCAACACTTCTCTGAAAGATTTCGGAATCAATCCTTGCTTGGAGGGCATCTTTTAATGAAAGTGCTCCCAGTTTGGCAATAAATGAATCCTGTGATAATAATCCATTAGACCCTGATGGGTCATTAGATAATAATATCGTATATGGTGAATATGTTGAAGGTATAAATGTGGGAGGGTCCCAATATGGTGTATATAACTTATTATTGTTTTGAATACTATCAATAACAACCATATTTTGAAATCCACCTATAGGACCAAATCTATTTTCAATATACGCAGCATCAATATAAAATTCATTAACCAAATCCAAAACAGTATCGTTTGGATTATATTCACCCTGATTAGGGTCAACAGGTAAATTATTATTTACAATAACTTGTTGGTAACCATTGTTCGGACCATATTCATTCAATGTAACATTATCATTAACAAATGGATTACTTGCTATTAAATCATTTGGTGAATCAACAACATTATAACTTGAAACTGAAAATTCATAGTTCTGTGAACCTGATGGTGGTGTATACGACCCAGGTATATTATAAGGTGCTAAATTTCTACTTATTAAACTATTTCTAAAACTTGCACTATTACTAAATGATAAAGTACTATCTGACATTTAATTGTTTTTATATAAATAGAATTTATTAGATTTTATTGTTTAGTTTTTTGTTTTTCAGCATCACTTATTGCTTTAACAATTTCTTGACTGAATTTACCCTCTTCTATCATTTTCTTAATATTTTCTTCTGTCATACCAGATGGGAATCCTGACAATGTAACTTTTATTTCAATTGGATTAGTAAATTTCATTTCTGTCGTAGAAGTTTCATTATTCTTTAATGGTGATTTCATCTCTTCTTTCGTAGTTGTTGGTGGTGGTGGTGTAACATTTACATTTGTTTTAGCAGTTTCGGTACTTGTTTTACTTAAACCATTTGCCGCGTTATCAGCACTAGTTTTTAATTTAAAAAAACTTGAATCTAAATTTTCATTTTTAATGATGAGGTCTCCCATTTTTCCAACTAAATTACTTGTTATTTGAATCAAAGGATTAGTTGATTCACTCAAACCTTTAAATGCCGTTTGTACTCCAGTTGACATATCATCTAATGCACCAGTAAAATAATTTTCCTGAGCTTTTTCGGCTTTACCTAAACCTTCAACTAATTTACCCGATTGAGCATCTTTAATTAAATCTTGAGCCATTTTATCACCAAATTCTCTCATAGTTTGAACTTGTAATTTTTCACCACTTAACATTTTAGGAATAGCTTCACTTAATTGAACACTTGCCTGATTTGCCATTTCTTGACTTTCAGAACTTGCAACCGCCGCCCCCATTCTATTAGCAATAGCGTTTACGTTTGCCGCCATTCTTTGTGAAGTTGTTAATTGTTCTTTAGCCAAGTCTTCAATTGATTTTGGTTGGGATTCTTTCATAAACTTTTCTAGTTTTTTTGAGTCACCCTCAAATAATTTCATAGCTTCATCAAGTTTTAAGTCTTTGTTGTCAACTCTCAACATATATTCACCACCTTCACCCATCTCAGCCATATTGGCAACAAATTTCTTTTGTTCTTCTGTAAACGTATTAGGGAAAGAAATTTTTGATAACTTGTCATCCATCTCAGCTGCTGACTTAGCCATCTTGGCAAAAGCTTCAGGTTGCATACCTAATGCTTGTGCTACCTCTTGTAATTGTCGTTTAGCCCCAGGTGCTATTTCAAATGCTTTTGTTTGTTGATTGAATTCAACAAATGTTTTACTCATTTCAGCAATTTGATTCTGTAATTCCGCTGGGTCATTTTGGGCTAAATCCATTAATCTAAGTGGGTCTAATAAATCACCTTGAGCCATACCTAATCTTTGTAATGCGGCTGCCATTTCAATTGCACTTTCAGGTTCAAAAGCTTTTTGCATTGTATTAGCAATATCTCTAACCGAAATTCTTAAACTTGTTGCTTGTGTAACCATTTTTGCCAAACCTTCAACACCACCAGCAAAATTATATTTGTCCATCAATCCCATATTTTGTACAACTTGGGATGAAACTTCTCTTGCGTTAATACCTTGTGCTCTTGCAGTATTAACAACTTTTTCCATATTTTGTCCAATTTGGTATACTGAATACCCCGCATCTTTAAAATTAGTTGCTAATGTTCCAGCATCTATACCAGTTACTTTTTGAGTCGCAAATAATTTTTCATATGATTGGCTTGTTAAAATTAAATTTCTATTAAGTGATTTACCAATACCTTCAGCAATATTTGCAACATCAGTAAATTCTCCACCTAACAATTTAACACTTGTTACGGCATCAGCCATAGAGGCCTTTAATTCAACAATTCTGTCTCTACCTGTACCAAATGTTTTTAATACATTTACGGCTGAGGTCTCATATTGTTTAATTGTTTTATCAATTTCGGTTGCCATAAAATTGGTAGCAAACGCTTTACCAACAGTTTCGGCATAAGTACCAAAAGCTTTAAAAACATTTTCAAACTTTTTATCTTCGTCACCCATTTATTTTTACTTTTATTATAAATACACAAAAAGACTAATTTTTTGGAATTAGTCTTTCGGGGTATTTTGTTCTATTATTAGATTTATTAAATACTTTCTTGCATAAGTTGGTATTGATAAAAAATCACTCCAACTAGTTCTTAAAAATTTAGCCATTATATAATAATCATCCAAAAGATATTGTCGGTGATTAGAAGAAAGGACGAAAAAACTCAGTCCCAAAAGTAACATCAAATGTTACCTTTTCTCCTGAAGGGGCTTGGAGGGTCTTACTTAAATCTAATGATGGTGTATTATCTTTTATAAAATTTCTTATATGTTTTGAATCCGCTATTGGTAAGTTCTCAATAGTAAGTGCAATGTTAGTTCTATCACTATCACCATCTATTTCTTGAACAATTTTATTTAATCTCCATGTAATTTTAGGAACTACTCTACCATTAGGATATTGTTCTGCCATTTTATCCAACTCAACTATTTCACCATAAGTTAATGGTTTTAATTTAACAACTGACCCAGTTTTTGGAAGTCTTGTAGTAAAAAAACCATTTTCATCTGGTTTTTCTTTTGTTTGTTTTATTTTTAATTCATCAATTAATAAATCAGCTGAAAATTGTTTGTTAGTAATAGGGTCAGTTAAAGATATTTGATATTCAGGACCAAATGCCGTATTTCTCAAAAAAATCAAGATAGCTTCAATATCACCCTCCAATAAATCTTCAGGTCTTAAATCTGGTTCATATATTTTATTTCTCAAAAGAGTTAAAATAATATTACCACCATTTACTTGATTTCCACTAACCAAAAAGTTTTCATCATTTGCAGTTAAATAACCAACCTTGATTGCTTTCTTTTTTGATTTATAAAATATACCTTGGGATGGAAGTGGTACTAAATCGTGTGGTAAACTAAAATTAGCTTGTCCAATTTCTTCAATATTCATAGTTTTTTTATTTACATAATAAAAAAAAATTCCCAAATGTACATAATACATTTAGGAATTAGATTTTAAGTTAAAATATTTTTTAGTAAACTAATATACAACGGTCCATTCTTAAGTTAACACTGATATCAGCCAAAGCATCAGTACTATAACCAAGAGAACCAAAGTCAGCACTTGTCATCCAAGTACCTTCTAGTATCCATTTTTCTACAACAACACCAGTTGGGTCTAACATTTCCAAGTCAACATTTTTCTTGTAACCTGCGGCATAACCCATACGACCAGTTACAGACTCAGCACAAAGACGCATCCATTCCATAATTGCTTGTGCCGCTGATGGTCCGATAGGGTCTCTTAATTTAATACCAATTTCATTCCATTCAAAACGTCCTGCAACATATGTTGAAGTATTCAAGAAAGGAATAGCAACTGAGTTAACTTTAATTGATGGTCTTTTTGCAGACTCAACAAACCACTCATTGATACCCAAAGATGATGGAAACCTTAAAATAAATCTATTCTGTCTTTTTGGTTCATATGGAACCGGCATTTTCATTAATAAATCAGCCATTTTATATTGTTTTTAAATTTTTATTCGTTTTATTATTATAAATATCCAATTTGAATTTTTTTTCTATTTACTTTTTTTTGAAATGAAATATCCTCTATATAAGGAATTTATTATTATATATAATATTATTATAAATATTATATTATTTAATTAGTTTTTTAATAATACTTTTTATTTTATATTCTAATTGTAATTCATCTTCTTCTCTTTTATATAATTTTTTCTTTCCACCATGTGTTGAATAAATCTTAATATCCTTTACACCCTTACTCATTGCTTCAATGTTTCTTGGGTCATCATCTGAAAATCCAATAATTGGTACAAATTTATTAGATATCTTATTTTCAATATTTTTGGATAATCTAATATTAAGTTTATCAACTTGAGCTTGAACATAACTTTTAAACTTATTCATTGCTGAAATTTTAGCAACTTCAGGATTTGCTGCAGAACCTTCTCCATATGTAACAGGATAGAATCTACATAAGTCTAAATACTTTTTAATTTCAGTATCTTTATCTTTAGGTTTTTCACCAGCATTTTTTCTCATTCTTACTAAAGAAGCATATAATTCATCAGAATCAATTCCACCTCTATTTGAATTAATTAATTTTAATACCCCACTTTTTAATGTGTTAGGTCTATGTCCTCTAGCTGTTATTATTGAAAATAATGACCCACTATTAATTGCCTCAACAAAATCAGGCCAAGCAGCATCCTCAGCAAGTTCAGCACTCATAACATCTCTTAAAAACTTACCATCCCCATCGGTTTTAAAATCTCTAAAAGGATTTGGTGCAAAATTAACAATTGTAAAACCTTTATATTCAAAAGGTGTTTTACCTATTTCTGTTCTGTGTTCAGCAAAATCTTCAGTACCCATACCAACTTCTTCACCATCATCATCTAATAAATAAATTTGTGTTGGCATATACATTAGATTATCATCCCAATCGAAAGCGTAATACTTCATAGGTATTTCTCTTTCTTCTATTTCTCTAAGAATTCTGATTATAGTATTTTTCATATTAATAAATATGTCTTAATTAAAAAAAAGGGGGAGATTTTGTCTCCCCCAATTATTTTTATCTAATTTTAGATATTTTCGAATGATGCACCAGTTGGAGTGATATAGAATGTAATATCGATGAACTCCAATGCTTTGGTTGGTTTGATATAAATCTTACCAGTAAGTTGATTTCTATCCAAATCAGCAGGGTCAGAAGAAACTGTTACACGGAAATCATATAAACCTCTGTCTCTTCTAATTGCATCCAAAATAGGATTAACTGCGTCTAAGAAGTCTTGTCTAACTTTAGCATCGTTTTGTTCAAATAATAATCTTACAGAAACTGCAGATATTAATTTACGTGCTTGAAGTAAAAGTCTTCTTACGTTAATTCTATCTAATGCTGACTCTCTAACTTGTAGAGTTTTGTTACCCCAAATTACAGTTCCAACGTCTGAGAATGTTGCAATTGGATTGATTCTACCTTTATATAAGGTATCTCTATCTTCTTGTGTAAGTTTCTTTCTTGCTTTGATACCATTTACAATACCACGAGTATAACCTGCCGCAGCAAACCAAGGGAAGGCAATGTTATCAGTCAAGGCAAGATTTCTACAAACTTCCGCTGTTGGTGGAATATACAATTGAGTATTGTTTACTGTATCTCTTGTTAAAACCCAAGGATAGTAAGTTGCAGTATAGTTAGAATCAATACCAGCTGTATCTAAATTATCAACTGCTTCAGTTGGGTAAATCAAATCAGCGTTATCTGTAGTTACAGGTACAAACATATTGTAGTCTGGTGTTGTACAGATATAAATTGAATCCGCTCTATCAAATTCAATCATTTCAATTGCAGATTCTACAAGATTTGAATGATTTACATAATCAATACCAGGTGTAGTAAATACATTTATATTAACAGCTTCAGGATTAGCAAATGTTTGTTGGCCTAACAAGTAAGCGTAGTAATCTGTGTTTGCGAAATCTTGATTATTATTACCAACTGTAATACGTTTGAACGCTCCAAAACCAGTTGCACTAGGGTATCTTATTGATGTACAAGCACCTTTTAAATAACCTGCACCACCCAATCTAAATCTATCAGTATTTGTTCTTGATTCTCTATAGATATCCCATCCATCAAAACCACCATTTACAAATAAAGTGAATTTACGTGCAAATAATCTGTAATATGGATTTGATTCATTATCAGGGTCTGTAATAAATGGTGCTGAACCAACTTGGAATGCAGATGTACCACTTGATGTATAAATGTTAGGTATTGTAATACCTGAAGCATTTATATCCATATGGAAACCTTGAGTTCTGAACGCCCAATCACTACCTGATGTATCATCACAAACACTTAATGGTACTTGTTTACCTTTATAACCAAAGAAATCAATATCATATCCAAGTGTATCAGATAAACCTAAATAAGTTCTTCTTACGTTATCACCTGAACTTCTTGTTGCGTCATCAGAACCAGATGCTAAACCAAAAGGTGGATTGTATATAACTTCACCAGGGAAATCGTACTTAGTTTTATAAATTGGGAATGGTGATTTTACTCCAGCATATTCTCTAAATGTGTAACCTTCAAATCCACAAGGAAGAGCATCAATTGGAGCGTCTTCGTTGATTTGAATCATAATATATTTAGAATTCATTTCATATTCACCATCATTAGTACCAATCTTTTTAGCAATAAAACTATTTTCGTTTGGATTCATTGTACAATTAGTGAATTTCTCAATCACAACTGGATTTGAATCGTTATCAAAAAAGTCTCTTACTAATACATCAAATGTCCCATTATTAAATGAAATGTTAGCGATTGAAATTTTAACTTCAGTATTTGCAGATTCACCATCAGCTATTGTTATAAATTTAAATAGGTTAAATACTTTATTACCTCTTAATTCAGAAACAACCCAAGGTGATTCAGGTGATTGATATTGTTCCATATACCAACCAATTGAAGTAGAATCTCCATTTCTTGACTCAGGTAATGCAGTTAAGTCACAACTTAAACCTCTAATGTAACCTTTTCTATATCCATAATTTAATAAAGTTTGGAATCTTTCTTCTAAGAATAGAGGAACTACAGTTCTTGGTTTTGCAAAGTTTGAATATCCAAAAACTTTTCCTATGTAATTTACATTAGAATTAGAGAATGATGTTTCAAAGAAATAAGTGTCACCATCTTTACTTGTAACATTTACACCAAATGTTGAAAAAGGATTTTTAGTTACCGCTGAGTAAGAACCAGTACAATCAAGTGAAACACCATTTAAATCTTGAACCTCATAAACTGCACCATTATCATTACTATATGTTGCAATACCTCTTGAACGAAGTGTAGCAATTACTAAGTCATCGTAATTAGTATAAGAATCACCAGTGTAAACAAATATTTTACCCATTACAGTACCACTATAACAATAAGTTGTTGTTCCTGATTGTATTGTACCTGTATTACCTGAAGAACAAAGTCCACAAGGGTCTGTTATTGTTACATTCACTGTCCAAGCAGAAGTAGCCGTTAAATCATCAGATGTTATTGTATAAGACTTAGTTAATGCACTAAAGTTTACATTTTCTGTGATTGCTGATTGAACAACCCCATTACTACTTACGCCACTTAAACTTTCAGTTGTACAAGCACTAAATGTTACGGTCATTGCTGAATAATCTGCAGTAGTTGCTGTTGATGGTAAACAAATACTAATTGTATTAGTGTTATAGTTAATTGCCCCAACCACAGTACTAATTGTTGTTGAACTAACTTCAAAACTATAGAATGAAGCACAATTTGATAAAGCTGATGTTTCAGTTAAACCAGTAATCGTACTATAGAATGAATAACCTGAATAATCACCACCACCAATATTATCAAAGGTAGCATAATACCAAGTATCATTAATTGGTGCAGTATAATCAGCTAAATCTGAACTTACATTGTCAACACCAAATACATTTGTACTTGCAGTATATGCTGATAATGAATCATAAGTACCTCCTGAAATTACACCAAAATAATTTATTGAGTAAGCCGAACTAGATGGAGTACTCATTACTTGAGAAATTTGATTTTTTAAATCATTAGAAATAATTGATGTTGTTCCATTAAATAATTCGTATGATGAATTAAAATCAGGTGTTAAAATATCCGAACTTGAATTGAATGTAAATGATATTGTACTTGAGTCGTTTGTACAACCAGTAAAATCAATAGTGTAATCAACAATTGTATACTCAACACATTGAGAAACACAATTTGCTGTTGTAGCACTTGAACATTCAAAACCAACCGTAGATTGGTCAACGTTTGCAACAGTAGTTATAGACCAAGAAGGACCCGCATCATAACCTGACAATCCCAATATTCTAGTTACAAATAATTGGTTGGATTGTTGCAAATAAGCCTTTGCAATATATGATGCCTCATATTTTGGTATTTGTGTGTTAATAAATTTTTCAGGAGATGTACCACCGAAAAAAGCTGTAAACTCATCAAAGTTTCTGATGAAAATTGGTTCAAATGCAGGACCTTTTAATGTTTCCCCTACAATACCCAATGTTGTGACACCAACACTTTGTGATACAAAACTTAAATCAACTTCGGAAGTATAAACACCTGGTGATACGAAAACTTTTGTATTTGCCATTTTTTTTTATGTTTAATAATTTATTTATACATAAATATTGAACAAAAATGCAAAATACTTTACTTCGTAATATGTATATGTAAATTGAGTAGAATAAATTCTACCTTTTTTCTACTATGGATAAAAGTGTAAAGAAAATAAAAAATCTTAAAATATCATTAGAGGTTCACGATATTCTAAAAAAATATTGTGACAAAAACGGGATTAAAATGTATCGTTTTTTAGAAAGACTAATTGTTGAGAAGTGTAAAGAAAAAAAAGATATCTATGGTGATAACTAGATAACCTGACTTATCAGTTTTATATTACTTTCTAATGAGTTGTCATTTTTAATTATTTCAAATTTAAGAATATCCCCATCATTCAATTGTATTGAATTCACACTAGTACCATAATAATCGTTATTTATGAAAACATCATAACTATCAACATTAGTTGTTGTGTCTATAGTAATATTCGTTGTATAATCAAACTTTTCAGATATTGTGGTAATACCTAATTTAAACAATGCGTCTAATTCAATTTTGTTATTAGGTAATTCTTTTTTTACACCTCTTTTAATTGTTCTTGTATCAACTTCATAAACTTGTAAAACTCTATTTATTGCAGGACTTACTTCAAATTCATTTTCATCAATTAAAAATCCCAACATTGTAAATTCATAACTCTGAATATAATATTTCCTCTTTTCCATATCCATTACAGATTCATCAGAAATATTACCCATTACAATTGGAATATAATGTCCTTTTATAACTGTATACGCTTGTCTTGATGAAAACTTCTCAATTACTATTTTGTTAAAAGCATTAAGTTCTCTCATTCTATTACATACAATTTTTATTTGAAATGTAATATCAATTGGTACAGGTTGTGGTATTTTATATATGTCCATACCAACTCTATTACCATCCCAAGTTGGGACTTGAGCATAAAAAAATAATCTTCTGTTTGGTATTGTATATAAAACAGCGGGATTAGTACCATACTTTACTTCAGGAATTCTTACAATTGATATAAAAGGAAGTTCAACATTTTTGTCTATATTTTGAATATCCCAAGTTTCAGTAAATTGTGCCCAATTTTGAGTTGTTATTAATATATCAATTGTTGGTATAACTTTACCATCAACAATAGTCTTTAATTCATTCTTAACAAAATCCAAAAAACCACCATCCAAATCTGCGTGTAATAAAGATTTGGGTAAATAAGTACCATCTTTGTTAATCTTATCAACCAATTCTTTTCTCCTTTCTAAAAGAATCTTTGACTCAGTTAATGGTATATCTTTTTTTATTTTCTTTGGTAGTGGCATAATTACAATCCTCTAAATTCATTATCTATAACTGCCGAAGCTGTTATTGTTCTATAATATGGTTTATAACCAGCATAGTTATGTTTATTGTCCGAAACAACCCTCCCATCATTATTTACAACATAATATCTAATTCTGTTCTCAGTTTCGTTATAACCCAAATAATCCCCAAAATTAATATCAATTCCCAATTCATCCAATTGTTTTTGATAAATTGAAAATCTCATATTACCAGGTTCAGTTTGGTTAATACCAGGTTTGTTACCAGCAATCATTTTATTCTCAGGTGCAGATATTTGAACATATCCTTTCAATTCAATTGGGGGTAGAAATTTAATTCCATCTTTTAATGCTTCACCATATACATCGTCAGTCTTTGTTTTCATTCTATCTATACGATATAATACAATGGTGAAGTTCATATCCCCATATAACCATTCCTCACCCATTGATATATCCAATTGATAATCATTAGCATCAAAGAATTTACCAATCCTTGTTATAGGTATTTTATTTGTCATATTGATAAATATTAAGATATCAACTATTTTTATGTTAAAAATTTACTTTGAGTTTAACAGGTAAAACATCTAATCTTATTGAATCTAAAGCACTTGATATTTTGGACACATATTCAGGTGGAAATAACTTTATTTTAAAACTAAAAAATCATAAAGAAACCAATAAGAAATTCTATCCCACTCGTTCCCAAGCTGAATATATAATTAACTATCATTCAGTTGAACCAAAGGTTGCCAAGAAGTGGGTTAATATTGAACCCTATTTTGCAAATAAAATCGCGGATGAAAAAAATATGTTAACAATCCCAACTGATATTTGGGTTGAAAAGTTATTGGTGGATAAAGATAAATCATATCATATTTGGGGTAGATTTAACTCAGGTGACACTTTAACTGATATTTGGTTACCCAAGGCCGCATTATTAAAAACTCACAACACAGAGGAAGTTAAGATTGATTATTCAAAGTATGGTCATAGACCACCACTTGAACACCAAAAAATTGCAATAGAAAAATTGGTTGGTAGTAAAAGATTTATTTTAGCTGACGATATGGGACTGGGGAAGACCACGAGTACAATCATCGCGGCACTTGAAACTGATATCAAGAAAATATTAATTATCTGTCCAGCATCACTTAAAATAAATTGGGAAAGAGAAATTAGGAATTATACAGATAGAAGTGTTTATATATCGGAGGGAAAGAATTTTTCTACTGACCACGACTTTGTTATTGTGAATTATGATATCCTTAAAAACTTTTATGATTTAAAGAATAAAGAGAATTCACCAATAGCAAAAGCTAATTTTGATTTGGTTATAATTGATGAAGCTCATTATATTTCCAATCCCCAAGCAGCAAGAACAAAACTAATAAATGATTTTGTAAAGAAATCAAAATATCTTTGGCTGTTAACTGGTACACCAATGACAAATAGACCAATTAATTATTATAACTTATTGAATCTAATTGAAAGTCCTGTTGCTCAAAATTGGATGGCTTATGTTATACGTTATTGTCAAGGTTATCAATTTAAAGCTGGGAATAGAAAAGTTTGGAATGTTAATGGTGCATCCAACTTGGAAGAGTTAAGAGATAGAACATCAAGACAAGTATTGAGAAGATTAAAAACTGATGTATTAGATTTACCTGAAAAAATTATTACCCCAATCTATTTGAGATTAAAATCAAAACAATATGAAGAATTGATGGGGGAATATTATGAGTGGTATAATAAACATCCTGAAGAATCAAAGTCATTAACTGTGCAATTCAATAAACTTATGAAAGTAAGACAAGTTATTGCTGATGAGAAAGTTCAGGAGACAATTGGTTTAATTGAGAATATATTGGAACAAGGTAAAAAGGTAATTGTATTTACGAACTTTACAGATAGTTTACAAAAAATACATTCCCATTTTGGAAAACAATCGGTTTATTTGGATGGGACTTGTAGTAAAACTCAAAGACAATATTCGGTTGACCAATTCCAAGAAAACGATAAAATAAAAGTATTCGTTGGAAATGTTCAAGCCGCAGGTGTTGGTATTACATTAACTGCTGGTGAGGTTGTATTGTTTAATGACTTATCTTTTGTTCCCGCACATCACCAACAAGCGGAAGATAGAGCTTATAGATATGGTCAAAAAAATTGTGTTTCAGTTTATTATCCCATATTTGAAAATACAATTGAAGGTGTTATCTATGATATGTTAATCAATAAAAAGAATATCATTGACACTGTGATGGGTGACAATTTGGATAAGGCTGAATTCATTGAACAAATTATGAATAGGATTAATAATGTTCATTAATCAATTTGGATAATTCATCAATATGATATATTCCATCAATACCTTCTATGTTCTTTGGATTTACAATAGAACCATTTTCAACTAATGAACCCACACCAATATAGAACTTACAATTAGTACTAATAAACATTTTATATAGTAAAGCATTATAACCTTTTTGTTTTGCTCTATCACTTCTAAATGTACTACAAACATCAATGAATATTTTTACATCATTTTTTGTAGTATGAAAATCAAAATCAATAATTTGTTCATTACCATACGAGTTAATAAATTTAGGTTTTTCATTATTTGAAGTCTTTTTTAGATTTGTTAAATCTGAAAATTTTTTCTCAGTATTTAATCCATTGTTGGATTTAACTCCATTTTCAATATTGTGGGACATAACTTTTTAATTTTTTGATGAAATAATATAATTAACTTATAAAGTTATACTTTGGTTCACAAAATTAATAAAAATACAATTTAAAACTTATTTTTTAGAAGATATTTATATTTTATGGAAAAGAAATTAGAACTATTAAAAGAAACTATATTATTAGGTGAAAGTTTAATAACTGAAGCCAAAAAGATTGGTATTGATAAATTACCATATGGTTATGATTCCCTTACAAGATTCATTGATGTAAAAACAATGAATGTTCATTATAACAACCACTATAAAGGATATGTTAAGAAACTTAACGATGCCTTATCAAAAAAGAATTATGGTAATGTTGAATTGGAAGATATAATTAAATCAATTACAAGATATCCAAAAGTAATTAGAAATAATGGTGGCGGTGCTTACAACCACTCATTATTTTGGAAAATGTTATCTCCTGAGAAACAAACAATCAAAGGAGAAATATTAACCAAAATAAATAAAGAATTTGGTTCTTACAAAGAATTTAAGAAAAAATTTGAAGAAGAATCTATTGGAAGATTTGGGTCAGGTTGGGCTTGGTTGGTATTAACCAAAAACAATAGACTGAAAATTATGACAACCCCAAATCAAGACAATCCTCAAATGAATGATATTGATGGTGGTTATCCTTTATTGGGATTGGATTTATGGGAACACGCCTATTATTTGAAATATCAAAGTAAAAGAGATGAATATATTAAAAGGTTTTGGGATGTTGTGAATTGGGAATTCGTTAATGATGTTTATTTATCAAAACTAAAAACAAAACTAAAAGAATCAATAACTTCTAAAAAAGTTATAACTGAACAAACTGAACCTTTATTACCAAACGGAAGGGTTAACTATAAGTTTATTCAAGAAATGTTATCAAAAGTATACCCAAAATGTTCTCCTGAAATTATTAAAAATTATTCAGCTAACAATCATATTGAATCTCCCTGTTATGGTAAAATTGATACAAATGATTGTAAAACTAACTATGGTGTAATTGGTGGGAAATATGCTGTAAGTCAAAGAGGTGGTGTTGGTGAATGGTCAGTAGTAAATTGGTTTGATGCAAATGTTATTGTTAGTAAAAAAATATTGGAGTTTTTTGAAAAATACAATAGGGATAATTTGGATTTTGGCGTTTGGATGAACCGAATGAAAAATGTTTTATTTGGTGACGAGGGTAAATTTACAAAAACTTTAGCAGACGTAATAATGAATCCTCAAACCAAAAAAGGGACATTAGACCAAGGTTCTGAACGTGAAAATTTGGCCGTTAAACTTTTAAACTCTAAATATAAAAATTTAGATGTATTAAGATATTGTGATGGTGATATTAGAGACAAATACAATGGACAAGATATGATGGTAACCAAAAATGGGGTGTCCAAAAATATTCAAGTGAAACCAACAAAAGATTTATTTGAAGAAGAAATGGATGGTAAATTAAATTATATTTTTAAAAGTAAAAACAAATATAAACCTGAAAATATTCAAATATTTGCTTTCATTGATAATGAAGATAACTACATATTCTTTGATTTTGATAATATTGAAATTAAAGATGAAGGAACTCAATCTTTACAAAGATATTCTTATATTTTTAAAACTGAAAAAATTAAGTTTAAATCCCCAAGTTTAAGATTAAACAAATTAATTACGGAATCAAAACTTAAAAAAATAATAATAACTGAAGAACAAAAAAAACTTATAGAAGCAATTATCTTTCAAAAAGAAGAAAATTTAATTGAACAACTATGTAATTTCAAAAAAGTTGATAATATCTATTGTCATTTCCAACGAGTAATTGATAGTATTGAAGGTGAAGAAAAAGAAGAAATAATAAAAGCTGCAGATACAATAATTAATTTTTATTATCCACAAATGTCCACAAGATTAAAAGATAAAGGACAAGTTAGACACATAGTCTTTGGTAGGGGTATAGTTTATAAAATATTAGAATTAGCATTAAAAAATGATTTACCTGGTAATTTTATCAAAACTATTGCCAAATTTATAACAGACCCAACATTTGATAATACTGAAACTGAAATTAGATTGAAAAGATTAAAAAATAAATCTGATATTAAAACTGAAAACCTTGATAATTTTTTAAGTCAAGTTAGAGAAAAGGCTTATTCAAATTATGAAACAAGTTTGGAGGGTGATTATATGGGTGAATTTAAAACGTCATTAGAATTAAAATATACTTGTGACAAGTTTGAAAGACGTAATTTTGCTGAAGTTGTTGAAATGGTTAAAAGTGGTCAAAAAGGTTTGGATGAAGTTATAAATGATTTAGTTAAATGTATCACTAACAATATGAAACAAACAAATCCAATTAAAGCGGATTTAATTGCTAAGTCAGATTTTTATTATAATGACAAAGTAATCTTCAAAAAGGGTGACAAATTTGAAGTAAAAATGATGAATACTAATGTTGATAGTTATCTTTCAGAATTCTTCTCAATTTTCAAACGAAGTAAAATAATTAAAAAAATTAAGGAAACTCACTTAGATGTATATAATCAAATAATCAATTATTTACACCTTGAACTTTTTGACCATCCTATAGCTATAAGTTTCTTAGAAAAAATTAGAAATAATATTGCAGGTATTTTCTTTGAAAATAATGTTGTAGTGCCAATCCAACATATTAAACTTTATTGGTCAAACAAAGGACAAAAAACTTGTAGTGAAAGTCGATTAAGTATTCGTTTTAAAATTATTGACAAAAATGCAATATCATACATCTATGATAGAAACACTAATGAACTTCAATTGAATACTGAACCTATTAAAGTGGATGATTTTAAAGAGATTGATTGTTGGTGATATTTATAATTAAAAACTAATTATGTCAATAATTGCCGAACCAGAAAGAACCAAACTATATACCAAATTAAGACACCTATTAGGTGCTCCTCTAAGAAGTATAGAATTGGAAGATGAAATGTTAGACTCTTTATTAGAATTATCTATTGAGGATTATTCTCAATATATACAAGATTGGTTAATTGAATCACAATGGACTTCATTATATGGTCTTAATTTAGACACCCAATCTTTAGCCAAAGCATTCATTACCAAAAGTTTTGATTTTGAAGACCGATATTCTTATGCCTATTCTAAAATAGTTGGTTTACAAGCAGGTGGTGATAATGTGATGAAAAAAGATTACATACAACTTGTACCTGGCCAACAAATATATGAAATACCTGCGGGTAGAGAATTAAATGAACTTTTATGGTTTACACCTGGTGAATTAAATAATTTATTATTTGACCCTTGGAGTTTTGGTGCTTTGGGTGGTGCGGGTTTAGGTGGTCCTGCAGGTTATTCACAAATGGGTTATACTGGTTCATACTTTATGATGCCAGCATTTGATATGTTATTAAGAATGCAAGAAATTAATATCCAAAGAAGAATTATTGCGGGGGATTTGACTTATCGTGTAACAGCATTACCTGATGGTAAAAAAGCCGTTCACTTAATGCAAACACCTGGTGGTAAGTTTGACTTTGGTAACAATACACTTATGAAAGGGAGAGTATGGTATTGGTATTATGAAGTTGATGGTGCTGACAGAGATGATTGTTTAAAAAAGAATCCTGATATTATTAAATTACCTTCTGATGTTCCTTTTGATAAAATAAGTTGGGTTGATTTAAATAACCCCGCACAAATTTGGGTACGTAAATGGTTTTTTGCTACAGCCAAAGAAACCTTATCTAAAGTTAGAGGTAAGTTTAGTGGTAACATTAAAACACCAGATAGTGAACTTACAATGGATTATCAATCTTTAGCCACTGAAGGTAAGGATGAAAAAACTAAATTAGTTGAAGAATTAATTGGTACCGAAGGTAGACTAAGTAGATTAAGACCTGAAAAGGTAATGGAAAGAGAAGCTTTAATTGCTGAAAATCTAAACAAGGTAAAGAAATTCCAAGCTATGCCAAGACAAATATATGTAATCTAATGAAAATAATAATAACAGAATCACAATATAAACTTCTTTTAGAAGCTACTGAAGGTTTGGATGAATTTCTTGAAACCTTAAAAAACGAATTAAAATTAAGTGATGAACTAATTGATGAAGTGAAATCAATATTTGAAAAAACTGATTGTAAAAAAGTTTCGTTTGAAAACTTATCAGGCCCTATGGGGTTAGCTTTACATAATAAATTAGTAATTAATAGTATTGTTTTAGATACGAAGTATATGTCTATATATGGCCGTAACGCTATTGCTCAAACACTTTTTATTATCTTTCACGAATTAGCACATCAATATCAATTTAAAAAATATGGTGAGGGAAAAATGATGGGTCTTTATTTAAACGAAATACCTTTAGATGAAGCAGCCGAATCTATGGCGAAATATGAAGCTGTTGCCGATGAGTTTGCAGTAAGAAAAGTTAGAGAATTACAACAAAAAAAATTATTACCTATGGATGTGAAAACACGTAAAGGTTATGGTGACAATCCTTCAGCATCTAGATTTAAATATATGTTGTACACAATTAGAACTGAATTAACGAGAAAGGGTGTTGATAACATTGATAAAGCTGCTGAATATATCTATAATATGGTAAAACCAAGATAATATGGAAAAGAAAAAAATTGGAGAAGTTACCAAAACATTAAGATATGGTCAATCACCATCCACCAAAATTAAAAAGATTGTCAATACACCAACTTATGAAACAAATGGTGAATATCTTTTAATTGTTAAAGATGTTGATAAATGTACAATCACTTTGGATGGTTATACCACAGAATCTGTTAAAATTAAAGTCTTAACCAAAACAAGTATTATTCCAAAATATTCTTTGATTGATGAACAATATGATGAAATTGAAATTGATAATGGTGCTTGTGTTGAACTTGAATATGTTGAAGGCGGTTGGTATATAATCTCCTCAGATGGAATGAAATTAGAATAAAAATTTAACCCCACCTTTTGAGTGGGGTTTTTTATTTTAATCAATATATCTTTCCCATCCTTCTTCTGCCAAGTCATAGATATAGTTGGGGTCAATTCCTCTCTTTTCCCAATACTCCAATTCTTTTGGTTCTAAATCTAATAAGTCTTCTTGAATTTTATCTTGGTCTTTTTCTTCAAATGGAACACCATTAATCAATTCACATTGTTGACTTGTAAAGAAAGTTCTTTTTTCAGGATTATCAACAATTAAGTTATCTCTAACATCTTGTTTGAAAACAATCAATAAAGGTTCAATACGATTATTAAATGTTGTAATAGCTCTCGCAACATTATATTCACCTGTCATATCAGGATTATTTTCAATGTCATTTGAATTTAACATATAACAATTCAATAATATTTCATCCTTTTTCTTTTGTACATCTCCGTGACTTGCTTTAGTTCCATTATTAACATAATAGATTACTTCACCAAGATTAACTTTTAGATTGTGTTTAATGGCCAATTCCATATGAGCCATTCTAGACATAGCACCACCTGATTTAGTAGTTTGTTTTGACCTATCAATATAATCTTTAATACTCAATTTAACTTTTGCTCTTTGTGCAATTTTAAGGAGTGGGATTTCTTTATTATAAATCTTTGTAAGATATTCATAATACCACTCAACAAATTGTTGACCTTCACCCTCCAATAAAAGTTTGATTGCTTTGTCCAAGAAGTCTTCAATATATAATGGAAGTTTTTTGGATTTGATTGAATTACCTGTAAGTTTAACTTTACCATTATGTTCCATTGTTGCATAGTTCTTTCTTGCCAAGTTTATACAAGATTTCCAAGTACCATCACAATCCAGCGCCATCTCACCCCTCATAAATGTATCATTAAACTCAGCAACATCAGCATCATAACCTTTGTATTCTTTATCCTTTTTAACTTTCCAATTTAATCCTCTACCAACATATACTCTGTCATCAACACCACCTTTAGGTAATGAGAAGTTCATACCATCTGTATCACATACAAGTGGTGTATAACCCTTCTTCATAAAGAACTTTAACATCTGACGTAGATATTGTCTTCCTGTACAAGTAATCTGTTCACCCATATACATATCACCCCACGCAAATACTTGTGGTGCTGATAACGCACCAAACATCGAGTTAATGAATATCTTGATAGGTAATTGTTTTCTATCATAAGATAGAGATTTCTTCTTATCTTTATCATACCATTCAGCTGCCAAGTTCTTGTATTTAATACGAGCACTTCTAAAATAAGATAACATACCTTTCATTGCTCCCATAATATCACAATCAGGGAATACATCGTGAACCAATTGTATTGATGGATATAGAGAAGAATAGTCAAGTTTTAATACATCCTTGGAATAACCAACTCTTAATAGTCTTGATAACCCTCCTACAAAATCTTTCTTTTGTTCTTTCTGTGGAATTGCCAATTTATATTTATAAGACCAAGCCAACATCAACATTTTCCATAGTGTTGCCGTTCCCATAGTTGAAACCCTTTCATAAGTTGTTGGAATCATTGATGCCAACATAAATGTTCCTTGATTGAATTCTTCATCCACTTTAAGGGTTTCTTCCAAGTCATCATCCAAATATCTCTCAACAAGATTATCTCCAGTTGTTTTGATATAAACATTTGAATGTTTTTCACAAACAACATCAATCTTTGGGTCAACTCCCACTTTTCTATATTTACCATTCTCAATATTCAACCAATACTCTTCCTTTTTTGAATAGAATGGTGCAATATCCAAGTGGTCAATATAAACTCGGTCTTTGGCTTCAGCATTGATATATTGGGTAATATATTTAAGACCAGCTGATTTGATATTTGAATTGATTGCTTGTGCTCTTCTAACTGAGTGTAGAATATCAATAATATTGTATCCCCACATACTAACTTGATTAAAGGATTCAACTTCATTGGCCAACTTTAACATCCCATTAGATTGTTTAAATTTATATTCAGGATGTAGAGTCTTACAAATCTTTTTAATATCCAAATGTAGAGCTTTACATCTTTCCATAATCCAATACCAGTCGAAGTTGAATGAATTGTATCCACCAATAATACTTGGTTTAATTTCATCAATTAGTCTAAAGAATTCTACTAAACCAGCTCTTTCTTGGTCTTCGTTGGAACATTCGATTACTTTTTGTAATCCTTTATTTGTTTTGATTCCAATCATAAAGATTCTACCATCTTTAGGTTCTAAAGAGGTAGTTTCTAAGTCGAATCCAAATCTTGTTACATCATTGTATTCTTCATAACCTTTAAATAATCTTTTTTCTTTTTGGATAAGGTATTGTTCAACTGGAGGTAGAACTAATATTAAATCCTTGGTTTTTTCACCCCAAGGGTCAACTCCACCTTCTTTAAAGAATTGGATTAGATTTCTATAACCTTTAAGGGACTTAACCATAAATTTAAGTCCATTTTCCAATCTTTCATTGTCACCAGTTTGTAATTTTTCTATTAGGATTCCGTGTTTTATCATCGCTTCTTTTTGAAGACCTTTGGATGACTTATAGAAATTAAGACCGTGTAAATCACCAACCCAAGCGAAGGCTGTGAATGTGTCTTTTCTTATTTCTTTTCCTTTACCAGGAATTTCTTTGATTTTAAAAACGGAATCTGTTGCGTAATCGTATTCTACTGCTACGATAAATTGTTCGGGGTCGTTCCCATTAAGGAACATTTCAATTTGTTCTTGTGATATCATTATACTTAATTTTAGATGGTGTATTAGCTGTCATACTAAAGTGATGACATTTACCTTGTCCTTATAAGTATAATGATACCTTTACAACTTGTCAATTTTATTAATTATAAACTCGGATTTCTATAAATTTACGTCTGTACTTATTAAAGTATCTGATGAATCGTAATAAGATAATCTTTTATCACCACCTTGTCTTTCAAAAATTTGACAAGTATATGATTCATAAACTGATGGTTCTATAATTTGAGTTATTGTTATAACAACATCATCAATACCATCTGTACCACCAATTTGACTACCTAATATTGTAATAGTATCATTAACTTGATAATAGTTACCTGTCTGTACTATTGTGACACTTGTTACAGCACTTGAACTAACAACAACGTCAAAAGTCGCATCAATACCATTTGCATTAGTCGCACCAGTTAAACCATTATAAGTATTATCTGATGCTGAAGAACCTGTTGCTGAATATGTAAAACCAGTTATTGTGTCATAATATGTGATAAAATTTGTACTATTTATTTGAGTGTTAATTACATTCCATTGGAAATAATCACCAATAGTATTACTAAAAAAGTAGTTTGATATTTGATTGTTATAACAATATTCACCTATAGTATTGTTATTAAAGTTTTCACCGATTACGTTACCATAGTCGTTACCTCCACCATATCCAAAGTCACTTGCTATATTGTTGTTATAAAAATTATTACCAATCTTATTGTAACCAAATCTTTGTTGGGTAATATTATTTGCAAAATAATTACCAATTTTATTTTGGATAAAATTATCCCCACTCAATTGTGTTGTATATTCAGAGTTCCATTGTGTTCCTTGTGGAGAACCTCCACCAGCGTTAGGTTCAACTGCAATATTATAGATTTGATTATTATTACCTCTTGTTATTTCTAAAACACCAGGAACAATAACATCTACTTCAGACCCATAGTTTGTTTTAGTAAATGTGATTACGGGCCCTGAAGTTGGGTAAATCAACTCTCTTGTATATTGGAAACCTCCACCATTATTATTTTGTGTCCATTGGGTGAAGATTACTTTATGGTATTCATTACTTACAGTATCCCACATTATCAATTCTTTACCAATCACAATATGCCCAACAGCACCATCAAGAGCTGAAACAAAATCGTTATAGGTTCTACCTGAAACATTATTCAAATCATACCAAGTCCACTTTGATAAGTCACCAGCCCTATTACCATTAAAATCATCAGATATTTCATTTCTATTAAAATTATATGAAATATAATTCCCATAGAATTGATTTCCGATTTTGTTTCTATAAAAATATTCAGATATATAATTATTATAACAATCAGTTCCCATTTGATTATCATAAAATTCATAACCAATTCTGTTGTTATTAAAATTTACCCCAATCGTGTTTCTGTAAAAATCACTATTTATTTGATTAGAATAAAAACTATTACCTATATTATTATTGTAAAAATTTTGTCTAAATGAATTACTATTAACATTAACCCCAATTACATTTCCATAAAATTGGAAATTACTTAAATTTCCATAATCACCAAGTAAATTACTTTCAAAACCATTTCCAATTTTATTATCAAAAAAACCTGAATAAATTCTGTTGTATCTAAAATTTTCACCTATAAAATTTTCACTGAAACTAGAACCATTTTCCCCAAATAAAAAGTTACCTGAAAAATCATTACTAATTATATTATCTTGTAAATTTGTATTTATTATATTGTCACTGAAATTATTTCCAATAATATTATCATCCATATCATTGGTTGATACATTATTAATACAATAATCTCCAAAAATATTATTAGAGTTATCCGTACCAAAAGTATTATTTATTGAATAATTACCTATTTTATTACTTTCATACCCACCCTCCAAAAACACATTATTTGATAAAATAAAAGGACTAATTCCTATTTGAGAATAGTTGTTAGCATAATCACCAATAAACGTATTTTTAACATAACTTTGAGAAAGTGCATCACCAAAAGTTGTATACTCAATAAAATCATCTACTTGAATATTATTTTTTCTGTAAGAGAAATAACCATTACTACCATTTGTTTCTTCAATACCTAAATAAAAATTATAATACCCACCAGTTTCAGCTATAGTTTCCCCTGAGATTGTCATTGTGGTATTATCAGTTATACTTGTGATTTCATAATATAGATTGAAACTAGGTAAATAAATTACTTGTTTTGGTGATAGAAGGGTAAATGATGTTGAGTTACCTGTTACAGTGCCGCCAGATAATATCTCAATTTGACCATTCTGTGGTAATTCTTGTCTGTATGTATATAACTTATATCTTTTGAAGTATATGTTTCTATGGTCATAATCAGTTCTGTTATTAAACTCATCTATTCTTTCTGTGATTCTACCTTTTGCGGGTGTATTTGAAACTTCAGTGGTATTGAAATTAATATCGTATGTGATTTTATCATATGGATTGTCCAAAGAGTAAACCTTTTCTGATAAAGTGCTCACACTTGTTGCAAAAACCAAGAGTTGTTCAGTTATACCAGTTCTAGAAGTACCAGTTAAAATTGGGTCACCATTTTTATCAAAATCAGGTTGGTCATAAATTGATTGAAAATCTGTAATTAAATAATATGCCCCTGGGATTAACATTGAATTACCGAACATTGAATATAACTCATCGTAAGTTACTCTACCCCCTATTGATAATCCTGAATAAGGTATATGATATGTTGCTCCACTAAGTTCTACAGCAAATAATGTATCTGATGTTATTCCTGTTAATAGTGCTAATTCACCAATTGTTTTTCCTGTTAAAGTTGCCATTTTGTTTTTTATATATAAATATTCTAATTTATTTAAATTATGGGGGACAAGTTCCCCAAACTGGTTTTGGTAATACCCAAGATGTAGCACCTGAGTCAAAATTAGTTGGTAAACTTGGTATATTTGTTACACACCAACCACTTAAATCTTGATTGAATGTGGTTGCGTTTTGAAACATATTACCCATATTAGTAACATTATTGACATCCCAACTTGATATATCTTGATTGAATGATGTTGCCCCATAAAACATAGAACTCATATTAGTAACACCACTAACTTCCCAAGAATCAAGATTATTAATAGTTGTAATACTAATACAATTATTAAACATATTTTGTAGTGTTGTTACACCCGCCAAATTTAGGGTATCCGTAACACCAGTCAAAACTAAATTAATACAACCTTGAAAAACCCCACCTAAATCCCTAATTTCTAAACAACCCCAACGTGTAATTTCAATTAAGTTACCTACTCCACCTGAACTAAATAATTGGAAACTAAAACCATCAATAATTCCATTAATAGTTACAATATAATCACCAGCGTCAACATATGTATGACTTTTGTTTGCAAAATCATTTGGGGTTATTGTCCCATCACCCCAATCAATAGTACCACTATAATTACCACTTGGATTATATGGTAATGAAATTACTGCACTTGGTTTTGTTGTTCTCCAAACAGATATAAATGGGTTAAGTACTGGACTTGGTGTTGGTGTCGGAGTCTGTGTAGGTGTTAGTGTAGGTGTTGGTGTTATAGTAGGCGTAGGAGTTGGACTTGGTTCCTGTTCAAACTGAAGTGGTTCAGCTAGAATGGTGAATGGAAAATCAATATCAGGTGATGTTACAAATATTTCACCACTCCTATCAAGTGAATAATAGTTAAGAGATGGATTTGTTGTAATTGTTTGACCTGTAGTTTGATTCGATGAAATTATTACCGTTGAACCAATATCAATACTTCCCCCACCAATTAAATATAATTTTGTATTAACTAATAATGAAACATTTTGATTAATTGGAATGTTACTAGTAACTGTAAAGTAAGTAACAATTGAACCACTAGTCACGTAAACATTAACATTATATATTAAATTAGGGTCAACATAACTTAAATACTCATCACTACCAACCTCAATATATACATCAGTTTCATCAGTTAAAATTGCGTCAATTATTTGTTGTACTGGTGATGGTGTGGGTGTTGGCTGTGGAGGAAATATTGTATTAAATGATTCCACAAAATTGTAAGCTATTGGATAAACAACCGAAATATTACTAAATTTTGAAGTTCCATCCAAATTATAATAATCATCAGGTAATATAACCTCACCAAATCCAATATTTGACCCCGCATTTATTGTAATACCTGTTGAAATTGTTAGACCAGTTCCAACTAATTGTCCTAAAGTATTTGTAAAATTTAATGTTAGTGTGTCTGTTAATATATCAGAAGATGTTACAATATAATCAACCTTTACTGAACTAATCGTAACAACACTTACTATATTTAAATTTATTGTAATTGCAGTTGTAGGTCCGTTAACACAACAAGGAAATTCAGATATGTAACAAGAATCATATTCCAAATCATCAGCAATATAAGATTCTTGAACATTTATATATAATTTTTCTCTAATGGGTAATATTAAAACACCATCAGAATTTCTTAACATAAATTGGCCTTCATATCTACCAACTCTATTTGTATCTCTATTTTGGAATTGATAATACAGATAATATTCCTTTTCAGTATTTGGGTCAACATTCGTCTTCTCAACAAACCCTGCAGGTCTTGAAACAATCTTTTCAACGCCAGTTTCTGTATCAACCATAGAAAAAAATAAAGCGGATTGTTCTATCAAACTCATAAAGTTGTTGTAGTCCAATCTACCATTCTTAACCACTTGTAATTTAAGAAGAGGTAACGTTGCGTTCTTCTTTATAAAAAATTCCATCCAGTTTTTATATATAAATACTCATTTAATTAGTATTTATATTCATATGAGAAATTTGATAAGAAAAATATTAATTGAGGAATTTTTTACTCAAAAAACAATAGTTGAACAAATTAGTTTTTATGAATTAAAAAAATATCTAATCCTCACCGAAGGTATTGCCACAGTTAAAATTGATGTGGACAAAGAGAATGATGTGTTAGATTATATTGAATCTCATTATAATCAAATAAATCAAAATAATGGTGATGAATATTATTATGATACCAATAGTAAAATGGGGTTTACTATTGAACCTTCAGACCATTGGTTACAAAGATTAGATAGAAAAAAAGAACCTGAATACGAAAATAACCCAAATATTGTTGACCCAACAACAACTGAAGGAATTGATTTACTTTTTTCAAGTATGGGTAAAATAACTAATTACATACAAAATTTTAATTGGTCGGAGAGGGTAATTTGTTTAAAGTTAATAACATTTAATAATGACCTTGAATATACGAATCTAATTAAAATACAAAAAAATTTTTCAGGTAAAAGATTATATGACATTATTATGGTGACACAATTGAAAGGAGAAAAATTTAATGATAAAAAATATCAAAAATGTAATCCCATTAAAAATTAAAAAAGGATGACAATTACGTCATCCTTTCTTCCTACTTCTCATCAAGGTTTCGCCAGTTAGGCTTTATACTGGAGAGCCAATGGACACCATCTTACGATGTATTTTACCTATGTATCTTTTTCGTCCACCGATGATTTTTCATCACCCTAACTTTTATTGGTAAGTCATCAACCATTTATTGTCCTACAAAGATAGGGGTTCTTTATAAATATCCAAAGAGTTTGGGTATTTTTTTATAAAAAATTATAACCATATTTATATTGACATTTAAATTACCTATATTGTTTAACGAACATTTATTAATTAAAAAAAATTGAATTATGAAAAACATTTTACTACTACTTATTTTTATTCCCTCCCTATTATGGTCACAAACCTATCTACATGGTACAACAGGTATTCAAGGAGAAAGAGTTACCAATTGTTTAGTATCTACTTGTAGTGGAACTTATCTTGATAATGGTGGTGCTGGAGGTAACTACTCAAATAGTATTCTTGGTGGACTTTATCGTGTATTTTGTCCAACAATCCCTGGTAATTGTGTTAGGGTGACATTTAATTCATTTAGAACTGAAACTGGTTTTGATTTTTTAACCATAGGTAATGGTGCAACCCAAAATTCACCAGTATTTACAACACCTCCAGCCACAGTACCAAATGGTAGAATTTCAGGAGCACCTGCCGTACCATTTACATATACAGCTAACAATCCTAGTGGATGTTTAACTTTTAGATTCACTTCTGATGGGTCAATAACTGACGCAGGATGGAGTGCTTCATTGTCTTGTGTCCCTTGTGCAACACCTACTAATGGCCCAAATATAACAGATAATAATGATTGCTCAAGAGCAACTTTTATTTGTTCAGACATAACAACCAATGTAAATGCAAGAGGACCTGGACTTACAGCTGAAGGATGTGTTGGTACTACTTGTCCTGCTGGTGGTGAAAACCACTCTAATTGGTATCAATTTGAAATATTATCTAGTGGTACTCTTAGATTTACAATTGACCCACAAACAAATACCGATGATTATGACTTTAGTATATATGGTCCTAATGTAACTTGTGGTACTTTGGGAACTCCATTAAGATGTTCAGACTCAGGCAATACTGGAAATACTGGATTAAATACAACAGCAGTTGATAATGTTGAAAGTGTTACAGGAGATGGGTTTTTAGCTCAAATGAATGTAACTGCAGGTCAAACTTATTATTTGGTAGTAGATGAGTGGTTATCTAATACTGGCAATGGTTATCAATTATTATTTGGTGGTACTGCAACATTGGATTGTGTATTATTTCCCCTTGAATTATTATCATTTAATGCCGAATATAGAAAAGATTATAAAGATGTTTATTTAACTTGGGATGTTATTGTTGATGACTATATTGATGGGTTTATTATTGAAAAATCATTAGATGGAATTAATTTTGATTCTATTGGTATTGTTAATGTCACAAACTTAGGAAAAAGATATTATGATTTTAATGACAATTTTCCCAAACCAAATGGATTTACTTATTACAGATTAAAATGGTTTGAAGATGGTCAAATGTTATATTCTGACATATCCGCGGTTGCAATAAATGACCCAAAATTAAATGATGTTCTTATTTACACAAAAGATAATAATTTGATATTAGAAAATTTTAGTGTTAAGGGTGAAACTTTTAATTTAAAAATTTATAATAATATGGGTCAGTTAGTTTATTCAAGACCTAATATATTTTTGATTTCTAATATAGAAATGTTAAGTTTAGATAATTTTGGTGTTGGAGTTTATAATATTGTTGTTGAGACAGATAAAAATTATACAACATATCGATTTATAAAATCATAAAAAAAAGGGTGATTTCTCACCCTTTTTTAATTTTCTTTTCTAAGTTTGCCATCATAGTGGTCGAAGCGATTATGTTCAGTTGGTGTTAATAACAATAAACTAGGTTTAATATTACCTTTAATTGTTTCTTGATAACAATAGCTCATCAAAGTTTGTTCAAAAGGATGCGTCCATCTTGTTTCCAAATAACATTTATAGTTTCCCTCCTTATTCATTATTATCGGCCAATTACACAAATATATTTCCCCACTTACATATGGAATACCTTTATGTGTTTTAATATGTTTAAATTCAGTTTTTGGTGAATTGGGGTCTAATCCCATCTGTGGTAATTTTGGATTATTCGGCCAATGTTTTTGTCTAAAATCTTGTGGGACATTATACCAAGCCCATTGTGTATTATTATCACCATAAAATTCTGTAAAGTTCAATTTGAGGAAATCAAAGTTTTCTTTTTGAGTAATCTCCAAACTTTTCCTATATAAATTTTTAACATATCTATTAAAACCATTTTTACAAGTTTCATTTTTTGGATAGAAGAACATATCATCCTCAAACCAAAAATAATAATCCAAATCTGTTTCATTAAAATGGTCAGCGACAAATATTCTTCCACCCATTATACCAAGGTTATCTTTTTTAATATGTTCAAAACCATATTGTTCACATAACTCTTTATATCTTGGTGTTGTTGTTAAATCTGTTGAATTATCTAATAGAAATTTTTTAGGTTTGTTTATAAAGTCAGCATCATACTCCAACATAGATTGGATTAAAGTTTCAAATTGTTTTGGTGAATTAAAAGTTATAACATACAAACCCACCTTATCTATTGAGGTATTATTTTGAACTTGATTTAATTTTTTTTCTTTTTTGGGTTGTAACTTATCAACCTTAATATCCTCAAAGAACTTACCCATCAATCCATTTGGTTCAATATCAAAATAAGTTACCAAATTTGGAAATAGATAAACCATCAAAGTGAATATACTTTCTTCAGTCCCCATATAACCCCTATTTAATGTATCTGATAATAATTGATAATATATTGAATTTATTTCAGATATAACTTCTTTCTTTCCACCAAAGAATCCACCTCTTGCGACTTTATTAACTTTTGAATTAGTTAATCTATTCATTTCAGAAATGACAAATCCGTGTATTTCTGTTGTTGTTTCATAGGGGAAACAAACAAAATTAAAATCACCAATATGTTTTGGTAATTTATCTAATACTTTATCGTGGGTGAAATAACCAGGATGAATTGTGTTTGTTAAACCAGCGTCAATCCAAAACATATATTCTGAATCAAATTTATCCAAAAGTTTTGCATCGTGTAATAAAAATACTTTTGACATAACCAAAGGATTATACATCTCAAGTTTTGCTTGGGTTGAATCTTTTAACCAACCAACTTGATTATACCATTCAGGTTTTTGTCTAATGTTTTGTATTTTTGGATAAAATTCACTATTGGTAAACCAATCCAAGTTTCTTAAAATGAATTGAGTATTGTTATTATTTCTTCTATCATTAACGAATTGTTGTAATTCATTATCACCAAAAATAATTAAATTACAATCAACTTCTAATAATTGGGAGAACTTATCCAAGTAGTGTTGATAAGACCTTGACCAACCTTCTTGTAGTTTATCTCTCCCAATATTCCATAATCCTGTTACTAATGTTATTTTATTCATTATCTTTCTAAATAACCAAGTTTATACCATATATCGGCATTGTCATTTATGTTTTCATTCCTAAACCAAAAACAACCACCCCTTTCATTTGGAAGATGACCTACAATTGGAAAAGATTCTACTCTTGGATTGAAATCAGAATCCTTATTATAGTTCATAACAATTTTTTCAATATTATGTTTCCCCAAATAAGCAGATATTATAATATCATCACTCCAAGATTTACCAACAAATTCATCAAAAAAATCTTGTTTGAAAAAACTATTAACATATGATATTGTTTTATATCCTTCTAAAATCTTTACTCTTGTATCTTTTTTTAAAGTTGTACAAAAATGACAACTACCATCAATAGCGGATAACCCAGCAAATCCCAAAGCAGAATTTGGATATTGTTTTCTTTTTTCCAAATGATATTCAATGAAACCATCAATGTATTCTAAATCATCATCAATAGTAATTAAAACACTATTATCATTCCTATCCAATCTCATCAATGTTGGAAGTATTTTAGTTAAAGAACCATAATCTTCAGTTCTAAAAATTTTTAATTTTGGATTATTAATTTCTGTTAACCATTGTGGTATTATATATTTTTCACCAGATTTTTTACAAATTTCAGGTATATTCAAATGAATTACATAATTTGAATATGATAAATTTAACATTTTATCTATTACTGGTTTTAATCCACCATTAGTAGTGTTTAATCTATTGGGTATTGTTGTTAATGTTATTATTACTTGTTCCATTTCAAAAATAATGTTTGTCTTCCGTTAAATAATGGGATATATCCCTCATCTAATAAAATTGGTGATAATAACATATCTTTACCACCATCAGTTGTTATATAATCAGTGTCATCAATTAAAATTAAATTTATATCTGAAAGTTTATCTTTAGCGGCAAAATAAGCTTCTAAATGTTTTTCAGCGTAATTAGGTGTACCTTTGTCCCACCCATCTAAAAATAACACATCAATATTTTTGTTGAATTCATTTAAAAATTCAATCCCATCTTTTGGAATATTAACTTGTAGATTTGATGGTTTATTTCTATTTAAGTTACTATACGACCAATTTATACCATTTAAACAATTAGTATCAATATCAACAGTATAAACATCAAATCCCGCTTCAGTCCAAAAGAATCCTCCATGACCATCACAACAACATGGTGGGGATAAAAAAGCGTTATTTTCAGAATTATAATAATCTATACACTTTTGAGTTACCGCAAATCTAGTTGAACCTATCTCAACTACTGATTTTAAATTTAATAACTTGGCAATCTGAATTGCAACTTTTAAATATGGTGCAGGTTTTGAACGTTTGAAATCATAATCTTCTCCAGTTAAATTATCATAAGTCCAAAACTTTTTATCAATTTTAAAATTATGAATTATTTTATATATTTCTTTCATCTTTATAAATTACCTGTTATTCTATCACACCATCCTTTTGATTTTGAGTGTGGCCACACAACCCAATAAGATGGTTTTGTTATGGTATTAAATTCCCTCCATATTTTACAATAACCATCAGGGTCTTGTAAAACTCTATTAATTTCATTGATATCAGCATCTTGTCTAAACATCGTTTCGTCTTTATTATCGTGAAATGCTACAACCCAAAAATCATAATCCTTTTCAGGTACTTGACCAAAATGAACATCAATACAATGTTTGAATACACTTGCAAAACTATTTAAGTATTCTTCCTCAGTTTCAAAATTATATGGATTAGGAGGATAGTTTTTATCCGTTGTATATTTCTGTACACCCCTTCTATTAAACTTTATACCTGCATATTTCTCATAATCTTCTAAAGTCCTTTCAGTACCAAATCCGTATTTACCAAATTCTTCAGGATTATATACTTCACCATCCATCGAGAATAATCTTCTATTTCTTGCATGGGATTTTTCGTTTTTCTTAAACCAAACTTTATCAACATCCCATTGTTTGGTTCTTCCTTTTCTTGTATACTCATGCCAAATAATAACTCGGTGTGGATGAAATAAATCATATCCGTGGGTGAATGCTCTAACACCAACAGATATCTCTTCTCCGTGGAAATAATATTCAGGGTCGTGTTGAACTTCATTACTAAATTCACCTAATGTGAAACAGAAATGTGCTGAGTAGAATCTTGCGGGAATTGGCCCACTTAATTCCCTCCAATTTGGAATAACTTCGGGTAAAAAGAATACAGCACCTTCAGGAATAAATCTATCAAATGTCATTCTCCAAGGTTCAGTTACTCTACCTTGTGGGTCATTATCTGGGTCAAATGATGAGACATAACCAGTCAACAAAGGTTTTGGATATCCTTTTGATTGAAGGTCTTTTAACATATTAATTAATATTTCATCCCAATCTTGTTCAAATCTCATATGGGAATCAATTTGTAATGTATATGTTTCTCCTGAATATAATTGTTGAACTTGATTTCTTGCCCAACAAACACCTGGTGAATCTATATCTTTTACATCAATAATTCTAAATCTTTTATCCTTTCTATAATGGTCAAGATTAAATTCATCATTTTCATTAAATTGATTACAAATACCAATTCTAAGTTTTTTAGGGTATTTTGCTTTGGATATTAAATCTTCTAAGGTTGGATTGAGTTGGGGGTCTCTAAATGAGGCTATTTGTACAAATATTGTTGACATTCTTATTTTTATTTAAAAAATAAAAAAATCAAAATAAAAGGATATATTAAATATAAATTTTATGGACTACTTGGTGAAGGAGTAATTGTTGGTGTTACTGAGGGTGTTGGTGTAATACTTACACAACTATTACTAACACAATTGTCACCAATATAAATGTCACATTCGGTTAATGCTATTGGATTAGTTCCACAATAATATAATGTTGTTCCAGAATTGATTGGTAAAACACTTGTTATAGTTCCATCACATTGAGTATAATAAAATGTTCCTCCAGTTGTTCCCGTATTTGTAACTTGAATACATCTACAAGTTCCAGTTGGTGTAGGTGTTGGTGTTGGAGTAAAACTTGGAGTAGGTGTAGGTGTTGGAGGACAAGAATATGGTAAAAATATTTCACATCCATTACTATCCATAACTTTAACAATAACACTATCCGCAACATCTAATGGTGGTGGTACATCAAACGTAAATGTGGGTGGAATAGTAGTTGACCCCGTTATTAAATAACAATAAACTAATGTGGTATCACAAACTGTGATTGAATATGGGGGTGTTCCTGTAACTGCTGATATTGATATTTGATGTGGCATATGTCATAAATATTACCAACAAGTTATTATTACCAAACCATCTCCACCTTTTCCGCCACTTCCACCAATTAAACCTGCACCACCACCTCCTCCTCCACATCCATAAGAGCCATTACCACCATTACCTCCATTTCCAGAACCATTAGCTCCACCACCAGCACCACCTGTAAAAAAATACTTTGAGGTCTTGATGAATCACACATTCTATATTCCCCAAAACCCGCATTTCCTGACCCACTTGTTGAAGTACCCCCAGTACCACCTAATATGGTTGGGACAAACCCACTACCTGTGATGTTACCTCCAGCTAACCCTATTGAAGTATTAGCTCCACCACCACCAGCTCCACCTGTTACAATATTTGCTATTGATATCGATACCCCCGCAGTACCAGCCGAACCACCTCCACCACCATTTACACCCACATTTGAAGTAAAAATACCATTATAACTAGGTATCCCCGTACCCTGTACAAAAGCGGCAGCACCTGTACCACCGCCACCACCACCACTACCTCCTGACCCAACACCTCCAGTTGGTTGAGTATTACTACTCCCAATTAAAACATTATAAAGACTTAAATCAGGTTGAACTGATACATAAGACACCTGACCAACACTACCTGAATTACCAGCAGTACCACCATTACCCCCAACCCCAACTAAAACATATAATACATCAGGTATCAAATTAGCACTAATAAATAATTTACTAATTGCCGAACTACCGCCACCACCACCACCTCCTCTGTTACCTGTAGTTGACCTACCTCCACCACCTCCAGCACCACTTCCTATTACAAGAAATTGTACAAATTTACATCCTTTTGGTTTTTGCCAAGTCTGCCAAACTGATGCACCTACTGTGGTGAATACAGAAATATTTTTATCTATATTTGTTAAATTGTTATAATCTATCATATATTTACCAACAAGTTATTATTACTAAACCATTACCTCCATTTCCACCTCTTCCTCCAGTAGTACCTGCAGCACCACCACCTCCTCCACATCCAAATCCACCATTTCCACCATTTCCTCCTGTTCCACTATCAATACTATTGCCTCCAGAGCCACCTGTAAAAAATAATGGTAATTTTGTTGATATTAATGAAGATGGGGTAAATCCATTAAATCCATCTAACCCTGACCTACCAGCACCTGCTGGTGTATTAATATTTGGTATAAATCCGCCTACTTGTATAGTCCCACCAGCTAATGGGCCTGACCCTATAATACCCGCACCACCAGCACCACCACTTATAGGTCTATTTACAACAATACCAGAACCACTCGTAGCTCCTCCAGCACTACCTGCTTGTCCCGCGATACTATTAATAATACCAGGACCACTTAGTCTACATTCGGATAAAGCGGATGCGTTAGCCGCACCACCTCCAGTACCCGCACTTGTTCCTCCTATATTATTTGAAGTGCTACTCGCTAAAATTTGATTTTGTACTGACCTACTTTGAGGATACACTGAAATATAACTATTAGTTCCCGCAGTTCCATTACCTCCAGCACTTCCACCAGTTCCACCAATTCCAACCGATATACTTAATTTATTTGGTATGGCTATTGCGGGCATTAATAGTGTTGTTAAAGCACTACTACCACCTCCTCCGCCTCCTGTACGAGTTGACGCAGCAGCACCTGATTGTCCTCCACCACCTCCAGCACCACCACCAAGTGTTAGAAAAAAAACGAATTTACAACCTTTTGGTTTGTACCAAGTTTCCCATTCTCCAGTTCTCATAAAGACCTGGGTATTGTAATTAGTATCCGCAAAATTAAATAAATCTAACATAATATTAATATGAAATTATTATTACCAAACCATCACCACCTTTTCCACCTCTACCTGCAGTTGTTCCAGCTCCTCCGCCTCCACCACCACATCCATATCCTCCGTTTCCACCATTTCCTCCTATTCCAGTACCATTAGCTCCACCTCCAGCACCTCCTCCAAAAACAAAGGCGTCACTTATTATATTATTTTGTGTTGGTAAAAAACCATTAAATCCATCCATACCATTATTTGTACCACCTGCAGCCCCACCTGACATTGTAGGTAAACCCGTACCAAGTGTAACTGAACCTCCAGCACCATTTACGTTTGCAGTACTTGAACCTCCACCACCAGCCCCTCCTGTTACAATTGTTGTCATACCTATTGATGTACCCACACCTCCAGTATTCGCACCACCATTTCCACCATTTAACCCTGCACTATATTGAGTAACTCCCGCAAAACTAATTATTTGATTAGTTGTTGTGATTGCACCTCCAGTATTACCCGCACCTCCAGTTGATGCACCTCCTGTTGGTACTGATGAGTTAGAATATAATAAAACATTTACTGCGGTAGTATTTGGTTGTACAGATACATAAGAAATTGTACCTGATACTCCAGTACCACCCGCAGAACCACCTGCACCTCCTACCCCAACATTTATATACAATGTATCAGGTATAGTATTTGCCATAAACATACCTTTATTTATTCCTGAAGAACCACCTCCACCACCACCTCCTCTGTTACCTGTAGTTGACCTACCTCCACCACCTCCAGCACCTCCACCAATAACAAACATATATACAAACTTACAACCTCTCGGTTTTTGCCAAGTTTGCCAAGCCGATGCCCCTACTGCGGTGAACACGGAAATATTTTTATCTATATTGGCTAAGTTGTTATAATCAATCATATATTTTTAATTTTTAAACCCAAGGTGGTGTAACATCAGTTTCAACAATAAAATACCCATAAGGAGGAATTAAATCTAATATATCTCCCACTAAACTAAAAAAAACTGTATTACCAAGTTCATCATTTCTTTGATAAAATTGACCATTATAACCATACTGAAATTCACAAAGTGCATAAGTAAACATATATAATTAATATTTTAATATTCTCCACCAATTATTGTTGCATCCCAACCTGCCGCATTTGGGGCGGTACCTAAAGTAACATACATGGCGTAACTTGGAGGTAAAGCAAAATTCAATGGTAGTTCATAGTTGGCTTGTGCTGCAACCTCTGAGTTAGTTGTTGTCGGTAATGTTATCTCATCCCATAAAACATTATTAGATGAGGTTGATGTAGTACTTCCATTATTAATCCAAATCCTTGCGACAGTTGCTGCCGAGTTTGTTCCTAAGGTTCTAAATCTTATTCTTTGTACATAACCTCCATTAGCTCCTGCGGTAAATACTAAATAAATCGTACCTGATGTTAAATCTTTTGTGGTATTTGCTACTGTCATAGCATCTGTCCATTGTATATCAGGTGTTAGTGTAAAAATTGGTGATGTGTTAGCTGGCATATTATTTTATTTTTTTATTTTAAATTAATTGAAAACTATTTGATATTGCATAAGTTTTACCATAATCAAAGGTTGATGTTGTTGAACCTGTAAATGATATATTAAAATTAGGATAAGTTCCTGTAATAGAAATATTAGTTCCCCCACTTAATGTAACAACTTGGTCAGGTAATGAATTCGTTATTGTAAAATCAGGATATGTTCCTCCCGTTGTAATACCAGTTCCTCCACTGATTGTAACAATTTGGTCAGGTGAGGTATTAATTAAAGTTATATCTCCAGTTGTTGTGTCACCTGATAAACCTACACCAGCAGTAACTGAATTAACTACATTCGTATAACCTGTAAAAAATCCACTCACATTAAATGTTCCACCAGTATTATTGGTGAATAAAACATCCCCATTTGAATAAGTACCTCCAGTTACGAATACATCTATTGGTAAGTTTTGATATGTTGTTGCAGATATTGTATTAGCGGTTAATCCGTTTGTAAAATTTGTACTACCAGTTACAGTACCACCTGTAAAAGTTGGTAATGGTGTCCAAATAGCATTACCACTTGAATCTGAAATTAAAGTATACCCATTTGTTGCACCAGATGTAACTTGTAATGTTGATGTCTTTGTTTTCCCAACAACATCTAATTTTTCAGATGGAGATGTTGTACCAATACCAAGATTACCAAAATGGTCTAGTCTCATTCTTTCTGAGAACAAAGTAGCATTAGGTGAATTTAAAGTAAAAAATCTTAAATCACCAATTTCTTGTGATATAGAACCTGAACCACCAGCAACAATTCCACCTCTTGCAATATAAACACTACCATTATTTGCTATAGAAAATACTAAACCATTTTGATTAACTGGGTCAAAAATATATCTATGTGTGTTAGCTGCAGTTGTTTCACTACCAAATGTCGCCCTTGGACTTAAATTAGAACCCGCTAATGATGTTCTATATGTTGGATTTGTAACTGATGTTCCGTTTAGTGCTACAATATTCCCATTAAATGTTGCTGCAGATATTGTTGACGCAGTTAATCCTGTTACTGAATTAATTGTTGCAGTTAACGATGTACCACTATTCTGAGATATTGTAAATGTATTATCTGAATAAGTAAATCCTGTGACAAATGTATCAAATGATGATATACCTGATACACTAAATGTACCACCAGTATTATTTGTAAATGTTAAACTACCACTATTAAATGTACCACCCGTTACAAACACATCAGTAAAACCAGTTATTTGTAATGTAGTACCATCATTTCTATTTAATGTTAGTGTATCAGTAGAATTATTGAAACTACCACCACTTATTGCTTGAGTAACTCTTAAATCATTATCACCAACAACAATTGGGTCTGACGCTGATATTGGGGAAACACTTAATTTAACTTTACCTAAAGTTGATGTTGTTCCAGTTGAAATCCAATCATCCAAAGTTCCACTTACATCAGCGTAAGGTATTGCATTTGGTGATGGTGTTGTTGTTCCCACAGGGTCAGCTCCACCAAATTGATGTCTTGTTGCATGAGAGCTTACTGTCACACCATCAACAAGACCAACATTAGTTATGTCATTTAATCCCATATCAAGATTACCTGACATTGCTCTTGCTCCTGAAACTAATAAGTATTGTGTGTGGTCATCAGCACTTAAACCCAATAAGTTTCCGTGAACTGAAGACGCGTTTACACCACCAGCTCTAAATGCAATAGTTGGTCTAATATCTTCAATAATTGTAACACCACTTGCACCTTGTTGAACATAAATGTTTGCAATTTGAGTTACTGAATCTGAGAAGAATGATGGTGGTGTGGGTAACAAACCATTTTCAGCTGCAAGTAAAGTTGAATATTCATTTTGACCTAATACTAAAAAATAATTTTCTAATGACCCCTCACCAACAAGATACAAGGTGTGTTTAGTAAAATAACTCGTAGTTAATCCTGTAAGTGTTCCATTATTATCATAACTTGTATTATTTACAAAAGTTGTTGCTGATGTTACCCAAGTACTACCAGTTCCGTTTCTATAATATTGTACAAATTGTAAATTAGTTCCACCTGATGGTAAAAACTGATTTGTTGCAAAGTAATATTCCCCACTTGTAACATCAAGTGTGAATGGTGTAACACCTTCAGTTACAATTGACCCTGTAGCATAAATAGGTCCTAACGCATTTGATAAAAGGTCACCATATCTATTTGAAGTATGTTCAGCATTAAATGGACTTAAATCAATGAACTCTACATCAGTTGAATTTGTTACAACCCTACCCAACAATATGTTGTATGCTGAATTAGGTCTTGTTCCAGAACTACTTAAATTACTATTTTCATTTATAAAAATATATTCATCAGTATTTGCAGATAATGTTATAAGATTATTTATCCAATCAATTCTTCTAACAATTCCACTATTATCTGATTTTTCTAAATATCCAAAACCACCATCGGCTTGGATTGTCGTTCCACTAACCACACTCAAACTACCACCACTAATTAATCCCATTGAACCACCTTCAAATATCAATGTAGTGAAGTCAGTATGTGAACCATCGGTAAATGTTACTGATGCTTTTCTAGTTATATCTAATTCACCATCATCAATATCCAAAAACACCCAATAAACGTCTGAACTATTTGTGAATATTTTTTGGTGATTGGAGCTACCCCCAAATGTACCAAAAGTTGTTGACCTCTCAATATATAAATCCCATTCACCATTAATAACACTTGCGTTGTCAACATCAAATCTTACCCCATCACCAATATTTGGATTTCTAATACCATATGTAAATCCATCTATGGTTATAGTCGAAGCGTTTAATTCAGCACCATCTTGTATGTAATAAGCTGTTGAACCTGATACACCATTTGATTGATTATCACCAACGAATATACTTAATGTTGCTCCACTACCTGTAGCATAATTACAATATGTTATACCAGTTCCTATTGGGAAATTATAATAGTTTTCCATATTTGCAAGAGCAACAAAACCATTTGTTGCAATTACTTTCGTTCCGTAAGTATAAGAACCATTGAAATCTAAATACTCCCCATAAAAATTGGTATCTTGTGTTACCGATTCAACCCATACATTGGTATCACAATCTGTGAATGAACACTTATGTGCTTGACCAAAATCCCCAATATCATAACAATAAATTGCGGCATATCCTAAACCTGCACCAGAGAATGATAAAAATGAAACTTCATTATTTTGACCTATTTTCAAGATATGTTGTGTACTTGAATTTGGAAGAATTTGTGTTGTTTGTATATTACTACCAACAATACTTACATAAGGTGTTTGAGTTAAATCAATTTCATTTTCATAAAAAAAACCAGGTCCTACAGTAATAACAAATCTATTTGATAATGATGTGTTACCTGACGCAATTAAATAATCAACGGCTGATTTAATTGATGAAAAATCACCACCTTTTTTAGCTACAGTTATTTGTCTTGGGTCTTGGTTAACTTCATAAATTGGGGCATTAATGTTTATTAATGTCTTTAAAAAATTATCCGTACCTTGTATTTTACCAGTTGTACCTGAATGTACAATATTAACATCAATTGTATTGTTTTCAAAATTAAGAGCAATTGCATCTATACTTGGAGCAGAACCAATTTGAGGTGCGTCAATACCTACTGACCATCTTTGAAAATTAACAGCGGTTAATCTTAAGAACCCACCATTTTCAACATAAAATCCAGTACCCGCGGCAGCACCTACAGCTTTAGTTAATAAACAACCATTAACAATAAATCCACAACTTTGAGCATCAGCCTTAGCAAAAATCAATCCTGTTGTTGTAACAATTCCACCATTAGTTGATGTTACATTTCTTAATTGCATTCTACCAATACCACTACCATCATTTGTTGCATAAAAACCAATAGTGAATGGGTAACCACCATACTTAACATTGGAACATTGCATAATGATGTTAGCACCACTTGAAGCGACAACTTTGGCGTGAGTATAATTAGAACCAAATCTTACATTCTCAACATAAGAGATTGCACTTGATTGTGGTGTAGTTGATGATGAATATAATATTGCTGAAACTCCAATTCCCGTACATCCTTGTACTTGACAATCAAATAATGCCGATTGGTCACTTAATTTAATTAATGTTTGAGAAGGGTCAATTGCTTCAATTATCGTTGATACTGAACTTTCACCAACAACTGAAACCCACGTTGGTATTGTGAATGGATTTTCATAATAAACTCCACCAGCAACTTGAACAACATAAGTATTAGCTGAAGACGAACCAGTTATACTATTTACAGCACTTTCAATGGATGTAAAATCCGCACTACCACCACTTAAAGCAACGGTAATTGTATTATCAAGTTTATTAATGCTATTGAAATTTCTAGTAAAAAAATCTCCATTACCATCTATAACTAAAAATTCATCTAATGAATTATTTTGAGTTGAATTTGTAATTGTGTATGAACTACCTGATATTGTATTTGCGGTTAAACTATTAACTACGGAAGAACCAGTAACACTTAAATCTCCATTAATTGTTAATCCAGTGAAATCATTAATTGTTGTGTTAAATGTATTCCCTGAATTATCATCAATGGTTAATGTATTATTATTGTATGTAAATGCGGTTATATATGTATCTGGGTCAATTGGTAAATTTTGATATGTTGTTGCTGATATTGTATTTGCCGTAATACCATCAACAATCGTATTTCCAGTTACATTTAAATCGCCATTTATAGTTAAACCTGATACAGAATTAAATGAAACATTAAAAGTTCCACCAGTGTTATTTGTGAATGTAAATGTATTATCACTATAAGTTCCACCTGTAACAAATACATCAGTTGACCCTGTGAATAAACCACTGATATTAAATGTTCCACCAGTGTTATTTGTAAATGTTGCAATACCAGTTACATTATCGTATGTTCCACCAGTTACGAATACATCAATAGGTAAATTAAGATATGTTGAAGCGGAAATAGTATTGGCACTAATACCATCAACAATTGTATTTCCAGTGACATTTAAATTACCATTAATTGTTAATCCAGTGAAATCATTAATTGTAACAAACAAATTCGGATTTCCCGAACTTCTTTGTATTGTCAATATATTATCCAAATAGGTGAATCCTGACACATAAATGTCAGAGGGTAACCCCAAATATGTGGTTGCTGAAAATGTGTTTGCTGTTAATCCATTTGTGAATATAGTTCCACCACTAACAGTCCCACCTGACAATGGAAGAAAATCACCTCCACTACCAGAATTGAATATAGTCCAATCTGATAATGTTAAAGACCAAGGTGGGGAATTAAGTTTATAGTATGTTGTTCCTCCACTTACACCCACAATCATACCAGCCCTTCTTCTAAGTGTTGGAATTAAATTTAAGTCACTTAAAGTATTAACGTTTCTTAAACCATCAATACCATATAAGGGGTCAATAACTGGATATTGGTCTGTGGTATTACTGGGAGAAATAAAACCAAAAACTTCAACACCACCTGATAAACTAAAAGAACCCATTAATTATTTTATTTTAACTACATAACCATACATCGAAACCATCAGTGATTTGGAAGAAAGTTCTGTAAACATTATATGTTATGCTAAATCCGTTAGCGTCTACTATGATTATCGTACCTATATTGTTAAATGGTATATTACTACCTGAACAACCTACATTACTATTTCTAAATTCTGATGGTTGTGTTAAACCAGTTGGTATTAGAATATAACCATAAGCGAAACCACTTGGAATACTTCTATAAGTATTTGTTGGATTAGAAGTATAACCACTTGACAATAAAATTGTATCACCACTAGTAATAGTACCTCCACTAAATTTACCCCAATAAATCTTTGGTGTTTCAGGTGCACCTGGTGATGGTGTTGGAGTTGGTGTACTTGTTTTAGTAGGTGTTGGTGTACTTGTTTTTGTCGGTGTCACTGTCGGAGTTACCGTTGGAGTAACAGTTGGTGTTACCGTATTAGTTGGTGTCACAGTTGGTGTAGGTGTAGGTGTTTTAGTTACACCAGGTGATTTAGATGGAGTAACACAAGGATTTAACGATGGTGTTACTGTTGGTGTTATCGATATAGTCGGAGTAGGTGTCGCAGTCTGTGTTGGTGTTGGTGTAGGTGATGGAACTTTACACGGGTCAAAAGTCGGTGTTGGTGTCACCGTTGGAGTTGGAGTTGGTGTTGAAGTTCTTGTCGGTGTAATTGTTGGTGTTGGTGTAGAAGTTGGTGCTGGTACATTAAGAATTAATGGACAACTTGAATTTAATGTCAAAATTGTGTATGTACCATAAACATCATATGGTGGTGTTAATAAACTTGGGTCGAACAAATAAGGTAATACTTGAACACCCAAATTAATTGGAATATTCGAATTATGTGGAGTAAAAACAATACTTGCACTTTCCCCTGAATAATTAACACTTTGAATTATAATTGATGTCATATTTCTTAAAAATCACATTTTAGATAAATACTAAGATTAAGAAAATTAGACACAAATACTTTTACTCGGTGTTGGAGTTGGTGTTGGTGTTTTTGTAGGTGTTCTTGTTGGTCTTGGTGTATGTGATGGTGTAACAGTCATTGTTGGTGTCACCGTATTCGTTGGTGTCACTGATGGTGTTGGTCTAGGTGTCGTTGTTGGTGTATTAGTTGGCGTTGGTGTTGGTGACAATTCTGTAATTGTGTACGTTAAATCATTTACCTCACAAACAATTGTTGAACAATCAGGACAATCAGGATTAAACATCCCAAATGGATTTTTTAATAATAAGAAATTATGTTTCACTTCAGGTGCTGATAATGGTGAAACATACATTCTAAACTGAGATATTGCCCCCTCAAATGTACCCGCAAAATTTTGTTCGATTAATATATTTGTGTTTAAACCACTTAAAGTTGTACCACTTAAATCATTAATTGGAAAACATTCAGGGTCTTGAATATAAGGACCGTATGGTTGTGTCATTGATGAGAACGTTAAATTCTCTCTTAATCCTTGAGTACCACCACCCCAAGAAATATTAAATGGCACACCAACTTGTTTTTCCTTATCCGTATTTAATGCCCTTGGGATTATCTCTTCAAAATTTTCAATTGTATAAAATATTTTACCATTGATATAAATTTTCAATCTGCCCAATCTATTTTTTCCATCAATTAACCATTTTTCATTTAAGTTAATTAATTCAACTTGTAATGCGGATTCTCCTCTTGTATATGGAGGTTCAATTAATGATACCGTATTATTTGCCAAACTTTCCAAATAAAGTTTTTTAGTAATATCACCTAAACCACCTCTCCAAAATAAATCACATTCATCCAAAAAGTTATACCTTTCCCAAACAACATCAACCTGAAACCAATGTTCTTCTTCTAACCAAGCTGGATTAATTTTTTCACAATCAGGATAGATTGGTGGTGTACAAATATCAGTTATAGTATAACCTGTCTCATATGTTAATCCTGTCGTACAAGTACCGCTAACTTCACATCCTCCAGTAAATCTTAAAAATCTAATACCAATACCAGGATTTTTAGGGTCACCACATAATCTAATACCCAAAGAATTACTCATCGTATCCAATAATGGATTCTTTTCACAAGTATCTTCAATTGATGTGAATCCTGAAGTACAATCGTTACAATCTGTGCAATTTTCACAATTAGTACAAGTTGGTGTACAAGTTGTTTGAGGTGGAAATGGGTCACAAAATGGAGTTGGTGATGGTGTTGGTGTAGGTGTTGGAGTGACTTGAATTATTGTGCCACAAGTATGTGTTTGACATTCCCACCCACAAGTCTGACAAGGTAAATCATTACAACCACAACCACAAGTTATTTTAGTATGAGAATTTCCACCACATTTATCACAACCATAATTCACATGGGGGTCGTGAACTCCATTAACTGAACGTGGAGGGTAAACATAGATACATCTACTATTTGTAACATTATAATCACAACAAGCACAAGTTGATAATCCAGTTAAACCTGATGTTACTCTCGTATAACCACTTGTGCAAATTGGACTTCCATCAGCGTGATGATAAAATTTATTTTCAGCTCTTGTACCAATATAAAAGAAAAAGTTCTTATTATTTGGATATATTTCGTTTAATGTGGTTTCACCCGTTGTTCCAGAATATTCATTAATTAATCTTGGTTTCAATATCATTTCAATTGACCATCCCTTATTCATCCTTTCAGGAAAAATATTATAATCATATCCAAACAAACGATAAAATCCTTGATAGAACCCACCATAAAGTTCGTGATAATAACCAACATAAGGGTCATTCTTACTTACAACTTCATATAAAATATTTTTGTTAAATCCTGAAAACATTACATTACTTGAAGTAAATCCAGTAACTTGATGTAATTTTAATCGTCTATCATAGTAATAACGATTAAACATTAAATTGTTTGGTAATAATCCTTCAGTAAAAATAATTGTTTCACCAGTCATACCAGTCACCAAACCATTGTCAATACCTGTCAACCCAATATCACAAGATGTTCCTGATAATTCACAACTTAATATTTCTTCTTTTGGGTTGTAGTAATTTTCAGATACAAATATATTATTAAAATTGTAATTTTTATAAGTTAAATTTAGGTTTTGTGTTGTTGCAGAACTATTCAGATTAAAATAAAAAGGCAATCTATTACCAAATGTTTGAGCAATTAAATACGGAGAAAAAACTACCTCCTGATTGAATCCCAATTCATCAGTTGTTAAAGACATATCGTAAGTATCCAAACTCAAAGTTGGAAATAGATTATTACGATTAAATTGATTTATATTTTGATATGACATATTTTTAATGATAAATACTCTAAATCAAAGTATTTATTAAGAAAAATTTGTAATGATTAATTTTAATAAAGAGTATTTTAATGACAATTGTTACTTTAACCTAAAGGTTAATGGTGATAAGGTGGTTGTATCTTATAGTGTCTATAGTAGTACTTTGAATGAATCAAAAAATAAAGAGGAGAAAAGACAATTTAAAACCAAGAGTTTAGAAAAAGTTAAAAAGTCAATTGATAAGTTTATCAAATCAAAAAAGAAAGTATCTAAAGGTGAAATTGATAAACAAATGGATAACATTGAAATTGATGAATATGTGGATAGTGATGGTACAATGTTGACATCTAAGACACCAATATATAATATGTACTTAGCGCCTAGAAAAACAATGGACCAAACTGTTGTTAATACAAGGATTTCAAATGACCCTGTTACAAGAGGTTATCGTGTTTATTATGGTGAAAGTGAAGACGAAAACGATGATGTTATTTCTGAAATAGATTTTTCCGATGCTTTTGGTTATAAAGAAACTGAAAATGCTAAAAGTTATGACGAAGCTGAACATATTTTATCGGATATGGGTATTGAAGATGATATTGAAATGAATGATAGATTGGAAACATTAGGTTTTGATAAAAAACTTGACAAATCTTTAAAAAACCAAAAACAAAGAGGTAAATGTAAAAATTGTTTTGCTAAGAGAAGATTAACTGAAAAAGAATATTTGGAGGAAATCAAAAAACAGAAAATGATGAAAATGGTCGAAGATATTTTAACAAAAAAAGGTAACGACCACGAGATAATGGAAAAAGATAATGAGACAAGTGGATTGAGTAAGATTATCTCAAAAAATTTGGAATCAATAAAAAAATTGGCAAAGAAAGAAGGAATTAGTATATCTAAACTTATTAATATATTAAAACAAGGTGAATAAAGATTTATACGGAGAAAAGATAGAATTACCTGAAGAAGTTGTTGTTTATCTTAAACAATGTAATGACGTTGTACCTGATGCCGATGATAGTGTTGAGGGATTTAGGAGAAACAGAGAACTTAGAGATACGGGTTATGTTACTTACCAACAATTGAAAAGAATCAAAAATTTCTTTGATAATTTTCAAGGTAATAATACTGACAAACCATTTGTATTAAATGGGGGTGATTATATGAAGAATTGGGTAAATCAAACTTTAAACTCAATGAGAGATGACGCGTATAGAACAAAAGAAATAAGGTCAGTAGTTCTACCTAATCAATTTATTCAACCACACGAAAAAGACCAAAACGTTGGTCACGATTTAAGAACAAGTCAAGAACATAAAAGTACACTTGCAAAATATAATTTGGAAGTTACTGAAAGCCTTAAAAGGATAAATAATTTATTAAAAAAAATAATGTAATATGGCAGTTACAGAACCATTAAATTTCGAACAACCCAAGAACGACTTATCAGCAATAGCTGAAGCTGAAAGAAAAAAACTATTACCTAAAAATGATTTCTCAACGGGTAACGCATATTCAGCGGTAAATCCTGATGCTTTAGCCGATGGTGATGCACAAGGAAAAGGAACTGGTGATTTCCTTGATGTGTACAATGAGACCGCAGGTGCAATACAAGATATTGTTGAAAGAAGAGCTCAAATAGTGATAAATGAATATCAATCAAACAAACCATATACAACCCCAAGTGCATAATGAAACTTTACAATATTGCTAAGTCTCTTATTTTAGAAGTAGCCTCAATTGAAAGTGTTATTGATGCTATCAGAAATAAAAATAGGATTGTCATCTATTATGATGGTGATGAACCTGGTGGAAAAGGTTTACGTGAAATTGAACCAGTTTGTTTTAGTTATAGTAAAGCAGGTAATCCAGTTTTGAGAGCTTGGGATATTGAAGGTGCGAGTCATAGAGGATTATTAGGGACAAGACCTATACCAGGATGGAGATTGTTTAGATTAGATAAAATCTTATCATTTTCTAAAACTGGTGATAAGTTTGCAACGCCAAGACCAAATTATAACCCAAATGGTGATAAGACAATGAAAACGGTTATAATAAATGTAAAATTTGATGAAAATATTTAATATATGTTAAACGAAAATAGTTTATTACAAAAATTAGCAATGTCCAAAAAAATAATGGATGTTCATAATCAAATTCCTAGAGGACACGTCCAAGGAAATATACCACAAACTCCTGAATTACAAGAGTTTCAAACTCCAAATATTAATTATAATCTACCACAAGATTTAATGATGGAATCACAACCTACGATTAGACCTAATAATGAATTACCATCAAAAGAAAGAATTTTGCAATCTAAGTTACCTGATGAAATTAAAAGACTTATGATTGAACATCCAATTACACAACCAAGTAGTATGGGAAGTTCTTCAGTGTTAAGTAATGATTTAATTGAGAAAGCGTCAAGATTAATGAAAAATGATGTGGCAAATAATAAGTCACCATTCCAAGGACAAAAACAACAAGTTCAAGAATCTTCAAAGTATCAAAATACAAACTTAAACTTTGATAAGAACACATTGAAAGATATGATTAGAGAAACTATAGAAGAAGTATTAGGTGAAAATGGTTTACTTATTGAAAGTGATAGTAAAACAAATGACGTATTCCAATTCAGAGTTGGTAGTCATATATTTGAAGGTAAAGTCACACGTATTAAAAAAGTAAAATAATTTTTAATAATTTAATATCTTATTCCCCACATCCCCTGAAGAAATTCAAGTTGTGGGGTTTCGTTTTTTTATCCCTATTCTATTGAATTAATAAAAATTTATTGTTATTATTTGGGATAAAATATATAAATTATGTCAAAAATAAAAGTATTAGTACTCCCAAGTGACACAACTGGTGTAGGAAAATTTCGTTCTGTAGACCCCCACGTTATGTTACAAAATATGTATCCTGATGATTTCTATGTGGATATAGATTATCAACCACAAATAAATAATTTGAATTATTGGAAACAATATCAAATTGTTCACATCCACAGAAACATTGGAGCAAATTATGAACAAACCCCAAACATAATAAATTTTCTAAAATCACAAGGAATCATTGTTGTTGTTGATTTGGATGATTATTGGTTACCAGGCAAAGAACATCCAATTCACCAATTAATTGTTCAAGATAAAATCCATGAAAAAATTATGGCAAATCTTAAAGTTGCAAGTTATATTACAACTACAACTAGTATTTTTGCTGATGAGATTAGAAAATTGAATAGAAATGTCGTTGTATTCCCTAATGGTATTAATCCTGATGAACCACAATTTAAACAACCTATTGAGGAATCTGATAGAATTAGAGTAGGATGGTTAGGAGGTTCTTCCCACTTTCACGACTTAAAACTATTGGAGGGATTTGTTGGTAAAAATAGTCAACTAAACAATAAGATTCAGTACGTTCTATGTGGTTTTGATACAAGAGGAACTATTACTGAAATTAATCCTCAAACTGGTGAAAGAAAACAAAGAGCTATTAAACCTGAAGAAACTGTATGGGCGAGATATGAAGAAATCTTCACTAACAATTATAACATTGTAACGCCTCAGTACAAACAATTTTTATCTGAATTTAGAGAAGCTGAATATAATGATGAAAGTAGTTTACCATACAGAAGAGTTTGGACTAAACCTGTTAATACTTATGCTACAAATTATTCCAAATTTGATATATCTTTAGCCCCAATTAAAAACCATATCTTTAATCGAGTTAAATCTCAATTAAAAGTTATTGAAGCGGGATTTTATAAAAGAGCTTTGATTGCATCGGAAGTAGGACCTTACACCATTGATTTGAAACATTCATTAGAGTTTGGTAAATTTACGGATGGTAATGCACTTTTGGTTAAAGAACAAAGAAATCACGCTGATTGGGCAAAAAATATCAAAACTCTTGTGTATAATCCAAATTTAGTTGTAGATTTGGGTGAAAGATTATACGAGACAGTTAAAGACAAGTATAGTCTTAAAAAGATTACAAAAGATAGAGCTGAATGGTACAAATCACTTATAAAATAAAACTATGATAAAAATTCCAATTTCTAAGATTTTGTTTATGGACATTGAAACTGTTGGTGGTTGTCCTAACTATGACGTATGTTCAAATTTAAATCCAATTGTTGCACAACAATTTGATAAGTATTTTGATTGGTTTCTTAAAAGATTTCCAGAAGATTCTGATATTGAAATTGACCAAAAGAATCAAGTTTTTATAAAACGCGCTGGATTAGTTCCTGAATTTGCAAAAATAGTTTGTATTAGTTTTGCATTTGTTTTGGATAATGGAGAAATTAGAAAACAAACTTTTTGTAATGATGATGAATATAAACTTTTATCTGATGTACAAAAGTTATTAATTAAATGTGGTAAATTAGATTTTTGGTTGTGTGGTCATAATCTTAAAAATTTTGATATACCAATGTTGGCAAAACGTATGATTATCAATGGATTAATGCCGCCATCAATCTTACCAAGTTATGATACCAAACCTTGGGAAATAAAAGCTATTGACACCAAAGAAATTTGGCAATATGGTGCTTATACCTCAATAGGTTCTTTGGATTTGTTGTGTTCAACTATTGGTATTGAAACTCCAAAAAATGGAGAAGTGGTTGGAGAAAATGTACATAATGAATATTGGGAAAAACAAAACCTAAAAGGTATAAGTGAATATTGTGAAAAGGATGTTGATGTCCTTATTCATATTGTTAAAAAATTAAAAGATTTGAAATGAATATAAATGATTTAAGTAAACTAGAAAACATTGGTGAATACGCTTCAAAACTTGAAAAGTTAATTGAAGAAAATGAAAAAGGTGGGGATATTGATTATGATATGATTTATGAAGAATTTGGTTTGGATTTAAAACAACTTGAAGAAGATATGTTGAATTATAGTCCAAAATTAGACCTTGGTTTTGTTAAACTAAATCCTGATGCTGTTGAACCATTTTATAATTATGATGGTGATTCAGGATTTGATTTATATTCAACTGAAGAAGTTCTTCTACCCCCATTTGGAAGAGCATTAGTTTCCACTGGTTTGGCTTTTGAAATAAAGGATGGGTATGAAATCCAAGTTAGGTCAAAAAGTGGTTTGGCATTAAAACAAGGTCTTATGGTGTTAAACTCACCAGGTACTGTTGATAATAGTTATACTGGTGAAGTTAAAGTTATTCTATTCAATGTTAATAATCACGAATTTGTGGTGAATAAAGGAATGAAGATTGCCCAAGCTGTATTAACTTCTGTGGTTAATGGAAAGTGGGTTAATTTGGTTAAGAAGAAAGACATAAATAAAACTGATAGAGCTGATAAAGGTTTTGGTTCAACTGGAATATGATAACAATAATTTATTCAACACATAAAGATAAAGAATATAACGAAAAATTTAAGACCCACCTTCAAACTAGTGTGGGTCTTAATGACGTTCAGATATTGGAATATCAAAACAATAATCAATATTCTTTGGCCGAAGTTTACAATAGTGGAATAACGGAATCAATATATGATATTGTTGTTTGTTGCCATAATGATATTAAACTTGAAAAAAATTGGGGTATTAAATTAATGGAAGATTTTTCCAATTACCCCAAATTCGGTATAATTGGAAAAGCTGGTTCTTGTTATTTTCCTGAATCAGGAGTTTATTGGGAGAGAATGAATTTAACTATGGTTGGTCAAGTTTGGCATCATCCTGAAGGACAAAAGAAATGGATTAACAACTATTCCCCTAAATTACCATTTTTAATTCCAGTAGTTACAATTGATGGTTTATTTATGTCTTTTGATAAGACAAAAATTAAACATAAGTTTGATGAAACAATTGGTAAGTTTCATTTTTATGACCACGGATTTTGTGTACCAAACTATTTGGATGGAATTAAAATTGGGGTCACATCTTCATTTGAAATAACTCACGAATCTGTGGGACAACCTAATCAGGAATTCTTTGATAGTAAAATTAAGTTTGTTGGAAAATATAAAGATGTATTACCTTTGGATTTAAAACCAACATCAATTTATACTCCTGAAGTCAAAATTAAAGATGTTAAATTGAAAGGTAAAGTTGGGGTAATTATACCAACAAAGGGTAATATAGAATTGTTAATTCAATGTATTGATTCTTTTTATGAATATTGTAATCCTAAATTATTTGATATCTTTATTGCTGACACTGGTTCAACTGAGGAAGAAATTAATGTAATTGAAGAATTGGTTAATAGTTTGGATAATATAAAATTAATCAAATATGATTATTATAATTTTGCAAAGATAAATAATGATGTTGTTAAAAATCATTTGGATAAAACACATCAGTATATTTTATTCTGTAATAATGATATTAAACTTACTTCTGATGTTATTAGTGGAATGTTAAATGTTTATAATATTAAATCTAAAGTAGGGACTGTTGGTTGCAGACTACATTATGATGACAATACTATTCAGCACGATGGAATTTTAGTTGGACTTAAATTATCAAATATGGGACTTAGTATTGTTAATCGTAATAGATGGTCATATTATAATTTTAATAAAGATATTACAAAGTGTATTGGAAATACTGCGGGATTAATGATGATTAATACAAATACATTTAGACAAATTGGTATGTTTAATGAGGAATATATTGATTGTTTTGAAGATGTTGAATTAAATTTAAAATTACTACTTATAGGTTTTGAAAATTATAACGTAGGAACACATACCGCCTATCATTACGAAAGTAAAACCAGATATGTTGAGGGTAATATGAAAGTGATTGAATATGACTTTAATCAAACTTTAACGCCATTTGTTAAGAAAAATTTAATGAAATTAAAAGATAAAATTTTATTTACACAATAATATGATTGAGAATAATATAACATTTATAATACCATCATTAAATAGACCAACACTTAAAAGAACTATACAATCTTTGATACAACAATCTGTATCAAATTGGAAAGCGATAGTTGTTTATGATGGTGTTGATGGTGAATCATTTGATGATAATAGAGTCAAAACAATTAAGATTGATAAGATAGGATTAGTTGGTCCTAAAAATGGACAATCAGGATTGGTTAGAAACGAAGGTATAAAATTAGTTGATACAGAATGGATTGGTTTTTTGGATGATGATGATACCATTAATAAAGATTATGTTAAAATATTGTTTGAAAAATATAATAAATATGATTTTGTTGTTTGGAGAATGGCATATGAAAATGGTTTAGTTTTACCTCCATTTCATTTAAATGAATTAAAATTTGCAACAGTTGGTATTTCTTTCTGTTACAAAAAAACTATTTTTAAGGAGTTGTTTTTTTCCCAAAATAGAGATGGTGAAGATTTTGATTTTCTGATGGAATTGAAAAAACAATCAAATAAATTTGTAATTACTCCTGAAGTAATGTATAATGTTAGACACTAAAAATGAAAATTTTAATTAAATTCCCAACAAGAAACAGAAAAGATAAATTTTTTGAAGTACTTCAAAAGTATTATGACTTTGCAACAGATTTATCAAAAATTGAGTTTTTGCTAACATTAGATTATGATGATGACTCAATGAATAACCAAGAAGTCATTGATAAATTAAAATCATATGAAAATCTTAGATTTGTTTTTGGTAAAAGTAATAATAAAATACATGCAGTTAATCGTGACATTGAATTAGGTGATTGGGACATTATTCTACTTGCCTCTGATGATATGATTCCTATTGAAAAAGGATATGACGAACAAATAAGATTCAATATGGTCATTAATTATCCTGACACAGATGGAATACTTTGGTTCAATGATGGAAATAGAAAAGATTTAAATACTCTATGTATTTTAGGTAAAAAATATTACGAAAGATTTGGATATATCTATCATCCTGACTATAAATCACTTTGGGCTGATAATGAATTTATGACAGTTGGTAATTTATTGAAAAAACAAATTTTTATAGATAAAGTAATTATCCATCACCAACATCCTGATTGGGGATATGGTGGGAGAGATATTATACACTCTTTGAATTCTAATCACGATAGAGAAGACAGAATGGTCTTTCAAAGAAGACAAAAAATGAATTTTGAGTTGTAAATGAACATTCAAGACTTGTATAAAAAATAAAATATGGAAAACAACATTAAACACGAATTAATTCAAATAAGACCTAATTGGTATGTAAACTCCAATCAAGATGTAAATATTTGGAGCCGTGTTCACCCAAGATTTGAAACACATAATGGGTGCATTGTTGACTTGGGTTGTTTAGGATGGAATAAAAACTTTGAAGAAGTTACAAGTGATAATTGGGCTGGTTATTTCTTTGGTAAGAAGAAAGTTATTGGTGTAGACCCTCAAGAAAGTCCAAATGAACATTCTGAATTATTTAAAGGGTTTATATCAACATTTACAGGTAAAGCTAATTTAAGCTCAAATGGTATTGCGGGGTCAATAATACCTAATGAAATGGGTGAATATGACGTAATAACTTGGTCTGATTTTAAATTTAAATTTAATATTAAATCAATATCAATTTTAAAAGTAAATATAGAAGGTTCTGAATGGGATTTGTTTGATTCTTTTGATGACTTTGATTCTGTAGACCAAATATGTGTTAGTTTTCATAATTTTTTACCTCAGTTTAATAATCAAATTTATCATAAGAAAACTGAAGAATGTATTGCCAAAATTATTAAAAATGATTTTACAATGATTGATTTAGGTATTTATGGCTGGAAACTTTTTTTAAAGAATTATTAATTTTATGAAAAAAATAATATCATTTAGTTTATGGGGTGATAACCCAAAATATACAATTGGAGCAATTAAAAATGCTGAATTAACTCCTATAATATATTTAGGTTGGACTTCAAGATTTTATTGTGGTAAAAGTGTACCTTCCGAAATTATTGAAACCCTAAAAAAAATATCAACAACTGAAGTTATTTTAATGGAAGAAGATGGGAATTGGGAGGGTATGTTTTGGAGGTTTTTAGCTTGCGATGATTCAGATATAATGTTATCAAGAGACACTGATAGCAGATTAAATCTTAGAGAAAAATTGGCAGTTGATGAATGGCTAAATAGTGATAAAGATTTTCATATTATGAGAGACCATCCACACCATACAACAGAAATATTAGGTGGTATGTGGGGATGTAGAAATGGAATATTAAAAAATATGAAAACTTTGATAAATGATTATAAAAAAGGAAATTTTTGGCAAGTAGACCAAAATTTTTTAAGAGAAAAAATATATCCTATAGTTAAAAATAATTCATACATCCATGATGAATTTTTTGATTATAATTATGAAAGAAAAAAATTCCCAACTGAAAGAATAAATAAAGAATTTGTTGGTGATGTTTTTGATGAAAATGATATCAGACATCCTGAATATTGGAAATTTATAAAATAAAAAAAAATAAAAAATATGTTTGAAAAAAATAAAACTTTTACTAAGGAAGAGTTCCAAAATTTTTGGGGTGATGGTTATTATGATAATTTTAACTATGGGGTAGGAATTCAAAGAGTCTGTGAAGTCGCATTATATCCTTTTTTTGATAAAAGTAAGATTGCTTTGGAAATCGGACCTGGAGGTGGAACTTTCACTGAAAAAATGACAGGAAAGTTCCAAAAAATATATGCAATTGATGTAATAAAAAAACCAAAAAAGTTTGAAAATTTTAATGATGTTGAGTTTATAGAGTGTGGTAATCAGAATTCTTCTTGTGTAAACATATCAGATGAATTGATTGATTTTGTTTTCTCTTATAATGCTTTTTGTCATTTATCAAATGAGTTAATTCATAATTATATTAATGATGTTTATCGAGTGTTAAAACCAAATTCTGATTTTGTATTTATGTTAGCAAATTTTGAATTTTCAAAACAAATCATAACTAATCCAGAAAATTTTGTTTTGGGGGATTTGTTACCTTTTGGACATTATTATCAAAATTTCAAGACTATTGAATCTATTTTAAATGATAAGTGGATAGTAGTTTCGGAAAATTTGATTCCTGGTCATAGAGACCTCATAATACATTTGAAAAAAAAATAAAAAAATATGAAGTATTCTTTAGAGTTTTTAATTAACCATTGTAAGAATTCATTTGAGTTGGCTGAAAAAAAACAATCAAAATTAACAAATGATATATTAAATATGGAAGGTATGTCTGGTAATAAAACTAGACATTTTTACAATAATATTTGTAACTTAGATAATGTTAATTATTTAGAAATAGGAACTTGGATGGGGTCTAGTTTTATTTCCGCAACATACAAAAACAATATTAATTCAATAGTTATTGATAATTGGGCAGAATTTAACGGACCAAAAGATATATTTTTCTCGAATGTTAAAAAATTTTGTGGTGAAGTACCATTAAATTTCATAGAGTCAGATTGTTTCAAGTTAGACATTAACACCATTAAAGAAAAAATTGGTGACATTGACATTTATATGTACGATGGAAACCATTCTCAGGAATCTCACAAAAAAGCAATTACATATTATTACCCAATAATGTCAAAGTATTCAATAATAATAATTGATGATTTTAGTTATCCAACAGTATATAATGGAACATACGAAGGAATTACTGAGTCAGGATTAATAATTCATGAAAAATTTGTTTTGGAAACATATAGTGAAAAAGGCGGTAAAGATACATGGTGGAATGGAATTGGTGTTTTTGTGTGTGAAAAAATAAATTAATTAATTTTGATAAAATGACTAAATATTCACAATATGGTGAGGAAATTTTTCTAGAACAATTTTTTGATATTAATAAAAATGGATTGGTTGTTGATATTGGTGCAGCTGATGGTGTAAGATATTCTAATAGTAGATTCTTAATTGAGAAAGGTTGGAATGGATTATTGATTGAACCAAATCCTCGTAATTTTGAAAAATTAAAAAAATTATATGATAACAATAAATCAGTTTTAATTGAAAATGTTGGTTGCGGAAAAGAAACATTAACGAATGTTGAGTTTTTTATTGATAAAAATGATGAATTTGAACAACTTTCCACGTTCAAAAATGAACAGATGTTAAAATGTAAAACTATCTATAATTGTGATTTTGAAACTTTATCAACTAAAGTTATAAAAACGTCTGAAATTTTTAATAAATACAATATCACAAACATTGATTTCGTCAGTATTGACACCGAAGATTTTGACCAAAATGTGATTGAGGGTATTGATTTCAGTAAAGTTAATATAAAATTAATTTGTATTGAACATAGTACACAAGTAATTGAAGATATATTGAGTAATCACAATTATCATAAAGTTCATAAAACCATTGGTAATATTTTCTACGCGAAAAAATAATATGAAAATTTTAATCATACAAGAAAACGGAAGACACGAAAAAAATAGAAATTATAGAGAATGTTTTTCATTAAAAAGAGCATTTGAAAAAAACGGATTTGAATGTATTGTGTGGGGTTTGGGACATCAGAATTTTAATGATGATTTCAAATTGTTAGAGAGTTGGGCTGACGTTATTTTTTTATTAGAAAATTATACCCCCACTTGGTTACCATTGGACAAGATTAAAAATAGTAAAAAAATAAAAATATTTTGGTCAATAGATTCTCATTGTGTGTTAGACCAACATATTAATTTGGTGAAACAAATAAAACCAGATTTTCTATTAAACTCAACTAAATCTTATTTACCTAACTTTAAAGACTATTGTGGTAATACCTTGTGGTTTCCTAATTGTTATGATGATACATTAATAACTCCGATGGAGATTGAGAAAAATATTGATGTTGGTTTTTGTGGTAATATTAATAATAGAGGTGAATGGATAAATTATCTAAATATTTTTAATATAAAAAAAGATATTTTTGTTATTGGTGAGGATATGGTTAGAACTATAAACTCATACAAAATTCATTTCAATCGTAATATATCAAATGATATAAATTATAGGACGTTTGAAACAACAGGTTGTAAAACTTTATTGGTGACAAATTATACAGAAGGGTTGGAATTATTATTCAATATTAATCAAGATATTGTCGTTTATGAAACTAAAGACGATTTGATAGATAAAATCAAGTTTTATTTAGAAAATGAAACTGAAAGAAATTTGATTAGTAACAATGGTTACTTAAAAAGTAAAAATAATCACACTTACGAAAAAAGAATAAGTGATTTCATTAAAGAACTTCAAACATAAAGTAACTCTTGATTTTTTTTATATTTGATTAATTTTTATAAAAATATAAATTAAATGGCAACAAGAAAAAAACCAACACAACCTCAGAATAGTGAGGAACCAAAAAAAACAAGAAAGGAAATTATTTGTGAAATAATCAAAAAGAAATCCAAAGAAAAGTTCTTATCTGACAATCAAAAATTATATTATGATTTATTGAAAAAAAATCAAATAACAATTTGTTCAGGACCCGCTGGTGTTGGAAAATCATATATTGCGATGAAAGCTGCATTGGATATCTTATCTGACCCAACTTCACCTTACGAAAAAATTGTCATTGTTAGACCTGCTGTTGAAGCTGAAGAAAAACTAGGTTCTCTACCTGGTAATGTTGAAGAAAAATTAGACCCCTATATTTTCCCCTCATATTACTTAATGAATAAAATCATTGGTAAGGAAACTAGAGAAAAATTGAAAGAAATTGATGTTATTGAAGTTTTTGCATTGGCCTATATGAGAGGTATGAACATTGATAACTCAATTCTAATATTTGAGGAAGCTCAAAATTCGACTCCTAATCAAATGAAATTACTCTTGACAAGGATTGGGTTCAATAGTAAATTTTTTATCAGTGGTGACTTAGAACAGACCGATAGATACAAAGATAAGACACACTCAGGATTGTATGATGCAATCAAAAAATTCAAAGGTTTAGATGATGTTGGAGTTTTTGAATTTGATAATAAAGATGTGGTTAGAAATCCATTAATCGGAAAAATATTAAAAAGATACGAAGAATGAGAATTGCTATTGATGTAAATGGTGTATTAAGAGACACTATTGGTAAATTCACACATTTATATGAAAAACATTTAATAGAGAGTTATCAAGATATACCATCCCAAACTTATACAATTGACTTATCAGGTAATACTGAATTGGAAACAATATCAGAACCATTTGAATATAAGATATTATCACCTGTCACAAGTTTAACATTAAATGAACATTTCGCATTTCAAACTAATGAAGAATATTATTCATTTATGTATGAAGAATATTGTATGGAGTTGTTTGGTCACGCACCATCAACTGAAATGTTCACATTTAATGATTTGAATGAGATTTATAAGAATTTGAGAAATGAAAATGATTTTATAATCATCTCGGATGAAATTGGGAAGTCAAAACCCGCAACTTTATTTTTCTTATCAAAATTTGGTTGTGAATTGGAAAAGATAATTTTTTATTCAAACTCAACAAAAAATAATATTTGGGATGAGTTTGATGTTTTACTTACGGCAAATCCTGACCTATTATTAAATCATCCCCAAGAAAAGGTGATTATTAAGTATGAAACTGAATATAATAAGGATATAAACAAAGATTACACATTAAATAATATCAAAGAATTAGAAAATTATGTTAAAAATATTAAATGAAAATTACTACTTCGATATTGACCAAATTGAAAAATACATCAATGTCGAACCACCATCTGATTTCACAGGTGCTCCACAGAATCATATCAGTGTTGTAAAATATGAAATGGTTAAAATGATGATTGAAACTTTAATCGTAGAAAATGAAGAAGCTGATGAGGCATTAGGTATGAAAAGTACCGAACTATCAATACCATTCAGATTAGCATTTAATTCTTTACTATATAAAAAATTATTAAACAAATTTTAATATGAATTCAGAACAAATAGAAAAAATTGAGAAGTCAATTCAAAATCTCAAAGAGAAAAAATCAAGGATTTATTTTTTAGTACAAGATACTAAAGGTAACGCCAAAGCTTCAATAGCTTACACCTATAGAATGGCTAAATCTCTATGGGACAAAAATTATAATGTAACAATGTTACATGAAAAAAGTGATTATGTTGGTGTATCTACTTGGTTAGACCAAGAGTTTATGAATATTCCACACACATCAATTGATGGGCAAAAACTACAAGTTTCCCCTGAAGATTTCATTGTTGTACCAGAACTATATGGTTTTGTTATGAGTCAGATAAGTAATCTTCCTTGTGGTAAAATTGTATTGTCACAATCATATGACTATGTACTTGAAACATTACAACCAGGTCAATCTTGGAATCAATTAGGTTTCTTAAAATGTATCACAACATCTGAACAACAAAAGGAATACCTTTCAAGTTTAATGAAGAATGTTTCAATTGATGTTATTCCTCCATTCATATCTAATAGCTTCAAAAAAGATACATTACCCGCAAATCCAATAATTGGTATTCACACTAGAGACCAAAGAGAAGGTTTGAATATTATCAAACAATTCTATCTAAAATTCCCACAATATAGATGGGTTACATTCAAAGATATGAGAGGTATGAGTGAATCTGAATTTGCATTTAACCTTAAACAATGTTTTATGTCAGTATGGATTGATGATATTAGTTCTTATGGAACATTCCCATTGGAATCAATGAAATGTGGTGTACCTTGTATGGGAACTGTACCAAGAATGATTCCTGAATGGATGTCAGAAGATAATGGACTTTGGATTAACAATAAGAATGAAATTGTAGATTACATTGCAGATTTCTTACAGAATTTGTTGGAAGATAATATTAATGAAAATTTATTAACTCAAATGGATAGTACCATTGAGAAACTTCCAACTTCTGAATCATTTAACCAAAGTGTAATAAACAATTTCGAAGGTTATCTTGAAACAAGATTAAAATCTTTTGAAGAACAATTAAATAAATTACAAACAATTGATTAATATGGAAAAATTTGATGTATCAGTAATATTACCTATAAAATCTACAACCCACCCTTGGTTTGATGATTATTTCAATAAAGCTATTATGTCATTGGTTACACAAAAAACACCAATCAATGAACTTATTATAGTACACACAGATGAAACAAGTTTAGTTGAATTTTTAGACAGCTATGAATTTAGTGGATTAAATGTAAACAGAGTTGTTTGGACAAAAAATCCAAACTTTTCAGAACAAGTAAATCATGGTGTTAGAATTGCAAAATCTAAATGGGTATCTATTTTTGAATTTGATGATGAGTATTCAAAGATATGGTTTGATAATGCAAATAAGTATTCCAAAGTATATCCTGATGTTGATTGTTTCTTACCAATTGTAGTTGATGTTACCGAAAATGGACAATTTGCAGGTTTCACAAATGAGGCAACATTTGCTGTTAACATTTCTAGTGAAATGGGAATTCTCACAAATGAAACATTACAAAGTTTTCAGAATTTCCAAATCTCAGGTATGGTTATTAAAAAATCATCATTCGTTGATTTTGGATTACTAAAAGCATCATTCAAACTAACATTTGGATATGAGTTGTTTTTAAGATTGACACACAACTCAATGAAGATAATGACAATTCCAAGAATTGGTTATAAACATACCAACCAAAGACAAGGTTCAATATTTTGGAATTACAAAAATGGTGATGAAGTACTTTCTAAAGAAGAAGTTAAATTCTGGATTGACTCAGCAAAAAAAGAATCATTTTTTATTGTTGATAGAGCCATAAAATTTGAAGAATAAAAAAACCTAATGACAGATATTAAAAATTTGTCTGGGGATACAAGTTTAGAGTCAAAGAAAAAAGGAAGAAAACCAAAAAAAGAAAAAATTTATTTCGGAGAGAGAGAGGAATTGGCAGTTAAAGAATTTTTAATTGCCGATTCTTTTCAAGAAAGAAACAAAATCTATAATGATTTTTTAAGGAAACCCATTGATAAAATGATTTCCTCCATCATAAGGACTTACAAACTATATCGAAAGGACACGGAATTTGATGAAATTCACAACGATACCCATTCATTTTTGATGACCAAAATTGAAAAGTTCAAACCATCAAAAGAAAAGAAAGCTTACTCATACTTCGGTACAATTTGTAAGAATTATTTAATGGGTCAAATATTAAAAGACCAAAAAGAAACAAATCGAAAGATTTCCTATGAGGATATATCTAGTGATTTGGAAAATGATGAACATTATTCATACAATATTGACAACTATGTTGTTGAACCTGAAGATATTATCAAAAATTTTTTAAAAGAGTTAGATAGTCTTTTTAAACAAGAAACTCTTAATGAAAATGAAGTCAAATTAGGTCATGCCTTATATGAGATTTTTGAAAATTATGATAAAATATTTGTTAGTACTTCAAACAATAAGTTTAATAAAAATATAATTCTTCTTTCATTGAGAGAAATGACAAATTTAAGTACAAAAGAAATTCGAAGTTCTCTTAAAAAATTTAAGTTTATATATATCGCAATGGTTGAAAAAATGATAAAATAAATATTTATTTATATGCCTAGACCATTAAAAAAAGAAATTAATTTATCTAAGGAATCTATTTTGTCCTTGATGCAAGAAATCTACAATGAACTTGTGGAACAGAGAAATACTGCAATTAGAATACAAAACAAAATGTTGACAATGATGAAAGAACCTGAAGATATGACTCTTATAGGTCCTGTTATTGAAAAACAACAAAAAATAATCAATGATTGTGTTGAAAAAAAACTATCTCTTTCTAAATTACAAGCTTCAATTTGGGAAAAAACAAACTCTACAAAAGAATCATTTTCTATTTCAGATATTAATATGGATGATGATATTATTAAAGATTTAATGGAGAGAGATATTACTAAGTCAGACAACCAATATAAAATGAAAAAATAAAATATGGGGTTAGACTTAAATTTTGATTATAATAAATTAAAGGAAAAAATCACCTCAACACAAGCTTACAACGAACTTAAAGATGAATATCTTAATGTCGTAAAAAAAGCTGGTGATACTCAAGAACTTGATAAGACAAAAACGTCTGATAGACTTTCAAATATTATTGAAAAAAATAAAAAGTTTCAAAAAGATTTAAAAAATCAATTTGATAGACTTTTGGATGTTGGAAGTGTAACCAAAGGAAGTGGGTCGAGTTCAATTTCATTTATTAAAAAGTTATTGTTAAAAACAATAAAGAATATTGAACCAAAACTTTCTGATATTCTTTTTGAAGAAACTATTAATGCAATTGGATGTGACCAACAACAAACATATGCTCCAGGTCAACAAGTTTATATCAAAGTTGCTGCAATAGATTTATTTGGGTTATTAAAAAAAGACCCTGAGTCTGATATTGGTAAATTATTATATGAGAAAAATCCAGTTGTAATCCAAGATTCTCCATTCTCAATGAATAGAGAATTATATAATAGAACACAAGCACCAAATGTTTCATACTCAGCAGCAACTGGTAGTCAATACAAAGGTGATTCAGGACAAAATTTATTTGATATAGAATATACCGAATTTGATAATCTTGGTCAAACAGGCCCTTGGTTTAAAGTCACATTTGCCCAACGCGCGAATAATGCTACAACAGTATCTCAATTCTTAATTGATTATTATAAATCAATTAAATTAGTTGAATTTGAAAATATTATAGCAAATATTATGAATGGTTTGACTGGTGCGTTATCAATAAAAGGAAGTATTGGTACAAGTCAAATTGAAGTAGAATCAAAATTCTCAATCATAATCAAACGAATCTTAGGAATTTGTTTTGATAATAATAATGAAATTAATGTTAGTGGTGTTGCGAAAGTACCAGTTGATGACCCTATTGATGATTCTTTTTTTGAATTTTCAGATATAGATTTAAGAAATATTGATATAGCAATTTCAAATTTAAAAAATGGGGTTGTTCAATATGAAAATTGTGGGGACGTGTTATTACCAGTTGACGTTGATAGTATTATTAGTGCCTTAGATAATTTAAGATTTGTTCCTGATAATGATTTGGTTCAAGCAGCAAATCAAATAACTCGTAACTTAACTGATAATCCGAATTGGAATGTTGAGTTACCAAATGGAAATATTGACATTGCTGTTGATGTAAATTTCCTTAAATTAATGGCACAAGGGGTTGTATTTTCATTATTAACACCCAAGGTACTATTACCCCTATATTCAATGTTAGTTTCGTTAGGACAACAATTTTTGGCCTTTGTGGATAACTTGGTTGACTTTGCTAAAAACTTTAAAAAATTTGTAGTTAATCTAATATCAAGAATCAGTGCTTTGTTTATTCAAGAACTTTTTGAAACGATTAGAAGAGATTTATTACAATTGGTACAAAGAGTTCTACAAGATATTAATAATGAGAGGGTAAGAAAGATTACTGCAATAATATTAAAGTTATTACAAATATTATTTGTTGTTGCACAATTAATTACCGATTGGCGTAAATGTAAAAGTGTCATTGATGAATTAATAAAAATAATGAGTGTTGGAGGTCAAATTGCTCAAGATATCCTTGGGGCTTTAACAAGTCAAATACCATTACCTCTTTTATTTGCTTCAGAATTTTTGGGTGGATATTCTGAATCAAGAGCATTTATTGGTACAATTGAAGAATTACAAAAATTGGGTATACCTACAGGACCTTTACCCGATGGTACACCAAATCTTACAGTATTAGCAATGTATGGTCAACTTAAAGCGTCAGAAAAAGAAAAGAATGAAAATGGAAAAGTACAAGTGGCCATCAAACCAACAACAGTAACACCAGCGGGAGTAACTATTCCATTATCAGCATCAGGATTATATTTTTAATTATGAATAAAAAAGAACAAGCTGAAAAAGCAATAAGAGTTATTAAAGATTATAAATCTTCACCGAACAAAGATTTAACATTTGTTATGGATTTTATCCAAGAAGACTTTAAGTTTACAAAAGAAACTTTAATAAAACTAACAGAACACTTAGATAAATTAGAGTTAACATATAATACAATCTTAAAAGAATACGAAAGTAGAGTTAAAAAATGAACGATACAGCGCCTAATGAATATCAAATAATTTTTGCGGGTACGGTATTTGATAACCAAGACCCAATGATGTTAGGTAGACTTCGCGTAATACCTGAAACTGACGATTATACCGCAATCATTGGAGCTATTCCTGATTGGGATGAAGAGAAAATGAAATGGACTAGTAAAGACCCAATTCTATTCTTACCCCTATTACCCTTCTTTTTAAATCAAACACCTCAGATAAATGAATATGTTCATATAATCTATATGAACAAAAAATTTAAAAGAGAGAATCAATTTTATATTCAAGGACCTTTTTCAAGTCCTTTATTAAGTCCTTTTGAAAACTTTCAAGGGGCAAAAAAGTTTTTAGCAACTGGTACTAGGTATGAACAAGGTTTATCTCTAAGAAATACTGATGGTAGTTATATAATTACAGAAGGTGGTAGTACTGAAGGTATATTCCCAAAACCTGAAGATGTTGGTATATTGGGTAGAGGTACCGCTGATGTCATTATTAAAGAAAATGATGTTTTAATACGTGCTGGTAAAACACCAGAATTAGTTTATAGTAGATTACCAACACCTAATTCAAAAAGAGCTTTTCTACAATTATCATACTTCCCAATACAAGAAGTACAAGACCCAATACAATTAACAACTTTCTTAAAAGAAGTTATTTTATCAGTTAAAAAAGTTGTTGTATGGCATATTAATAATTTGGAAAATGATGTTACTCCAAATATGTTTACGGGGTATGTTAAACTTTACAAATGGAATGAAAATAGTACAAAGTTCAATACATCTAATTTTGATTCTCAAACTATTACTCAACTTACAATAGGTACTGACCTAATTGAAACTGATAGTAAAATTGACATTACTGGTAACACTTTTGAAGAAACTACATATATTATCAATACATTTATAAAAGGTGTTTTTGATGGTTTCTTACAATATAGTGGTTATACGTCAACAGACCAAAATTCATTCAAGGATGCTTTCCCATTTGTTGTTACCCCTTCAAAAGAAACTTATGAAAGAGGAAATAAATTTAATCCCACAACAAGTACTAATGATAGTGCCGAACTTGTTAATTTTAGTAAATTTAGACAAGTAATTAGTTTAGACAAAAGTTCTAAAGAATCAGGTTATTTTTTAGTGTGGAGTAATAAAGGAGGTAAGCCTATATATGGGTCTCAATATGATTTACTTAAACAACAAATATTTCCATCGTCATTCAAATCTGAACCAGTAAGTTATGGTATTATGGGAGCACAAAAAATATATTTGCTATCTCAAGACTCTACAAGTAAAAAAACAAAAATTAATCTACAAGATACAATCTACGGAATACCCCAAAACGCATTTGTTAGAGGTAAAAATTCAATACAAAATTTAACTTATTCTTCTGTAAGGGGTGAAGTATTAATTGAATTATTAAGAAAGATGTTTGCATTCTTGGAAGGACACGTACATCCTATTGCAATAATTAAACCAGCTAAAACCGCAAGTGGTAATGGTCAAAGGTTGGAAGACATTGAAACTTTACTGAACAATGCCGAAAGTTTGATACTTAATCAAAATATCCGAATTAATTGATATTTATGTATAAAGTACATCAATGTCAATTCACAAATCATATTTCAATAGAAATAATACAATAATTTTTAATAGTTATACAAATACAGGTAGAAATCCTGTAACTGAACTATTTTTTGGTACAACCGTGGTTTCACAATATCCATTAGGTTATAGTAGATTCATTTTTGATTTAGATTTGGATTTACTTAAAGAAAAAATCAAAAATAAAACAATCTCAACAAGTTGTGGTAATAATATTAAACACACACTTAGGATGACAAATACGTCAACCTTTGATAAAGATTTGTTGAATACATCAACTTCTCAAGGAAGACAAAGAGCAACATCGTTTGACCTTGTTTTACTAAGAATCCCACCTATTGATTTTGATACGGCATTTCCCCAAAATTGGGATGAAGGTGTTGGTTATGATTTTGCCGATTTAATTTATCAATATACACCAATTGATAAAAACTTTTCAACAAGACCTTCAAATTGGTTTGAAACCACAACAATAAATAAATGGCAAGAAGAAGGAATCTATAATAATAGAAACTTAGGTACATATCCATATTCAGCATTAACACTTGTTTCCGAACAACATTTTGAATTTGGTGATGAGAATATTGAATTTGATATGACAAATGAAATCAATGACATATTGAATAATAATTTATCAGGAGTTACAGGATGGGTTATTGCATATAAACCACAAGTTGAATTATTAAGTGGTTTAACTGATACATACGAAGTTCAATTTTTTACAAGACATACCCAAACATTTTATGAACCATATTTGGAAACAAATTATGATGATATAATTGATGATAATAGAAATAATTTCACTTTAGGTAGAGTAAACAAATTATATCTCTATTTGTATGAAGATGGTAATCCAATTAACTTAGATAATTTACCTATTGTATCAATATTAGATAATACTGGTAATGTAATATCAAGTCTTTCGGCAATAACTGCTTGTCAAAAAACTCAAGGGGTATATGAAATTACAGTTCCTCCACTTATTGGTTACAAAACACCTTGTACATTCTCAGATAAATGGACTGGGTTAACTTATAATGGATTTCCATTACCTAATGTACTTAATGATTTTACACTACAACCATTTAAAAATGGATTTACTATAGGTACAAATTCAATTGACCCTAAAATTTATGGTTTTGATTATTATGGTATTAAACAAGATGAAAAAATATTTAATACGGATATAAGAAAAGTTGGGGTAATAATTAAACAAGCATATACAACAAATAAATTATTACCAAAGGTTGATGCTTATTATCGTGTCTATGTTAGAGAAGGACAAACTGAAGTTCAAGTTCAAGATTGGACAACAATTAATAGAACTCCAAATGAATACTATTTTATCTTTGATACTAGAGATAAAATTCCAAATGAATATTATATTGATATTAAAGTTATTAGTAGTGGGGAAGTTAATACTTATAAAAGACAAATAAAATTCCAAATAGTAAATTATAAATAATTATGCCAATTTATAGTGTAGGTCTTAGAGATTGTGGGTGTACTAATAAATGTATAGCGTATCAAGTAGTTATTGAAGATAATTCTAGTCAACTTATAGTTGGTAATGTTTATTCATTTAGTGGTTATGTATCATTTGGGTGTTACGTTGTTGATAGTTTTAATTTAACCAAGCCTGGTGCTACTCCAGATACTATAATAGTAAATTCATATGGTCCTGAAAAATCAACAGGTTGTGATGATTGTGTATCACAAATTTATGATTATTTACAATTTACTTCTTGTGATGGAATAATTGGTGAAATTATTATACCAAAAAATCAATTTTCACCAGTACCATCAATTGGGGATGTCTTATTTATTGAAATTTATTTTTCTAATGATAGTGGGTTACAACAATATAGTAGTTGTTTTGAATTAAAAAGTTTTACTTCAAGAGTACCAAATTTTGAGGTATTAGTAACTAGTTATAGTTCACATACTGATTGTAAAACTTGTATTGATAATTCACCATTAGTGTATCGAATAATTGAATGTTTATCCTCAACTGAATATTATATTCCATTACCATCATCGGGTCTTGACAATCATTTAATAACATTTACCGATTTAGCAGGAATAACACAATATTGTGGGGTAGTAATAGAATTAAGTTCTGGTGTAATAAATGGAACATATGTTAATGATTTAGGGATTAATAATGATGGTGTTGATTGTGATTATTGTAATGGATTGGTGAGTGAAAAAAAGAAACTTATTAATTGTTTAAATAATAGTGAAGAAATTGTTTGGGCATCAGTTTTATTCCAACCAGGGGATTCAACTCATTTATCATTAGGTAATGGGTGTTACGAAATTAGTACTGATGTAGTACCCCCAACAAGTGCAATTACAATTAGTGAATTAGCAAATTATGACCCACAACAAAATTGTGAAGATTGTTTGGAATGTTATGGTTTGGTATATGACTTTGTAAGTTGTGAACAATATGAAATTTGTGGCCCCATTAATATAATTGATTATTTTAGTTTAAGTGGTCTTAGTATCTCACGTTACTTTAAAATTGATAGCAACGATTTTGCATTTATACCATTTGTAGATAATAATCTAATAGCTAAAATTGATACCAATACCTCTTCAGTTATTGAGATATCTAATAACGTTTTAAATAATCCTTATAGTTTAGATATTGATGAAACTAATGGGGTTATTGCGGTTACAAATTATTCAAACGTTATACCTTCAGTATTTGATATTACGTTTTTTGATTATAACGACTTATCTCTTAGTAATAATTTAAGTGTTACTGGTGTACAACCAACCAAAGTTTATTATAACACAAATGACCAACTATTTTATTTTGCGAGTGCTCATCTAGGTGGGGTTATTAATGCTATATTAGTCTATAGTGGTACGGCTTATAATAATATGACATTTGTTACTGATTTTGGTACTACAAATTCATCATATCTTGACATAATACAAATAGGTTCGTTTTTTTATACTTTAACATCAACTAATATTGAGGTCTACGATACATCATATACATTAGTTAATACATACACATTCAGCGATACATTACTCTCGCTTACTTACGATGGGGGAAATTTTATATACATATCAACAACAAATAATTATTATGTAAAATTTGATTTATCATTAAGTGGTACTACCACACATTCTTTCCCATATTGTTCAAGTAGTCAATATGGGATAAAAGTTAATTCATCAACTAATCGATTATATATTTCCGACAACGGTTGTAATCAAATATATGAATTTGATACACTAACAGATAATTTATTAATTACTTATAGTAGTGAATTATCTAATATAGGTATAACTCAACCTTTTGATATACAAGCAGATACTTTAGGTAATTTATGGTTTGGGTCATTTAGTGCTTTGTTCCAACTTGGTTGTTACAATGACTTCATTAGTGGTCAAACAACATCAAATGAATATTTATCAACAGGAACAACATTTTTTAATTACAATTTAAACGGATGTTGTGAAATCACAAATATAACAAGTATTACAAGACCTGAATTTTTAAATATAACTGAATATCTCAGTATGTTACATTATTCAGATTGTCAGACATGTACTGGTACAACACGAGATATATTTTATTGTACTGAATGTGTATCAGGAATTGGGGGTATATTAATTGCCCCACAAGGTACGTATTCGGCTGGTGAATTTGTACGTTCACAATTTGGTAATTCAGATTGGTTATGTTTTGAAATTATAGAACCTTTTAGTGGTCAATCAGCTTCAATATCTTTTGTATCATCAGGTTCAAGTTTCACAACTTGTGAAGAATGTACATCAAATGCAACATTAGGGTTAACACTGATTAATTGTAATACATTGGAAGCATCACAAGTTACAGTTACTCTAAATGATTGGATTGAAATAACAGGATTTCTTTTCCAATTACCCAACCCAACCATTACTGATACTAATGGTGTTTGTTATCAGGTAGTTAATTCTTGTCCAATTGATAATGTACATCCGTTATTTGAACCACAAAATTTTTATTTAAATCAACTTTTTTGTAGAACAGCTAATCGACCAGTTCCCCCAATTTCAGCTGGAACTGAATATTTCGGTTGTAATATTTGTTGTCCTTGTGATTCTGGTGGTACAATAACTCAAATAGTTTTACCCCACCCTCAATGGACTAATGGTCAAGGTAGATTAATTTATTTACTTGATGCTATAACATTAGGTGGTCCTAATGGATTAAATATGTAAATTTGTGATATTTATAAATAAAAAAACATTATGTCAACAATTTCAGCAAATAGTGAATCAACAATCTGTGTTGTCTGTTGTCCTTGTACTACAGGTGAAACTGTCACTAGTGTAGTACCACCACACCCAACTTGGACTAATGGTCAAGGTGACGCTATAGTACAATTAAACGCAGTAACATTAGGAGGTCCTAATGGATTAAATAATTAAAAATATATGAGAATAACTGAATCACAACTCAACCAACTCGTTAAAAAAATAGTTAACGAAAAAGATTATGGAAAAGTACAAAACTATATGTTTTTCAGTAATCTAGAACAAATGGTAAGACAAGCACAATTGTTATTAGAATTAGACCCAATGGAAGTAGAAAAAATACTTCAAGGTGGTCACGATTGGGCTGATGACCATATTGCAACGGCAAAAGAAAACTTAGACCAAGTATTTGACTTTCTGATGAACGAAACTCAATATAGTGATGAGTTCTATGACGATGAAGAAGATATGGTTATGATGGAAGGAAAAAAGAAAACTGGAACAAAACTATGTTCAAGAGGTAAAACTGCTGCCAAATCAAAATTTAAAGTCTATCCCAGTGCTTATGCGAATGGTTATGCCGTTCAAGTTTGTAAAGGAACAAAACCTGGATTAGATGGAAAAAAACGTTGTTCACCACCTTATTGTTAAAATAAAAAAAGAGGACTTAAAGTCCTCTTTTTTTTATCATTAAAATGATGGTTTTGGAATTATCTCACCTTTTTTATATCGTTTACCAGTTGGGTCAGCAAGTTTATCAGTTAAAACTTCATAAGAACCATCCGCCAATTTTTTAAGTTGTTTATTTGCAGCTACCGCATCCCAATATTGCGAACCATATTCTTGTTTTACTTTAGTTTCACCTGTTCCTGCAACTTCTTTCGTACTTCTTTGAACTATCTTAGTACCACATTTATCTAATATTAAAAGGTCATTAACTTTACTATCACCTCTTGATTGTAGTGTTGGTGTGCAACTATGATAAAGTACTCCATTCTTGTTAGTAATCCTAATTTCAGCAACATCTGAATGACAATTAGGTAGTACACATTGTAAACTTAATACAATAGTATTTTTACCTAGTTTAGCAATTTCTAAAGCTTGAGCTCTTGTAACTTCAACAACACCATTTCTACTACCTCCATCAACTTTATTATTAAGATTTACTTGTCCAATATTTACATCATTTAATAAAACGTTAAATATAGCTTCATCACATTTATGAACTCTAGGAACTTCTTTCTTTAACATTTTGTTATACTCCATAAAACCTCCTCTACAAGGGAACTCAGGTGATGAATTACCATTTTCATAAATAACTTCAATTTTTAATCCAACTAAACAAGTACCAGGAGCTTCAGCATTTATAACCACGTCAACAAAACGGTCTCTTGCTTCGTTACCAGTACGTCCTCTAAATACATTTACACCTTCTTTATTTGGTGAGTTGTCAACAATAGGTTTAGGTTCAATTTCTGAATTATTAAAATAATTAGTTAACCAGTCAACCATAACACTTCTTCTTTTTTTAGCCAAATAAAAATCAGGTTTCCCCTGATTATCATTTAGTTCATAATCATAATTAGGTGTTGCCGATTCACCACCAAGAACTTTAATAGTTAAAGGAACACCAGGATTTTTTTGAACAAAAGGTAATAAAGAACTATCTAATTTTTCTTTGAATTTGTTACTATTCTTAATTAGATACTTACCATCACCATACAAATCCCCAAAATCAATTTTGATTTTTTCACCAGGTAAATTTTCTTGTTCTAATATTAATCCGTATAAATTTTTAATGTGTTTTTTCTCGTCTTCAGATATTAATAGTCTTCTATTATACATATTTATTATTTTATTTAATAATAAATATATCGTTTTTTAAAAAAAAAATTTATTGATTATAATAAAATTTGACTATTTCCATTTTTGGATAAATAGATTTATGTGTATCATATAAGTAATTGGCATATTCTTCACTAAAACCAAAAATGTTTGAAATTCTACCATCATCTTCCAAACCAAGGACACATAAGTTTTTCAACTTATAATCAATGGGGTCATAATATTCCACATTATATGGTAAAACAACATCAGTTAAAAGATTAATCTTATTCAAATCAATACTATCTTTTGATTCAAACAAAACAACCATATACTGAACATACACACCTTTATTAAATTCGTCACTCATACAAGTTGGTACAAATGAAGAATCAGGAAGTACTTGAGCACGTAAAGTAAAAGAGAATACTAAACAAACTAGAAGGAATAACTTTTTCATAATGATTTTGTGTTTTAATTTATTTAAATGTAAAAATAGTAATAAGTGTTGAAGTTACAAAATAATTTACTTGTTTTTTTATTAAAAATAATATTTTCCCTTTTTTTAAAGATTTACTTTGAAATATAACGATAAAGTTTCTATCTTTGTTCCAATCAAAATAAAAAAATTAAAACAATATGAACAAGTTAATTAAAAGGTTATCAAAACGAGCTTATGTTAAGTGGTTGACATTTAATAGAAAAATGAATAACCCACAAGAAAATCAAATATCAGAAACTCAAAAAAATGTATGGCAATTGCAAGAGCATTGATAACACATACAGATTCAAAGTTTCTAATCGCACCATTAAGTGGTAAAAGATATATCAAAAATCCAACTCTTGATTTGTTCTTAATTTTGGAAGGAAAAACCTTAAGTATTACCAACCACGTATATCATTATGACATTGTAATAAGTGATAGAAATTATGATAGATTAACCAAAATGTATGATGGCAAAGTTGAAACAATACGTCAAGAATATGAAGATGAAGTTATGTCACAAATTGTTCACTCCTTGGATATAATCATTGAAAAAGTCAAAACTATTTCTTCTTAGGTTTATAAGAAGTCATAGTGGGCTTGTTACCAGTTCCAATTTTGGGGTCTTTTTTTTCAGCCCTACGTTTCTGAGCACAAGCCGATTTCTTCTCAGAATCTGACATCTTACCCGCAACTCCAGCCGCTCTACATTTAGGGTAACTCTTGGTGTCAGCTTCACTCCTTCCACAAGGTGGATGTTTACCATCAACCTTTCTACATATATTAACCCAAGGTCCTTTAGGTTGTGATGACCCCTTGGGTTTTTTCTTTGTTCCAAACCAAACAGCCAAATCCTCATTTATTGTATGAACATCGTGAGTATCCATATCCATATCATTGGTATTTTTTTCCCAAACACCAACTTTCTTTTTTATATTATGTTTTAAAGTACTTTTAACTTTTTGTTTGTTAACTTCAGAATCAACAAATTCTGTAAATGGGGCGGTTAATTTTTGTTTCCATTTTTTCATTCCCAATTCAATTGGACCTGTATATACTCCAGCACTTGTACTTGTATCAATTTCATTTAAATACCAAACTTTAAGAGATTCAGTTAAAATAGGAGCTTCCTCATATTTCCACTCATTTATTCCCATTGTAAATGGTTTTAACATTTCTTTTAATGGTGGTCTCTTTTCATCGTGACCTAGAAATGGATTAATTACGTCACCATCGTCATCATTTCTAATAGGATGATTCTTGGCATAGATTGAAGCTTTTTTTGCATTGGATTCAATTTTTTTGATATCTTTTTTTGGTGTACTCATTTTACCATCATAAGAATCTGTAGCTAATTGTTGACTATAATATTTAGAGACTGGTGTATTAAATGGATTTAATTGAGTCTTATCAAATATTCTTTTTCCTGACCTAAGTGGGGGTACAAATGAACCTCTACTACCAGTTAAATTACTTGTAGCCTCTTTTATAATTTCTTGTTTGATTTTATCTACAATTTGTCTTATCATTATAATATCATTATATACAAATAAATATCTATGGAACAAGAAAAATTATTCGGAAAACTATTTAATTCAGTCCCACTATTAACTGAAGACCATCTACAAACATTACTTGATGTAATGGATAAAGAACAAGCAATATACCTATTAGTACAAGCCGTAAATTATGCTTATCTAAATGGGGTTTATTCACTTGGTGAAACCGAAGTAATTTCAAAATCAATTAGAATCTTGAGTAAAAATCAACCTGAATAGAATTAAGTTGTCATAGAACCAGCATCTGTTGTTGGGGTATTTCCACCAGTTGTTGTAGTTGATACACCTGTAACTTTTCCTGAACCATCAGTTTGTAATCCAGTTACCTTCTTAGTGTCCAATGGCGCTATTACTGGAGCGGGTAAAGATGTTGTAGTTGCAGGTGCTGCGGGAGTACCACTTTTAGCAGCTTTAACTGCTGCCTCAATTTGAGCAAGAGTACCTTTTCCTAATTGATTATCAGCCGAACCAACATTATATCCTTTACTTATTAAAAGTTGTTGTAATTGTTGAACAGTATAATTGGTTACCGCAGCTGGTGTTGTTCCTGCAGCTGGTGCTGCTCCAGTTGCGGGTGTGGGTGTAGATGTGGGTGCTGCAGCTCCTGCCGCTGGTACTTGTTCAGACAACGTTTTACTTTTATGTAAATTTAATATTTGTTGTCTTTCACTTTCTGTTATGTATAATGATTTCATATTTCTTATTGTTTGTTAGGTAATTTATTAATCATATTGTAAAGGTCATTTATATCTTGTTGAGATAATGAATTTCCTGTTCCAGTTAAACCAGCACTTGTTCTAAGTGATGAAACTTGTTGTGGTGAAATTAGTATTGAACCCATACCAGATACAGGAGCACCAGTTCCAGCAAATCCGCTTGTTGTACTTTGCGTTGTTGGTTTGTCACCTATTTTAATTGTTCCATCAGTACCACAATAATAACTACTCATTTTACCATCAACACCTCTTTTACGACCACCACCATAATATGTTTCACCATTTATATTATAAGCAACCGTACCATCTTTAAGTGAACCTTTTTTTGCGTTTGGATTTGATGTAACACAAGGATAATTTTCCCAACCAACTAATGTTTCTGCTGGTTTTTGTTTTGCAGCTTCTGCGGCTTTTGCTGTTGCTGCTTTAGAAAGTCTAATAGCTTTTGTTAATGGAACTTGTACTGTGTCACTCCAATATTTATCATAATAAATTTCTCTTTTAAGGTCAGCAAGTAAATCTATTTGATATAATTCTTTGTATTCTTTCATAACACCACATAAATCTGGGATAGATGGAATAGTCGCTAATGTACTTTTTATACCAGCTCTACTTTCGGTAGTCGCATAACCACCACCCAAATAATTAGTAGTGTTAATGAGACCATTTAATTTTTCTGCTATGTCCATTAATGGTCCAGCGTCTAATGTTGGTGTACCACCTTTACTACAAACTTCAGTAATAGTTTTAATAAACGCATCTCGATTCATAGTACTAGCTATACCTGATATTAATCCTATTGCTCCACCAATAACGGCACCTGGTATTGCACCAACACCACCAAAATGAGCACCAATAACGGCTCCTGTTTGAGCACCACCTGCCGTACTATAAGCCATACTACCAAGTGATTGCTCATTCATCAAATATTGTTTTCTTGTACTACTTTCGTGTAAATTTAATATTCTATTTTTCTCTTCTTCGTCTAAATAATATAATTTTTTCATAGTTTGAATATTTTTATTATAAATATCTTTAATTACAAAAAAAAACTATAAAATTCTATTACTCTTTTTAATATTCTCAACACCCCACATTGGTTGTAAATTATTCAAAGACCAACACTCTTTAAACTCTTTATCATCAACACTTTCAAATACAAACAATGATATTGGTTTTATATGGTCAATATGCCATTCACCATAATTCTCCCAAGTCATACCATCAGTAAATTGTTTCTCTAAATGTTCTTTTAAATCTAATGCTGAATACCCAACCATATTGAAGTAATTAGAATACTTATCCAATTTGTTCTCTTTTAGAACAATATAGATTGCAGTTCTAAAATTAGATATTAGTTTGTAGATTGGGTCAGTGTGTCTCTTATGTTTTTGGTAGTTACGTTTTTTCTCTCTATGTTTGTCAATGTTCTTTTCCCTCCACTCTTTATGATATTCATTAAGTCGGTCTCTATTTTCTTTTGACCACTCTTTATGATACTCAGTCAATCTTTCTTTATTTTTAATTAGGTATTTTTTATTTGCAATTTTTTTACCTCCTTTAAATTTTTGACCAGGTACACCAACTTTGACATTGTTTTCTTTTAATATACGTAAAACAATATGTTTTTTTATACCTAATTTTTCAGAAATAGATGGACTCCCCAACATTTCATCGTTGTATAATCTGATAATTTCATTAATTGTTTCAATATTTAATTCTATTCGTTTCATATATTATAAATATAATGAATATAAACATTAAATCAATTATTTAATTTAAAAATAAAAAAAAAGAGGGACAAAAAACTTGTCCCTCTCGTCATTTTTTATTAAGATTTACTATCTCAATTCTTGTAAGTCAAATGTTCTAACACCATCAACTGTAATTCTCGCATAGAAGCGGTTGTTCACCATTTTTTTAGCGTATCTAGTCATAATACCCTTGATAGGAGTAAAGTTGAATGGATTATACATTGTTGGAGTTAATTGAAGTGGAACATACGGAGCGTAGATGTAACCAGTATCAAGAAGTGAAGTACCTTTATGTCCGATTAACACTTGGTTAGGTGGGAAGTAAGGGTCACGATATACTTGGTATCTACCAGCTAATGTACCTACTCTTTCAATACCCATGTTGTATTGGTCTTGCTCAGGAGAAGCATTTGATACGTGGAAGTATTCCAAGTCATCAAAGATTGCAGAAACCTCAGAAGAAACAACAATCCAGTTAGCACCACCTCTAAGAGTTGATTTGTGGATTTGAGCTGAAAGTTGGTTGATAGCTGTAATCAACGTTTGATTCCAGTCTTTTTGAGTGTAAGAAGTTGTTTGAGCAATTCTTCTCCATCCGTTGTAATCCCATCTCAAGTTCCAAGCTGCACCTTTTCTAAGGTCACGAAGGATTTCTCTATCGATTTCAGCTGCAACTTGCTCAGAAAGAAGAGCAGTTAATTCAGCTTCAGCATCGATGTTATGGAATGCCGCAACGTCTTGAGCTAACTCAGGAGACCATTGAGCTCTAAGTTTTCTTTCAGAAACAGAAACAGTAACTGATTCAAGGTCGAAAGAAACTTCACCGATTTTATCTTCGAATTCAAGTTCTTCGTATCTTCTCCAAACAGCTGTAAATGAATCAGCAGAAGAAGCTGAGAAAATAGTTGTTCCAGTGTAACCATCTAAAGAAGAATCACCACATGTTGCACAAGCAGGACAAGATAAGTCAACTTCTAAATAGATACAACCATTTTGGTCACAAATACTATCATAAGAACCACCATTTGCGTTAGGAGAAGCTCCGTTGAATGTAGTTTGAACTCTTGTTGATGTTGGGTTAACAATACCTTTACCATATTGTTGTGTTACAAGTCTAAATAATAAGTTTGGATAAGTCTCAGTACCAATACCCATAGTATCACAAGTGTTAGTATCGGCTGAAATAGTATTTCTAACGATTTTAAGGTCGGATAAGAAAGTTTCAGAATCAACCTCAGCACCATCAGGTCCGATAAGTTTACCATAACCAGGATAAGTACTCCATCCACAAACTTTCATAATCATTTTTCTTACATTTGGAGTAGTTTCAGTGATTTCATAATTTTCTAAAGCACCATTAGACCATTTCAATAATGAAGTATCTTGAGTAATAGCAGTCCAACGACCTTTAGAGTAATCAAATAAACCACCAGGTTCTAAACCAGGTTCGCTACCTTCATAGAATAAATCGTAAAGGTTTTTAGTGAAAGAACCTGAACCAATGTAACCTGCGTTAGGGTTACCAGGGTAGTTACCAGGACCACCTACAGGTGAATAATGCTCTCCCGAATAATCTTGTGAACCATTAGGTCCTGTAAATGTCGCACCAGAATAACCTTGGATTTTAGGTACGAAGTAGAACAATTTACCGATAGGTAAGTTCATAGCTTGTACAGATACGATATCGTTAGCTAACAATTTAGAGAAAACTCTTCTTACGATAGGGAATACAACAGTTTCGAATGAACCAGATGACCCATCAGAAGTTGCTTCGTTAATAAGGTGAGAAGCTTGGTTTTCATATAACTGAGCTACGTTTTCTTTTAGGTGGCCTTTAAGACCTTCAAGGAATCCTAATCTATCCCATTTGTTAATAGTATCTTCTTTGATAACTTTAAGGTGTTTCAAACCAATGTTACCAACAAGACCGCTTTCTAATAATGCTCCCATTTTGTATTTGTTTTGTTTTTTTTTTTGGTTTATTTTATTTTAATTTTGACATCAAATCCTTCATTCTCAAGAATTGAGGATTTTCGTAAGTTTTTGATTCAATCAAATTAACTGCTGAACCTGTTGATGGTGATTTTTGTATTGTTCTTTCAACAGATTCATTAACTTGTTGAGTCTTAGTGTTTGATAATTCGTCTTTAATTACTTTGTAAAGATTTTTAGATTCTTTAAGAGTTTCTACACCATCAAATCTTTTTAGAATGTTAACTTTTTCTTGTTTTGAAGTTGAATGTTCAGTAAATAATCTAGTTGCGTACGCCAAGTTTGAATTGAAGATTGCAACTTCATTAAGTTTATTTCTAAAAATGTTTAATGCTTTTCTGTACTCTTCATTTTTTTCTCTAAGTAAATTTAATTCTTCTGTTTCAACAGATTCTTTTCTGATGTGACGAGGTGCTGCTTTTGGTTTTGGTAGACCTTCTCTTCCCCAATATTTTCCATTACCTAAAGTACGTGAAGCTTCTTTGGTTTCAACCTTTTTAGGTTTTGTCATCATACCTTCTTTTGTCTCTTTAGACTTTGTAGGTTTCTTAGTGAATTCACCATCAAAACTTGGAGAATCAGATTTATAAATATCCTTTTTAGGACCTTTACCCATACCAATACCTTTAGTACCTTCTTTTTGTTTAGGTTGTTTGAAATCAGTAGTTTGTTTAGGGAATTTGAATTTAGAAGCAGAACCCATACCCATTCCTTTTGGTTTTCTTGATTTTTTAGATTCCATCATAAATTCTTCGTCACCTTCATAAAATTCTTCATCCATAGCTCCTAAATCTTCGTAATCAGAATCGTCTTCAATTTCTAATTCGTAGATTGTTCCTTCACTAAATTCTTTTTCGAAAACACTTTCAATGTCAGATTTATCCATTTCAAACTCATCATCCATTTCATATAACTCGTTATCCATTTCATAGACTTCATCATCCATTTCATATAACTCGTCATCCATCTCATATAAGTTTTCATCATCCATCTCATATAAGTCTTCATCAAACTCGTCCATACCTTCACCAACAATCATATATTCTTTTTCATTGTCTTTTAGGTTTATGTTACCCGCGTTATCTTTGGTAACTACGATTTCATCTTCAGGACTTAATAGTTTGAAAACTTTAAGAACTTGTGAAGTTGGTTGATTTGTGAGGTCTATTGTATCCACCTCCATATTAGGTTCTGACATATCCATTTCATCTTCTTCCATGCCCATTTCATCGTCTTCTATGTCCATTTCATCATCTTCCATTTCCATTTCATCGTCTTCAATGTTCATTTCATCGTCTTCTATGTCCATTTCATCACCTTCTTCATCTTCAATCTCTTCATCGTCTTGTTCTTTGAGAGATTCTTTTACCAAATCTTTGATTTCTTGTCTCATAGTAGAGGCAAGTATTCCTTTTGCATTTTCAGCAACAGCTTCTTCCAAATTTTTCATTTGTAGTATTGCTTCTTCAACTAATGATTTTTTTTCTGTCATTTTGTTTTTTTATATATAAATATGTTAATTTTTTAAAAAAATCTTTTGTGGTGTATTTCACACACACAAAAAATTTGTTTTTACGTTAACAATAAATATCATAGTATTGATAAAAAAAATAAGGATACCCAAAATGGATACCCTTATTTTAAAATTTTCTTGTTTTAGTTACTCAATTACTTCATCTATTTTACTTTCTACAATAGCTGTAATTCTCCAATCCATTGTATAGTGTTCATAAATTTTTGTAACTTTTGCTTCAACATCGGTTGGATTGTAGCCCATAACTAATTTCTCAAGTTTAATTTTCTTTACTTTACCTGAGTCTTCGTCAACTAAATCTTCAGCAATTTTTGCTACGAAATATTTTTGTCCATCTTCCATTTTTTAAAAATTTTTTTTGGTTTAACTTAATAACCCAAATAATCGTTTAATCTTTTCATTAAGTCAAGTGATTTGTTACCAAAGTCTCCAACATTTCTTTCCATTGCAACTCTTTTGTCTTCTTCCAAGTTTTCTGAATACATATCTCTATCTTCTTTGTTTAAGAAAAGATATGCCCCAGGTGTTGATGGTGAAGAAACCAAGTCAAAACAAATTAATTCAAAATCATCTTGAACCTCATTTTGTTCCCCAACCTTTTTTAATGAACCAACACCACGGGAAGATATACCAAGGGTTACACCTTGTCTTAAATAATTTGCGGCCATATCACCCTTAGTTGAAACAATTCCTCTCTCGTGGAATCCTGGTGATGTCAACAATTTAAGTTTACCCATCAATATTGGACCTTCCCACCATACTTCTGTGATAATATGAGAAACTCTATCTAAATCAATTAAAGAAGATTCAGGGTGGTTCAATTCGGAAAGTGAAGTCCCTTTTTGAATCATTTTTTTATAGTTCTCAGCTTCCCTTTTTAATATTTTTTCAGGGTAAATTCTACCATTACGATTTGGTGTATTGTATTTTTGTAATACGGCATAAAATTCAAATGGTTTAGAATGGTCTAAAAAACTTTTTTGTTCCATTATATAGGAATTCATTTCAGTTTTTGGTGATACCCATCCATCATTTTCTATTAAAATACCTTTACCTACTTCACCAGGTTTAATTAATCTCAAATTCATCTTTTATTTTTATTAATAAATATTGATGAATTGTCAATTATTAAATAATTTCGTCAATTATACCTTTTTTAGTTAAACTGAATGTGAAATATGGATTATTATTAAAGTTTGATATTATTATTTTTTTTGATAAATCCTTAAGATTATCTCTAAGGTAATTTGATTTGAAATCCAAATCTTTCTCTTCTAAGAATAAATTTATTTCTAAATTTAAGAATGATTTTTTATTTGGGGTTAACCCACTTGCACGTAAGTCTAAATCAACTATAAAATTCTTTTTAAATGTTTTTGTATTAATATTGTTGAAAATTGTATGTTTAATTTGTCTAGATAGATTTAATACTATTCGTTCCCAATTCTCAAGTTCTTCTTTGGGTTCAACCCAAGTTTGTAAATTTAAGTAAATTGATTTTAGTTCAAATGAATCTGTTGTACCATACATTACTTTAGTTGTCTTAAACCCTTGAATTTTTGACGTTTTACCTTTTTTCATTCATAATTTTTTTTATTATTTATTTTTTAGTAAAAGAATAAATAATTATATATTAATAGTCAAAAAATAATTTTCCAAATAAAATTTATGTTAATAGTAAATGTAGATAATAAAACACCTATTGAAAAAGCCTTAAAACTTTTCAAAAGTAAAGTCATCAAAACTAAATTGATGACTGAATTAAAAAATAGGAAAGAGTTTACAAAGAAATCTGTAAAAAACAGAAATCAGGTCAATAAAGCTATCTATGTACAAAAATACAAAAAAGAGGATAACGATTAAAGATTTTCATTCAAATCCTTCAATTTGAAAAAAGTCAATTTATCGTATTTTTCATTTTTTATTTTTGTAATGGTTTCATCTATTTTAGATGATGTTTCATTGTCTGATACTTTTTGGTGATTGGTAAGTTTTCCAATCACTTGTTCTTTTATTGTGTTATATTCTTGTTCTAATGTATTATCATCCTCAGATAATAATTTAACTAATTCTTTTTTACTACCTTCATCTAAGGTATTCAAATAGTTATTCAATGTTTTGTTAGCCAATTTAATCATTGAACTTACTGGGATATTAATCACCTCATTTTGTTTTTTCTCAGTCTGAGTTAAAGACTCAGTTAGAATTTGTTTACTTTTGATTTTACTCTCAAGTTTCAAAATGTCAGTTGAGAAAACATTATCAATATTTTCGTAAGTATTCTCAACTGAAATTCCATCCAACCAATAATTTAATTTTTTTAAATCATTTGATTTAATTTTATTAATTAGATTTTCGTAAATAGTTATTGAACCATTGATATAATCATCAACAATTTTTTTATCAATATTTTTCTTTGAACTTAATTCATCGTACAAATAAAACAATTTACTCAATGTTTTATTTTCCAAAATATTTTTTTTGAAATATTTCATTTCTTCCTTAAAAAGAATTTCATTTTTGAAAGATTCTGTTAAAACGTAATCTATTTTTGATTTAATAATTCCGAATTTCATAGTTGTTTTTTTATATAAATATTAGTCATCTATTAGTTTACTCAAATGTTTCTCAATTTCACCCAAGTAATTTCTTGCTTTAGATAAATCAATAAAACTTTCTTCATCTAAAAAATTATCACTTTCTAATAATATTTTCATATTATCTTTCTTTTCACTCTCAGGTAATCCTGTTGGTTCGCCACCTGGAGGTGGAGGTGCTCCTCCAGGAGGTGGTGGTGTTGCAGCTCCGCCACCTGCAGTAGTACCACTTTTTTGAGTGTATAATTTATCAATCATATCAAACACACCTGTTTTAGTTATGATTGTCGCAGTATTCGTAAGTTCAGCATCAACAGCTTTTTCAATTCTTTGTTGTTGTAAATCATTTTTAATTTCTTCATCAGAGAAACCTAAGATATGTTTTTTAGCCCAAGTTATTGATGTTGGTGCAGTACCACCAATAGGTGTAACACATTCTTTGTATAATGCAATTTTTTCTTTCCAAATATCAATTTTTAATAAATCAGCTTGACTAGATGGATTAGTTAGACTTAAAGTGAAATTATTTAATTCGTCTTCAAATCCCAATAAAAACAAATGTATAATGGCAATTTTATTCAATTCGGCCACCATTGATTTTTGTATTCTGTTAATTGTTCTTGCAAAACGAATATCAATTAACGATAAATTTTTACCATCACCAACTGGTTCTTCAAAACCTAAGAATGCTTTTGGTACACGAAGAGCGGTTAATAATTTCTTTTGGATATATTCAATATCAGCAATTTCACCTAAATTTGTTCCACCCGCCAATGTTTCAATTGGACTACCTTGTGCTGGGTCTCTTACAGGAATAAAATAATCTTGGTCAACCGCCATTTGATTGAATCTCATATCCACATTACCTGTCTGAGAGTCCACAACTTGACTACGTTTGAATTTGTTAGCAACACGTTGTACATAAGCTTCAACATCCTTATCATCCATATTACCAACAAAAACTTTGAATACCCTTCTCTCAGGTGCACGTGAAGTTCTATAAATTAACATAGCATCTTCTGATAACAATAATTGTTTCCAAATACGCCTTGCTTTCTCTAACATTGATGTGCCATATGGAAGTTTTCTATCATCACCCAATAAACGGAAGTGAGCAATTTCCCAAGAATTAAACTCCATATCCTTTGCTTTCCATTTGAATCTTAGACCTTTGTTTTCGGCTGGTTCATCAACATTTTGTCTACTTGCTTGTGCGGGCATACCTCGTTCCAAACGTTCAATTTCAATGTTTGGTAATTGCATACAACCAACAATTCCTTTGTCAGGGTCAAGTTTCAAATAAACAAAGTTATCACCATACTTACAAGTGTTTCTTGTCCACATAGGTAAGTTTGTATTAATATCTAAAACATTGTTGAATAAATCAGCTAAGATACCCTTGATACGTTTTGATTCAGAATATATTTGTAACATATAACCATCTTCATCAACAGTTGTTGATTCTTCACCATATATGTCCAATGCGGCAGATATTTCGGGTGTGTTATGTGAGAATATTGAATCTGTGGCGAAATTCTTGTAACCAGGTACAGTTAAATCATAAACGGGTACAATACCATAAGGTTCTACTGAAACAACTTTGTGATTTAATTGTAGTTTATCATTCTTTGTTCTTGCTGTTGAATATATTGATTTTTGAATACCGTACGCTTCTAAGAATGTACTCCAGTCTTTATAACCATTTGCAACAATATCTCTTTGTAGTTTTCTATAAGAAACATTTAATTCCTTAGCAGTACCTTTTAATGTTTTAATTTTACGAGCAGTTTCTATAATATTATCCCATCCTATTTTGATATAAGCTGGATTATTGTTACCACTTCTTCTTCCAGCCCAAACCAATTTACCTTTTCTTTTTGCAACCTCAGACATTTTTTGTCTATATTGAGGATTAGACCATAGTTTCTCATTATTTAATCTTGTGTGATACGCTCTATGTTCTGATATAGTCATAATCTGTAGATTTTCTGGTAAATTATTTTTACCATTAAAATCAATATGATGAACTTCTTCATCTTCTTTCACTTTGGTGTCATAAAACCATTCAGCAATAAGATTGTGTTCAGAAATCCACCCATTGTGTCCTTCATCAGAATTACAAGTGTAAACCCAATTATATTTTTCATTATTATAGAATGATTTACGATAAAAAGGCAGCATTGAGTCATTAGGTTTTAAATTCATAACCCTTTCAAACGAACCATCTCTTTTCATAAATTGATGTTCCCAAGTTGCAATAATGTGAGACCCATCGTCAAAAGTAATTTTGTAGGTCATTTCATCACGAGTGTAATGAGCATTTCTTGCTAAAGCTGGGACAACTTTTTTTAAGTTATGGTCATAAGCATAAGTTATAAATTCATAATCCCTACCCTTATCAGCCAATTCTTTGATTGTGATAAACCCGTTAGGTGTTGCGATTTTTGTATCCCCATGTATACAATATTCCATAGATTCGTAATCATAAAATGATGCCAATCTTGTTGGTTCATAATATACGGCTTGAGTGTATAAATTACCTTCAATTTTTGTCCATTGATTTGCTAAATAGAATGTTTGTTGAGCTTGAAGTAACTCTTTCTCATATTCTTGTTTTGACGTGGTTCTTAATAATTCTTTTTTATCAAACTTATATGTTGGATAATCTTGATTTAATAATGCGTTAGGACCAAACGCGTGAGATAACCTCTGCCAAACTGTTAAATTTTTATTATTTTCTTCCATAAAATTAATTTAAAGCCTACTGATAATAACTAAATAGTTAACTATCAATATTCGAATTGTTCTGTTTGATTGTGGGTTTGTCTTGGGGTTGAATTTTCACTGACGCAATTCCTTGACCAGGTACATTTAATTTTGAACCTGCCAATATTTTGTTACCTTGTCTTTTTCTTATTACTAAACCCATATTCTTTTTATTTATAAATATTATCTTCCACCAAATAACCAAGAATATTTCATATAATCCTCTTTTGAAACATTTTGATTTCTTTGATTGATTCTATCGTGTCCATATGGTATTACTGGGTTAAATTCTATTTGTTTATTAACTTCTTCGTTGTTACTTACAGACCAAGATTCCAACATTGCTTTAGTATGTTCAGAGACCTTTTCCAAACTAGTAAAGGATGATTCCGCAACATATGTTGCCATTGCTACTGACATAATTAAGTCATCATGTTGTCCTTTTTGGTGGTCAGGTCTTCCGTTAACATATACAAAAGTATTCATTTCATTGAACAATCTCATACTATAAATCTTAAACTCGTGTCTCATTGCTTCCTCAAATGAAGCAATAATTTGAACTCGTTTATTATTAAAATTTATACCAGGTATTTTTTCTAAAGCTTTTGGGTCATATTTCCATTTGTTTGCAACATCAACACCATCCACATATAAATTCTTATAACCCATTTCTTGGAGTTTTCGTGATGTTGAAACTCCCATACCACCAGTTATATCTATTACAATAAAACAATTGTACATATTACCCCACTTATAACATATTTCGGCCATTGTATCGGGTGGTAATTTCCCAACATATTCAGCAACTTGTTCTCGTGTATCAAAATCAATAATTTGGAATGAACTAAAGTCTTCACTATCCCCTCTACTGACATCCACACCCATTACATATTTGTGACCAATAACTGGTTCTTTCCAAATCCATAAAGAATTACCAATCATTTTATTTTGGGGTTCTTTAATCATATTTTCTTTTACTCTTTGCATTAAAAGAGAATCAAATACATTATCACCTGAACCCAAAAAATTACATTCCAACTCTTGAGAAACTTTTCTCTTATCATATTTCAATTTCTTTACCATTCCTTCAAACCAAGATGAGCAAGGTTTGTAACCTGAATCCATCATTAATTTTAATTCATCGTAATTTCTTTCTTCAAATGGAATACCTTCCCAACTTACAATACTTTCTTTAGGATATTCATCTTTGTTTAATAAATAATGAATGGTATCTTGTGTTTTAATTAGATATAAATCTTTTGTATATCTTGGGTCTCTAAACCAATACATTTCAGAGATTTTGAAATCATTCATTCCCCTACTTGCTTGGTTATATATTTCATAATAAATTGGGTCATAACCATTTGGTGTTGAAACTACAATAACTTTACCCCCAGTTGATAGTGAGGCCATACAAGCCGCCCAAAAGTCTGAATCCGCGTCAATAAATGCTGCCTCGTCAAACACTAGGATTGTTGGTGTAAAACCACGAAGAGCATCCTTTGAGGTTGCCACAGCTTTCACTTCACATCCGTTATTTGTCTTGTAATGTTTTTGTGAATTTTTATCAGATGAAAAATCAATACCAACCCAACTTGGCCATTGACTAATAAACATTCTTATTTTATTAGCCATCTCCATTGATGTATCCAATTTGTTGGCAATAATCAAAATCTTTTCTGGTTTTTGTTTTTTTGCAAAAGCAATTCTTTTTGATATCCAAGCCGCAGTTACTGTTGATACCCCCGCTTGCCTGTATTTCAATGCAATATTTTCATTGTAATTTTCATAGTCATCTAATAATGATATTTGGTCAGGAAATAACTCTAATGGTACATACTTTGACACAGTATTATCATAGGTTTCCAGATATGTTCTTAACGCGTATGGGGTATCTCTCATACACTTCACATATTCCATCATTACTTGTTCTTTTGTTAAACTCATAAATTGTATTTAATATAAATATAAAAACCCCCACTTATTTCTAAATGGGGGTTTTAATTATTTTAATCTTCATCGTAATCAACATCATCTAACCAACTTAAATCATCCTCGACATCTTCATCATCTTCGTCTTCATCGCTTTGAGGTTGTATTCTTTTTTCAGACTTAATTAATTCATCATAGTTAGGCCTTTCAATTTTAGGAGGATTCTTTTTAATAGTATCAACAATCATTTGAGAAAATTTTTCGAATTTAGCCATTGCCGCAGATTTACCACTTAAAACACCATCGTACATAATTTCATTAAATAACTTTGGATTATCGTTTGCTAACTTATTAAATTGAGTTTGTATTGCACTATCCATCCAAGTTTCATAATCATCAATTAATTCACCCCATAAAAATCTTAACTTTGAACTGATTTCTCTACCAGTAATCATATTTTTAATTTCATGTTTATGAATGTCTGTTACTTTTGTCAAAGTGTTATTAACATCCTTATCTTTAGGTAAATAAAGAAGTGAATTAAAATACCTTCCAGCTTTATATAATTCGTGCATCAATAAGGGAAAATTTGGTGCCTCAACATTAATAATCCAATTACCTGGATTTCTTTGGTCAGGAACAACATCAGCATAAGCTATTCTATTTGTTGTTCTTTTTGCCATTTGTTCCAAACTTTCTAAATTATCATTGTAGTATACAGTGGCAGCATTCTCAAATGTTTTATACTTCTCAACTAATTGTGGGTCTAACTGATTTAATTGTGATTCAACTTCCTTGTACATATTAAACCCTTCAGCCCAAGCACTTCCTTGAGTTGTTGCATTTATGAAATTTCTCGCTTTAACTCTTTCATCAAACAAAGGGTCAACTTCTTTTGCCTTTTCTATATATTGTGGTGTAATAGTTTGTGTAGTTGTTCTTGGATTAATCCTCGTTGAAAAGTTTACATTTAATGTAAGTGTCCCATTATCAATTCTTTCTTTTATTTTTGGAAATCTTGAAAAAAATAAAGCTTTTGACAAGTTCAACAACTTGTCATAGTGTTGAGATTCTAAATGAGGTAAGTAATTTAATAACTCACCTAACCAAGTATCTCCACTTTCTTCTTTTGCCTTTTGATATTTTCTATTTTGAGCTGCTAAAATTTTTTCTTTAGCTTCTTGACTTAAGAAATCATCAACTGGAGCTTCATACAATAAAATTTTCATTATTAGAATTTTCTATATTTAATTGGTTTGTAAGTTGATTCATCCATACGATTCATTTTTTTATCAAAATCATATTTGAATTTATCTAAAAAATCTTTTTTTCTTTTTGCTTGTGGTTCAGGGTTTACATCAGGACTAGGAACAATTGGTTCATCTTCATCAGGTGTCCACTCTGGTGTTGTATCAGGTTCTTTTGGTTTAATTTTTGGTTCTTTAATACCAGGTTCTAACACACCAGGTCCGCTCATTCTTAATCTACCCATTTTACCTCTCGGTCTTGGTGTACCATCATCTTCATCTTCATCTTCATCCCAATTAGGTTCACCTTCAGTACGGTCAGGCACTATTGGTAAATCTTCAGTATAGTCAGGTCTATGTTTACGTCTTGGTACATCAGTTTCCGTATCTGACATAAAATCAAATTCTTCCTCCATATTACCCACATAAAAATCTTCATTCAAACCTTTTTTACGTTTGATTTCAGATTCAATTAATTTTAATAAATCTCTCTTTTTCATAGTTGGTCTTAAATTGTTTTCTACAATTTTATTTATATGTTTTTTAACAAATTGTTCTTTAGTTAAAGAATTGATTGTTTTACCCATAGCATTGTTTGCGTACACACTTGCAACTTTATCAAAATAATTTGCCATTGTAAACTCCTCATTCGTTTTTTTCTTTTTGTATTTTACAGTCTTTTCAGGATGTTTTTTTTCTGGCATTTTTTCATATTTTTTCTTTGATGTACTCTTTGAAAATTCTTCGGCCATTTTACACCACTTACAATCTTTATCCTTACATTTGTTACAACGTGCCCAAAATAATCCTTGTTGAGCCTTAGATTCAAATTTTTCATCAATTTCTTCAGTTTCGGTTACAGGTTTCCCACTTGTTGGTGTAACTGTCGCTACACCACCTTGATTAGTAACTTTTACATTATTGATATCTACTTCACCCCCAGCAGGTATTTTATAAGCAGTTGTCGCTGGTATATTTACTTTTTGTACATTAGCTGATGCAGCTTGTTCTTTCGTCTCTTTTCTCTTCGACACTTTCTCAAAAAGAAAATTAATTTTACTTTCAGTCAATGATGAAATAAACTCAGGTTTAAACCCATTATCTAACAACATACCAATTTTTTTATTAAGATTCATATTGTACTTTTCTTTCAAATTCTAATACGATGTCTCTTTCGTATAGTTTATTTTTCACATCTTCAATTTTATCACCAAATCTGAAAACCAATCTTTTTTGTTTGTCAAAATTCACACTTTCAGATTCATTTTCCCACGCTAATGCAATTACATCATCCATTCCATCAATCATTGAAAATATATCAGAATTTTGTAATACTTCAAAATCCAAACTATTTTTTAACAATCCTACTTTTGTTACAAGTTCTATTTCAGGTGGTGATGGATATCCATTAGCGGGTTTACTATCCCAAGATTCACCCCACACACCTTCCAAACTTTCTGAGAAAATAAATTCATATAAATTTTCTCCTTTGTAATTTTGACCTAACTTATTAACGTAAATCAATAAACTCATAAAATTTCTCCATTTGGACTTACTCTAATTCTTCTATCGTTCATTTCAAAAACTAAATGACCATATTTATTTTTTCCTAAAAATTTTGAGTTACCATATTTTTCGTATAATTTAACTGATTTTACTTCTTGTTTAAATGATTCAGCTAAATTTTGAATTCTATTGATTGTTTTATCTTGTTTTTTTGATGACTCATTAACAAAATATTTACTCAAAACCTTGTCAACTTTTGATTCGGTAAATAGACTTTCAATCATTTCTTCCATTTTCTGTACATGTCTATTCTTTCTCGCACCATGTGTACGATATTCTGCCATTTCACCACCTTCAGGTGCTGGTGGAGGAGTTGTCATTTCATCACCAGGTGCGGGTATTTCCTCACCACCTTCAGTCATTTCATCACCCATTTCAGGTTCAGTCATTTCCTCACCTTCTTCACCTTCAAATTTTGCCATTATTTCATCCAAATCTTCATCATCCAAAGATGATAAATCAAGTGCAGATAATACTGAATTAATAACATATTTAGTATCTTCAGAAGTCATTTCATTTTCTTCGTCAGCTAAAAAAGCTCTAATTTTTTGAGCCAATTTACCTGTTGCTTTTTGAACTGATTTCATAGTTACAGCTTCCTCTTCATCTTCGTCACCTTCATCATCCATAGGGGGCATTTCAGGTTCTGGCATTGGTTCTTCAACAGGAACTTCAGGTTCTGGTGCGGGAGCTGGTTCAGCGGGCATTTCAGGTTGTGGTGCTACAGGTGCTGGTGCAGGTGCTGTTTCTTGTTCATCCAAATCTAAAACGTATTCCATTTGTTCACTTTCATTGAACAATGAAATATTTTTAATTTGACCCTCATTTAAATTTATTTCTTTAGTTATTAAGTTTAATCTCTTCAATGCTTGTGAATATGATGGATAAAATCTTCTATTTTTAATAGGTTCAATATATTCAGCAGTTGATTCGAATAAACCTTTCTTAATTACATAACCAGTTTTTTCTTTAACAATGTGATAAGTATTACCATCAGCTAAAGTCTTTTTATATTCGTCAGATGAGTTTTCATTAATTGGATTTGGAACATTTAATCTATAATTAGAAATTTCCATAATTCTTCTAATCTTATCAATTCCATCCAATTTTTCACTACCAATAGGTTTTAATTTTCCCATAATTTTTTTGTTTTTATAATATAAATATACAGAATTATTTAATTCTTTAATTTTTCATCTAAAGAAAGTTTTTTATCAATAATATCCATAGGGATATTATATAATTTTTCAATATAACCATTTCTTCTCAAAACTTTAAACACTAAATTTTCCAATCCTAACTCACCACCTTTATTCAAACCACTAACTCTATATTTCTTTAATTTATCTTTAATTACTTTCACACTATTACGAATAGTTTCAATGTCTTCACCATTCAAATGTTTTATTAGATTATCAATTAAACGCATCCATTTTTTTGCGTTTTTAATAATCTCACTCTTTTCTACTTTGAATTTTTCTTTTTGGGGTTTCTTAATCCATTCATCATTTAATATTGAATATAATCCACCACTAATACCTTTAACATCGTTGTCCTCAACAAAAACTTCAACATCAAATCCAAACATTTTTAAATTTCTTTTTTGATTAAAAACTATCTTTTTTAAATCAAAATATTCAACGTAAACATCTTTCATTTCTTTTGGGAACTGATTATAATCTACTAATATATGTAAATCCACATCTGAATATTCAGACCAATTATAGTTTGCGATTGAACCTGTTACAATGATGTCATCAATTACAACATCCAAACCAAAAGAATCAATGAATTGATATGCTATTTCCAATAAGTTCTGTCTGACTTTTGGATTCATTTTTTGATTCTCACCTAACCATATTTTTGGTTGGAGAGTATTTTGTAAATTAAAACTTGATATTACTTTATTTAAACTTTCCATTATTGATAAATATTTGTGTTTCCACAATAATTATATCAATTTTTTGTACTGATAAGTTTTAGCGATTTTGGAATTGAAAAACTTACCTTGGGATTCAGACATTCTGAATTGAGTATAGACTTGATGAGGTACATTTTCATACAAATATCTTAGTCCGTTGTTAAATTCCACAACTAATTCTTTTGATTCAGTATCAAATTCTGTTTTTCTAATATTACTTGATTGTATTTCATTAATAATTTTAGAACCATTAATTTCTTCTCTTAAAATTGCCATATTTTTTTGATTTAAAAAACCCCTCGTAATTGAGGGGTCAAATTTAATTAATTTTTTTTAATTCATCTCTAATTTCAATTGCTCTTTCAAAATTTTGTTCCTTAATAGCAATTTCCATTTCTTTTTTCAAATCCATAACCTTAGATGAATTATTTTCCATTTGTTTAATTCTATCTCTAAGTTTTGCAGCTTCTTCAAATTCTTGAGATTTAATACATTGTTCTAATTTATTCTTTAAATCCTTTAAAGAATTTTCACCAACTTCTTGTTCTTTTGGATTTATAATAAAACTAATGGATGTAAAAAAACCATCGTTATTTTTTCTAACTGAATCTCTGATTTTTTTTATTTCATCAGATAAATTTTCATTATTTAATCCTTTAAAAAATCCATCCATTGATGTGGATTGTCTTTGATTTTCACCAAAAATTTCGTTTACAATTTCTTCAAATCTTTTATAAAATTCTTTCTTATTCATAAATATTTTTTTTATAAGTTTATGTTTCTTCATTTTATACCAAATATATACCAATTGAATTTATAATCAATAATGTCAGGTTCAAAAAATTAATAACTGACAATTTGTCATACCCACATAGTTGAAAATACCATTTTTTAATTTATATTTAATCAAAAAAAGTTATGACAGAATCAAAAGATGGAGATTACTCAACAAAAGGTAAAGGTGATACCCCAGTATTAAATAACTTCGCAAAGGATTTAATCAAACTTGCCGAAGAAGGGAAATTAGACCCCGTGGTAGGTAGAGATAGAGAAATTACAAGAATCGCCCAAATATTATCAAGAAGAAAAAAGAATAACCCAATCATAATAGGTGAACCTGGTTGTGGTAAAACTGCAATAGTCGAAGGTTTGGCCTTAAAAATATTGAATGGAGAATGTCCAAGAAATCTAATGGATAAAAGAATTATGTCCTTGGATATGACATCAATTGTTGCTGGAACAAAATATCGTGGACAATTTGAAGAAAGAATGAAAGTTATTATTGAAGAACTACAATCTGCCCCAAATATAATTCTCTTCATTGATGAAATACATCAAATAGTTGGTGCTGGGAATTCATCAGGTTCATTGGATGCGTCAAACATTTTTAAACCAGCTTTGGCGAGGGGTGAAATACAATGTATTGGAGCGACAACATTGGATGAATATAGAAAGAATTTTGAAAAAGATGGTGCATTAGAAAGACGTTTTCAAAAAGTAATTGTTGACCCTTCTACAAAAGAAGAAACTTTACAGATTTTAATTAATGTTAAAGAAAAATATGAAAATTATCATAAAGTAAGTTATAGTGATGAGATTCTAAAACTTTGTGTTGATTTGGCAGAAAGATATATCACAGATAGAGAGTTCCCTGATAAGGCATTTGATATTATTGATGAGGTTGGGGCAAGAAGTCAAGTGGAAATAAAAATGCCTAAAATTATTGAAGATTTAAAACTTCAGGCATTAGATATTAAACAACAAAAGATTGAAGTTGTTAAAAGTCAAAACTATGAATTGGCAGCAGATTTACGAGATAAAGAAACAAAGATACTGGATAAATTAGAATCCGAAAAGAAAAAATTTGAGTCTGATTTATTAACCAAGAAGAAAGATATTTCATTTGATTTGGTATATGAAGTTGTATCTAATATGACTAAAATACCAGTATCAAAAATGAACTCAGATGAAACAAATAAACTTTCATCATTGGCTGATAACCTATCATCCAAAGTCATTGGTCAATCTGAGGCAGTATCAAAAATTGCCAAATCAATCCGTAGAAATAGACTTGGTATTAAAGACCCAAGTAAACCTATAGGTTCATTTATTTTCTTAGGGTCAACTGGTGTGGGAAAAACATATTTAGCAAAACAATTGGCCAAAGAAATCTTTGGTAGTGAAGAAAACCTTATCCGAGTTGATATGTCAGAATTCCAAGAAAAACATTCAATATCAAGATTGATTGGTTCACCTCCAGGTTATGTAGGTTATGATGAAGGGGGACAATTAACTGAACAAGTTAAAAATAAACCATATTCAGTTATTCTTTTTGATGAGATTGAAAAAGCCAATAAAGATGTATTTTCAACGTTACTTCAAGTATTGGATGATGGACATCTTACTGATGGATTGGGTAGAAAAATCAATTTTAAAAATTGTATTATAATTATGACCTCCAATCTTGGGGTTAAAAAATTCCAAGAATTTGGAACTGGTGTTGGATTTAAAACTAGCTCAAATTCTTATATTGAAGAGGAAGAAAAAAGGGATATGCTCAAGAAAGAACTTAAAAAGTTTTTTGCACCAGAATTCTTAAATCGTATTGATGAGATTATTGTATTCAATACATTGAAAGAAGATGAAGTTAAACAAATCGTAAAACTTGAAATTGAAAAGCTAATTAAAAGATTAAGTGGTTTGAATTATAATATAACTTGTGATGATTCTGTTTATGATTTAATATCAAAAGCAGGATTTGATGAAACATATGGTGCAAGACCAATAAAACGAGCCATACAAGATAAAATTGAAGATTTCATATCTGAGGAAGTACTTAATGGAAATGTTGTTGAGAATGAAAATTATGTACTAACAACCAATGATGAAAATATAGTTTTTAAAGAAAAAGAAGTTAAAAAATCAAAAAAGAAAAAAGGGACTGAATAGTCCCTTTTTTTTATTTTAAAAATCTGTTAAAGTTGTTCCTGACGTTGTTACATTAGATAAACCTGATTTAGGTGTGTCTGTATAAGTACTTACTCCTTTTAGTCTTTCATCCGCAACCCTTTCTAAATTATCAATATGTTCGGAATATTTATTAAAATTATCAAGTGCCTTATCAATTTCAAAAATTAATTGTTCTTTTTTTTCAGGTGGCATTTTTGAAGTTGAAATTTTACTTTTTAGTTCGGTTAATTTATCCATTATCTTTAAGTTTGGTTTATCTAATTTTTTTAATTCTTTAACCATATTTTTTAAAGAATTTAAATACCAAAAAAAATCATATCCTTCACCTCTCCATACACCTTTAAGACCTTGAAACATATTGGTAATACCATCAAATATACCTTCTTCAATGAGATTCTCATTCAATACCCTTTTAGTTATATTATATAAATCTGATTCCGTTAAATAAACTATTTTTTTCATTTTTTAAATTTTTAAATAAATATCTTTAAAAAATGTAATTTCTATTATTTTTAATAGATTCTTGGTATTTAACATACCCCAAATCCCCAATCATTTTGTTGGCAATATCTAAAGTATTGAAAACATCCTCAACAATTACATATTCGTGTTTTGTATGGTAGTTATAATATCCTACCGCAAAATTTATACAAGAGAAATCAAATTGTTGTTTTAACGCATAAACATCTGTATATGGATGGGATTGATATTTGTTTCTATTATTGAATCCCTCAGTTAATACTTTATCACATTTATTGAAGAATTCTGAATTTTTATCAAACAATTTAACTCCCATACAATACTCACTCACCATCCAATTACCAGGTGCGTCAAATTGTATAACATATCCAACATTAGAGAAAAAATCTTTATCAGCCTCTTTTGAACCATGACAACCAGTTTCTTCTGAAACAAAAAATGCGGCCTTAATATTTGGTAAACTTCTCAATAATTCCAAACATACATAAACACCACATTTGTCATCTCCACCAATACCAGTGGGTTGTCCTTCATCATTAAAAGCCTTTAATGCGGGTTTTAATTCTTTTTGGTCATTGGGTAACATCATTTCTCGGATGTTAATTGTGTCCAATTCGTGAACTGTGTCGGTATGAGCAACAACACAAGGGAAATATTCAATCTCATCCGTTTGTTTGGCAGCATAAACATTACCCATCTTATCAACTTGATAAGGGATGTTGTTTTCAGTTAACCATTCACACAGGAATTGAATCATTAAGTCCTCTTTGTATGTCTTCGTAGGTATGGACAAAACCTTTTTTAATAAATTGTAATCGTGTTTCATAACACAATATTACAATAATCTTTTCAATTTTCTAACTAAATGTTCAAATAATTCTGGTGAATTTAAAAAATTGTTGAATTCTTCTAAAGAATAACTTTTTACAGTTCCTTCATTTCCAATAAAATGTTCTAAAGTAATTCTTAGGTTTTCTTTATTTACATTCGTTATTCTGAAAGAGTCTGATTTATTATAGGGTAATTTATAAAATTTTCCAATTTCATATCCCATCTTATTTAATGTTTGAAGAACTTCACCATATTTTCTTGTTCCTTCATATTTTTCAGGATTTTCCGCAATATTCTCTAATATACTTTCCAAGTTAGTTTTTACAACATCATTCCATGTTTCCGTATCAATATCCCAAGATTCACGTCCAATTTCATTATAACTACCAATCATAATATTTAAATCTTTACCTAATGTTTCAAATAATTCCTTTATAGAACTGGTTTTATCTACACTTGTAATACGATAAAGTGATAAAAGTATATTAGCGGTAGTTACATAATTAGTAAAATAGGACTCTCCTTTTAATAGTACACCATAATCTCTGAATGGGTCTCCAATGTCCGATATTGCATATTGTTTTATTCTTTTATCAGCACCTTCATTTAATTGATCTTGATATTCATCCATAATATTTTCAGCTTCCCTACTAAAATTATCACCCAAGAATTCAGCAATACTAGAATAATACTTGTCATCACCTTCATCTTTAAGGTCAAGGATTGTTGGTGATGCTTGTATTAGTATCTTTTCAAGAAGTTTTTCATTTTCATCGTTAAGATTTCGTAGAATATATCCATCTTTCCATTCGTAATAAACCCAATCATTATCAAAAATTTCATAACCATACCCACCATATCTACCACCAAACAAACTTTCAAGTATTTTTTTATCCCAATCACCTTCAGCAAACTCAAAAAAATCAAAAAATTCACTTTCATCAAAAACTAACTCAATCATTGATTTAGCAGGATTTTTTTGATTGAAAACTAAATTACCAAAACAATTATCAGCATCTCTTAATTGCCATTTATCAACCTCAACACCATTTTTAATTTTAAATAAAATACCATAAGGTGTATTACTAGCTGTTAGATTAATAACTTGTAATGCAATATCAGGATGATGTTTAATAACATCACCAAAATCCCATATTTTCCCATCAAAATCTTGTATTTGAGGTTGACCATATCTTGGTTCAAATATTTCATAGTTTTTATCACCTTTTTTATCAATAACTAAAAATACTTTAGCACCTCTACTCTTTTTATCTCTATAATATTGAGTTAAATATTCGGAACCATAATATTCCATAGCTTGATAACCTAGGACTTCAATAAACTTAACATTGTCATTTTCAAATATTGTTTCAGATTCTTGTTCAGCTAATTCTTTAGGACTCATTAAATAATTTTTCTTAATAAATACTTTTAAAACTTGGTTTATTCAATCATTATATTTATTATTGTATTACTTTACAAAAGGGGGTAATCTGGAATTGACTGACGTTGTTAGTTATTCGGGGCATGTCAGACCTAAACTAAGTCTGTTAAACTGGTTTGAAACGATACACGGCAACGTTATCAACAAACTTTCTGCAGTAGGTTTAATCCGTGCTGAAGAAGCAGTAGTAGCCTAGTCAATAGGTCATTACTTTCGAGTCGGGGTGCGTTAACTCAGGAACAGAAGCACTATAGGGTTGTCTAATCAATTCTCATCCCTAAAAATGAATTGACCGATTTTGTTGATTTTGGGTGTATAAAAATCAAATAGCTCGGAACACTGCGAATAATGTTGTCCTAAACATGTAGTCCTTAATAGTTAAGATGGACAGGAAAGGGTTCGACTCCCTATACCTCCACAAATTAATCCTTACCTCCATAGGTAAGGATTTTTCTATTTTCATATATTAGATTACAAAATAGAATCATTTCATCGTGACTTAAATTACTTTTTGCGTGATTTGCGGCAATTGATATAAATTGAACATTTCCTTTTATGTAACCGATACTAGAATCAATTCTATCTAATGATGCAGTATATATTTGATTATTGACACCTTTATTTTTAGGTAATTGTAATTTAACTCCAGTATAAACACAAACATTTTGACTATCCCACAACTCTTTCAAATAATCCAAATCTAAATTGTGTTCCTTAAATCTGTTTCTCACTCTTTTTAAGAAATCTCTCAATCCTGTGAATTTATCTCTAACATTACCAGAATGTTTACTTATATCATAACGATTTTTTACATTTAACAATCTTTCTGTGTTATAATGACCTATACAACTCCTTGAACAGAAATTCTTTCTACCCAATTTTTCATTACGGTTTAACTCACTTAAAGGTTTTTCAAACTCAACCCCACAATTACTACAAGTACAACTTCCCATTCTTCTTTTGTCTCTTTTTTTCATAATATTCATTTTATTATAAATATCGTGGAGGTCGTAAAAAATCGTGGAGGTAATAAAAAAACCCCTCCGTTAAGAAGGGGTTTTTTTTATTGAAGCTTAGTATATGATTTGTCAACTCTTTTATCAGTATAACGTATTGAGTCATCAAATTTATTATGAATTATTGTTAACAATTCATCAAAACGTTTAATTTCATATTGTTCCATTTTATCAAATTGTTGATTAGTACTTCTAGTAAGTTCGTGAACTCCCCTTGAAAAATCATCCCTATGGTCACTTATAGACCTATAAACATTCTCAAATTGACGTTGAACGTTATCAATATCAAATTTTTGGTTTTCTTTTATGGCAACAATCTGCCTTTCAATTCTTAGTACCTTAACCAAACCCCAAACAATAACTCCAACAAATAATAGAGCCAACATCGAGAGCATACCTAAAGCAAAATAAGTAATTCCCATAATAATAAATTATTTAATTTTTTATGTCCGAAGACCTAAAAAATATAATAAACTTATTTTAGTAGTAAAAGGATAATTGAAGTAAACCCCACTGAAACACCTCCTATGGTTAATCCAGTTAACCATTTATTCCTATTTCTTGCTTTTTTGAATTCATTATGTAATTCGCCAATAATCTTTTGTTGTGACTCATCTATTGTTTGATATCCCTTGATGATTTTATCTTTTTTATCACCTTCCTTTCTTAACATATCAGAAACTTGTTCTGATTTATCCAAAGCTACTTTATATTGGTCTTTAAGTTCCAAACTAGCTGAAAGCACATCATTACATTCTTTAAATTTGTCTACCATTATTTCTAATGAATCGTGTTCGATTGCAATTCTTTCAGCAAACTTTCTATTCATTGTAAACAATGTGTCACCGTTGATGACCATTAAATCGATTTTGGGTTCAATAGAATCTTTATTATTTTTTATTGTATCTTGCGCGTAAACCATCAAGGAGTTGGTCATTAGTACTGCTAGTAATAGCATCAATCTTAACATTGTTCTGAATTTTTAGTTGGTTTATTTTTGTTGATAAGTTTGATTCACTAATACTAATACCCATAGTTAGTGATTCAAGTTGAGATTCCATTTTTTCTCTCTCAGATTTCATTGTTACCAATTCCTTGTGTAAGGAATCAATTGCTTTTCTTTCAGCATCTATAATTTGTTGTTGGAGACTTCTTGTCTCTTTTGCGTTATAACTTATCAAATAACCCAAAAACATTCCAATCAGTAAAATAGACACCACAATAATTAATGTGTTTTTCCAGTTCATATTATTTAGTTTTTTTTATAAGTATAATTTTTAATAAAATTTTTTAAATACATTTGACTTATTAAAACATATTGTGTATTTATTAAGTGTTCAATAACTAAAACAAAATTAAATCTTAAAAAAAACTTAAAAAAATGAAAAACGTACTTTTTGGAGCAATTGTAACTTTGAGCTTAGTTTTCACATCTTGTGGAACAACTGCAAAAACTGAAGAAACTAAAACAACTGAAGATTCAACTAAAGTTGAAGCTACTACAGTTACAACTCCTTCTGTTGACACAGCTAAAGTTGAGAAATAGTTTTAATTTCTAACTAAAAGTAAAAATCCCCACTTTTTAAGATGGGGATTTTTTATTTTAATAGTTTTTTTATTCTTTTTAGTTCTTCTTGTAAATTTTCAATTTCTTCTTTTTTTTCCTTTCTTTTTGGTTTCAAAGCTTTTTCAATAAAATCAAATGGGGTTAATGCTGCGGCTGTAAACAAATTTGGTAACGTCATACCTGGTTCATAATTTGTAAAATCCCAAGGTTTGTTTTCATCCTCATCGTCTTCTTTATTTTTTTGGTATTTTTTATTTTCTTTGTTTTTTTCATTATCTGACGATGGTTTACCTAAACCTTTTTCTTTTTTTTCTTTATCCGAATCTTTTTTATCTAAATCCTTTTTATCAGGTTCAAATTTACCAACAAAAAAAGGTTGTAAGTCAATTTCATTCTTATTTGAATCTTTAATAACAAATTTAATATCTTTACCCCCACATTGTCCTATTATATCTCCTTTCTTTACACTCATGCCACTTCCAACATAAATATTTTTATTCACTCCACATATTTCAGAATAAAATACTTTACCATTTAATAAATGTGAAATTTGAATCAACCCATCGCATTTTGAATAATTAACATCTGTAATAACCCCTTCATATGGTGCTAAAACGGAATCAACATTATCGGGGGTGTATATATGTTTTTTTGACGTTTCATTTGTCAAATGACCATATTTAATTGGTTTAATAAATGTCATAAATTCATTAGTTTTTTTATTCTTAAAATTTGTTCATTAAGTATTTTATGTGTAATTGTATTTTCAGTAACTTTTGTTTTATCATCTTTATTTAAATTACCAATTTGATTTACCGCTGTTTTTATAGTTACTGGACCCTTTTTTTCAAGTTCTCCTTCCCAATATGATAAACCTTCTTGATGTGTACCACTTGTGTTTGAACCAGTTGATGAAGAAGAAGATGAAGACGATGAAGAACCAATACTAAAAGAATTTGTTGTTCCTGTAGATATTGTTTTGTTATCGGTACATTCATATTTAGATGTGACACCACTTTTATCTTTTTTAGTACCATTACCAAAATATGTAAACCCACTGATTTCATAACTTATACTACCATCATTCGCTTTTATTTCTTTTTTAGTTTGGTTACTAGTTACACAAGGATAATTATTCCAATTTATTTCAGTTGTAGTTGTTGTAGGGGGAGTAAATATTATTTGTTTTTTTGTTAAATCAACTGAAAATGTTCCATTTTTACTTACTTGTTCATTTTTATTATATGAACCCTCAACCCATTGTTTAAATGTTGAATCTTGATTGTCACCCGCCTGCCAACTACCATCTTCCTTTTTTGTCCAAGTATTTGTTACAAATGTTACAGCATTAGGATTATTTGGGACTTTATTAATTGAAATACTATATTGTTTATTTGAAATCCAATAATTAATTAATGATTCAAGAGCTTTATCAAAATTAACATCAATATTACCAGGAACTTCTCCAAGAAGAACATTTTTATCGGGATAATTATTTATAGTTAACATATTTTGATAGAGTTTAAAACAAAAAGTCTGAATATAATTTTATTATATCAGATAAATATGACTCAAACAAAAAAAGTACAACCTGAGTTGTACTTTGTTATAATCTTCCTTCTAACCTTTTCAATAATTTCTTTGAGAATTTAATTCCGTGTCTATCTTCAAAAGAATCAGTTAACCTTTTAGTTGATAATCCTTTATTTGTAAGAAGTTTATAAGCTGCGAGGTCGGCATCAATTTCATCTTCATCATATCTCTCACCACCTATATGACCTAACATAAGATGAGCAATTTCGTGTGCTTCAACAAATCTTAAATCATCAAAATCTAAATCAGTATTTACAAAAATTTCACCATCAATGATTATGGTTTTTGTTTTAGGATAATAAAATCCAAAACCATATTGGTCGAAAAAATTGGTAAATAACTCATAGTTTTCATTTTCTTTAAATAACACGGTAATAATAACATCATCCAAAAAAATACTTTGATAGGTTATTATATCTCGTTCCATTAAATAGTTTCTTTACTATAAATATCTTATTTATTAAATTTAAGACCCCAATTTGCACCAATCATTGACATTTGTCTGTCGGCATAAGTATCAGTATACTTCATTACTTTTTTGATTTGGTTTGCCCCCCATTTTTTCCATTCTTCGTATTGTTCTTCAGTCATTGTCCAATCATTATACCACGCATCTTTACGGTCTTTTATATCCTCAAAAGTAACATCGTGGCCAGCAATTTCAAACATCTTATTCAAGATGTCAACAAGCATTTTTTCTTTTTTTTCTTGATATGAAAGTCTCTTAGCCATAGTTTTATTTATTTTTCGTTTAACAAAAATTTGTTTGATATAACTTTGAATGATATTGTTCTATCATATGCTCTTATAACAACACCCTCCCTATCAAAGTTCCCATTAAGTTGAGATTTATCTTCAGCAAATAACAATAATTCATCAATTGATTTTGGAAGTACAAATTCGTAATCCAATATTGGAACTGTTTTTAAACCCAAATCTTCCATTAACATTAGGAATTTAGTAAATTGGATATTTTTTTGTTCATCAATATTAAATGCGTTGAAGAATTTAACAGTTTGACCTTTTATCTTGTATGGGTTACCTTGGATTCCTTCTCCGATGATTTCACCTTGAACACATACATTATAACCCAATTTAGATAAAGATTCCTCCAAATTCAATTCTCTTGCAACTTTCCAAAAGGAATTACCCTCAGTCTCCAATAGCTCAAGATTTCTTGCACACACCCCAAATACACCATCCTTGTAGTAGAATGTAGCACTTGAACCATCCAACTTCTCAGTGACATAAAATGCCTTACCAGACAATCTGATATTTTCGTATTCACTTGATAAGTTTTGGATACGTTCTTCATCTGTTTTTCTTATAAAAGATGGAAACATACCTTTAACTTTACCTTGAAGTTCCGCTGGAATTGGGGGTTCGTATTTAAATATACCCAACATTTCAGTAACATCTTCTCCTTCAGTTAGTTCCATATCAATTGGAAGAACACTTATTGGTAACAATAGACCTTGACTTAATTGTCCTCTTAATCTTATTGTTTTCAATCTAAATCCTTCACTACCATCAGACATTTTTTTGTATGATGTTTTTCTTAAGAATTCAAATTCTTCTTTAATGGGTAAGAAGGAGTCAATCTCACAATAGATACAAAAGTCTCCAACTTTGTATTCTCCTTTTTTGGATACAACATCCCAATTGTTTATTCTAACAACTTCTATAGCGTCAGCCCCAACTATTGGTCTAACTTCTTTTACTATTTGTATGCTCGCTAATTTTCTTTCCATATTAACTAAATTCAGTATTTGGTGAAACTCTTAATCCATCTATATATTCTTCAGGTTGTTCAAAATCGTAGTGGTATTGTCGTGGATGTTCTCTACGATATTTTTTATGGTCATAACCATCAGGTTGTCCCCATACTAGTGCCATTGTGATAAACTCTTCAACATCCATTTCATTACCATACTCATCTACAACCCTACCTGTTCTTATAAAGTTCAATAATTCTTCTTTATTTGAATAAAATTTTTTGTCATTGAAATTCCATAAAAACTTCCATCCACTACTACGTTTACCTAAGTGAATGTTTGCACCTTCAACAAACAAATCCCAAATTGAGTAATAATCAATAGAATCAATTTGTTTTTTAATTGTTCTAAAGTTTCTTTGAATTGAAAATGGATGAATATCTAAAGAATTAATGGTATCAATCAATTCTTGTTTTCTTTTTTCCATTTCTTCCACACTTGGAATTCTGTAGTAGTTTGTTCCCATTGTTTTATTCGTTTTAATTGTTTCACAAAATTAAGAAATCCCCACCTAATATCAAAATTAAATGGGGACTTTTTTTAATTAATTTCTTCCAAAAATTTTACAAATTCAGTAATATCTTTTTCCTCAAAAATTATTGTATTGTCTTTTGTTATTGAAACTTCTTTTTTGGGAAAAATTTTAATTGTAAATTTAGAATCTCTTGTTATTACAAATTCGTCATCAAATGTCAAATTAACTTGATAAGATTCTTTTTTAATTATGGGTTCAAT